GGGGACGACTTTAACGGAGTTCGGTTCATCTATTCGGATGGTGTTGTCAAGACCAATTTTTAATATTTCTTTTGTGGAAGAAATATTATTCGCGAGAGACCGGGCGGTTATCCCAAAGATTTTTAACGATGGGCTTTTCGTAATCCTTGACATGTTCAAGCAAAAGTTTCTTCCAATCTATCTTATCGTTCCAAACATCTTCCTGTAAAATACGAAGAACAGAATAGCCATTTTGAATGGCTTGTTCTTCCTTAAATCTATCGGATTTTTGTTGTTCTTCCGGGGACTTCCAGTTGGAAATTTGTCTATAGTGTTGGGCGCCGTCCAGCTCTATGATTGTTTTGGAGACACAAAAGTCAAAAAGGAGATATTTGTCTGTTTCTGGGTTCTTGCACCATGAAACTTTGAGCTGATATATCGGGTCCTTGAAGTGTTCCTCAAGGAAGGAGAAGAGTTTTGCCTCTGTTTTACGTTTACATTTGGAGCACCAACGACCGGCCGAAATACCATTGGGACGAGAAAAAAATTTGTGGCCCTTTTCACATTCGAACCAAAACTTTTTATTCGAACTCGCAAACACTTCTCGCGGACTTTTCTCATTTTTCTCTGCGCTCCAGAACTTTGCTTTGTCCGAAGAAGCGAAACTCTTTTCAAAGCATATTTCGCAATCATTAGAAGAGCAAAGTTGTCTATTCGAACAAAAGGGACAAAATGCACCGCCCGATACATGGTCCAGCCTCGCTTCAAAACTATGTTTGCATTCTCCACATTCGAACCAATATTTCTTTCCGGAACTTGCAAAAACTTTTCGTGGTCTTTCTTTGTTCTTTTCGACGTTCCAAAATTTTGCCTTGTCCGAAGAAGCGAAACTTTTCTTAAAACATATTCCGCATTCATTTGAAAGACAAAGCTGTTTATTCGAGCAAAAGGGGCAAAAATTCCCTCTTGAGACAGTGTCTATTTTCGCTTCGAAAAAATGTGGGCATTTTTCACATCCAAACAAGAATTTTTTTGTGCTACATCTCGCTATTAATAGAGGGGTTTCCTGTCCTTCCACTAAATACTTTGACTTCTCGTGAGAAGCAAAACTTCTTGAAAAACAAGGTTTGCATTCTTCTTTTCCACAGAGTCTCCCCTTCTTTCTATTCTCACAATTCATCTCACTCTCCCACATATTTTCATTACCGAGTATTTTTTCTTTTTGGTTTTCGAATCAAGAGGTTGTGTGAAGAAAGCGCGAAACGTAAAATATCCTATCCTCATTCCATTTTCTTCACATCAACAAAAACACCGCTTTTTGTTGTGAATGTGCTTTAGAGTAAACATCATGGCGCCATGATGTTTCTGTAACGAACCCCGAAAATTCTGGCCATTTGTGGGACATTCTTGAGACCAAACAGAGGTTCAGGGCTTTCTTGGAAAAGGCGAAAAGAGGAGAGTTCACGTGTATCGAGTTTGAAGGATGCAATGGCGAGTCTTCTGTTTACCACAATAAAGGTTTCGTCTCTTTCACTGTCTCGAAATATGGAGGTAGTGGCTGTGGCGATCTTTCTGTGACTCTTCCTCTCGACTTGTGTATCCCTGCCCTTGAAAATGTTGCTTCATAGAATATATTTTTGTCACAAAATATATAGTTTAGTCTATCTCGAGAAACCCGTCGGCTTCCTCAAAATACAAAATGTCATCTGGCATATCACCCTGATGTTCTTTGCAGCAATAGAAAAATCCCGTGTCCCCAACCCTTTTGTACGTGCCTTCTTTTGTGTTGTGTTCATATTCATATTTTCCGAACCAGTAGCAATAAGTACCTTTGGCGTTTTTGCAGTAGAATTCCTCCTTCAGAGGAAGCTCTTTGTAGTGAATCTCAATGTTTGCGTTCTCTGTCGGAACAATTATGACCTCTTCGTTGTCGAGTTTTGTTTGGGTGTAGAGCAACCCGTCCTCTCCGTACTTCATTCGACAGGAAGAACCATTCCAGTCCTCGCGAAATCTGGCACTGTCATTCTTCCAAAGACCGATGCGTTTCCCATCCTTGTATGTGCCGCATCTGATGGTATCATCCATGAGAACTTCCATCTCGAAACCGTTACGCTTGCCGTTTTTGAGGGTTGTGATGATGACATTTCCGCCTGAGAACAACATAATAGAGCCGTTTCCGGAAGGAGTCACGTTATGAACACACATCTCGCCTGTGTCTTTAGTAAGATTGCAGCGCCTGCGAAGAGTTTCATCGTTCTCACGAACAATGGCGTAGTGGAGAGAACACGTCTGTCCAAAGATGTTCATGTCTTTGACAGAAAGGAAGCCAACAATATGGAGAAGAATCTCTACGGGAAAGTCCTGAAACTCCATATTTTTCGAAGTGAAAGAAAAGGAGGAAATGTTCTTTTGAAGAGTCGTTTCTTTTCCGCGGCTTGCTGCCAAGTTTGAACAACTTTTAGTTCCAAAATATTTGTCCATAAATATTTAGTTGCAAAAAACATCGTCATAGTCAAACTTGGTATTTCCAGAGATTGCTGTTTCTAATTGTTTCCCATGCCTTTCACAGCACCTTCCAAACAATGAGACGTCTCCTCTTTGCATTTTTTCCAGTGTTTGCGGCCCAAATTTCCACCATGATTCTCCGTCGCACCAACAAGCCGTATATTCTCCAACTACCTCTTCATCTTTCGTTGTCTTTGTGTGTATCTCCCAAGCACATGTCAAGACGTTTCCGCAACGATACTGAATAAAGCTCTTGCGGAAATATTCTTCTGTCTTTGTCACAAGGTATTTTTTCCTTGACTTTCTCTCGGTAAAAGTTTTCCACTCTTTAACCTTTACGCTGTTTTTTGTGACCTGATGCTTTCTTTGTAAAACCCCTCTTTTCCAAGTTTTTGTTGTCCTATCGCCGGAATCATAATCTTCATAAAGACAAAATTTCCCATGTTTCTTTCCTCGGCGATAGTTTCCTCTTTCCACGACGAAATAATCGTACGGAGTTTGCATAGCGCATTCGAATGCTCCGTGTAGCAGCCCGTTCTTGACGCTCCAAAAACAACTAGAACCATACTCTCCCTCAAATTCCAGTCTTTTGTCCACATTCCCAAAAGGATTGACAAAGAACTTTGCCTTCATGCACTCCCTGTCTTTTTCCACAGGTTCATTGTTTGGCACAACAAGACCACCAAGTTTCTTTGCCACAATTTCCCCATCACATTTCATCTTTCGCGAAAGAGCATACTTGTGCTCTTTCGCGAAGTGCCTCGTTGACTTGTCGACAGAACAAAAAGAAATAACATCCTTTGCTCCAAGAAAGCTCAGAATGTCCAAGACGAGTTCAGGGGGAAGTTGTTCCATAATATAAAATTATACGGGAGTCTGTCTGCACGACTTCGATAACAAAAAAGCTTGTACTCGACAATCTTTTGTTTGTAAAAGTTTCCATGCTGAAGTTTCTCCATCCTCAAATAAAATATAAAAAATCGTTGCTGGGCTGTTTCCGGGGTTGACGAGCCTGACAGAAAGTCTCATCTCTTTTCCACAAGCAAAGAAGAAACTCCAAAAAATATTTTTGTAAAAGGTTTGTAATGACCACAAATTTCGAAACCAGAAGAGAACTGACAGTTTCAAAGAAATTTATTGTTCCCGTAGTTCCGGATTTGTCATCTTTTTCCGATGCGACTCCCGGTGCAATCGTGTTCGACAAGTCTACGGGAAACCTGAATGTCGCGACGGGGTCTTCTTGGAGTCCGGGAGGGGTCCCCATAGCGACCCCAACAACGAGAGGTACGGTGTTTGGGGCGACAGATACGGGAGTATCTTCCACTGTTTCGTTGGGTTACTTGTCAAACAGTGGAACTTCGAGTGGTACGTTTATCGGATACGGAGCAGCGGAATCGCTCTCGAATCTTTCGACAGACTGCACAGCTGTGGGGTACAGAGCGATGAACGTCGCCGCGGGGCTTGTCAGATGTATTGCTGTAGGTGCAAACTCTGGAAACGCAACGGGGGATAGGAACATTTCCATCGGAGCGGAGGCATCGTCCGGAGCTGCAGGCTCCGACAATATTTGTTTTGGATATGCCACAGCCACAGGAATGAACGGGTCGTCAAATATCCTCTTTGGAACGCAAGTCGCGGATGGAGGAATTTCTGGTCCTTTCGACAATAATATTGTTATTGGGCATCAGGCCGGAAGATCAGCCACTACAGCTTCGGGAAATATTGTGATTGGCCCTGCCGCTTCGCCTGATTTGGGTTCGTGCACCAATTGCATTGTCTTGGGAAGTGCCGCCTCTTGCGGCACTTCTGGAACCAACAGAATTGTTTTGGGTGCTTCCGCTGTGGGTGCGACAGACAACGAGCTGACAATTGCACCGACCATTACCCAGTGGCGCTCATTCGGTCTTGCTTCTGCTGCAGCTGCAAACACATTGCAGATCAATCCCGCGACTGGTGTCATCACACAGGCCGCTTCTTCCAAGAGGTTCAAGAAAAATATTCGGGAACTTGACATCAACACCGAAAAACTTTACGAGCTCTCCTTGAAGAAATATACCTACAAAACCGACGGAAGAGAAGACTTTGGCCTCATTGCAGAGGACACGTACGAAATTTTGCCAGAGATTGTAACTTTGGACTCTGAGGGAAACCCTCATGGCATCAAACATCTGACTTTGGCAATGTTGCTCCTTGCAGAACTCCAAAGCGTAAAAAGGCAACTTCGAGAGCTCCAATAAAAAATATGTGCGAATATTTTTTGTAATGAACAACATCATCAAAAAAGAATTCTCTGTTTCAAAGGGTCTCTTTATCCCCGTGTATCGAAACATTCCCAGTGCTCCGGAACCTGCGATAGGTGGAATGGCTTACGACAATTCAACGCAAGGCCTTCTCTTGTCGGAAGGAATTAGTTGGTATCCTCCATATGTACCGTCAACTCCAACGGGAAGAGGCACAGTTTTTGGGACCACTTCGACTACAGATCCTTCCGCGACCGGTTTCGGTAATCTTTGTGGTACCGCAGCGGGAGAAAATGTTTTTGTTGGATATAGGAGCGGGCAGCAAAACTTTTCGAGTCAAACAGGGCTCACGTACATCGGTGCTCTCTCTGGCATCGCAAGCCAAGTGGGAGGGAATAAAACTCTTATTGGAATATCCGCAAGCGTGACTTCCGGACTGCAGTCCAATGGAACCGGAGTGGGTTACGCAGTTTTTCAAAACGCCGGAGGAAACAATGGAGTCGCAGTCGGAACTTCTTCTCAACTTGCGAACGGCGGTTCTCGTGGGTGTTCTATGGGCAGAAATACTCTCGGAACCTTTTTCGCCCCAAATTACGATGACTGTATTGCCATTGGAAATAACAGGCTTCAAAGCCCCCAAAGTTGCGTAGGTGTTATCGATGTCGGTTCCTCGGCAACGGAATGGCCGTCAGGAGATTCAAACAACGTTGTTCATATCGGAACAGGAGTCGACCTTTCGTCAAACATCAACAATGTGGTGGCTCTTGGTTCCGGATCTTTTGCGGGAGCAGCAGTTACAAACAATACATTTGCGATCGCCGACGACATCACGCAATGGCGATCATTTGGCCTTTCTGTTTCGGCTTCCGCTAATATTCTACAATTCGATCCTGTCACCGGATTGATAACGCAGGCGGCTTCATCCAGAAGATTCAAAGAAAATATAGAGGATGTGAAAAATGCCGCAATCTCACTCGAATCTCTCAAGGTCCGCACATACGAAATCAATGGAGAAACGGACAGAGGAATAATTTCGGAAGAGGTTCCCGAAATTTTCGCGACTTTTGATTCCGAGGGAAGGAGAAATGGAGTCGTGCTGGCGAGGTTCGTGATGGCACTCCTAGGAGAACTTCAGGAAGCAAAAACACTTCTCGAAAAGGCAAAAGCACAAAAGAAAGGTTTGTCTTTTTGAAAGACCTCAAAAACATCGGGATCAAGAAAAATATTTTTTGCAAAAGGTTTGTAATGACCACAAATTTCGAAACCAGAAGAGAACTAACAGTTTCCAACAAGTTTATTGTTCCCGTAGTTCCCAACCTCGCTTCTGCCACTCTTGCCACGCCGGGAGCGGTTGTCTTTGACAAGTCCACGGGAAATCTCAACGTCGCTACAGGCACTTCATGGTCAAATGGACTTTCTCCTGCTGCGACTCCAACAACGAGGGGTACGGTGTTTGGAAACACCGGGACGGGTGTTTCTTCTGCGACTTCTTTGGGTTACCTCACAAACGCCGGCACAACCACTGGAACTTATGTTGGATATGGAGCGGCAGAAACTCTTGGATCGGGAAGCGGAGATTGCACGGCTGTCGGATACAGGGCAATGGATGTACCATCAACAATCTTTTCGTGTACTGCCGTCGGTTCCAACTCGGGAAAGGCAGTCGGAGACCAAAATATTTCTATCGGAGTCTCCACCGGAGATGGAGCGACGGGCTCGGATAATGTCATGATTGGAAATGACACTGGTACGGGAATGGTGGGTTCAAGGAACATTTTGGTCGGGACTCAAGTGGCTGACGGAGCCATCACTGGACCTTTTAATGACAATGTTGTGATTGGATATCAAGCGGGAAGAAATGGAACAATTGCCACAGGAAATATCGTCCTCGGTTCGGGAGCTTCTCCTGATCTTGGGGCGTGTCAAGATTGTGTTGTTTTGGGAAGGGGATCGACAGCCGGAACTTCTGGCTCAAACAGAATTATTCTTGGAGCTTCCACTACTGGAACGACAAATAACGAACTGACTATCGCTCCCACAATCACGAGATGGCGCTCCCTCGGCCTTGCATCTGCCGCCGCCGCGAATATTTTGCAGATTGACCCCGCAACAGGAATCATCACACAGGTCGCCTCCTCCAAAAGGTTCAAAGAAAACATCCGAGAACTCGAAGTTGACACTGAAAAACTCCACAACCTTTCTTTGAAGACTTATAATTACAAGGAAGACAAAAGGGAAGATTACGGACTCATCGCAGAGGAGGCTTATGAAATTTTGCCGGAAATTGTGACCTTGGATGCTGAAGGGAAACCTCACGGTATCCGACACACGACTTTGGCGATGCTTCTTCTTGCTGAAGTTCAAAGTCTTCGGAAAGAACTTCGACAGCTCCCATAAAAATATCTATAAAATATTTTTTGTAATGAACAACATCCTCAAAAAAGAGTTTGAAACAACAAAGGGACTCTTCATTCCGGTCTACCGAAACATTTCAAGTGCCCCTATTCCTTCCATTGGAGGGGTTGCTTACAATAATTCCACGCAGCTCCTCCTCCTTTCAGATGGTCTCACTTGGTATTCTCCGACAACGCCGAGCGCGAGCCCGACGGTCAGAGGACTTGTTTTTGGAACCACGTCCACAGCAGACCCTTCTGCGACCGGTCTCGGGAATAATTGCGGAACGGCTGTGGGGGAAAATGTCTTTGTTGGAATACAGTCTGGTTTTCTAAACATAGGAGTACAAACAGGGTTAACATTCGTTGGATATCTTTCCGGGAGGGCTCTGCAAAGCGTCAACAACAAAACTTTGATCGGAAGGTCGGCGGGAGTTCAAATCGGATTACAGCAAAACGCCGTCGGGATTGGTTCGGGAGTCTTGGCGAATGCGACAGGAAGCGACGGAATTGCAATCGGGACATTCTCCCAAAACGCGAACCTTGGTTCCCGAAGTTGTGGCATCGGAAGCAGCACATTGGGAACTTCTCTTTCTCCCGTCTACGACGACTGTGTCGCCATCGGATACAATAGGCTCGTAAGCCCGGAGACGTGCACGGGAGTAATAAACGTCGGCTCTTCCACTACGGAATGGCCTTCTGGAACATCGACCGACGTCGTTTACATCGGAAATAGTTCTGACCTTTCGTCAAATATCAACAACGTCGTAGCTCTTGGTTCCGGAACTTTTGCGGGAGCTCCCGTGACTGACAACACGCTCGTCATCGATGACACCATCACACAATGGAGATCATTTGGGATGACGTTTGCGGCTTCTGTGAATATTCTGCAATTCGACCCCGTCACCGGATTGATAACGCAGGCGGCTTCATCCAGAAGATTCAAAGAAAACATTCAAGATGCAGACGACAAAGTCCCTTCTTTGGCAAACTCAAAAGTTTGTACTTATGACATTGATGGGGGAACGGGCCATGGTTTTATCGCCGAAGACATTCCAGAATTTTACGCTTCTTTTGACAGAGACGGAATCAACGGCGTGCTTTTGACAAGAATTATTATGGCACTTCTCTGCGAAGTGCAAAAACTCAAGAAAGAGATATTGGAGAAAAAGAGCCAAAGATAAAAATATTCGAATATTTTTAGAGTCGCAAAAAAACTTGAGGGTTCCGCACCCTTCGCTCCGGGAGTGTTCGAGTAACAAAAGTCAGAGCGAGATTTTGTTGAGAAACATCAAAAAAGTTTATGTTCCTTTTGTAAAAGAAAAACCAAAAAGAGGAAAGAAAAATCCGAATTTTTCTTTCATTGCAAAAAACATGGAATCTCTCCCAGGAGAAATTCTCGTCCATATTTTTTCATTCTCCGAGTTTGGGGACGCCGTCAATCTCCAGTTTGTCTGCAGCACGTTTTACTTTCTTATCAAGGAGCATCATCATCGGATAAAAAAGAGAACGGTATCGTCCTTCAACAGAAAGGAACTTGAAGGGGGAGGAGTTTACAAAGTCAAACAAAAAACTCGGGTCTGTGACATCTCGGGAATTTCCACTGTCTCCCTCGTTTCGAGGATAGAGTTGTGCGACGGAAACGTCGAGCGCGTCCAAAGACAAGAGGGAAAGCTCTTTCGAGGGAAAAAGTGCGGAATTTGGAAGAGCTTTCTCGACTCGCGGTCGAGAAAGCCACAGGAATTCCGCACTTTTTACCGGGATGGAGAAGAAAAGTTCACCCAAATTCCCGGTGCGGGAATCCAGGCAAAGAACATAGGGGTCTGTATCGACTCTCCGTTTGTACTCATCTTTCTGAACGCGGACGTCACGTTTTACGAGACAGGCGACATCATAGAGTGCGGAGGAAAGGAACACGATGAATTTTTGGAGATAGAAACAGGAAAGACCTTCGCACATTGTTGCGACAAACATCGTGGGAACCTGCCGGAACTTGACCTTTTTGCGTAGATATTTTTGAACAAATAAAATATCTTGGAACGTTTTTATGGATAAATTACATCTCGTCGGTAAAACTTCTCAAATTTTATCACAGAATAAAATGGGAGGAGGAACTTCGCATTTCGTCCAACCAGAAAGTGTTGTTCTTGGAAGGTTTGTCGCTTTTGTCAAAGAACACACCGACATAACGGAAGTTTCTGTGAAGGTCACAACATCAAAAGCTTGGACAAGCTGCGGATGTATGTTTCACGGTTTGGGAGAAAGAGGGAGGTGGACTTATCCTCACTGCTCTCACGGGCGCGATTTACCCGACGATGCCATCTCTATAGATGTCGAAATTTACCTTCCCGATAGGGACGAACCACTTTTTTCATGGAAGGAAGCCCGAGTACAAGGTGTGAAACGCTACAGAATCACGTCTCTAGAAAAAGAGAATCTTATGACAAGAGAGATGCTTTGCAAGCAGAGTATTTTGTTTGAAGACATCGTATCTTTTTTCGAGAGAAACTATGTCCGGGACTTGGCTTCTTTTCGGAGGGAAAGAACAAAGGCGTTGCTTTTGGAAAATAAGAAACTGCGGAAAGAGAACAAAAGACTTGTCGAGGAACTTTACGCTCCGGGCGGAGCCATATTTTTCGAGGCAAAGAGACATTTTGAAAGTTTCAAAGAATAATATTTTGTGAAATATTATGGATGTTACAAGTTTTTCGAGAAGAAGTAAGATGTTTTTGGGAACGAACGCAGATGAAACATGCGTTTTATATGGTACCGAACAAGGGTTCAAAATCTATGATGTCGAAACCTCGCGCCTTTTGGTTGAAAGGGATATCGAGCCAATCTCTTTTGTGCAAATGTACAAAAGGTCGAATTTTTTGGTGTTTCTTGGGAATGACAAGAAAAAACTTGTTGTGTGGGATGACAAGAGTCAAAAGAAGCTCGCAGAAATAGTCTTTACAAAGCCCGTGGTAAAGGCTGAATTTGGAGACAAAGAAATACTTGTCGCGACATTGGAAAAAGTTTATATTTACAGCTCTGGCGAACTTCAACTTTTGAAGAGCTTCGGGACGACACAAAATCCTTACGGAGCTCTGTCTTGTAACATCGACAGAGCACAAAGAGTGTTTGCATTTCCTGGTCTAAAACAGGGATATGTTCACATCTTGAGAAACGGCATCTCTTTGTACATCAAAGCGCACCTCAAGACTCTCCGAGTTTTGCGACTCAACAGAGAAGGGAGTCTTTTGGCGACTGCTTCAGAGGGAGGGACAACCATCCGAGTGTTTGACACAAAGACAGGAGAAAAAGTCGCAAACTTTTCGAGAGGCGCAGCTGAAGCTGTGATAAATAACATTTCTTGGTCTTTTGACTCGAAGCTTCTTTGCGTTTCTTCATCAAGAGGAACAACGCACATCTTTCGGGTCGGGAACGGAGTTCACAGCTCCGTTCTTGGATATGTCTCTGAAACTCTTGGAAATTACGCATCTTCAGAAGCATCTTTTTCAGCGACAAGATTTTTGCATCCGAAAGGAATGTCTCTCTTTTGTGGGAACAAGATGAAACATTTTAGCTCCGATGGTTACGTGACCGACTTTGATATGTCGGAACAAGGGAAGATTTCGGAAATGTCTCTCCTTGAAGAGTTCAAGTAAAAAATATTCTTTTGTATTTTTTGAATCAACAAAACAAAAGTCAAATCTTGTTTGACTTTTATATCATCGAGAAGATGAAGGTCAGAGCTGTCCAATTTGGCGTTTCTTCCGAAGCTGAGATTTTGAGTAACTCTGTTTGCGAGATTGTTTCTCCCGAAACGAGACTTGCAAAGAGTGAAAAGAAGGATTCGGATGCGAGCTATGAAGGAACTGTCTATGACGAAAGGATGGGAACTCTCGATAAGAAAGGTGTCTGTAAAACTTGCAGACAAAAGACCATCCATTGTCCGGGACACTTTGGACACATTGTTCTCAAGAAGCCAGTGATCCACCCACACCATACAAAGGTTCTTGGAAGCATCCTCAAGTGCATTTGTCTGAAATGTTCGCGTGTTCTCATCACCGAGGACGCGAGTGAAACTCTCGGAATTATGATGCACAAGGGAAATGCCAGACTGAAGCAACTTGTCAAGTATTGCGACGGCGTCGAGGCATGCCCCAACTGCGGAAAGCAAGTGCCGATCTTTTCTTTCGAGGGGAATCATTTGGAAGTTTGCTATCCGGACGAAGGAGCAAAGAGAGCCAAAGCAGACAAGACAAAGACAACTCGCGTTCCCGCAGAGTCTCTTATCACAATCCTTAAAAACCTCTCGAATGAGGATTGTTGTTTGCTGGGACTCAACAACTTCTTGATTGATGATGTCGCGTACAAAAACAAGGAAGTCTTCCCCACAGACATGGGCCATCGTCATGCCACTCGGCCAGAGTGGTTCATTCTCACTGTGTTGCCCGTTCTTCCGCCTGTGGATAGACCTCCCGTTATCATCAAGGGAAAACAGAGAGAGGACGACATCACAGATGGTTATGTTTCGATAGTCAAGGCAAATATCGCGCTGACAAAGCATCTGAACGGTACAACGAAAAAGAGAACAAAGGAAAGCAGCAAAGTCGCAAAGCCCAAGAAAGACCCGTACGATGACCTTTGCGAAAAGGTTCGAATTCTTTTCGACAACAAGGAAAACAAAAAGACAGTGAATGGTCAGGTTCCCCATGGGTTTGTCCAACTCTTGAAGGGAAAGGAAGGAAGATTTCGAGGAAACATTCTCGGTTGCAGAACAAATCACACAGCGAGAACGGTCATCACTCCAGACCCCTATCTTCCCATTGATGTGCTCGGGGTTCCGGAAGAGATGAAAAAAGTCCTGAAGGCAAGAAAGGTGGTTTGCCGTTCGACATGGGAAGAATGCAAAAAGATGGTGGAAGATGGAAGGTGCAAGTCTTTTATTCGAAAGGGAGGAGTCTTTGATGTCGAGTATATTCGTTCAAAGACTGGAAGGTGTGACATTGCCCCCGGAGACACGCTCATCATCGACCTTCCGGAGGGCTACCCAGTTCTCTTCAATCGTCAGCCGACACTGCGTATTGAGGGAATCATGGGAATGAAGATTCGCTATCACAAGGACAAAACATTCAAGTTCAATCCAAAGATTTGTACGCCGTTCGGCGGTGACTCACATATCGTAGGTCACAACAGGTGGCTGCTTTTCAAGTTGTAGAATATCTTGGAAGGGCAAACAGTGTAAATTCTACCTCGAAAGAGTATATAACCACCTAGTCTTTTTTCTTGCGGAAGCACTGAGACCGAGAAAAAGGCGAGATTACCAAATTCAGGGGATCTCTGCGAAAGAACCATTCCACTACCTCCTCTTGGAAACTTGAGGTAGGAACCCAGGATAATGACCTCGGGTAGAGTAACAGCGAAGGTTCAATCCTCGAAAGAGGTGGCAGACAATCCTGAGCCAAGCTTCTAAAGTTGGGGAAACTCAACCATGAAGAAGGTGCAGAGACTTTATGGTAGTCGGTCATCCATGTTTTCAGATGGATGGCTTAAGATAAAGCCCACTCCCAGAGGCGACTCTGTCCCATTTCGGACTCTTTCTCAGAGAGGACAAAGATGGGAAGCCCATGAGCTTGAAAGGAAATGTTCAAGTTATGGCTGGTATCAAGGACGATGGAGATGAGATGAATATTCACGTGCCACAGGAGGATGCGGAAAAGGCAGAGATCACAGAGTTTATGTTGACACCCCACCACATTGTCTCTGCCCAAAACAATAGCCCTATCATCGGCCTCATTCAAGACTCTATTGTGGGGAGTTTCTTGATGACCAAGTCGACGACGTTTGTTGATTGGGAGATGTTTTGCGATGCTTGTACTTCCGCAGACATTCCAATGTCCAAGGTTCACGACACGCTTGTCAAGGCCCACAAATATTATCCAGAGTATATTGACCTTGTTGAAACCTTGGACATTCAAACGAACAAAATTGTGGAGGCGAGGCCCAAGAAGGAAAAGAAGAAAGCATACTTTGCCTCTTGCAGGAACATTGCGTACAACAAAAAGGAAGATGTGGAACATCACGCAAAGTGCCCCAGCCTTCGAAAGGAAAAGAAGAACCGCAGGGTGTGCAAGGTTATCAGAGAGTCTTCTCATGCTACAAAGATGCTTCCCGGAAAGATTTTGTTCTCTGTTCTTTTCCCAGAGTCTTTCTGCTACGAGAAGGGAGAAGTCCGGATTGAGAACGGTATTATCCTTCCAGAGTCCGGCCCTCTTTCCAAGGCCGATCTCGGGCCAAAGGCCGGAAACTCTGTGATTCACCTTCTTTGGCTTGAAAGGAGCGAGCAAATTGCGGCAGACTTTATGCAAAAGTGCCAGTCCCTTGTCCGCCGCTGGTTCACTCTGAGAAACATGAGCATTGGAACGGAGGATTGCCAACTGACGGAAGAAGGAAAGAGAGAAGTCGAGAAGGAGATGGCAAATGCTCGGGTCAAATGTGCGATGGAGATAAAGTCTGGAAAAACGGGGGATGAACTTGAGTCCTCAATCACGGGAATCCTCAACTCTGTCGTAAATCTTGGACAAAAGTTGACAAAGAAGCACATTGCCGGAGGAGAAGACAATGGTTTTGCCATCGCCATTATTTCCGGAGCAAAGGGAGGATTCATCAACTTGTCACAGGCTCTTGCAGCGGTCGGCCAGCAAAACGTCGAGGGAGGTCGTATCAAAATGCTCATCTCTGGAGGAAGAAGGTGCCTTCCCCACTTTGACCTTGACGCCAACGGAGCCGACGAAAGGGGGTTTATCGCAAACTCGTACTATCTCGGGATGTGCGCCATCGAAGCGTTTTTTGCCGCAATGGGAGGAAGGGAAGGTATCATCGACACAGCAGTCAAAACAGCAGACTCGGGATACCTCCAAAGGCGCCTTGGTCATGCTTTGGGATCTTTGATTGCGAATCTTTTGGGGCTTGTCGAAAAGAGCAACGGCAAGATCGTCGAGTTTGTGTATGGAGGAGACGGTTTCAATGCCGCGAGACTCACAAATGTCGGAGACTCTCTTTTGTTTGTTGACCCCAAGAGGATAGCAAAGGAAATTTCTGTCTCCTCTCAAGAAAAACTTCGAAACTTTACCGAAGAAGAGCTGGAGGAAATTGTCAAGCCTCTCCAACACAATGCTTCTCCATCTTTGGCAGAGGTGGCGAGGATGACAAGGGAAAAGGTCAAGGAGATTTTGAGACCCGTTAAGTTCTCTGGTTCTTTGGTGGAACTTCGGGACAAACTCTTCCGTCTTTTCATCAAGGCTTTCGCCCCCTATGGCCATTCTGTTGGATACGAGGCGACTTGCAGCATCGGTGAAGTCCAAACTCAGCTGACTCTCAACAGTTTCCGTCTCTCTGGTGTCGGTGAAAAGGCCGTGCTCACGGGCGTCCCGAGGTTCAGAGAGCTGATGGTTGCGTCTGAAAAGCAAAAGCACAGTTCTTGCACGGTTGTTGTCGAGTGCCTGGCTTTCGATGTCAATGATGATGAAACCAAGAGGAAAGCTCTGAAGATTGCCGAAGAGCAAAGAAAGGTGTTTGAGTACCGCAAGGTTTCCGACTTTATTGACGGCGCGCCCGAACTTCGGTATTTCTTTGGAAAGGAACAGGAGTTCTCCCTCGAAACAAATGCTTCCGAATTTGTCGAGGAAGAAATGCTCCAATATCAACCGGAATGGTGGGTCAACTTTTATTTGGGAATGTCTGGGCAAACTCTCCCCGGTTATGACGAAGACACAGACGAATGTGTTTGGGTTATTGAGTTCAAGGTCAAAAAGGACATGCTCTACAAGTACAGAATGACCCTCAAGGAACTCGCCCAGAGCATTTCCGAAGGAGGAGATGTGGCGTGTATTCCTTCTCCAAACTGCGAGCTGACCCTCCTTGTGTATCCCGACTATCAGAGGGATGTGACCGAAGCCCTTGAGAAGCTTTCCAAAGAGAAGAAGTTGCCTTCTGTCTTCAACGAAAGAAACATCAACTACTTCTTTGCCCGTGACATTGTCGTACCTTTTGTTTTGGGAAAGAAGGCGTGTGGTATCGAGGGAGTTGGGCGCATCTTTGCTTTGCACGACAAGAAGAAGGGAAAGATGATGATTGACACAGAAGGCTCCAACTTTTCGAAAATTCTGAATCTTCCCGGAGTCATTGCCGAGGAAACGACTTCGGATGACCTGCATCAAGTTCTCGGGGTGTTGGGCATTGAGGCCGCGAGGTCTGTGCTTTTGGCAGAGTTTAAGAAAGTGATGAGCGGAGGCTCTTATGTGAATGACAGACACATCGCTCTTCTTGTGAATGCGATGACGACCAACGGCAAATTCACCCCCGTTTCCCGAGATGGTGTTGAAAGATCCGTCGGTCCGTTGGAAATCTGCTCTTTTGAAAAGATCATCGACAACTTTTACATCGCTGCGCAGTTTGGAGAGATGGACGAAATGAAGAGCACAAGCTCTTCCATCTTTATGGGAACAGCTGTGCGTGCGGGAACATCGATGGTGTCTGTTGAGAGAAAGAATGTTGTCCAAGAACAGGCGTCCCAAATGGGGACAATGCTGCCCTATGTGGTTGAGAGCGTTGCCGACGAAATCAAGAGACTCTTTGTTTTGCCTTGTCAGTGAGAAAAACAATAAAATATTTTATAAAATATTTTATGTTGAAGATGTCTCTTGTTCATTCCGTGTCTTTTGCCGATATCGGTGAGGTTAACGCCAAGAAAGAGAAGAGGCTCGCCATCCTTGAAAAGAACGGTGACAACTTCTCTTTTTCTTTTCTTCCCGTTTGTCTATCTCAGGGAAAGGTAAAATACCCGATATGTTGTGAGTGCGGGACTCCTGTGGTTTGGTCAAAAGGGACGTGCAGGTGTGGAAACCTCGAAGAGGAAACAAGCACAAAGTATACGATAAGAGGAACAACACAAGCCTTTCGGCACACGACTTGGCAGGCATAAAATATCTAAATATTTTATCTCTACTCAGAAGCGAGTATTTCTTTGCGAAGTTTTTGAATCTCTGAAAGTATCGACATGATGATCGGCAAGAGTTTCACTCCGTTCCTCCTTCCTTCATTATCAAAGGTTGCGTATTTCTCGGGGACCTCTTCCGATATCACACCGTGGTCGACCTGCCCCGATATTTCATAAGTTTTAACCTTCATTCTAAAAATGTCTTCTGTGTGTTTTTCGGGAAGAGGGCGAATTTTTTGTTTGAAACGTTTCGATGAGGCGGCTTGAGTTATCAAACCCGTGACAGGGTCAAACTGCAAGATATTGGCCGACGCGGCAACAGTAAGCCCGAGACTCCTCCATTGAGACACATTGTTTTCGACGACGAGCGTGTTGTTTGCAACAGCCCCCGTAAAGCTTCCCATTCCAAGAGCGACGACATTTGTGATGTTTGATGAAAGGCTTGTGTTATTTCCGAGATATACAACATCAACGGAAGTTCCTGGATTCCAGTAAACACTTCCCTGGGCTGTTCCCACATTTACAATTCCAGAAGAGCTCGTGCCTCCAGCAAGTGTAAAAAATCCGACTCCGGTGTCGTTGTTATGTTGTGACGTGAGGCCTCCGACTGTGGTGGCTCCGATACCGCAATTTCCAGAACCGGTTCCGATGCTGTTACTTCCAAGACCAGTCGCGCAATTATCCGAACCAGAAGAACCAGAGAGACAAAATGTCCCGACACCGCAAGAGTTTTGTTGGGAGTTTGCATTGATACCAGAAGACCTCCCCACGACAGTTTTGTTTGTAACGTTTTGCGAAACAGAGCCGGACAAATGGCCGACGAATGTCAGGCCAGTTTGAGCCCCAACATTGTTGAAACCAGCCCTCCATCCGAGAAAAACATTTCCTCCGGGTGCAGAACCAGCAAGATTACCGTAGCTCGTGGTCGTTCCGATGGTGGTAGATGTACTCGCAAACACAATGCCTCTTGCTGTGGGAGTCGCGGCTGAAGCCGTTGGGGTCGCCCAAGTCACACCATTCGAAATAACAAGGCCAGAAGTCGCGAGGTTATAGACGATGGAACCAAAAGTCGGCTCGGGGACAGCCGCGATATTTTGGACGATGGGCACCACAAGATTCCTTGAAACAACGTACTCTTTCTTTATTGTAGAGTTTGATGTGCTGCTCATTAAAAATATAGTAATATTTTTTATTGTCTGTCCCTGACTTGTTTCTTGAGGTTTTGGAGTTCTGCCAACAAGAGCATAACAAGAGTGAAATGTCGAATACCATGAGGCTTTCCTTCGGCGTCCAAAGTCACGATTTCTGGAAGAATTTCGTACGTGTCCTCTGCGATGAGACCAAAGTCCTCTTGTCCGTCTGACTTGTATTCATAAGTTTTGAGAGCAAGTTCATAAAGCTTTTGAGTGTCCACTTCAAGGTCCCGAATTTTATCTTTGAATCTCTTGGAGGAGGCGGCTTGTGTGATGACACCAGTCGCGGGATTAATCTGCAATGTGTTTGCAGCCGCAGCAGAGGCCAAACCAATGCTTCTCCATTGAGTGATTGTGGGGGCGATAGTCAGTTCGTTGTCGGTGGCGCCAACAGCAGAGGCGCCAAGAACTATTCTGTTGGTTCCAGAAGTTCCACAAGAGGCGGCCCTTCCTACAACCACGCAATTTGTGCAAGTTCCAAGATCGGGGCATGCGCCCTGTCCAACAACAACATTTCCAGTCGCTGTCGTTCCTGTCCTTCCGGCTTGAAAACCGACTATAGTGTTTCCATTAAAGGGTCCGGTGGCTCCGCCATCGGCGGCTTGGTTTCCAAACACCGTGTTTTCCGAACCCGAGATATTTGTCCCAGAATTAAAGCCAAAATAAACATTCGAGTTTCCTGCCGACCCATCCCCGGCGTTGGCCCCGACGCAAGTGTTTTCTTGCCCCGTCATGTTTCCTGCATTGGAGCCAACGGCAGTACATCTGTCAAGAACACCGACAATGGACATTGCATTTGTTCCGATAGCAGTACACTCTCCTCGAGGAAAAGCGATACCCGCTCCCGCAAACTGTCCAACAAAGACAGAATTCTGAGCGACATTTCCGACAGAATAACCAAGAGAAGTCGGAGTTCCAGTGCCAGTGGGAGTTGAACCAAATACAATACCCCGAACAGAGGGAGTCGCAATGGGAAGGTTTGACGGCGACCAACCCGAACCCGTCGAGACATTAAGATTTCCAGTCGTTTTGTCAAAAACAATTGAACCAGGAGTCGCAAGGTTTGCGGATGCAAGAGAAGGAACGACCGGAACGACGAAATTCTTTGTCACAGTGAGATCTTTGCGAGTTTCGAAATTTGTGGTCATATTACTTGTGGGAAAAAAGAAAACATTACCGTTCTTCTTCCGAAAATTCGAGGATGCACTCTCCAAAAATATTACAAATAATATTTTACGAAAAGACAAGACGCATCAGAACAAATCCAATACCAAAGGGAAGCAAAACATTTGGCGTTCCAACGAGACTTCCTCCAACCAAAGCACCGAGTGTATAGGCAAACCCAAAGAGAGAAGTGGCCACCGTAAACTCTGCGAAACCAGAGAGGCCAATAGTCGAAATTCCGAGTGCTGTGGGAATATACGTCGGAAAAACAGGAGTGGATGAAAAGGTCGAAAGTCCGGCTGGACCCAAAGCATAGCAAGCACAAGCCGTCCAAATCCCATGTTTGAACCCATTGTAGAGACCAATCCCAGACACAGCAACGGAAGCGATTACAGCAGGCAAAAGACCCATTCTCGGAATATCAACAGCAGTCATTTTGAAAGACGCAAAGAACAACTCAAATATTTTTAGTTTTATGGGAAAACTAATCCTTCAAGAGTTCTTCAAGTTCCTTCTTCACTTGCGCGATCTCTTCCTGAACGCACATCAGCTCAATGCTTATTGTGTCGAGTCTTTCCTGTTCCTTCTTTGCTTGGTGTTCGAGCTCTTGACAGCACAATGCCTCAATATCGAGACAATCACGAGTTGTTTGCATCAACAGTACCAGGGACATTCCACAAAATTACCATTATTTTCTTCTTTTCCTTGTCGATAAAATATGAATAAAGAGATGTGCATTGGAGTTTCCGCCTTTGATTCGCTTTCTTCCTACCTTAAATTTTCTGGAGGGAGACACAACTTCCCCAAAGCAGAGTTTGAAGAATGGATACTTTCTCCCTTTCCAAAGGGTCTTGGATTACCAAAGCTTTTGGGGCCTGAAGAGCTTTGTCCTTTGTTGACGGATCTCTGTTTTCCATACCAAAGGAAAGGGTTTGTTTTTGAGAACGGAGAGTACATCGAGAAACACAAAGAAAAAGAACTCGAGACAAAAAGCGGAGAGTATTATGTGGCAACGTCAATGATATATAAATTTTTCGAGGTTATGGGACTTCCCACCTTTTGAAACCGAATGGCGAATTTTTTGAAAACATTCCGATAAATGTTTTCTTTTCTGGGTCAAAGGGAAAAACTGTCTCTTGTTTTTGCGACCTGTAAACTTGAAGTGCGCGCTTCGAAAAGGGTCAAGGTGGAGAACACTCCAAAAAATTATGGTGTGGTGACATATCAAACAAGGGTACTGGAAAGAACGACAAAGACAACTCATAAAATATGCTGTTTCCATGAGGATAAAGAGTATGGCCCTTTTCATTGTGCGGTCAAAACAAAGAAAGAGTTTGTTTTGGTCGACTTCAACGGTTCGGAGAAAGTGAAAGGAACAATCGTGCACAGGGCAAAAGCCCACGGTCTTTATTTTGACAATGGATTCGAAGGCATAATAACTCACGAAAGAACAAAGTGGGAAAAAGCAACCGGAATATATAGCGGTCATTTTCGAGTGATAACAACAACAAAAACAGAGTACCACAGCGGAAAGAAACACGGGGTTTGCATAAAAGATGGAGTCAAAAGAACTCGTTATTTAGACGGTGTGCTGCAATAAATTTTTATCCATAAAATATGGATAAATTATTTTGATGGGGAATTTGGTATTAGGTTCGGCCATTAGAAGAAGACACGAGACGTCTCAATCTCGCGTTTTCTTCTTCGAGGCGTTTGAGCTTCCGAAAAATCTTCTTCTTTTGCCCAAGTTCGTACTCAAGAAGACCTTTGTGTATGCCGTTGAGCTCCTTGCAATTAAAAAGCTGGCGTCGGATGTCATCGAGTATTTCTTCTTGCGTCAATGAAAGGCCAAGTTGTCCCTTTTTGTAGTAGCCGATAGTGTCATCGAATTTGAGCTCTTCCCATTCGCACAGCAGATTGGACCATTTTGTGTAGACTGTGAAAAGAGTCGTGAACGGGTCATTGGGGAAGTTTTTCTCAAAGACAACAAACTCGTTCTTTCGAAGGAAATACTTTTCTTTTATAATTTCGGAAACTTTGTCCTTGAGCGGGACTTGCATTTTTGTGACAAAAGAGAAGAGGAAAAGAAGTTGCTTGTCTTTCGATAAATTTGTTCCTTGTCCACAAGAAGGTCTTTGTTGGAGGCGGAAAAATTGTTGAAATATGAGTATAGTTCAAATTTGAGGCGCATCCATCCACAATTACAAAAATTCCTCTTCCTTTTGCAAATATTCCCAAAAAATTTCGTAAGTGGTGTCGATATAACCTTCTGATGCACTGACCATTTTTTTCAGTGATTCTGTTGACTTTGCATACATTATTTCAGATAGACATGTTTTTTTGCACACTTCCATTGTTTCCTCGAAGCACCTGAAAAATTCTCCACGCTCGTTTTTTGTCTCTCTTGTCGAAGTTCCTCCCTGAAAGAAAAGCACATTGTCTCCGTCGAAGCTCCAAAGATCTCCCTTCTTCTTTTTGAGCTCAAAAAGAAGGGAAAAAACACCTTCCAAAACCTTCTTCTTTTTGCAAGAAGAAAGAACGGCTCTGAATTCCGAAAAAAAGTCAACCATATTATTGTATACTCTACTGTGAGGGAAAAGATTTAAACGATGCACTTCCAAAATTCTTTCTCCCTGTTTTTATTCTCGGATGAATAACTCTCTTTTACCTTTAACAACGCCCACATTTTATCGATAGAATATGTATTGGCGTCGCTTGCGGATTTTGTGATAACAGCACACACTTTTTCTTCGCAAACCGGAAAGAACTTTTGCATAACGGACGCCATAATCTCATTGGATTCAAAGGTCTCGGTTATCGCAGCTCTGTCGTTCATAAATGTGACTGTTTTCTTTCTTTTGTTGGACACCCACAAATGCTTCTCTTCTTTTACTGACAGTTCTTTTATAGTCCCAACCACGCGTTTCACACCTTTCGCGACGTCTTCTTCCGACACATTTTTCAGAATTTCCAAAAATTCTTCTTCAAAATTTTCTGTATCCTGTAAAGAGTTCTTTTTCGTGGTTTGTTCTTTTCTCTTCTTTGCTTGGAACGCTTTGAGTTCTTTTCTCACCAAAAAAAGTTCCTGTTTGAGTTTTTTGTTCTCCTCCAAAAGCCCGCAAAATCTTTCTTTAAATTTGCAGGTTGTTTCATGTCGTTGTAAACTTTCTTCTCCGGGAAATTCCTTCAGGCAATAGTCGCACTCCAAAATAGGATGAGTTTTTCTTGAGAGAAGGCACTTTTTCGCTGTTTTGAGATGAATTTTGAGAGCTTGCGGAGACGAAAATAATTTTTGGCAATGTTCACAGGTGAATTTATCCATCGAATATTTTTATAATAATTATAAAAATATTGTGGGTATTTTTATACCACATAAAACATCCAAAAAAGCCATCACAGAGACAAAAAGCATTTCAAAAAATTTGACGTTGGACATTTTGAATTTTCTGATATATTTATCTTCCCGCTCTTTTTCGAGACTCTTTCCTCATTCTCTCTTCCTTTTCGTTCTTCATCATCTTTTTTTGAATCTCCAAAGGCACAAATTCATTCTTATTCATATCCTCAATCTCTTTATGGCTCTCTGTCCTCACAGCTCTCACCACTTGTTGTTCCATCCTCGGAGTATCCCACCAGACTTCCATATCACAAACAAAGCCATAAGTTTTCTCCCATTCTGTAAGCTGTGTGGACGAACTGATATTTTTTACCCATCGAGCCATCTTTATAAATAAAATATTTTATTTATGAAATGGATGCTGATGGTCCGGGTTATGATTACAAAGTCTGCACTTCAAAGTTCAAGAAATGCGTGTTCAAGTGTATATGGTTTTCTTTGCAGGAGCGCCAAGACTACAAAGAACTCCTTTATGGTACAAGTAAAGCCCTGAAAGAAAAAATAAAGGAGGAATCTCCGAAAGAAATTTGCAGAGAGCGTTGTGATATTCTTCGGAACTCCAAAGTCTTTGCTCTTTGCGAGAAAAAAGAGTCAAGAAAATGTCGAGAAGAAGCAAAGAAAATCTGCGAGAAGAAACCATACGTCCTCTTTTTCTCGCAATGAAATATCTTTTTGAAGAAAGAAAATATTTTATTTTCTTTCACGTGCCGGTCCACAAAAAGTGTGGAAGAACTGATCCTACATTTTTACTGAAGACTTTCAAAATGTTTCTTTGCTTCGAGGGCTCCTTCTCCTCCCGGAGCGTATTTTTTCTCTTCTTCGACTTTTCTCTTTGTTTTTTGGAGCAACGAAAGGACGTCGAGAATGGAAGAATTCAGTTCGTTCAGCCTCCATCCTCGAATAAAGTCTCTTCTCCTCTCTTCCGAGGTCGATGTGAACACTTTGTTTTTGTACCTCCTATATTTTTGCGAGAGAACGCGGGCACACAAGGGACTGGTCGTTGCCACATACGAGAGACGCTCAAGCCAGACCTTTTCTCCATTTCTCACATAGTTAGAATCTTCTTCCGGAAGGTTTTTAATGGATTTCAGAACCTCGATGTCCTTGACTGTAAAAGGCTCATTTTTAATGGCGAGTTCGGTCCACTCTTTCGTTAGTTGAACAAGACCTCTCAGCTGGTTCAAATGGTATTGCTGCCAGTCGAGGCCGACGGAATCCTTTTTGTACTTTGCGAATTTTTCTTGCATCATCGCGGCGAGAAAAGGTTCTTCCATCTGCAAAGAAAAGAATGCATTCTCGTAATCTTCAGTAAGTCTTCTTAGCTCTCTGTGGGACTCTCCCCAATTGTCCAACCAAGCCTCGGCGTACTCTTTTCTTTGTTTTTTCCCGATTGTGTCTTCAAGAACAAGAATTGCTTCTCGAATGTCAACAGAGTAATAATTCTCCCATGTTTCTCCAACTCTGGAAAATTTCTTGTCAAACTCTTGGATTAATTCCTTCCATTCCTCTTCGAGGTACTTTGTACTCTTTGAAAAAAGAATGGGTGCATCGGCGATGAAAGTTTTGTCGGATTTCTCGAGCCTGACGACATTGTCCTTCCAAAGGTCGTCGTTCCGGGTGAGACATATGATTCCAGGAGTTTGCATACTCTTTTGATGCATCCCCGCTACCCACAAATGCATTTTCGATATTTTGTCGGATGACAAAATATTTCTTCCTGTTATCAGCAAACAAATCATGTATTCGGCGTATTCACCCCGAACAAAGAGGTCGAAACCCTCTCAGAATTCGGCCATCTATTCCTCATAAAGGTGAGTGTCAAGGTTACTGAACTTCTCCAAAATGCATTCTTTTCTAGATATTTTTGGTTCAAAAAATATACCGAATAATTCCCATAATTGGAACAGATACTTGTGGATATTTTCCATCCAAGGATATGAACGAGAGCGTTTCGTTGTAAATATCACCTATCCCGTCAAGTTCAATATCTTTTGATATTCGTTCTAATCCGAACAGGTGTCGCTGTACTTTCCACAGTCGTTGCATTTCCAAATATAGCATGCAGGTTCCGACAACCCATTTCCCTTTCCAACATTTGCGTAACAGAGCCCAGATACCTTATTCACAATCACGACATTCCCTTCTGGCAACTCTCTGTCAAAAGACTGAGCTTCCCTCTTTGTCAGCTCTTCAATCTTTGAATCTTGACATTCCACCATCTCTTCATATCCAGACACATCTTCCTCTGGAACAGAGGCCGAAATAAATTCCTTGTGCTTCCCGTTGTCGCAACGCCAACAAACAGAATAGACATGTCCGCATTCTTCGCAGAACCAACCCTCTTCCGATTCGTCTTCGATCTCTTTCGAACAATAAGGACAATCCATGCTATATTTCTGGATAAAATATAGCCTTAGTCTGCTCACATTTCTCTGAACAGAAGTGGATTTTTCAGAACACGCCACGCGTTATTTTGGTCGAGTTCTCCTTGAAGTACCCATCGGCCTCCAATAAAATTTTTCTTTATGTTGTCGCAAGTGGCTCCATCTTCCCAGCCTATTTTTTCTGGGGTCAACCAAACAGAAGAACACTCTTCACAGTAAAGTATCACCCTATCATTCACAAGTTTGTAAAAATGGCGGTAGTCCCCTTCACATACGGGACAGAGAGCCTTCTCTTCAAACTCCATCCTTCCAATATTTTTATTTTCCAAAAATATTCTAAAACAAAGATTTCGGCATCTCTCCTTGGCGCTTCTCGCAACAGTGAACGTATATCCTCCTCTTTGCACATTTGAATATGTCATGTTCAACTCCTCCGCATTTCTTGGTCAAGAACGGGGTTTTGACAAAAGCGCAAGCGAGAACTTGTCCTTCGAACGAGACGCTCATCTCTCCCTTCTTGCATTCTCGAGGAAGCAAGGAAATCTCTTTGACCAAAAAAAGAAAACATTGTATTTTTCTTTTGGGTGCAAAAAAATACTTATCTTCCATATCGTCCTCCTCAAAGGAGGAGGAATTTTAGATATTTTACCAAAATATCACTGAGAAAGTTCCTCAAAATGTCTCTTCGCTATTTCTGCACCCTTGCCTCCGGGAGCGTACAGAAGCTCCATAATTTCCCCTCGAAGACGTTTGTTCTCTTCGAGTAGTTTTTGGTTCGCCAGTCGCAATTCGTTCACGCTTTGTTCTTTCAAACAAAGCGTGAGGAAAAGAGAGTTTTCTGTTTGTTTGTCAAGTTCCTCCATAAATTCCGAAAAAGTTGGTTGTGTGTACTCGAACCAGTTGACGAGGACATTTTCACCAACATATTTTTCAATCCACAAACAGACCTTTTGGTTATCCTCACTAGTGAAAATTTCGCAAATCAGCACCTTTGTTCCATCTCTGAGAACCGAAGGCGACTCTTGGTGGCAGATCTCTGAATCGTCGAGATGGTATTTTTCCTTCAAAACTTTGATAGCTCCCTTGAGATACCCGCTTTGCATATTTTGAGAATAAAAATATACATCAAAAAGTCTGTTCTTTGGGAGATTTCGCAAAAGCCTCGAAATGTTCTCGTGCATTATTCGCTCCGACGTTCCCTGGAGCATATTTTATTTCCCTCTTCTTTTGCCTCAAATACTCTACCATCTCCTTGAGTTCCTCTATTTCTTTCTGTGAGTTCCGAAGTTTTTGTAGGGTCGGCCAAAAGAGAACAGAAGATTTTTTAATACTCTTTTTCAGTGCTTTGATGGCATCTTCACATCTTTCCCAAGGTTCCAATTCGTCTTCATCAGAAAAGCGTATTTCCTCCCCATCAAATTCTTCGTACCAACGACACACAACTTTTTTCGTGCCTCTCAAAGAGACGGTCACCCAAGTCGCATTTTCATCGAGGTCCTCGAGAGAAGGAGAATCACCCGGAGTGTAGGCATAACTCACAGTGATTTCTCCTTCTCCGAGACAACATTCCTCAAAAAGGAAAGACAATACTTTTGGCAAAAGAACGCTTTCAAGGTGGAAACCGGGAACATTTCTTTTTCTCCTTTCATACAGCGTTTGGAGAGATCGGTGTTCTTCCAATCTCTTTCGGATGATATCCAACATTTCTTCTTCAGAGACCCAGAGAGAATCTGGGTGCTCGCGGAAGGCGCCGTTTTTATCTTCCTGCCAATAGCAAAGCGAACCACAAAAAGGCGTGAAAATGTGCATATCTTCCTGTATTTCGATCTGCACTTCTTGTTTCTCGACAAGATACTCCTTCAAAATATCCAGAACTTTCGGAAAAAGGATGCTGTCAGCCATATTTTTAATCTACAAAAATATTGTGGTCGTCTTTGCCAAGACTCAGTTTTGTCCTCGACGAACGAATTTGTTTTTTCGAGGGAGTGAAAGGGGTGCATCCGGAATTTCTGGCTCCTTTCCCGCATATTTTTCTGCGAACTGCCAAATTTCTTGAAGCTTTGTTGGGTCATTGACAAGGTGGACGACGAAGTCATCGTATTGAAGAATCGCCACTGTTGACATTTACTCGCGTATTTTACCTTTGGAAAAATAGTTTAGTTCGGTAAACTATTTTTATCAGTCCGTCGCGCCAGGTTCGTTGTCCCTTTCCCATCTCTCGATCTTTTTTGTGATAAAGTCAAGCAGGGGTTGGGCCTCTGTGCAGCCATTCTCTCCCGGAAACCCGTACCACCAACTGTCTGCTGTCCTTGCTTCCACCCAATAACAGTCCAGTTCAGGATTGTCAAACAAAAGAGTCACGGTTGTGATGCTGTTTCTCTCTTGAACATCGCTTTGTATTATCGGGTACATAAAATGGGTATCTTCCAACCAGGAAAGGACTTCCCCAAGAATTTTGCTCATTTGAAAAGATAAAAATTTTTATCTTTTCAACTCCAACAAAAGGAATTTGTACTTTGCTCTTAATGACGACCTCTTCGGAAAAGATGTCTGAACTTTTGGACAAACACTTTCCCATACAGAATCTAAAAGGGGTTCATTGGACGGATGTCTCCTGGAAAGACGTGAATGTGCTCAGAAAAGAATGTGAAATTCTCGAAACTCTTGACCTTTCTGGACTCGCATATTTTCATCCCCTGAGTTTCCTTGACATCGAGTTTGTTGTGACAGATTTTGCCCTTTGGAAATGCAAAATTTATGGCAGATGGTTCTGGATCTCTGATAGGAAAGAGAAACATCAAGCGAAACAACAAAGGGAGGAGTGGCTAAACAAAGAAAGATGGGAGTGTGAGTAGAGATGGCTTTGCACACGCCGCAAAATATTTTATCGCAAAATATTTTCAAAGTGTTGTTGTGCCTGCAAAGCTCCTTGACCTCCCGGAGCATACTTGAGCTCTCTTTTCTTTCTCCTTAGACGCTCAATCTTTTCTAGGAGGAGCTCATTCTGCTTTTTGAGCTCCTCGTTCTTTTTCTTTTCGAGAAAAAGAGGGCTCGTAAGATGCTTCTTTATCCTTGGGCTTTGCGAGATTTCTCTGGCAATAATTTTAAACGCATCGTCCTCGGAAACAAGGCCAAACTTTCGACAAAAAGCTCTGCCTTTCTTTTCCTCAAACTGTTCTCCCCAACCGCACATGAAATAACTCGCTCTCTTGTGCTCGACGAAAAAATAAACAGATATTTCCAAGCCAGTAATCACCTCTCCTTTGACAAAGAACGTGCGAACAGAGTGGAGGACATTGTAATCTTTTTGGGAGAGAAAACATTCTCCCTCAAGAAGGTTGGTGATCTTCGGGAGAATGACGGAAGAGTTTCTGTTCATGATTCAAAAGACATTCCTCTTGTGGACTAACAAGGGAATGATTTGTTTATTGTCTTTCCGAATTTTCGAAGCACAAAGTATGGAGGACATTCTTGAATTTCTGAAACCAAACGAAGAACGGGAGAACACGCTGAGAGGCAAAGAATATTTGGAGATCTTCCTTGAGAAAAGACTTTGTTGCAAGAGACCCGAGAACAAGAATTCTCCTAGAGACAAAAGAAGAAACTTTTAAAGAGGAGAAGGTAAATTTAGCGATGGAGAAGAGGCAAAGGGTACTCGCGCACTACACTTCCTATTGGGAAAAATATGGAGTTAGTCCTACCGTCGAATACAGGAACAATGAAATAATTAGTATCTCTTTCAAGTACAGCAACAAAGACCTCATTCTTCCCCTTTGTTGGTGCGGAAAAGAGGAGTGTCAAAAATGTCAAGAAACAAAGGACCACATTTGGAAGCTTGAGATGCAGTGCAAGTTCAATGCTTCTCGGTGTCTTCTCTGCGTTCCTTCCGACTGTTGGGTCTCAATGAGTGACAGAGAAAGACTCGCCGACGTTTCGGCGGGAGAGATTCGAGGACTTTCTATTCTCGACAAGGCAAAATGGTACTATATTTATTGTGAAAGAAAGGGAAGGGAAACCATCATCCCGAAAATTATCGGTCAGGCGATAATATGCACCCACAGCAAAGAGCACTCTCAGAACACCGGGGTCCAAAAAATTTTTATGGCGGCAATGTGCAATACTGTCGCTTTGGAAAAACAGTCTATTTGTTCCTGGATGGAAAGGAATAAAATATCGTGGACCTTTTGTGGTTGTGAAAATATTTTTCGTGAATAAAATATTTTGTACTTCTTTTCCGAGGCCATTGTCACAAAGAGCATCAAAAAGAAATGCATATACTTTTTCGACAAGTCGCGGAACAGTGTTTTTGCCGTGACAGAGTTTGAATGTGATCTTTATATCTTTTCGCGAAAAGATATTGCAAAATTTACCGTCTCCTCTTCCTCTCTTCCTTCAGAGCCTTCTTCTTGTGTTTCCGAGCTTTTTCTTCGGCGAGCAACTCCCTCTTCCACTCCTCAAGTTCTTTGGAAGGAGGAGTTGGGATATCTATGGGAGCAGAGGAACCGCGGTTGCTTTCGATGTGGACTCCAATCCCTCCACGATCAGAGAAAAAAGATTTGATATCGAGCGGTGTGGGAGAGATGCGGGTTCTTTCAAAGTTCATCGCCCTTCCTTCTGCGAAATTTGAAAGGGTGCATGCTTGAATATGATGAGATTCGTCCCCGTCGAAATCTTGGTTCCATTCACGAAAGTGCCTGTCAAAAGAAGAATCTACCTTCTCTTTCAACGCCTTGAATGGGTCGTCGCAGGGCTCGAAGGTTCCGTCATCGTTCTTTGAGTAGAAACCAAGGACGTCTTCTTCGGGCGAGAACTTCACGACAATATTCATCGTTGCGAAAGTTTTGTTTCCGGAAGTCACAACCGAAAGATTGGTGATCGATATTTTTGTGGGTAAAAATAAAGAAGAAAATGTTCTTGAGAACGTTCGATATCTTTTTGTTCAAAAAGATAAAAAGTTTACGCATATTTCTTTGCCTTTTCTATAGGGTCAAATGTAGGTTTGGCACGCCCCACATTTTCTTTGATGGGTAAAGAAAGGTATTTTTTCTTTTGGAGTAGAACAAGAGGGTTTTGGATACTCACAAAAGGAATCTCAATATTTTGTCTCTCCATTTCAAAAGAAAAGCATTCCAAAAAATATTTTCGTTCTTCGACAAAGAACGAAAAGAGATCCGGAGAAGGGGCTTTTAGGGAGAGCATGATGGTGTGTACCAATCAGGGGTAAACTTATCCAGAAAAGCAGCTCCACATCCAGAAGGGCATCCGTACGAGCCCTGAATTCCTGCATTGAATTTTTGACCAAGCCTGTTTGCTTGTGTGTTCCATCCAAATTTTCCCGGAACGTTCGAGTTTGGAACATGCTCGACGACGTAGGTCTTCCCATCTTTTTCGGAGACGTATCTAGTCACCAAAAAGTCATAGTTCCAATTTCTTCTATCGGCAATATCCCTTTGAAAATACGCAGGGCCTCTAGTCCAATCTCTATCGTAAATATTATAAGGAAAATTTGACCCGGAACCAGGCATAAAACGAGGAGCGCACCTTCTCGGGTCTTCCGCTGTGCTTTCTGTTGTTTGGCTCATGATCACACGCGCTGGAATGAGGTTGGAGATAGCCAGTTCCGTCTCATAATTTCTTTGGAAGGAGTTGCTCATCTTTACAAAAGAATCGTTAAGAAAAATACAAGCATTATTTTTTTTGAAATATGCAGAATGTTGTGCTTTTGAAGTCTTTGGAAGGAGTTGTTTTTCCCTTCAAAAAGGAAGAACTTGCCGAAAAGTCTTTGTATTTTGAGGCTCTTTTTCGGAATGGATGGAAAGACTCTGATGAACGAACAGTTTTTGTGGATGTTCCGTTTACGCAACTTCAAAGAATTCTTGACTTTGTCTTTGGGACAACAGACGAACTCAAGGAGACAGATAGGCAGCATTTGTACTTTTGGTTTCCGGGGGTACCGTTTTTCAAAGTCAAACAAAGACTTGAACTGTCAGAAGAGACGTGCCAAACAATGTTTTCCCAGTATCCAAAGATGAGAGTTTATACTCCCAAAAAATATCATCAGTTGCGTTCTGAAATTTTCGAGATGAACGGTGGGTTTCTGGTGATGGAACCTTTGGAAAAATGCACGTCTTTTGAAGAAGCCGTTAAAGGTATTCCCAAGTTCTCTATCTCGAAAGTCCCATATTTTTCCACTGGAAGGGAAGAGTACACCACAAAAACTGACGGCTTTTGGCTTTGGTGTCATTGTTGCCTAATGGGCTATGATGTATCTGGTCAGGAGATGCTTTGTGAAACGGGACTGGTCGTCATTCCCATCCATCGAATTGTGTGGGAAATCCTTTCGAATGGCTCAAATATCAACAGCTCAGGGATGCTTTTTGAGGGTTCCGGAAACTTCCTCGTTGTTCTTTGTGAGGGGCAGGACAAAACAAGGCTTCCATCCAAAACAGAATTTGTGAGGTACGAAAAGGACGAAGATTGGATGCTTCCGTTCAAACTTTTCACAGTTCAGAATGGAGTGAGGCTTTCTCGAGGCTTCTTGATGGGAAAGAATTTTCCTCAAGAAGCAGACGCTTCCAAACTCACCTCTTCTTTTATTCGACACAACAAGGCGGTTTTGTCGGATTAAAATATTTCGAAATATTTTATTGATGGAAGACGAACCGGAGACCTTTTTTGTGGAAGACATCGGCGATGTGTCTGTTAATGTTGGTGGATACGAGGGAACAATGCGAGCAATCCCCAGAGAGTTTAGAATAAAAGAGATGAACGCGCAGGAAAGGGAAAAGGCTTTGGAATATGCACACATTCTTTCCAAAAAGATTAATGAGAGGCTTGAAGCAGAATTTCCAATAAGCACTGATTTTACATCGTCGCACGTTAATCTCTCTATTATGCAGGGAGGAACATCCAATATGAGACGCCTGGCCTCGATCGGTCACAACAATATGTTGACGGATGTTAGGGTAATTTATCCCGTTTACGGAGAGGAAGACGCAATGTTTGTTTCAGAGGAAGAAGTCATCGAACGGGCAGTTTCCATAATTAAGGCCGATATTGTATACTCGAATAGCGTCGTCGCAAAAAAATTGGACACTCTGAACGACAACTTTTCAAGACTCTTTGAGTTTTTGAAAGAGAGCGTCGAACTTGTTCCCGGAGGAGACGAAGCAAAAAGACTCTCTGAAAATTTTATGGAAAAGTCTTTGGAGCAAAACATATAAAATAATTTTGAATTATTTTTGTGTTGTGGAGAATTTTCAAAAGATCGCCTGATTTGCCCATTCAAAGGGACGGATCGTACACACCGAAAGACAACTCGTTCATATGCCAATACGTATAAGTCGCTTGGAAGGCTGGATTGCTTCCAGCCATGTTCCAGTTGAATTGTAGCTGGTCGCCTTGTCTCAAAGGAATGATGAGGGAAGAGGAAAAAGAATAGCTGCTCGCGTAATTGTCAAGTCCGAAATTGTACTGGTACGGAGGGGGTGTGTTTGCTGGCACCACGGGTGTAATGAGCACGGTAAAAAATCTATTTGTTGATGTGGGAACAGAGAAGGCCATATTGAACACGAACAAAACAACTGCATCTCTCGGACACTTCCAAAAAGAGACGTTCGTTGTGCCTTTTGGCCCGGAACCATAGGCATTATTTAGGGTATAGGCGGTGTCGTTTTGAACAACCCATCTGCTGACTGTTCCGGTTGCCGTTCCCGGAGACCAATCAGCCGTGAGAGAAAGACGAGTATAAAAGGGAAAGAAAAGGCTTCCGTTCACAGTTTTTGTCGCGACGGCGAGATTGGTGTTCGGCACGACGGGAGTCGCAGAAACAGTTAGAGGGCAATAACCGCCGGACGCTCCTTTTTCGCTTTTGTTCTCTTTTGTTGTCTGCAGAGTGGAAATATTTGTTGTGTTTGTTGCGATATTCGTAGTGTTGGTGCTTGTTTGTCCCTGCAATGTAGAGACATTCGTTTGCAAAGTGGAAATATCCAAAGTGTTTGTATTCACCTGTCCTTGCAGTGTTGTAAAATCCGTCTGTAAATTCCCAATATCCAAAGTGTTTGTTGCTACCTGAGTTTGTAAGGTTGAAACGTCCCCTTGCAGAGTTGTGATGTTTGAAGTGTTTGTCGAGACCTGAGTTTGAAGATTTGAAATGTCTGTTGTGTTTGTGGCGACTTGCCCCTGAAGGGTCGTAATGTTCGTCGTGTTTGCGGAAACCTGTGTTTGCAAGGTTGAAACATCTCCCTGAAGTGTCGTAACATCCGTCTGCAATCCAGAAATGTCTAAAGTGTTTGTGGCGACTTGTCCTTGCACTGTTGTGATATTTGAAGTGTTTGTGGACACCTGAGTCTGCAAAGTCGAAACATCTCCTTGGAGAGTCCCAATGTCTGTTGTGTTTGTCGCGACTTGCGTTTGCAATGCAGAAATATCTAGGGTGTTTGTTGCCACCTCGCCTTGCAAAGTTGAAACATCTCCTTGGAGAGTCCCAATGTCTGTCGTAATTGTCGCTACCTCGCCTTGCAAGGTTGAAACATCTCCTTGAAGTGTTCCAATGTCTGTTGTATTTGTTGCGACTTGCGTTTGCAATGCGGAAACATCAAGTGAAAGGGTTGAAACTTGTCCTTGAAGCGTCCCGACATCCGTTTGCAGACCGGAAATATTGAGGGTGTTTTGAGCGACTTCTGTCTGCAAAGTCCCAGTTTCCCCTTGAAGAACGGAAATATCTGCGGTGTTTTGAGCCACTTGGGCTGCAAGAGGGCCGACATCTCCTCCTGCAATGACCCATTGCGACCCGTTAGAAATGTACAAATTCGACGAATCCTCTGGGTAGACGAGTGTTCCTCTTGAAAGGACAGGTGGTAACGTCGTCACCGTCCCAACAAGAGAGATATCTCGAAAAAAATTCTTCTCTCTGTTTTGCATTTACAAATGCAAAAGAAAACCTTGTCCGAGCTCGAAAAGCATTATATAAAATCTGACAAAATCCATCCGGCATAGCAGGGTACACAAACGTCTTCACACGGCATCAACTTGAATGGTTTACATCCGCACTTTTTGCAAGTCTTATTTTCAGATTTTTCCGTACAGTCCTTACAAACCCAGGCAAAACAAGGCTTTGGAGTAAATTGTCTTTTGCACACCCAACAAGTAGACATAATTTACACTATGGAAAAATACCTGAAAAGTGACGAGTATGTTTCTTATTTCTCTGCTGTTGGAGAGCCCGAAAAAATAAAGAAAAAACTTGTGATTGAAGTCGGGGATTATTATAGTTTTTCCAAACTCAAGGGAAAATACCCACACAGAGTCGTCTCTCTACTCGGGACATCTCATAATCTTCCACGAAATGTGTCTTTTCCAAAATGCAAAGTTCTTTTTGCCGAAAGATGTGAGAAAAACTTTTTCTTCTTTTTCGTCAATAGAAGGAACTTTCCCGAGTTGGAAGAAGTTTGGCTTTTCACACACCCCTGCGAGTCAAACATTTTTTATATGAAGATACCAAAAATTGTGCTTATCGGGCACTATGCATCATACGAGAAATGGAAGAGTTGTCCAGAAACGACGCTCTCTAAAGGAACCCCGGAAGAATTTTATGAACAGAAGAAAAAATATTTCTGAATATTTTTTGTGTCTGATGAATTTTCTCAAGTAATGACCACAAATTTTGAAACTCGCAGGGAACTTATTGTTTCAAAGAAGCTCGTCGTGCCTGTGGTTCCTTCTTTGGCGGCTGCCGATGATGCAACTCCGGGCTCCGTTGTTTTTGACTCTTCTTCGGGAAATATGAACGTTTCCACCGGCACAAGTTGGACCGTGTCCAATCTCCCCGCTGCGACTCCCACAACCCGAGGAACTGTGTTTGGACAGACGGAAACGACCACGGTTCCTACTTCTTTGGGATATCAGAGCAGTGCCATCGGAGATTCGTCAACTTTTATCGGATATCAATCAGGTTTGGGAGTGGACGTTGCAGCGACAAACTGCACTGCCATCGGCGCAGGCTCAATGTCTATCGTGGGAGTGGGAGCTCGTTGTGTTGCTGTGGGAACAAACGCGGGAAGGGCCGTTGGCTTTGATAACATTTCTATTGGAGTCAATTCACAGAATGGTTCAACCGGAAGTTCGAATGTTTGTATTGGAACAGATTCTGGTTCGGGATTGATAGGTGTCAGAAACACCATTGTCGGAACTCAAGCCGCGGACGGAACGACAACAGGACCTTTCAATGACAATATTATTATCGGCTACCAAGCAGGCAGAACAGGAACGACAGCGACGGGCAACATTGTGATTGGGCAAGGGGCGAACCCCGCATTGGGAACGCTCACAACTTCCATTTCTCTCGGAAGAGCAGCCACTTGTGGAACTTCGGGAACAAACAGAATTGCTCTCGGGGCTTCAGCTTCTTGTACTGTTGACAATGAAATGACGATTGCTCCCACCATCACACAATGGAGAAGTTTGGGACTTTCATCAGCCGCCGCAGCAAACACATTACAGATCAATCCCGCGACTGGCGTCATCACGCAGGCTGCTTCTTCTCGAAGATTCAAGGACAATATTCGAGACCTTGAAGTCGACTCAAAAATTCTGCAAAAGCTTTCTCTAAAAACCTACAATTACAAAAAAGATGGGGAAAAGGACCATGGTCTTATCGCAGAGGAGGCATTCGAAATTCTTCCGGACATTGTGACTCTTGATTCAGAGGGCAATCCCCACGGCATCAAACACCTGACTTTGGCGATGCTTCTTCTTGCGGAAGTCCAAAGACTCGAGAAGGAGGTGGCGAGATTCAAGTAAAAATATTTTGGTAATATTTTTAATGAGCAGCACCATAAACTCTGTCATAAAAAAAGAGTTTGTCGTATCCAAAAAACTCTTTATTCCTGTTTATCAAAACATCGCGTCTGCTCCGGTACCGACAAAGGGCTCCCTTGCTTTCGATAAAACCACGCAATCAATAATTGTTTCAAATGGTATCAACTGGCAATCCCCTTCTGCTTCAAATGCGACCCCCGCATCCCGAGGTATCGTCTATGGTACAACCTCTTCGGCTGCGGGTACAGTAACAGGATATGGTTACCTTTGTGGTTCCGGGACCGGAACTTGCGTTTATGTTGGAGCCAACGCGGGAGAGTTCAACGTCGGAGTACAGACAGGTCTGACTTTTGTGGGGAACTTTGCCGGAAGAGTTTTGCAGGCAGCAACAAACAAGGTCATGATTGGAGGAGGAGCGGGGCAGAATGACGCCGGACTCCAGCAAAATTCTGTGGGAATCGGCTATCTTGCGTTGGTGACTGCGAATACAGGGACGGATAATGTGGCAATCGGGACCCAAAGTCAAAGCGTAGGAAGGGGGTCGGGAAACTGCAGTATCGGAGTGCAAAGTCTCGGAAGTCAAAGCCTTACCACAGCCACTTACAATAATTGCGTGGCCATTGGATATTTGAGGCTTCAAAGTCCTACAACCCTTTCTTCAGGCCTTGTCGCTATAGGAAATACAAATATTTGGAATCCGGGAGCTACCGCTACAGACATCGTCTATATTGGAAATGGTACAACTATCCCAGCAAATGCCACAAACATCGTCGCATTCGGCTCCGGAACTTTTGCCGGGGCAGTGGTTCCGAATAACACATTCGCGGTCGCAGACAACATCACGCAACTGCGTTCCGTTGGTCTTTCTGTTTCTGCTTCAGCGAATATCTTGCAGTTTGACCCTGTGACAGGCCTTATAACACAGGCAGCGTCCTCCAAAAGATTCAAGGAAAACATTCGGGAACTTGAACCTTTCCCTTCTCTTCTCGAAACAAAGGTTTGTACGTACGACATTGACGGAGGAAAAGACCATGGAGTCATCGCAGAAGAAGTTCCCGAAGAATACGCGTCTTTTGATATTGAAGGGCAAAGAAATGGCGTCAAGTTTTCGAGAATCATTATGTACCTCCTTTCGAGAGTTCAGTCCCTCCAAAAAGAGATAGAAGAGATACAACAAAAACAATAAATATTTCGGAATATTTAAAAGCATCTTTCATCCAAATAGAATTTTCCCTTTCTGTCAGGGTTCTTTTCACCGCGAATATGAACATAGTTTAGGATGTCGTTCCATCTGCAAGGAGGTGTTTCTACCGCATCCACATCCCTTCCCTCTGTCTCGACTCTTTTAAAAGTGTAGCATTTGTGGAGATTTCCCTGAAAGAGATGCGTTCCTTCTCCCTTGTTTTTTAAGAAAGAGTTGAACCGCTCGCAAATATCTTCAGAGTTCATACTAAATGTTTAGCGCAAACATTTTAAATGTCGTTCTACTTTATGATTTTTGCGTGCGACGAGAACGGAGGCATCGGAAATAACGGAAAAATTCCTTGGCATCTCCCCGAAGATTTGGCGATGTTCCAAAGAATGACATTCGGAAGGACCATCATTTATGGAAGAAAAACTCTCGAATCGTTCCCCGGTCAAAGGCCTTTGACGAAAAGGAGAAACATTATTTTGTCAAAGAACAAAGATTTTTTTGTCGAAGGAGCGGAAGTTTGTTCGAGTCTCGAAGAGGCTTTTTCAAAGTGTGATGACTTCAGCATTGTCATCGGCGGCGAGAGTGTTTACACACAGTGTCTCACAAACTATCCGGAACTTTGCCTCGGTGTTTCGAGGACCCTTGTATTTGGGGAACATCCTTGTGACAAATTTTTTTCTGTGAAAAACGCACCATTCACATATCTCATCAAAGAGTCAAAGAAATTCCAGGCAACAATGTTCCACAACTCTGATTCGGGAGAACTTGGATATCTTGCATTGCTTTCTCAGGTGCTGAACTATGGAAACGAACGGAGTGATAGAACAGGAACGGGGACAAAAAGTCTCTTTGCGAAAACTCTGTTCTTCCCGAATATCTCTGAGAATTTCCCTCTTTTGACGGTGAAGAAGACAAACTGGGATAAAATTCTCAGTGAGTTGCTCTGGTTCCTTTCCGGTTCAACAGACGCAAAAATTTTGAAGGAACAAGGCAATGATATTTGGGATGGGAATGCGTCAAAAACATTCCAAGAAAAAGTGGGATTGAGTCACTACGAAGAAGGGGATTGTGGTCCAATCTATCCTTTTCAGTGGAGACATGCGGGAGCAAAATATGTTGACTGCAAAAAAGACTACAGCGGAGAAGGAAAGGACCAAATACTCGAAATGGTTCGTCTCATCCAAGAACAACCAACTTCAAGGCGCATCCTTTTGGAGTCATGGAATGTCGCGGACCTCGATAAGATGGTCCTTCCTCCCTGCCACAAAACTTTCCAAGTTTATGTGAGGGGGGACATGTTGGACGGACATGTTTATCAAAGAAGCGCGGATCTTGCCCTTGGTGTTCCTTTCAACATCGCGAGTTACGCATGTCTTTTGAGTCTTTTGGCAAAGAGAACAGGAAAAGTCTCAGGAAATTTGACCCTGTCTTTTGGTGATGTGCACGTTTACAACAACCACGCGGAAAACGCCCAAAAGATGCTCGAGAGAGTTCCACATCTCCCTCCGACTCTCGAAATTACGGGTATTGCGGATGAAACTCTGAAAAAGCTCGAACCGGGAGACTTTGTACTTAAAAATTACAAGTCCTACGGAGCACTCAACTTTGAGATGGCAGTGTAAAATATTTTTTGTTGCGAAAAATATTTTCTGAAGAAGAACACAAGACTTCAAAAATATTTTGTGTCTCTCGAAAAATGCGTCTTGTCTAATGAAAGTCTTTCTGTTGCGCTTCAAACTTTGGGTATATGAGAAACTCTACGGATTTCAACTGTTCGATGAAAATATTTTGGGAAGTCTTTCAAAACAACAGAGAAATATTATCAGAAAGGCGGGAATACTCAGAGTTCTAAGTTCCTGTTCTCCGGTCGAGGGTGGGGACGGAAGCGATTGTTGGCTTTCTTCGTATCAAAGTGTCGAGGCTCCAAGAAAACTCATCGACATTTGCATTCGACGACTTTTCCGCATCGAAGAACTAAAAAGCGTTTGGCTTCTTTGGCTCTCTTCAAAAAGTGGGACAAGAAGAGAAATAACGGATTTTCCGCAGGGGTGCAGAAAACCTTCCCTCCAAACAACAAAAGTTCTTTTGTCCTCTGTTCCGGGGTTTCTTTTCACAAATAATGTTTGTCTTTGTGTGAACCATGATATTCACTGTAAACTTATGGCGCTAAGGACTGTCCAAAAAATTCAAAAGATTTTTACGGGAAAGGCAAGGGCGGTCGAAGAACAAAGCGTTCTCCAAGACACATCAGATTTCGAAAATTCGTGTTTTTCTCTACAGGATTTTGCCGCCACAGAAGAAGAGTGTTTGGATATGGTTCAGGGAAAAGGCACAGTTTTGTATGAAAGCACGTGGTGTGCTGTCAAGATTTACGAACACAAAAATAAAGTTCGTGTCTATGGGTTTCCTCAAGAAGAAAATACCTGGATATATTATTTTGATGTTTGAAGTAATATGCAGCAAAGACTCGTGAATCCAGAAACCGGAAGGAATATTTTGTATGGGGGAAAGACTCATTTGAACCTTGTTCGAAGGGGAATCTTGCCGAAAGAAGAACCCGCCAAAAAGGGAGCGGGCGGTTCAAATGTCAAAAAGTACAAAAAAGAGCATCTCCCTGCATCTGACTTTTGTGGCACTGTTCCAGGTTCTTTTCCGGTAAACACAGAAAGGAGAGCAAAGGCAGCTCTTTCTTACGCTCGAAACGACGTCAATCCGGAAAGAGTTCGGGAATGCGCTCGAAGAAAAGCAAAGAGGATGGGATGGTTTTAGTAAGATGAAGCGAAAAGAATTTCTTGGCACTCAAAGGGTCGAGTATTTGGAGCGACAAAATAGGAGGCTCTCTGAAAAACTCTCGAGGAAAAAGAAAAGGGTGAAAGAACTTGAGATGTTTCTCAAGGAAATACAGAAAATTTTAGAGAGTTCATGAAATATCTTTTCCAAAAGATATTTATTTTCTTCGAGAGGACAGAATAGTTTTGAACTGTGTGTTTCTTCCACTCCATTCACAAAGAGATAGGAACTCTTTCGAATGTTTCTGTGCCCAGCGAATGCCGAATGTCAAGACCAAAAACCTCTTGACATTTTCTTTGTAGTTTGCCAAAAGAGGGGCACTTTCATAGACTCCGGGAGCGCAGATTTTTTCTCTGATAAACTCGACGAATCTCGTGAACCTCTCTTGTCGAGTTTCGGGCTGTATCGCAAAATAAAACTTTCCCTTTCCAGGAGTCTTTTTCTTTTTGAGACAGTTTTTGCAGACAACATCCCCTTTTTCCTTTGTCTTTGCGTTCTTGACCGAAAGGTCTCCGAGAAACAGAAACTTTGAGCATTTTTTCAGACCCCCGCAATGGCGCTCAAACCTTTCGAGGACTTTTCCGCACTTTTTGTTTCTCGTCTCACAAAAATACTCGTAAAAACTTGACGATGTCAGAGACACTTCACAAAGTTCAGCAAACTCAATATGGTCGAATATCTGACACCAAATTTCCGGAGGAAGTTGAGTCAAAATGCTGGTTGACATCCTATAATTTTACTATTCTTTTTCTCCCAATCTCTTTTCGAGTTTCATAAAAAGAATAAAATGACGAGACTCGCATTGTCTCTTTTTTCCTTTGGTGTTTTTTCGACATTCCTTTTTGCACTTTTAGCGAATCAAACATTCTCAAAAGACGCAAACTCTCTCGAGTCGCTCTTTGTCGTCCTTTTGTTTGCTGTGGTCTACACTTCACTGGCGGGGATCGGTTATGCGTGTGTTTCTTGGAGACGCTCACATGGAACAGCTCTCGTAACGACCAGTTGAGGGGTCACGACAGGGTCCTCCCTTTCGCGGTGACTTTTTCTTTTGGGTGGTCTTCCTCTTCTTCTGGGCGGCACCACGAGGCGCCTTCTTCACACACTCCCATTCATCGTGCATTCCCTTGCCAGAATGTTTCTTTTTGTAAAGCTTGGAGAGTTCGCTCATCGTGTGTCCCTTGCCAGAGTGCATTTGGATAAAGTCATGCCAACTAGTATGCATTACCATAAAAATATTTTTATATAAAAAATATCTTACTCGCCGAGAGTTTCGTGTTCCCAAACGATTCTGTATGTTTTGTCGTTTTTAAAGACTCCCTCTTTCCTTTGAATCTCTATTAAATCCCCCAAAGACCAACCATACCATTGGACGATTGGGTCAAGGTCAGAAATTCTTGGACACTTTTCTTGCTTGACCTGATAGTCCTCCAGAACCTTTTGCTTCTCGACTTCACTCAAAAGGCGGTGATGGGGGACGAGAATGTGACTCGGTTTCCGGAACTGCACGTCCGAAAGTTCGAAAACACACGTGTTCACGATTTTCGTGATAGAGTTGACGGTGGTCTTTGCCTTTGAAACGAGAGGATGTTCCACAATTATCACAATCTGGTTCAACTTCCCTGACGCTGCTTCCGAAAACACTTGCTGCACAAACGACATCTTGGATTCCGAACCGAGACTCCAAAAAACTCGAGCAAACTTTTCGGGGTCTTTTTCATGGACAAAGTCCCAAATAACGCACTCTTTCGAAGTCGACTCAGAAGGGTCGGGAAGTTTTCTGGAAGGTAGAAATCCTCTGTCTGTCATCATGGCGGAAACAGCCTTTTTCGCTCTCACAATTTGGAAATCCATTGTACAAAAACAAGCATTTCTTTTGTGTCTTGCAAAAGTTGATTAGTAATGTATTGTCTTTTGTCTGAAGAAAGACCCGAAGACCCCGAAAAGATTTTGACATCAAGAGACGTCATTTGGTCAGGAATTTACGACCTGAATGTCGGACAGAAGAGACCTCGTGTCCAACCGGGAAATGTTAATCCTTTTGCACTTCCTCACAACATCAAGGACCTGTACGTTTCGGGAGCTGCGACCTCAAAAGATTGGGTTTCTATGGTTCAAGGTCCCAATGGAGTCCCCCAGCTTTATGATGACTCTCTCCCTGGTGTTTATTGCCCTGCCTGTCGAGGGAGAAGTTGCCGAGGAAGAGGACATTGCAATATGTGGGACGAGCTTTTGGATGTCCAAGGAAGGCCAATGGAACCCGGTGATTGGTACAAACAATGGGGGCCTTATGACACAATGAACCCTGTAAATTCAAGGGTCAAGAATTGCATGATGTCCTATGCTCCTTGTTCCGTTGTTTCAAAGGTCAAAGACTACCAAATAAGTCAAGGATCATATCCATTCTCGAAAAAGAATGTAAAGTCTATTGACGAGAGATATCTGGCGTTGGAAAATAATGCAAAAGAACATGCTGTTGACGTGGGGATAAGTTTGTCCCAAACCCAACCAGCGCCCATCCTTTTTCGTCTCGAGCCAGGAAGAAGGGCTGATTTGGGAGTGAACCCTTACGGCTACCCACCACAATTTATCTGGTTGTATGACCCAGAAACAGGAAGGGTTTTGAACGCGCCTGCTCATGTGATAAAATACCCCATAAACAGCATTTCAATCAACAGAGGTGTTTCGGGGCTGTGGTGGATGAAAGATTTTCATTTGCCCGGCATCTAGAAAATATAAAAAGTTTTATATTTCTTTGTTGCGAAAGTCTTCCCTTGAAGTGAGAGAAATGAGACCGGTCTCGTGGGCGTGTCTTGAATTGGATGAAAGAGATGACCATTCTAAGTTTTCGACTGCATTATTTTGCTTATTTCCATCCTTGTGATTAACCACAGTTTGGGAAGGAAGAGGAGGTGGGAGAAAAGCGGCTGTGATACGATGAACTTTGACATTGTAATACAAGTAGCCGTTGACCGGGGAGTCGAATATTTTGCGATTGTATTTCAACACGAGAATTCTCCCGCGAGAAGAAAATTCGTAGTTATGTCCTTCAATGGGCTTCCAAATCTTTCCTTCTCCACAATCACACATTTTTGTCTTTTGTTGAAACAAAAATCTTTGTTGCGTTTTTCTCGTGCAAAATATTTTATTCGCAAAATATTAGTAAGATGTCCGCTTGTTCACCAAATATGTGCAGTCCCTCGAAGGCGACTAACGGAAACTACGCGTGTGGCGCTCCCGGAGTGGCCTCTGGATACACCATGTTGGGTCAGCTTCCTTACGGAGGATACTACAGCCGCTTCCTGTTAAATGCTTATAGACCCTCAGCCGCTGCCGCTAACATGCAAAGCTATTCGTGTGCTGAACGAGTCCAACAGCCTTTCGCGGCTTATCCTCCTTCTCCTCCCCAGTCCCAAATCAGTGAATTATATTACCCACTCACTTCCCATGGTTGGGTTGGATGCCGTCGTTAGGTTAAACTGTCCCATTCAAAAGAATCAACCAGAGAAATGTTTTTGCAAAAACATTTCAAATGCGCTTCAAAAAGGTCACGTGCGAGGAAAGGAGGATGGGTATTTGTGGAAAAGAAGATTGTCCGGTTTGTCTTCCGAAAAGCTTCGCTTCTCATCCGCGAGTCAAGAACTGGAATTTTGAAAAGAACGAGGTTTTGCCTCACGAAGTTGTAAAAGGTTCGAGCAAATCTTTTTGGTTTACCTGTCACGACTGCAATCACGAACTTTACGCCATTATGGCCAACGTCGCGAGAGAGAAAAATCCTACTTGGTGCAAATATTGCAACAAGAACGATCTCTGCGAGTCGAGAGACTGTTCTTTTTGTTATGACAACTCTTTTGCCAACAACCCGAAAAGCGTCCTTTGGTCTTCTCGAAACTTTCCTGTGACTCCCAGAGATGTAAGAAAAAGTTGTGTCAAAAAGTTTTGGTTCGACTGTGAAAGATGTGGTCACGCATACAAATCTTCTGTGGATGATGTTGTCCATCAATCAACAAAAGGATGTCGTTATTGTGCTATATCAAACGGAAGGCTTTGCAAAGACAAAGAATGTTCCCAGTGCTTCAAAAACTCTTATGCGTCTCACGAAATGTCAGAGAATTGGTCGTTAAAGAAAAACAAAAACATCTCCCCGAGAGACGTGAGAATAACTTCGGGAAAAAAGTTTTGGCATAATTGCCCCGACTGCAAGCAAAACTTTCAACTCATGCCTAGAGACACAGTGCAAAGGAACTATTCTTGTCCTTTCTGCAAAAACAAGACAGAGTTCAAGGTTTTCAAGTTTTTACAACAAGAATACGGGGAAGATAAAGTCGTGCATCAATTCAAAGCCGAATGGTGCCGAAATCCGGAAACAGGAAAATATCTTCCTTTTGACCTTTGTATTGGAAAAACTATTATCGAGATTGACGGAAGGCAACATTTTGAACAAGTAGCAAAATGGACGAGTCCAGAAGAAACACAGAAAAGAGACAAACTCAAAGAAGACTTGGCGAAAGAGAACGGATTTGATGTCCTCCGTCTCTTTCAGCCTGACGTTTGGAGAGATTCTATTGAGTGGAAGGAACAACTAAGGAAAAATATCAAAGTATATTTTTTGAAACAAATGACTTTTCTCAAGTTCACCTCGAATAAATTTTTACATGTCGACTCAGGAAAGCATCCAAAATCTTCTGTGTGAACTGCCGTTGCACGAATGCCTTGAGACAGATACTCCGCTCCCGGCTCCTCCTCCCTTTCTTTTGCCGATGCCCTCGAAAAGTTTCTACGACGTTTCGCCGAGTTGGGCTAGGATACGCGATATGTGGAATGATTATCCCCGTGCTAACTTTCCCACACCAACGAGATATATCGAAGAATTGGAAAGGATGCCTGGCCCTGGGGACTTGGAAGGATTTTCTCTTCCTGAAGGCTCGAAAGAAATTTTCCTTCCAGTTCGAAAACACGAGAAGGAAAAGATTTTGAGCAAAGAGTGCCAAGGAAAGCCTTTTGTAGAACTTGACGCCACAAATCCGAGAGAACAGTTGGAATGGGAACAGAAACATGGCGAGACGCTGGACAAGGAATTCTGGAAAAGCGTGGCGAAATTGTGGGATGAGATACACTAGTAAAAAATATTTTCAAAACAGAAAATATTTTCGAGTAACCGAATTTCCCCAACACTATCCCCGAAATAATTTTTGTATGACGCTCATCTCTATTCTGGACGTGGAGTTTGAATTCGCTCCTCGTGGAAAACCATGCCACAAACACAAGATCAGCTACTATGAAGACGCAAAGAAATGGTCAGTCTCCAACAACTTTATGGAGCCAAACAACCCTTTCTGGAAACATTACAAAAAATACTACAACTCTCTGGAAGACGCCGTCCATGCCTTTTTTGACGCAGTGCTTTCTGATCCGTATTCCTCCGAAAAAAGACTCTATGGAAAAATACGGGCGCATTCAGTTGGAGATTTCCGACAAAACGTCGCTGAATGGGAAAAACCAACAGAAGAAGATTTTCTATTTCACAAGGAAATAGCGGGTCTTTTGTACTGCATTTTGTGTCGAACTGGAGGATTCTCCGGAGCTTCTCTAAAATGTGAAGAACATTTGGGAATGACGAGAGAAAAACTCGCTGAAGAACTCGACTCTGCCATTCAAAAATACTATCGCAAAAGAACAGCGGAGTAATTTCAAACTGCCCCAAAAAATATTTTCTCGGTCTTTATCAAAATATTTTCAAAAAGTCTTTGGAGGAGGAGGGAATTTTCGTGCCTCTGTCATCACTTTGGAAGCCGTAGAAGGCTGTTTTTCTTAATAACAACTCTCGAAAAAACATGACCACATCCGAATTTCTTAATATCAACTCTCGAAAAAGTCCATACTCATCCGAATTTCTTAGAAACAACTCTTGGACAAAAAGATAAAATATTTTACTTGTCTTTTATCTCGAGCAACAGGTTGCAAAAGAAAGAAGCGAGTTCTTCATACCCGGAAGCCGAACCCAACTGTTCCCTCTCGTATAAGAGCAGTTGGATATCCAATGCTCCCCTCAAAAAGATGTCTTTGTAAAAATCTATTGGGCCAGAAAAATTCTCATCCATTCTCTCCAAAAACCTTGTGCATTCTTCGGCATTCATAAGCAAAGCCAGCCTTTCCGAATCTTTTTTCTCAAAAGCTGCGAGAACAAGCTTTGACTTTTCAGGCCAAGGTAACTCTTTCGGACAAAGAAAATCTAAAAATTTATTGGGAAGATTCGGCTTCAAGAACTTTTCTTTGTTTTGAAAAAGCCTTCTCTTTTCCTCCTGAAAATTTTCTCTTTCCAAACATCTCCAAGAGACGTACTCTGCGTTTTCGAGAAATCTGTACATTTCCGCAAATAAATTTTGTCAAATATTTTAGACAGCAGAATCCAACCACAAACTATGCTTCATATAACAAAAAATGATTGTGTATCATTTTTTAGTCAAAGTACGTTATCGACCCGTTCCCGATGATACCGTTCGCCGAACATTCGTGTTTGAGCTGGTATTCTTTGCGGGAAAATGTTTGTCTCACATCTTCGCGCATAAACTCACCTTTTTGTTCAACGTTGGCGATGCTGTCCGCGTCAAATTCAACCAAAATTTGTCTGTAGACCACAAGGACCATCGGGAGGCTCTCTGGAAGTTCCAAAATAAAAGTTTTTTCTTTATTGCAAGGAACAAGATGAAACTTCATTATTTTATGCCCTGTCGTATCGGAGATGGTGCAAGACCTCACGTTCGTTCCTTTTACCCTCAAAAGATTCACAGTGTCTGTTTCTCTCGTCAGCACATATTTTTTTGGAGAATGGGGTGTGCATGCCTTGAAGACTTTTAGGACCTGGAGAATTTCCTCTATCGGAAACTTGTCATCTCGATGTTTGTAATTTGTTCTTCTCTTTTTCCAGAATTCACGGATTCTTTCGGCTGCAGCTTTTTCTTTTCTGATGCGTTTCTTTGCGAATTTCAGAGTTTCATGGTCTTGTAAAGCCAAGGAGACAATCTCGCGTTTTCCAAGAAATTCGCACATTTCGTTTCTGAGCTTGACATTTTAGACTTTCGTGTGATTTTATAGTACGGAAAGATGCCAAACTCCACAGAGTATAACGAAAGCTTCCCCTTTCCTATTTGGACACACCCGATGCCAAACACAATCTTCCCTTCGGGTTTCCGAAGAAACCATTTCTCGGGAACAAAACCAAATGCAAAATAGTCCAAAGTTTATCCTTGTTTTTGCGTACAAAAATGTCTTCTGTTTTACAACTTTCTGTGGGTGAGTTTATCCATGTCTCGAAAAAGACTGTATGGGACATGACTTTCTCTTCTGATGACGAGCCGGAGGATTCAGACGAATTTTGGACTTGGGTTTACACATCCGATGGAAGAAAGAAGAAAACACTTCAGAGTTTCAAAGGCATCAAATAAAATATATTTTCTATATATTTGCTATCTCCCCGCCAAAACATCGACTAAAGTTTCCAGTAGCGCTTCTTTCATTTCGCAAGGGACTCTTTCGCATGGTTGCGATCCGCCAGTAAACAAAGAATTTAGGATGATGTCATCACAATTCCAAAGACTTCCCGTGGCATAATTGTCGTTTCCCTCGACAAACGCATAAAATCTCCCAAAGCCATACTCCCTCCACCGCAGCATTTTGTGGTATTTCTCCCAAAGCGCCTTAGCTAGGATATGAATTGTCCACTTTTTGTTAACAAAGTAGACGCTTCCGTCTCTCTTCGAGATGTGTTTCTCGCCGTTATACCAAAAAGTTTCTCCTTGCATTTTAATCTCCGAAACACAACGGGCCTTATTCAGTAATATTTTACAGCGTAAAATATATGTCGCGGATTATCATGTACCGAAAGAATCCTAATCTTCCAACAAAATGACGGGAGTCTCTTGGTCTCCGTTAGCGCTTGCTAGAATAGTGGTCGTGAGCGTCACTTTCTTGATGGGTTCAAGCCAATAATTCCCAGAATACGTGACGCCCACAACGACGGGAAGGTTTCCATGCTGTTCCTTGACAACAGTGAGTCTGTCGATCAGATCTTGAATAGTTTGGTGTTCCATATCAAAAAATAAACATAATCACCTTTCCCTTAATCGTTTTCCGAGAGACACTTTACTCATATTTTTTACTCTGAAACAATGACTTCACAGACAAACAGTGGAGACACAAAGGAAGACTCTCTTGAGAAACTCTTTCGAGAAATCCAATGGGATCGGGAACGAGATATGCGTATGCGCATCCAGAACGAACAAGAAGACAGAGAAAGAACATGGTCGAGTGTGTATGCGACATCCGATCCTAGGACCAGAAAAACGGAGAGCGGTGCATTCGAAAGGCAGGACTTCCTTGTCCTTTCGTCTCTCCCAACAAGTTTGGAACCGATGAGTTCACTTGTTCACAAAAGAAATACTGATGCACAAAACAACACAAAAGACATGTTCGACAAAATACGCCAACAAACCAAAGAAGGACAGATTATCTACGAAGATACAGATCCATTGTTTGTTGCGCTTCCGGAAGGTACTCACCTCAAGTTTGCCACAGAGAATTTTTTGCGAATGATGAAAGATGAATAATTTTTGGAAAAATTATTCTTTTGCCAACTCTTTTGACTTTTCCTTTTACAATGTCTTTCTTCCAAGTCATCGGCTCAAATGATCCTTTTGTTCTTCCAGGAACTTTCTATAATTTGAGGGAACTTTTGCAGAACCAAGTCCCTCAAATTCAAGACGAAGACATGCCTGAACTGATAGACGGTTCCGATGATGAAAGTGGAGAAGAACACGAAAATTCACTCGAGTGGGAAGAAGATGAACAAGACTTTTTGGGAGAACATTTGGAGAGACTCAGAACGCAGATTTTCCAACTTTCCGGTTATGATGATTGTTTCAACCTTCTTTGCCCCTGTGGAAGATGCGATAAATACAGAGGACAACCTCTCGTCTACCAAAAGCCAACATTCAAGACTCAAGTTTCTGTGGAAGACTTTGCCGACTATTCCAAATTTGAGAAGACTCAGACCTATTTCTAAGTATTATCAGAAAGATACTACTTATTCGCAAGTATAAATTCCGTGGACCCAGTATCCCATTTTTCCTGTAGAGTCTTTCGGAAGATTGTCGTAGTCTGGAGAGTCGGGCGCCACTCCGGGACAAGGATATGTTCCCAAAGACGAGGAGTCGACAACAAAGTCACAAGTTTCCTTTCCATTGCAAAGCATTCCAACCTGTCCAGTTACGTCCCGAATTCGGCACTGTCCGCTTCCTCCCACTCCAGAAAGCTGATCATCGGAACTCGTAGCGGACATTGGACCACATACACTATTCGGAGTCCTAGAGTCAGTCAAAGGCGAACTTGTGCATTCCAGGGAAGGATCATAAACTTCATAAACGGCGCCAATCACAGAAATCTTTTTGCCAGCGGGACAGCTCATCTGCGGTCTCCCGTCTCTTTTCAGAACCTGTTCTCCCTGGTGAGCTGCAAAAGGTCTCAAAAGATTGGCTTGGGCCTCTTGTCCAAATTTCGCATCAAGAATCCCAAATCCAACAAGGAGAGCGACGACAGCGATGACAAGCACCACAATAAAAATCCAAAGGGCAACAGCCATTACTTCAAGTTTGAGAAATTGCAGAAAACCTTTCATATTTGTTTCGTGAGTAAGCCAAAATGTCTAGAAGAAAAAAGCAAGATGAAGTGAAAACTTACCCTCTTTTCGGAATGGTCAAAGAATATACACTCGACCCTTTTTGGTGTGATGTCCTTGATAATTTCATGAATGGGAATTTGCACCCAGGGATTCGTGTAAAAGAAAATTCCGTCTTTATTGGTGCGGAAGAATTCGAGACACAGTGTTTTCAAGAGGAAGGAGACCAGGACCAAAGAGCAGAGACAAGCATGCTGATACTCGGCTCCCTTCGTACTGAGCTCGGGATTATGTCAGAGACAGAAAAATTTGAGGCAAAGTTTGAGTCTTTCTCCTCGGAAGCGCAAAGTTCTTCTTGGACAAAGGTCAAAAGCAAAGCAAAAAGAGAGATGTTTGTGCTGCAGTTTACGGAAAAAGAACAAAAAGAAAAGAACTTGACCAACGAAGAAAGACAAAGTTTATACTGGGTGTTGATAACCTCCATTGACCTCGGCTGTATTCGACCAGAAAACATCATAATGAAAAATGGCAAAATAGAGGAAGTGGAAGGTTTGATGTACGACCCGGAAACGGCAAGCTACAGCCTGAAAGAGTTCACATTCCCGAATTCAAAGTCTTCCTCAAAGACAAAAATCTGTTCAAAACTCGGGGTGACTTTTGCAAGGTATCTTGTCGCCAAAGCAAAAGAGGTTGAATGTCGATGATATTTTTATGCGTAAAAATATAGTAATATGAAAGCTTCCACTGGAGTCGGAATTGGTATTCTTATTTTTGTCATGATTCTCCTGGGAATTTCCATCTATCTTTTTGTCTTTGCTGAAAGAGAATACAGCAACATTCGCGGATGGCCGCTGTATAGAGGATTTGCGCAGATTGGAGGGAGGGACTTGACTTTGTCTTGCCCAGCGGGAAAAAATATCACCTTGGAAAGAGCGACGTACTCTCCTTTCGGCAGCGGAGCACAGTGCGCGGATTGCTCAGAGATCGACGTTACAGCGGAACTTAAAGAACAAACGGACGGCAAAAACTCTATAAATCTGCAAAACGTGCCCACATCCGGAGTCTGGAACCAGAAGAGGGTTTGCCCAACTGGACAGAGTTGCGCTACCGGATACGTACTTTCCGGAAATTTTAGTTGTTCATAATCAAAGGTATTTTCTTTCTCTTCAAAAGAAAAATATAGAATGGAACAAGCAACTGACACTCAACTCCTCAACTTTTGCCTGAATATCCTTCGTTGTTCCCGAGAAGAGATTCAGGAGAGATATATCTCTGTGAGGGACCTCTCCAAGGCGGTGAAAGAAAAAGTTCCGATATGGGACACGAAGCAACAACTTTTGGTTCGCATTTGTGAAGGGGGTAAATGTTCCTTTGATAATGAACTTCAGAAGAAATTTCCAGAACTCGTCTTTCCCAAGTTTGAGGGAAAACGCCTCGTGTTGACAAAAGAACCCAGAAAAATTCTAAGTGTTTTTGTGGATGAAGAAAGGATTGAAACTCTTGCGAGAATTGGGTGTATCAAAAATTTGGAGTCTCTGGCCTTTTCCGAAGAGCAACTGGGAAAAGACACTGAGCAGGTCATCGAAAGAATAAGATGCATCTGTCCTTGTATCAAAATTTCTCTGCATCCCGAAAAAGAAACAGAAGTTCAGAAAAAGAAGAGGGAGGAAGCTCCCGCTGTCACAGAGGAAAAGAAAAATGTTGCAAAGTGGGAGGCTGTGTCCCTTAAAAAGTTTACTTACCATCCCAAGTTTTTCCCAAAGGGATGGAGTGACTTTTTCGAAGAGAAGAAGGACCATATCGACGAAATCAGCACAGTTCTCAAGGGTGACAGAAACAAAAAGATAACTCCACCGATTCTCAGTGTTTGGAAGGCTTTCCAAGAAACGCCGAGAAACGCAGTCCGAGCGGTAATTCTCGGTCAAGACCCTTATCCGACTCCAGGAAACGCGATGGGGCTTGCTTTTTCAGTCAAAAAGGGAAAGAAACCTGCCGCTTCCCTTAAAAATATTGCCGAAGAAGTTGAGAAACAGGGCTTCAAACTCTCTGGTTCCGGGGACTTGACTTGTTGGGCGAAACAGGGCGTTCTTCTTCTAAACACAGCCTTGACAACCATCGAAAACGAACGCGGCGCCCATATCAAAACGTGGGGAGACTTTTCGCGAGATGTCATCAAACATCTTAATGAACATTGCGAAGGGGTCGTCTACATCCTCTGGGGGGAATCAGCTAGAAAATTCAGAGACATCATTAATGGCAAAAAAAATCTCGTCCTCGAATGTGCTCACCCAAGCCCGTTATCAGTCGAGAAATTTCGAGGTAACAACCACTTTGTTTTGGCGAATGAGTACCTCGAAAAGAATGGGGGCGAACCTATTGACTGGTCTTTTTGAAATCTTTTTTTATTTTTTACCTCTGCAAAGATAAAAAATATGGATTGCGCAACGAGAAAAAGAGGAAAGCTTTGCGGTGAGAAAGAATGCGAACATTGCTTTAAACGGTGCTTCGCGTCTTGCGAAAAGTCAAAGTATTTAGCTGAAGGGCAGGAAGACCCTTTTCTGATTGCAAAGTATTGCAAAAGAAAGTTCTTGTTCGTTTGTCCGATGTGTAAACATGAATTCGAAATGACAGTGAGCAATGTTACAAACGGTAAGTGGTGTCCATATTGTTCGAACCAAAAACTGTGCGATTCTTTCGAATGCGAAATATGCTTTAAAAATAGCTTCGCCTCCCACGCAAAAGCAAAGTGTTGGAGCGACAGGAATAAGAAAACTGCAAGACAAACTTTTCCGCGCTCGAATAGTGATGTATGGTTCGAATGTGAAAAGAAGCATGAATTCAAAGCGAAAGTGGCTAACGTTTCAAACGGCAGTTGGTGCCCAAAATGCCAAAATAAAACAGAAGCTCTTGTTCTCAAGTTCTTAAAAGAGAACTTTGAAAAGTCAAAATATCAGTTCAAAGCTAAATGGTGCAAGAACCCCAAAACAAATAGATGCCTTCCCTTTGACTTTTGTGTTTCGAAGACCATCATAGAAGTCGACGGAGCACAGCACTACAAACAAGTCATGAATTGGAAGTCTCCTGAAGAAACTCAAATAAACGACAGATACAAGGAAGAATGTGCTACCAAGAGCGGCTATTCCGTTATTCGTATCCTTCAAGATGATGTTTGGAACAATAAAATAGATTGGAAGAAACTTTTACTTGAACACAACAAGGACTATGAAACACCTACAGTTGTTCGTCTTTGGGAAACTCTCTAAATATTTTTATCAGTCAAAAATGTCATCTTATACTTTAAACAAAGTCCTTTCAAAAGACGCCAACAGACAAAAAAGGAATGGGAATTTTTGGAACAAGACGCAAAATATCTTTTTGTGTTTTTATCTTTGCAAAGATAAAAAATGGGTGAAATGCAAAAAATTGTTCCATGGCCCTCGGTAAACATCTCGAGAATCGCAAATAAGCCTTATTTCGTCATACCCGGAGTTGCGTTCCAAACAAAAGAAAGGGATGACTCCATCGTTTCAATCGAAGCTAATTTTTCGGGGACGCGAAAATACGCGAAGTAAAAATAAAATATGCAGGGATACAACCAAATATGTCGAAAAACTCTTTTGGAGTCTCACGATGATGGAACAACAAGTTTTCCCGAACGCTACAGAGAGTATTTTCCCGATATTTTAGTTCTGAAAGAAAACAATGGGCGCCTTTTTTGTTTGGAAAGTATGGATACACTCAGGGAAAAAAAGATAAGTTTCACCCACGCAGAAAATTGGTATCCTCACGCCGAAGAAGGAAGAGATGGGGGCCGTTTTTTGACTTTTGAATCCGTGCTCTTGCCTTTTTCAGACTTTGAAAAAGTTGATGAAGCAATTCAAAGTCTCGGAGGTTCCGTTTTTGTCCGACTCTCTTCCCTTTCTCCAAAGTTTTTCGAACCAGTTCGAACGAAAGAAGAGGTTCTTTTGGTGTTGACAGAGTCAGAAAGAACAAGGGATAACTTGGAAAACTCCACGCTCTTTCTAAGGAAATACTTTGAATTTCCAAAGAATAAAGAGTTTCGTCTTTTTATTCGGAATGGGAAGTTGAGAGCGATATCTAAATACGACCCAGAAGAAGACTGTGGTTTTTCGGAAGAAGAAGTTCGCAAACAAGTGACGAGATGGTTTCGTTGTTTGTGTTTGGAGGGGCTTTTGTCTTTTGAAGACTGTACTCTGGACATCGTCATATGGAAAGAGAAGAAAGACTTGTCATTGTTCGACGATGGAATATTTCTGATTGAGTACAACAGCTACGGCGAGGACGCTGTTTCCGGAAGTTGTCTTTTCGACTGGGAAAAAGATTGGGAAATTTTAACAAAAGGAAAGGCTGTTACGAGGTGTTAAATCTTTTTATTTTTTTTATCTTTACGAGCAAAGATAAAAAAATGGACGAGATTCGAAAGGCAGTTCCTTGGCCTCTTTTGGATATTTCGACCATTGGATGCAAGACTTATATGGTGCTTCCCGGTATTACTTTTTCCTACAAACTTAAAAAAAACGGGACAGAACAGGTTCTGGCGAACTTTTCTGGGCATCGGGTTTCTTATCGGGGAAAGGACAGAATTGTCGATATCTTTGTCGAGACGCTGAAGGATTTTGTCTCATCGGAAGAAAAAAGAACGGGAAATACTGAGATTGTTGGGAGACTTTTGAAAAACATCGGGGACTTGGAAAAAGAAAGAGATGAGTACAAAAGAAAATACGAAATGGCGAAAGGTGCCATAGAGTTTGCTCCGGGGAGCGAAGAATATGAAAATGCGAAGAAGAGGTTTTATGAAAATATATAGAAAATACATTTTGAATCGACTCTCGTTTGGAACATTCGTAATTTTTTCTTTCACACAATGAACACTGTCCAGCTCATCGCGAACAAATCCGAGACTTTTTGGGAGGTTGACATTCTTCGAGACCAAGAAAAGTCGGACAAAACCGTCGTCCTTTTTGTGTGCGACGACTCTGAGTTTGTTTGCAGAAAAACAAGAGAGTTTTTCGAGAACATCTTTGAGGAACACCAAGGAGTTTCTTTTGGTGGACTTGACGAGATTTCTGTGCTTTTCGAAAACGCTTGCAGGATGTTTGCGAGGGAGAAGATGTACGAGACACTTGACGAGTTTCTTTTGGTCATCAAAGAACTTGAGGAGCTGCCAATCACTCAAGGGCAAAAGGCGGCGATTCGTGGACTCAGAGATGAAATAATGAGGATTGAGGCTGATGTTGCGACAAGCTTCACAAAGACACAGGCAACTCCCGAAAAGTTCCTTTTGTAAATATTTTTTAAAAAAAAATATTTTGGGTATTTATTTGCATGGTCTGTTTTTGCCAGAAAACACAAGTCTACCTTTTTTGAGCCAATAAAACTTTCCATCCTTTCCCTCGATGCACACCACATCTTTCGGGACCTTTTTCGGCTTCTTGCTTGTTTTGAGGAACGCTCTCTTTTCGCAAAGTTCTCTGTCCCATTCTTTCTTTCCTCGGGTTCTTTTCCCATTCATGAACCAGTAATACTTTCCGTCCGTACCGACTGTGCATTTCACCCCTTTGGGAAGTTGTTTGGGAGGGGAAGATGTTACCAAAAAGGCTTTGGGTTCTTCTTCTTTCTTTTCTTCCAAAACTTCTTGGCGCAGTTCTTGCAAACTCTCTGCCTCTGCGATACCCGTCGTCGCGACAGCGCTCAAAAGCTCGAGTTTTTTCTGTGGAGTCTTTTGGTCAAAGACAAGAGAAAATCTTTCGTTGATTGACTCTGCAACCTTTCCAATGTCTGTGATGTCCACACCCTTTTCAACAACTCCCTCTTTCTCGAGAAGAAGAATGCCTTTGGGTACCCTTTCGACTGTATCTTTTTGCAAATTCCTGATGGTTTCCCATTCAGGAATTTGAAAGACAAGACTTCCCTGTTCCTCAGAGTTCACAAGAGTGATACAGGACGCCATGTTCAAAAACTCTGTACCGTCAAGAGAAGACGCCTCAAACTGTTTCTCGGCCCAAACCATGAATCTATGGGCGGCCAAAGGCATAAATGTGTCAATCTCGTCAATGTCAACATATGGGAGGAATGCAGCCTTTTTAAGACCAGAAATACAAAGTCTTCTTTGTGGTTCGAGAGCGGCAAGATATTCTGAAATTTCAGAAGATGTGACGAGTCCAGCCATTGCAGCGAGACGAAGGACTCCGAAACTCTTTGATCCGGAAGCAGAGAAAACTTCACGAAGATTCTTCTTTGAAATTCCCCTCTTTTCCAAAAACAAAAGGGAATCCTCTCTGAGTTGCTCCGCGAGCCTCTCGTATCTCGGATGATTCAAAACACCGAGGGCTCCGGCGGCGACGAGAACTTCGTGTTTCAGAACGGGGTTTTCCGTTTCTTCGAACCAAAGGTCGACTCTCGCGGCAAGGTCATCAGCAAACTCGAGAACTTCCGGTACAAGCATCCCTTTCGGAGCAATGTCCAAAACCTTGAGAACCATCAGAAAGTAGGCCATTGCGTCTGACCTCGCGATGTTTGTATCGAGTTCTTTAAGGTTCTCGTCGAACTGGATGTCTTTCTTTTTTGCGAGTGTTCCAATCTTGACCTGGGGTCTTTCGGAAGTCCCAAGAACTCTTTGTACGCATTTTGCGGTCTGTTCATCCCATACTCCGGAACGGACTCGCATCTCAACCTCGCGGAGTTCTCCAAGAGACACGAGGGAACCCTGAGAGACGGTTGACACGCCTTTTTCCCGGAGGTTGCGGAGACATCTTTCGAGTTCCTTTTCCTTTCTCTTTGCTTTTTCTTGGGACATAATACCAAGAGATTGAGCGCACTCGAGAATTCTCAGCTTTTGCAGGATGTTTGCTTCTTTAAAAGCGTACTGCAATGAGGCACCGTACAGATGGATTTCTGATGGATGGACGAATTCGGCCTCTTTGGGAAAAACGCCGATGTCCATGAAAAAGTCTCTGCACTGTTTCTTTTTTTCTGAAACTTTGAGTGAGCTCATGACTTTGGGAGAAACAAGAAAAGCTTCTTTTTCTCCAATGCGAACCTCTTCTCCCTCTCCGAGAATTCCCGTGATTGTTGCACATTCGCGAACTTTTTGAGAAAGAGTTTCATCTTTTGAAGATTCGAGGAAAAGGGCAACTCTCCTTTTCGCTCTCAGGGCCTCGTCTTCTTCAAGAACGAAAGCGCCTCTTTCCTTCCAAAGCCCCAATGTTCCAAGAAAAGATACGCAGTTCTTGACCGTGGAAACTACTCGTTCGAAATTTCGCAGTTGTTCTTCGGCTTGCCTTTTGCTTTCAAAAACACCAAGAACAACGAGGCAAGTCATAACGCGAGAAACTGCGACTTTGTCTTGTCCAAACTTGGAGTACCAGATAAAGAGACGAGGAAGAACGTATTCACTTTCTGGAGGAATTTCTGGTTCGAGGATGCCTGTCTCAATCATATATTTTGAACATGTGTCGGAACTTGTCTGTCTTTGGAATTGTTCTACTTTGTACGGTGTTTTGAAGACGCCAAGATCAACAAGACATTGTTTGAGTTTGACTGATGTTCTTTGGTCAGCCTTTGAGGTGACAGACCACTTTGCAAACGCTCTTTTTACTTCTTGTTTGTCGGAAGTGTCGACCCCGAGTGTTTGTGAAACAAAGAAAGAACAGTAGTCCTTTCTCTTCTCTTTCAAAATATCGGAAAAGTCGGAAAAATCTTCTTCGGGAATTCTTCCGGACAAACACGCCAAAACTCTGGCAAACTCAAAAACATTTTCTTCTTGTTGGAAATAGATCTTTGCAGACCTCGAAATTTCTTCCGGAGTTGTTCCGGAGATACGCTTGCTTTGGAGCTTATTCGCACAACGCGACGACATTACATATCGCAAAGATTTTTTGTGAACAAAATCCAAAAGACGAGAGAGAAGAGCATAAAATTTTCAAGGATGGAAAATTTTATCGAGGACGAAGAGTTTCCGACAATCTGCCAACCGCGTTTTTTGGACATTCAGCTCTATGAACATCAAAAAACCACGGTACATCGAATGTTGGAGATGGAGGAGAAGAAAAGGGTTGAAACAGAAGGAAAGCGAATTGACACGCGCTTTGCCATTGTTGGCGACGAACCGGGCTACGGAAAGACCCTGTCTGTCTGCACTCTTATCGCCCTAGGAAAGATGCAACCAACAGACGAAGAACTCAGCAGTTGTTTTAGAGGCACGACGAGGTACCAATGCGGCCCTCTTGTTTCGGTGGAATATGGAAGTTTTGACGATGGAGTTCGGGAACTTTTCATTGACGCAACTCTTGTTGTTTGTTCCACTTCCATCCTCGCTCAATGGGAGAGGACTTTGAAGCTCGCAAAGGGGAGGGTGCGCATCATCAAAATCCTTTCGAAGAAGGATGTCAAGACGTTCAACGACATGGCCGGAGAGTTTGGAACACGAAAGGAAGTTGTCGTTTTGTGCACCGACAAGATGTACAATTTCCTCGCAAGATTGGTAGACGGACTCATCTGGAAGAGGTTTGTATTTGACGAACCCGCGTCCATTCACATTCCAAATATGCAGCCTTGGAAGGCCTGTTTCTCTTGGTTTGTCACAGCAACATACCACATGTTTTTCGAACATTACAACTTCATCAAGAGGACCAAAAAGAGCTACATGAAAGAAGTTTTGAGATATTTGGACAGAAACATCATCGAGACTCTTGTCATCAAAAACCCGCTAGAGTACATCATCTCTTCTCAAGACCTTCCTCACCCCATCGAAGTCGTCCATCGTTGTTTTGAAAATGCTGTGGGAGGTGCTGTCCAGGACTTTGTGCCTTATGATGTCCAGGAAATGATAACGGCCGGAAATATTGCCGGTGCCATTGTCGCTTTGGGAGGAGATGCGACCGAAAAGAATGTCTATGAGGCAGCGAGGTACAAGCTTCAGAAGCGCCTCACAAAGGCCAAAAACAAAGTCAGAGAATATGCGAGGTACAAACAGTCCGAAGACGAGTATGGAAAGTCTTTGCTTCAGAAATGGGAAGATGTCAAGGTTGAGATGAAAGAGAAAATTCGTTGTCTTGAGGAAAGGATGCGGGAAGCTCTCGAGTCTTCTTGTCCCATCTGTTGTACGGAACTTAACGAACCTGTTTTGGCGCCGTGTTGTCAACACATCTTCTGTGGTGGATGTATTTTCCCCTGGCTGACAAAAGACGGAACAACGGGAAACACTTGCCCCACTTGTCGTTCCAATCTTTTGGCTGGGGACCTGATGGTTCTTTCTAAGGAGCCGAGGAAAAAGTGCGACTTGGGAGAAGGCAAAGGGAAAGAAAAGGTTCAAAGGGAGGAAAGAGTCATGACAAAGATTGAGCACATCCAAGAAATTATAAAGGATGAGAATGCCCATGTTCTCATCTTTAGTTCCCACGAAGATTCTTTCGAGGGAGTCGAGAGGGTTTTGAACGAAGCCGGTATCGCGTTCGGAATGATAAAAGGTCACAAGAGCTCGAGGGAGCGGGTCATAGCGGACTTCATGTCAGGAAAGCTTCGAGTTGTTCTTATAAACGCAAAGTTCAACGCGAGCGGTATTGACTTGCAAAAAGCAAACCATGTGATCCTTTTGCATTCGATGAAAGATTACATCCGTCGTCAGGCTGTTGGAAGAGCGCAAAGGCTCGGAAGGAACGAGCCTGTGATTGTGCATAGCTTTTTGGAGTAGAAGAATGTTTTTTATGTTTTGCCAATAAAAAACTCTGTGTTAAAGATGGACCTTCGAGACATTTCTGCTGCCTGGTCAAGGCTACAAGGAAGAATTTCTGCTGCGGAGGCCGCGAATGACGAAGTCGCTCTTTTGTCACAACTTACCGCTCTCGGCACCCTTTTGGAAGCATCACTCGACTCTGGAGTCGAAACTTTGAACGTCAACGGAAAAGTCGTGGACATCCAGAAAGAGTCTGTCCGTCTCCAAAAAAGACTTCAGATTACAAAAGACGACGTTCGCTCTCGGTATGTTGCCGAGGACGATTCTGATTCTCTTTGCAAAAACTTTTCTCCAATAATTTTTGAGCAAGGGCGAAAGGAATGCCGTGACTGGTTTGACACTGTCATTGGTCTTGAAAGGCCAAAGAAGGAACTTCAAGACGGTCTCATCAACACCCTGAAATATCCAAAACTGTTTGGAGAACCAACAAAGGGAATTTTGCTGTATGGCCCTCCTGGAACCGGAAAAACAAATATTGTGAGAGCTGCCATCAACGAACTTTCGAGTGCGGGAAACATTCGGATTCTTTTCTATGCTCCTTCAGCCTCTCAGCTCAAAGGAAAATACTTTGGAGAATCAGAAAAGATGATAACTTCTATGTTCACGTGCGCCTCAAAAGAAGCTTGTAGTTTGGGTACACAACTCAACTCTGACGCAAGCAAAGAAAGTGTGGATGTCCTTTCTGTTATCTTCTTGGACGAATTCGACTCCATTGCGGGAAACAGGAGTGACGACAAATTCGCTGCGACAACAGTGAACAGTTTGTTGCAGGTGATGGACGGAATCACGTCATATCCAAACGTCGCGATGATTGCCGCCACAAATTATCCGTGGAATTTGGACCCTGCCATTCTCCGTCGTTTTACGACATCCATCCTCGTCGACCTCCCATCAAAAGAGGATATTTACGACCAGATGATGGCTCTTCTAACCACTCATTTTGACGGTCTCAAAAAGGTGACGGATACAAGGTCACTGCAAAGGTTCTGTGAGTCTTTGGGAAAGCCAGGTACATCAAAAGCAGTCGGAGCTCCTTGTAAACGACCAGAAAAAAGAGCAGAGTTTTGGAAACTCCCTCCATACAACACTCTGATTCGGAATCTAAGTGAGCCACGTTTGAGAGCCCTTGCAGAAATTTGCGAAAAAGAGATGTACTCTGGAAGTGATATTGCTCGTCTTTTCAAAAATGTTGTCCAACAAGTCGCCACCCAGGCCGTGGAAACAAACACTTTTATGAGGTACACATTTCCCACAAAAGGCGGTCAAAGGTACGGAACTTTTTTGAGCACTCTTTCTCTGGGTCCGGACGACCTTTTGAAAGCATTTCAGAAAAATAGAATGGACTTTAGGTTCCTAAACTCTCCCCAGACTTTGACGATAAAGTTTGCCCAAAGAAATTTCTTGAACAAGAGTGTTTATCCCATCTTGAATTTGAACGACCCAAATATTCACGATGTATTTCTTGAACTTTTTGAAGGGCAAACTTTCCCACAAAAGATGGTTGTAATTACATCCTATATCACAGAGATTCATCAACAAGACCAAAGCGTTTTGCCAGAGATCCCCCCGGAACTTTATGCGGGAAGGCAAACAAAACCTTCTCCCAAAAAACAACAAAGAATTCTCTATAAATTTATTGAACAGCATCTTCTTTCCAAGGGTTACGACATGACCATTTTGCAAGACACTCCCTGGCAAGAACTCATAACTTTGGTGAACAATGCTCAGGTTATGGAAGCTTTGACCTTGCTGACAGTTCCCGGTATGAAAAGAGTCGAAGAATTTTACATTGCCACCGAGATTGACTTGTCTCCCGGAACAGCGCGCAAGGTTTTGGATTATTCAAGGTCGGCATGGGCAAGACTGACAGGGGCAGAGTATGACTCGAAAAAATCTGCACAAGAAAAAAGAGAAGAGTTTTCGAATCTTGTCAAACTTTTGTCGAGCGGCAGGAGCAGTCTATTGACAACATGGGGAAGCAACATCGGCGCGAGTTTCGAATATCCGGTGACTGACTCATCCCTTTTGTTTGAGTTCCTCTTGAAAAGAAGCGTAAATATCCCGTACTCTGTATTTGGTTTGGATATGGGACAGGTGTTCCAATGGCTTCTCGGAAGTCAACCAGAGGCCGTCGGAGTGACGGGTTTGGAGGCCGCATCCGCTCTTGGAAAAAAGAGGGAAGTTCCTTTCTTGCGCTCTTCCTCGAACCCCGTAAGCGTCACGAAACTCATGGAGAGAACCCTGCCTTGCGAAAGCATCGAAGTGTTTTGGAACTCTTTGGACGGTAATGAAAGGCAGAGACTCACAGAGTGGTTCGATACTCCCGGCTCCCTTGGGGATGATGAGAGTGTTTTGAAAGACTTGAGTATTTCAAAGACCACGGGACAGAAGAGATGCCTTTCCGATCTCAAACTTTTGTACTCAAAATACAACGCGAGCTCTCAAAGAGCTCTCGCCCAAAGTGTCACCAACTTTAATGTATCTGACAAGCACTTTGAGGAAGCAAAAAAGCTGGTGAAGAGTTCTGTGGATAAAACAAGCGTTGATAACCTTCGAAGATATTCACAGAGCCCATCGACTTTTGTTTTGGAAAAGAAACAATAAAATATTTCGAGAAATATTTTATCGAAATAACAAAAATCCCCCAAAGATCACTTTCACATTATGCAGCGCATTCAACTTGTTGCGTACGGTTGTTTCGACTGTTGGGAACTCCATGTTCTCCACAACGAGAAAAAGAACAGGCATTGTATTGTCTCCTTTCTTTGTGAGGAATTTGACCAAGAACTCAAGGGTAAATACGAAAGAGCAAAAATTGGACATCTCGACGAGACATCACTCCTCTTTTTCAAGGAGTGTCAATCTCTCCTCAAAGAAAAGTACAACAAAGAAATCTCTGAACTTGAAAAGTCTCTGGAACATTACGAGCAAAAGAGAAGGACCAAGAAGGCGTATATGAAAATGCTTGTCCTCCGAAACGCCTTGCAAGCTCATCGGAACGCGCTGGACGCGTCTCTAAAAAGCTTCCAGTATACGCCTGAAAGAAACATCCTCTAGTTATTTTATCCAGGATAAAATAACACAAAGAAAAAGGCAAATGGAGCAAGAGCTTTTTCCTTCTGTCTATGTTGTCGTATCGGAAACTTCTGTTCGGGGCGATGCGAAGTGTCTCTTCTTTTCAAAAAACATCGAAGATGCCGTTCTCTTTGCCAAAAACCATATGAATGAAATTCAGGAATCTATCGACTCTGAAGAGTATCGGACCTTTTTGAACAAAGGGGAAAATTATTATTTGCTAAAGACTCAAGAGATGGGCCTTTTGTGGGACGGACCTATTGCTTTTCACACCCGACTTTCCGTTCAAAGGGTCGAATCTGTATGCGACAGGGTATAATAAAAATATACTTATATTTTTACGCTCCAAAGGTCGACTCTTCCGAGTACAAAAGGCAAAGAATCTGATCATTGCCCTCATGTTCTTGAACAAGTTCCCCCATTGTTTTAGTCATCAGAAGAGGTCTTCTTTTCTGTGAGCTGACGACAGTCAGCGTTTTGTTGGAAGGACAGTATTTCCTCACTTCTGCCATTGTATGGGCAAAACTTGTGTCTTTGTGGATGATAAACTTTTCTTTCGTTAGGTAAGATTCCCCACGAAAGGGATAAAATATTACTGCGACTCTTTCGGGAAAACGTCTCTTCAGAATACTGTGTATCTTTGTTTTTTCCTCGTCGGTCAACATCCTTACCCTTTAACAAAAGTCAGCGAAAGGCATCTTAAAATAATTTTAGTATTTCTTTCCCATCAACAGCCACCAAACAAAGAAAGCAACTGCGAGAATCACGAGGATAGTCAGAATGCCTCCGGAAAACATTCCTTGAAGGAGCCAGATAACGAACAGAAGCAAAAGCGCCGCGAGAAGAATCTGAAGAGGGGACATTACTTTTGTTGGCAAACCAAGAAAAAATATTTCAGAAATATTTTTTCTGAGGAACCAAGATGAGCGAGAACTTTGAACTGAACGATGATCAAAAGAGAGTGACGCGCTGTCTCGCGAAATTCATGGCTCGAGAGCCATCTTCAAACTTTCGAAAGAACTGCGTTCTTTTGTTTGGAGCGGGAGGAGTCGGAAAGACTACCACAGTCCGTCGTTTCTGCCTTTCATACTTTGAAAAGAAAGAGGATGTTGCTCTCGCTTGTCCAACGCACAAGGCAGCCGAAGTTCTGAGAAAGGGAATGGAAGGGTTTGACGTTGTCACCATCCACAGATTTCTCGGGCTGCAGTTTGTCTATGACAGGGAAGGAAATGGGACGATGGAGAGAGTCACAGAGCTCGATCAAACGAGATATGTTCGGCTTTTGGTCGTGGATGAATGTTCTATGATCGACAGAAAACTTTTGGAGTATATTGGTGACTGGTCCCGCCATCACATGACAAAAGTGCTCTTTCTTGGAGACAAGCATCAGCTTCCACCTGTCGGAAGTTCCTCTTCTCCGGTTTTTGACCTTGTTTCGCCCAACAACAAGTTGAGTCTCACAAAGAACATGAGGACGAGTGACAACAGCATCGCATTCGCTCACAAACTCTTTCGTGATGCTGTTGAGACCCACAAAATAGAGTATCCAAAGTCGTGGACGACAGATTCGGACGACCCTGACGCATCTGTTTTTATCGTTCCAAACAGAGAGTACCTCATTTCTGAGTTTGCCCAAAAGAGTGCGAATGAAGACGAGTCGTCAGTTATTCTTGCCTGGAGGAACAAAGTCGTCTTTGAGTATAACTGTGCCGTTCGTCTCGAGTTGTTTGGAGAGAGGAGTCGAAAGAATCCCTATTTGGAGGGAGAGAAGATGATATTCCACAGCTACTTTATTTCCGGAGGGCATGAAAGGAAGAAGAAGAGAAAGGGGACAAAGTACACAACTTGCGAAAGGACGACAGTTCTCGAGGTCGAAACGGGAAAGTACGATCATCCTTGGTTTGATGACGGAATTTATGCTTACAAACTCTTGATCAAGAGTCCAAAAGCCGGAGGAGTTGATGTCGTCTTTATCGTCCAAAAGAAGGACAGGAAGAAATACGAGGACAGGTGTAAAGAGATGAAGAGGATTTACAAGGCCTCTCATCTCGGACTTGAAGTTGACCAAGTTCCTTTGGAAGAGGACAGAGATGTGGAAGAGGAACAAAGAAAGAAAAAAGAGTGGAGAGAATTTTACTGGCGAGCGGATAGCTTTATGCCGCCCATATCGTACAGCTACTCTCAAACATGCCATAAAAGTCAGGGATCTTCCTATGACCATGTTTTCTGCGACATGGGGGATATTTTGAGCAACTGGACGAAAAGTGATGCTTACAGATGTGCATACACAGGCGTCAGTAGATCCAGGAAGACACTTTATATTATTTGAGTGAAGGATGGTATATTTTATGGAATAAAATATGTTTGGAAAAGTGAAAGGATATTTTTTGGTCTTGGGGAAAAGAAAGAAGATGAACTGTGAAACAAGGAAGAGGGGAAAGTTGTGCGGAAAGGAGGAATGCGAGTCTTGCTTTTCTCGGAGTTTTGCGTCTTGTGATAAGGCGAAATATATGGTGGAAGGGCAGGGAAATCCTTTGTTGCTGGCGAGAAGCAGCGCCAAAAAATTCTCTTTTATTTGCCCCGAGTGCGAACATGGATTTGAAATGCAACTGAACGAAGTGACCAGGGGATATTTTTGTGCTTTTTGTTCCGATAGAAAACTTTGTTTTTCGGAACATTGTCAAGCATGTTTCGAGAAAAGCTTCGCTTCACACAAAAACGCAGTATTTTGGTGTTCTTCTCGAAACGGCAAGACTCCGCGAGAGGTGTTCGCGAACACTCACAAAAAATTCTGGTTTAATTGCAGAAAATGCGAACATTCTTTCGAAATGGGACTCAACTCTGTTTCTCGAGGACAATTTTGTCCTTTTTGTGCCAACCAAAAACTTTGCCGTTCGGATGATTGCGCGAAATGTCACAAAAAGAGTTTTTTCGGACACAAAAAGGCGAAATTTTGGGATTATAGCAAAAACAAAGAATCTCCCAGAGAAGTCTTTGCGGGTTCCAATAAAAAATTCTGGTTTAATTGTGGCATGTGCAAACATTCTTTCGAATCAGTTCTTGGCTCTATTTTGAATGGATGTTTTTGCCCTTTCTGTGCCAACAAAAAGCTGTGTTCTTTGACGGATTGCGAAATGTGCCACAAAAAGAGTTTTGCATCGCACAAAAAAGCGGAATTCTGGGATTTTGAGAAGAACATCAAAACACCCAGAGAGGTGTTTTCGACTTCACACAAAAAATTTTGGTTTGGTTGTGGGGAATGTAAACATTCTTTTGAGTCGGCGCTGAGTGATGTTCACAGTGGATGTTTTTGTCCCTTTTGTGGGAACCAAAAACTCTGCGCTTTGAAAACGTGTGAAATATGCCCGGAAAAAACCTTCATGAAACACAAAAGGGCAAAATATTGGGATTTGGAGAAAAATAAAAAGCTCCCGAATGAGGTGTTCAGGGGTTCACATGAAAAAATTTGGTTCAAGTGTAAAAAGGGTCACAATTTTCACTCCCAACTGCAAAACGTCGCCAGGGGGTCTTGGTGCCCTCTGTGTAAAAATAAGACCGAGACAAAACTTCTGTCCTTCCTCAAAAGGGAGTTCAGAGACACGTCATACCAACACAAATTTTCATGGTGCAAAAACCCAGAAACGGACAGAGAACTTCCCTTTGACTTTTGTGTCTCCAAAACGATCATCGAATTGGACGGGAAGCAACACTACGAACAAGTCTCGAATTGGCAATCCCCAGAAGTCACTCAAAAGAACGACAGATACAAGGAAGAATGTGCCATCAAAAACGGTTATTCCGTTCTTCGTATTTTACAAAGGGATGTGTGGGGAGACAAAATAGAATGGAGGAAACTTTTGCTCGAGTACATCAAAGATTATGAAACTCCCATTGTGAAGCGTCTCTGGGAATGAGCTTCTGTGAGATGATATAAAATATTTTGTGTACAAAATATTTTATAGATGTGGAACAGCAATCAACACCATTTTTTCCAATTCGTGGACCCGATTCCATCGTCTTTGGGTCTTTCGCAACTTGCTCGGTCAGGGGCGAGGTTGTCCCAGGGATTTATTGGTCCTGAAACTGTGCTACAAGCGTAAATGTTGTCTATCGTCCCTTGCTTTATTTCAACCACGGATTGTGGTTCCCAAGGCCTTGCCAAATTTTTGCGGTATTCGTATTGGGGTAAACCTCCTCCTCCAGAAAAAGGTTGGAAAGAACGACCCAAATACGCGGAACCAATATAACGGCGGGGCGTACCCAGTCCCCAGTTTAACTCGTATATCCTTCCGTGCGGTGTTATCTTTGGTCCAGTTTGGAAACTCATATCTTCTTACAATATCGAAAGTATTTTTTCATCTCTTTGTGCAAAATAAACATCTGAAACAACACAAAGAAAAACATGGCTGACACTTGGTTCACCTCGACTGACTCTGTTCTTCTTTCTCGTGAGTGGTACACCAACGAATCTGGAAACAAAGTGTCTCTTCCCACCGCCCCTTCTCTTGTTCTTATGACCAGGAACGACTACTACAAGGACAATGGACTTGTCGAGGGGAAGGAAGTTGATCAATACAAGGGATGGAACGAAGAACAAAAGAACGAAGTATATGAGTCTTATGTTTCTCAACAAAAGAGCGAGTATGCTTCAAAGAAACAGGAATACGATGCCTTTGTTTCTAGTCTTGTGAGGCACACCGTTCCCATCGGAAGGCATTACACTCCCATTATTTGCCCTCAGGATGATATCGTTTCATCCGATGGAATTGGTAGGAAGTTCCGAGTTCCGTCGTCTCTTTTCGGTGTTTGTTCGTCTCTTCAAAGTCTCGCTGATTTTGAAGTTGAGGAAGAAACCTCACATGTCCAGGGAGAAGTCGACGAAAAGGAAGAATGCCAGGTTGTCGCGTTCCACTACCTCTATTGTGTCACCGGCATTGATTGGCTTCTTTGGTTCCAAGAAAACCTTGATGCTCCCAAAGACGTCAGGAATAACAAACTCCGAGAAATTTTGCGGAGCAATTATGAAACGCTCATCTCCCAAGAGGAAAAGGACGAAACAACCAGACTTCGCAAGGAGGCTCTTTCTCTTCAGAGAGAGAACCAAGAACTTATTGATGCATTCACCCCCACGGACAGATACAACATTTTGATGTCTTTCGCAGAGTATCTCGGGAATGAAGAACTCTATGAAACGGCTGGTTGGTGTTGGGGAAAGTCTGTTGAGGGATTCACTCCCAGAGACTTTAGGATTCAGCTGAATGTCCCCGATGCTTATACATACGAAGAAAAGGTGAAGATTTATGAGAGTCTTTCTTGGCTCAATGAGAAGGATGTTGTGATTAACTAAAATATAAGAATATTTTATGAATCAACCAAAAGGTGGAACATTTTAGGAATATTTTTGTTTGCGTCTCCCACAAAAGAATATGCAAGTTGACATGATGGACCACTATTCTTATGGCCTCTGCTCTCTCGGAAAGAGGAAGAGTGAGGAGGAGCACCCCAAAAAGAAGAAGGTTATCACGAAACAAGTTGTTACTGATGGAAAAGTCGCCACTTTGTCTGAACAACAGACGAGACAGATGAGGCAAATGTTTTTGGATCGTCTCGCGCATATCCAAGAAACGGAGAGACTCTTGCAAGCTCAACTGGAGCTGAAGGAGAGACAGGCGGTGGCTTTTGCCGAAGAGAAACTCTTGCAAGAGTTTTTGGTGGCCTGTGAAATGTCGGGCGTTTCACCCGATGAAAGGGCAGTGAAACGCTTCGGGGAAGCTCGTAGGAGGTTTGTAGTTGGAAAGAGACATCAATAAAATATTTCAAGAAATATTTTCAAAGTCTAGGGAAAGCAGCATTTGTTGTATCCAAGCCTTTTCGACTCGAATCCTTTCGAGAGTGTTTTTAATGTTTTGGATATCATCCTGAATGGTTTGACCCATTGTTTCAAAAATGTTCATTGTCTGAATGGACGACATGTTTACATAATAACAACTTTGTGCTTATAGCGGACCATGTTCAATCTTGAACATGGTCTCGATGTCGTGACCCGTCACTCTGTCCCTCTTGGCCTCGAGAGTAAGAACAAGAGCCTTTTCAAGAAGACGGACAGTGAGAGACTCGACAATAATCTGCAAAAGGTCGAGGGCCTTTTCGCTGAGACGGACGTCTTTCTCGGTTGATTGCCTGTCGGCGATTTCCTTGACGATGTCCCTAAAGCGAGCCTTGGGAATAATCATGCAAGTTTGGCGCTGCTGCTTGCGAATCTCCTGGGCATTGGTCTCCTTGCCCTTGAGTTCGGAACCCGAACCAGACTGTCTGCACGAAAGGAAGATCGAACCCTTGGCGCCAGACTCTTTCTTTGAGGGAATAGCAAACACGGGAAGATGCATCATCTCAGCAGCCTTTTTGACGTCTTCCTTCAGGAGGGTCGTCCTCTTGGCAAACTGCATCGAAAGAAGAGCCTTATCCAGAAGCTTCTCGAGCTTCATGTGAACAAACCCGGTGATGGGCTCGAAAGTGCTGGCCGACGAAGTGCGAGCACCGGCCTTTCTTAGGAGGTGCTGGGTAGTGGCCTTGGGGAGTTGCGTCTCTTTGCTTCGGACAAAGGAAGCGAGGTGACCGGGAGCGTGGGCAGCGGACTTTTTTCCTGATTTGGACATTACACAAGCCAACGAATAAATCTTTATCAAAAATTTTTCATTCCAAAAATGTCGTGTGTAATATTTTTTGAAATATTTTTACTTTTTGGTCTTTTGTAATGGCGTCCACTACAAAGTCAAAGCCCGAAGGAACTGTTTCACGAAAGAAGCCTTCCAGAGATGTGAATTTCGAGGTTGGCATCCGCAGAGTTCTCGCTCAGGTGCATCCCGACCAGTCAATCAAAGGAGAGGCGATGCGCCAACTCGACAGCATCGCTGTGTATCTCGGAAAGAAGATTGCTCATGACGCTGCTGTAATTGTGGGCACTGAGAGCAAAACTATTAACGGAAGAGCGGTTAGCCTTGCTGCTCGCGCTCTTATGGGAGGAGAACTCGGCAAGCACGCTCACTCCGGAGCCGCCAAGGCTATCACCCACTACCAGGCTGCCGGTGACAAGGGCGACTCGCGTTCGGCTAAGGCTCGCCTCCAACTTTCCGTTTCTCGCGCCGAACGCCTTATTCGCGAGCATGGTGGTTGCGCTTACAGAGTTTCGGCGACTGCTGGTGTTGCTCTTGCCGCTGCCATCGAGTACATCATCGCCGAGATCCTTGAGCTTGCCGGAAACGCCGCTCGTGACTCAAAGAAGGTGAGGATCGCAGTCAAGCACATTCAGGCGGCTGTTCAGGCCGATGCTGAACTCTTTGGTCTTCTCGGAAAGGGTGTGTTCTCTGGTGGCGGTGTTCAGCTAGTTGCTACTGCCGCCATCCCTCGTCGCAAGTCTCCCGCCAAGAAGGCTGCTTCACCCGCGAAGAAAAAGGCTTCACCAGCCAAAAAGAAGGCTTCTCCCGCCTCCAAAAAGAAGGCCGCCGCGAAAAAAATGGCTATGGAAAAAAGCAAGAGCCCGTTCTTCTAAAAAAAATATAAACTATATTTTTTAGAACCACCCCCTTTGAGAAGGGTGGGAGTGATGGTAGTCAATATTCCAGTGTTTTCTTTGGCAACGGAAAGGCATAGAATTCACAAGACAACATCCGTCGTTTTCTGATTCTTGGGGAGTTTTATGAGACGAAGTGCAAATGGGTTGCCAATCTCCTCCTTTGACTCTCTGAAAATGGTAGGTACTCCAATTTGTCCCAAAATATAGAGAAGTTATGGGCACGTTCATCCTTCTTCCGAAAGTCGTACGGACGTCTCCCCTCTTTGTTCCGACAAACCACATTGGAACAAAGCTTTGGGCTCCTGTCGCCATTCCGGAAGATATCGCGGCAACATAAGTTTGTGTGGGGTCGGGTCCGTCAGACATTACAATAGGAAAAAGGCAAACGAGGCAAAGCTTATTTGCCTTCCGAGGTCCATTGCTGATTTATCCTTGAATGTTTGCCAAAAATATTTGTAGTCTCCCTTTCTCTCTATCATCGACTGATGTAGTTGCATGGCCTGAAGTTTTGTCAGGCGCTTCTTTTTCTGAATATCCCAAATATTTTCAAAAGTGTCCCGTGTTTTGGTGTTGACAATGGGACTCTTTACGCTTTTTGGGTCTTTACCATAAAAGACGCGCGGAATAGCGGTTCTCGTGTGTTGTCCAAACCAAAACGTGTCGGCATATTTGGGTTTGTTGAGCACGAATGTGACTTGCCCTTCCATTCTGAGAGAATTTTGACCAAATTTTTTCTGTATTTCTTTCAGGTCCAAAGGACCGGTATATACACCAGCCAATTTCCTTTCACAATCTTTCGGCATCGGAAACAGAAAGAGTTTCTTGCCGGTGGAAATACGGGAAACTTTGTTATTAGAGTCAACGACGAGTGTGTCTTTTGAGACGATATACAATCTCGAACTTTCTTTATCATCCCAAACGTACTGAAGGCCGTCAACCCAAAGGCCAATGTTTTGGTCCATTTATTTTACGAAAAATAAATATTGGCTCACCAAGAAAAATATTCGGGTTCGGAAAACATTCCATCAAAACCCTCGAGGAATCTGGAAGGAGAAACTCCGCGACACAACTCTCCTTTTTTTGTCACTCCAGAGTCCCTCAAAGTTTTCGCGAGCAGTTCCGAACAAAACACAGAATCGTCGCTCTCTGATCTTCCAAGAAAGTAGGCAAACATACACTCATCCATCGTAAGGTCAAAATTCTTTTCTGCAGCTTTCAAAAAATCCGACATGTCCAACTCTTTCTTGATACGAACAACAGCGGCCGTTTTGTAACCTTTGTATCTTTTGAGCTTTTGGTCAAAAGGTATCATTCTGGGTCCCTTCTTTTTTCCTTGGCCAATGTCCGCCTCCCAAAGAAATATCTTGTCTTTTATTCGGACGACCATCGCACAATGGCTGAACTCGCAATGGGTCAAAAAGCAAATGATGCGTTCAGGAAAAGTCTTTCCGGAAAGAAGGAGAACGTCTCCTGTTTTTAAAGTTGTGGGATCAAACACCCCAAAATTTTCTCTCGGTCTTTTTGAAAAGAAAAAGCCAAAGACAAAAAAGAGAAGAAAAGCGCAAAGGAGAAATGCGATCAGACACAAAAGTTTCAGCATTATTTTTTGTCTTTGCAACTTTTATTGACAAGTAATGTCAGGGGGATATATGCCTCTTCTCGGAAGCGAGACGCAAGAACCACTTCCATACCTCGACGAAAAAGCCGTTTATTCACGAAATTATACAGGCTCAATGCCCAGCATGTACGAGACAGACTACACAAAGACCTATGTCCCGACAAACTCTTCCGACATTTTCGGATACTCAAAGCCAATTGGAGAGACCATTATCGGGAACATGTACGAACCCGAAGAAAACTCTTTTTTGGAGAATGACGTTGGCGCGCAAACTCCTGTTGACGATTCTGTCTCTCGCCACTATGGTATGACGAGACAAATAAAAGAAAACTTTGAGTTTGAGCCAGACCAAGGGGCAGAAATAACAGAAATAAATCCAGAAAATGTCAACATCACGGTCCAGGAAACTCCCAAAAAACAAAAGATTATCTTCCGACCCGTCGTCGTCTTTATGCTTTTTGTTGCTGCCTGGTTTGTTTCGAGTCTTTGGGTAGAGATCGCCGGAAGAGCCCTTGACAAGTGGTTTTACAACACTCGCGTAAAAACGTTGAGTTTGATGGTTGTTGTTGCCATTGTTTTCACTGTGCTTCTGGCTCTGTCCGCCTATTGGACGGGAATTCCTTTCATCACGCTCGAACAAGCATAAATTTAGTAAAAATTTATGTATGGCTCAAATATACCACGAATGAATTCGTCATCCGTTTCCTTCAAGAAGATGTTCTCTCTTTTTGGACACCCTCTCATAAAATGAGAAGGATCAATACAACAGGAAAGTTTCTCAACATACACAGGAGTTTCGACTCCATATCTCACAAGCCAAGCAAGTTGCTCCGCATCCATTTCCTCGACTTCGACACTTTCGTGTTTTTCACACGCCCTTCGAATGGACAAACAGTCTGCATTAGCGATCTTCATCCTTTATACTTTCTGTACCAAGAAGGTTTCTCTTTTTGAGATAGCGCCAAAGACAGTGTGTTGTTCTCGATAATATAATCTTGCAAAAGTCCCGAGAGTTCTGCGATAATCTCGAAGGGACTTGTCTCTGGAACATCTACCAAAGGTTCGGAAAGCACATCGGAAAGAGTTTTCTTTTTTTCTTCTTTTGTTTCTGATAAAATTTGAGAAAGAGTCAAATCTTTTTGTTGTGGAGCTTGAGGTTCTTCTGGATCTTCCCTTTCTTTTCCATCCAAAAGAAACATCAGCCAGTTTCCGTACTTTTGTTGTTCCCATATTTCCTTCTGCAAAAAGAAAACTCTCTCTTCCAAAATTCTTATGGGCGTTCCGGGAAGTTGCATCTTTACGAATTGATGACACGAAAAGACAAAAGAATCTTGAATTTTTATAGAATGGTCAATACATTTCTTCCACACTCTGACTTCCCTCGCTCTGCAAAATCTTTGGATAGCAGACGCCTCAACAAGCAGATTATTGAAGCGTATCAAATTTTGACTATTCTCGAAGACCTTTGGTATCTTTCTGTTGAACTCGACGACCTTCCACCTCCTCTCGACAAGACTTCGAAAAAGTCGCTGTGCGTTTCCTTTGTCCAGCGCTGTAATTGGATAAAAGAGTTCTCGAAAAAGTATCGCAAAAGAGAGAAAAAGTTCACGAGAGATTACCAAATTGTCCTGAAAGGAAGAGACATCGCATCAGGGAAGAAAGGACTCCAAATAAACTTGGGCTTTTGCTGTCATCCGGCGACCAAAATGTGGTTTGGTTACGAACGTTCTCTTCGAAAATACATCAACGCGTGTATTTCTGAACTCTCGCAAAGAACAACAAAGAGTGGAGCAGCACATGGACTTCCAAAGAAAAAAATTCGCGTACAGAGAACTGTTGAAACTCCTTGGTGGTGTGGCCTTTCCGCCTTTCATCAAAGCCATAAAGCAGCACTTTTGCGCAAAGAGCCAGAATCATACCAAGAATTCTCCTCTCTCAGCGAGGAAGAAAAAGAGTTGCCGTATTTTTGGCCATCGGATTATGGTTCGGATGAACTTTATAAAAAATATTAAGATATTTTTTTAGTACGCGGATGAATAAGAGTCATATTCGGAGCTGTTATAAGGGACGAGTTTGGTGTAAGTCTCAGTTTCTTTCGTTACAGCCTTGACTTCCTCCTTGGCGATGTTTACCACAGCGGGTTCAGGAGCAGGAGGAGGCACGGGAATTTCATTGACCTGCGGCGTTTCCTCGGTCTGTTGCTCTTCGAAAGACAGGCTCGGTAGCGAGATGTACTTGATAACGTGCTTTTGAACGGGAGAACCATTCATCACATAGCCGAGGCTTTGGGTCAAAATAGCAAACCCTCCCTCAATCTTTTCGCGAGCGACGCGGGTAGATGCGTTTTTCAGTTCCTTTTCTCTCTGTTCCACAATGACGATCACAGCTTTTTCAGCTTGAGCCCTCCCCTTAATCATGGCGAGAGCTTCGCCATCTACGGTGAGAAGGAAATCGTCGTCAGAGTCGACGCTATAAAGGTTTTCAGATAAAAGTGTCTTTGCCGCCATTAACTTTTGTACTTTGAATTTTTATAAAAATTATGCGTTGTGCTCGTCCGCTGTTTTGTCTTTTGTGTTGGGTTGTTTGCGTCATCGTTTTTTCTTTCTGGGCAACAGAAAAAAAGTTGAACGCAGATTTTGAAGGAACGATCCATATCTTTTTGACAGCAGTGGCGGGGTGCTGTGCGATCTCATGCCTTTCCCTTTTGTTGTCCCTCGCTTTGGTTCTTGAAGCTACAGATAAATAGAAAGTAATGTTTTTGAACCGCATCGAAAGAGCTTTGTATCTCTGGAGAAAAAAGACGATGTTTTGTGCGCACAATCAAGAGGCGAGAGAAGAGGAAAAAACTGTGGCTGTGGTCGGTGACTTTGGAAAGACTCGAGAGATTTTCAGAATTATGGGCTCTGAAAAAAGTTGTCGCGCACCATCCCAAAATAAAGAATATTCTTTGGTTCTCTGTGGGGGAACCAAATTTGTTACCGTCATCGACGTTTTTGAAATGTCAGAACCGGATAAAGTCGTGGAAAGATGTTCCACAATATTCGGAATCGTGGGAAGTTCTTCAGAACTTCTGTCTTTTTGGAGAGAACAGACAAAAGAGACGGGATGCTTTTTTGAACTTGTGAACATCTGCAACTTGGAAGAAAGGCTTGAAGCATTGTGAAAAGTTTGTAATATGCAAAATTTTCTTGTACTTTCGAATATTTCTGAAAACCCCCTCGTCCAAAAAGCTCTGGATATCCAAAAGAAACAGCTGGTTGTTCTGAAACGTGTAAACTCAAGAGAAGAGGAATTTTACGGGAAGGGTCTTGTCCATGGAAATGTTTTGCAAAGGCTTGACGAGTACCAAGAATTCTCGGTCTTTGCATTTTATGAAACAAGTCTCTACAGCTTTGTTACGACATTCGGAACTTGTAGCCCATCATTTCTCAGAAACATTTCTCTTTGTCTTTCGAGAGCTCTCAGATTCATCCACTCTTTTGGTATCGTCCATTGCGATGTAAAACCAGAGAATGTTTTGTTGTCTCTCAAAGGAAATATAATTCTTTCTGACTTTGGAAGCTCTCAAAAAATGCCGATAAAAGATCCAGAGACCACACTTGCTTATTGCGCCCCAGAAATTTTGAAAGGAGAGGAGTTATGCGAAGGAATAGATTGGTGGGCTTTGGGTTGTACCCTTGAATTTTGCGAACACTGTTATCACATCTTTTTGGCAGCCACAGAGGAAGAGACACTGGAAAAGATAGAGAAGAGACACAAAGTCGCGAAGCTTTTTTCAGATAATCCAAAAATTCGAGGAGAAGAGTAATATGTCAGAGACAAAGAGTTACTTCCAGGTACTCGCAAAACCCGAAGAGTTCAAAGACGCGGAAAAGAAGCTCTTGTACCAAATAAAAATGGATGAAAGTGAGATGACACCTCAAAAAGCGAGGGAAATGATGTCGACGTTTGAGACAATCTGGAACATCAAGGCGAGTTTTAACATCTAAAAAATATATTTTTGAGAAAATATATGGGACGTTACAAGTTTAAAAAGTTTATTTTTCCTTCCGGGAAAGTTGTGTATATTCAAGGCTTTGAGGATAAGTATCTTTCCGTTCTTTTGACAGAGTTCTCAGAAGAAGAAATACTTGTTTGCGAGGAAATGCCATATTATGTTCCGTATTTTTGGTACGGAAAGACCAGAAAATATCTTCCAGACTTTTTTATTCCTTCAGAGAACCTTTTCATTGAAGTAAAAAGTGACCACACATTTTCTCGAACAAAAGCGCTTGAAAGAAAAACAAGGGCAAAACTCAAAGCTTGCAATGAGCTTGGTTATAAAACAAGACTTGTAGTCTACAAAAGTAGAAGCTCGAAAGATTTCTCGTTATTTGAAGAAAAAGAAGGAAGGTTAAGATGTCCTTCCGAAAACAAGGCGAATGGATAACTATTGGGTACACCCTAAAGACACCAAAAGAAAGACGAGAGGCGTTCAACGATGCCATCGTATCTGCATGTTTTTCAGGTGAGAAAAAGGTCAAAAAAGAAAAAGACGGAATCCTGGTTTCTTCGGGAAAGAAATGTTCTCCGTATATTTTCTGTTTGTCTCATGCAATGCTCCAGAAAAATATCGTGAGTATGCTTTACGAACCATTCACAGGGTTCACTCTCGAAGATTACGCCCCTCTCAAACCCTTTGACTTTTCACAGGCATTGAGAGTCGGAAAGCACATGTGTAAAGCCGTTGCATTTATCCATCGTCTCGGAATTTGCCACAGAAACTTGAATCCGGATGCTTTTGTTGTCGTTCTTGAGAACAAAAGTGGAAGGTCAAAAGCAACAGCAAAACTTTGGAAATTTGGAAATTCTCTGTCTTTGAAAAAATGGGGTTTGGGGGAAGATGTACTCCCGGCAATTTCGACCTATTCTGCACCAGAAACTCGCGTAAAAACAAACATTTTGACGAGCCAGGATTGGATATACGCCGACAGGTACAGTCTTGGAAGATGTCTCGAGTATCTTTTCACAATGGGGAAAGAAGAAAAGGCAGGAACGAGCGGAAAAAAGAAAAGTGTCATCAATCCAAAAGAACTCTCGGATTTCATCGAAAGTCTCCAAGTGCCGAGAGCAAGAAGAAGGCCCTCGGCTCTTGAGGCAGTCAACTTTTTTGAGCAACTCTAAAAAATATTTATATTTTTTATGATCGGGTCCATACCCACACTCCATTGAAAAGTCTCCATCTTCCAAGGTCCCAAATGGGAGTTGCGGTTTTGAGGAAGCGCCATCCCGAAAAGTTGATGGAACGAGGAGCGTAATCATACAGAGATGTATAAAGAGCCATAGGATAGCCGGAAGAACCCACAGGGAAATAATAAGCGTATCCTTCCTTCTTTTTACCGTCTTTATCGACGGAAACACCGTCATCCTTGATAACCATCATCTGGATTCTTCCGTCGTTCGAGGCGTTTTCGAACTCTGCCTCTGTCATTTCGAACGCAGACTTGTCCGCACAAGCCATTAGTTTTTTGAGCTCTTCCAGCACTTGCTCTTCTTGGGTGTAACCTTCGACATGGACCGCAGAAGGTTTCCGGAAAAACACAAGCCAAACAATCATCGCAACAATAAATAGCAGCAAAAGCCAATTCAACATTTCCATGTCGGGTAGGGAGCACGAAGATGAGCTCATTAATTCTTGATATTTTTACAGAAAAATATCTTAGGTTCTTTCGTCTCCAATGTCCAAGTCATCACCCGCATCGAGAGGTTCTTCTTCCTCGTCTCCGCTGTCTGATTCTTTTTCCTTGTCCTCTTCCTCTTCTTGAGTCGGGATATTTCCTTCATCGAGTTCCCACCCCATCTCAAGACACAGAGCTCTTTGTGCTTCGGTCAGTGCGACAATTTTACCGTTCTTGTTCTCGAACCCAAGAACCCGAGTTTGTTTATCCTCGTCAAACACAAAACCGTGCTCTGTGTGGACGAGGTTTCCGGTCTCTGGATTTTTCTTGAGTTTGTTCGTTGAGATGCTCTTGAGATAGCCGTCAAGTTTTGAGTTTTTTGTGACCACACTATCTTTGACAGTTTTCACAACCTTCTTCGTACCTGAAGTAGCAAAGTCAAGTTCCTCCTTGGTCTTTTTGAGTCTTTTGGCGTGGGCGCTGCAGTACATCTTTCCATCGATCTCTTCCTTTCCTGTGTACCCGCACTCTTTTCCGGAACCTGTGGTGAAACCGGAACATTTAATCTTTTCCGTTTTTTCAACAGTTTTCCTGGGCCTCGGAGCTCTCTTCGCAGCCACAGGAGCAGAACCAAACTCAACAAGGGCAGCGTCCATATTTTCTTTTGAGATATCAAACCTCTTCATCAAAAATTCGACAAGCGCGTTTTTTCTGTCATCGATCTCTTTCTGGATAGCGTTCCTGATGTTCGCAAAGTCAGACATTGTTCTTCTCTTTCTCCAGATTTCACTTGCTCTTTGAATGATTTTTATTTCTTGCAAAAGAAATAAACTTTATTTAGAACTCAACTTCTTCATCCTCGTCTTCTTCAGACTTCTTCTCATCTTCCTTGGTTTCCTTACCCTTGGTGAGACTGGCGATGAATTTGGAGAACCCCTTCTTATCTGTCCTGTGGACAAGACCACGCTTGCCGCATTCCTCGACAGATTCATCGTCCAACTCAACCATCTCATCGCCATCCATCATCGCAATGACAACTCCGGGTTCGTTGGGGTGCTCGACAAGACCAGTCTCTTCGTTGTATTTGAAACCAGACTCGTTTGTCTCTGTGAAGGTGGTGGGCTTAACCTCTACCTTTTCAGGCTCGGCATCGCTCTTCTTGACATCCTTCTTGCTCGAAGTCTTGCTGGCCTTCTCAGCTTCAGCCTTCTTGCTCTTCTTCTCGGGTTCGGGCGCGGGCTCAGACTTTTTGGCTTCAGCCTTGACATCCTTCTTGCTTGAAGTTTTAGTCAGAGGCTTCTTAGCTTCAGCCTTGACATCCTTCTTGCTTGAAGTCTTGGCGACAGGCTTCTTCACGGGTTCTTCATCCTCGGACTCGAGAGTATCAGACTCGGAAGATTCATCCTCAACCTTGGCAGTCTTCTTGGCTGCGGGCTTCTTCTTCGACTTCTTATCCTCTTCCTCAGACTCATCCTTCTTGGCAGTCTTCTTGGCCGCGGGCTTCTTTGGCTCCTCTTCCTCAGATTCAGACTCTGCATCAGTCTTCTTCGACGACGACTTCTTCGAAGCAACCTTCTTGACAGGCGCCTTCTTCTTGGGTTCCTCTTCTTCCTCAGATTCAGAGTCATCCTCGGCGTCAGTCTTCTTCGACGACTTCTTGGCAGGAGTCTTCTTCTTCGCTGCGGCCTTCTTGGCGGGGGCCTTCTTCTTGGGCTCCTCTTCTTCTTCAGATTCAGAAGAGTTGGAAACTTCCCTCAGCTTGGCCTTCGAAGAAGTACGAGCGACGGGCTTCTTGACAATCTTCTCCTCCTCATCGGAAGAGACGTCAGTGTCAGAAGAGTCCTCGTCATTCTCGGAGAGGTTCTTGAGAACGGCGGCGAACTTGGGGCAATCCTCCTTGCCGCTGATGAAGAGCTTATCCTTGAACACATACAGCTTCTTGGTCTTGGTGGATTTGGTTCCAAGGCGACCAGTGCTGACATTGTAGTAGGTCTTCTTATCATCTTCGGCAGACTTCTTCTTCGCAATGACGATGTTCTTGTTGACAACCTTCATATCGACCTTGACGGAAGAGGAAGAAGCGGTGGACTTCTTGGCGGGAGCGGATTTGGCGGCGGGCTTCTTGGCAGACTTGTCTACTTCGTAGTCCTCAAAAAAGGACGCAACAGCAGCCTCAACAACAGACTCTTCGACATCAAGGGCTTCGGCAAGATGAGTCACAAACTTCACGGAAGATTGGGCGAAGAGAGTGGCCATGGCAGCGGCGAAGGTGGCGTCGATGGAAGACATATTGTTGTTTTGATGTTGCAAATAGACGAGATACAAATAATCTTCTTTTGTTCCTTCAAAGGTTCGATTGAACCTTTGACTTAGAATTTTCTTTTTGAGATAAAGAAAATATGCAACAAGAAATTTTTGAAGTTGGGACAAACAAAAGGCAAACACAATGTTCCGACCCAGACCTCAACTCTGTCTTTTCAAAGTTGCTCGACGGAGAAATTTCTTTGGAAGCAAACTACCAAAGGGATATGGTATGGTCGGAAGCCAAACAGAGTATGTTGATAGATAGCATCTTTTGTGAGATGTATATTCCTGCGCTTCTTTTTTCGTACAGAGAAGAACTTTTCTTTTGTGTTGATGGAAAACAAAGGCTTCTCTCTGTCCAAAAGTTTATGGCGAACGAAATACCCTGGAAGAGAAAAGCAGGAAACATTTGGTATTCTTCTGTTCCCGAAAAAAAGACGGGAGTCGCTCTGACTGAACAACAAAGAAGGTGGTTCAACTCGAGGTCTCCGATGCGTTTCGTGACTTTTTACGGCTTGGATGAAACCACGGAAATGCAAATGTTCCAAAGAATTCAAGACGGAATGCAACTAAAGTATACAGAAAAACTTTTGGCAAGTCAAAATACTATTGTGAGATATTGCGTGGATACGCTGCAGGTTCTTTACGGGGATGAATTGGATATGCTGCGGTCTAACAAAAGAAAGGAACACGTGCTTTTGTTTCTTCGCGTTTGTTTTCTTTGCAAGATGGGATCAGACCCCAATGTTCTATCCACAAAAAAGGTTCAAGAGTTTACCGAGACCCAAGACCTCGCGGAAATAAAAGAAGATGTTGAAGAAGTTTTATCTTTTCATGGACAAAATATGCAAGTTTATAAAAAGAAACCTCTCTGGTTTCTTTTGGCTACGGCGATATGGCTCAAAGAAAGGGACTCTGACAAAACTCTTGAAAGACTTGAAAAGTTGATGAAAAATAGCAAGGTTGACGGCAAGCTAAACAAGAAAAATATCTCTCATCTTTTTGAACAACTCTAAAATATATCTATATTTTATGAATGGCAACCCTTCCGTCTCCAAAAAATTTCCACAAAAGGAACCCATAATTCTTTTTGACATATATCTGGGTCAGCTTCCCATTAGTGTAACAAAAAGATGTGTCTCCATTTGTCTTGCAGATAAAATCCTCATTGATGCGTCTTGAAGAACCACAAACGCTTTTCCCGTCAACATAGTGTTTTTTGACCTCGAGAATAGCGGAAATGGCATAATAATCTCCATGTCTTTTATTGTCTTTCCATTCCGTAGTGCTGACAACACTTCCCTCATCGTCGTAAAGAGTCTCCAAACCATCAAGAACGCCTTCTTTCCAAATTCTCGTCAACTTTACGTTTCCGTTCCAAAAATAGAGCTCCTCGTACCCGTGTTTTTTGCCGTTGGGCAGACGCAAAAAACTTCTGTGTTTTGTTTTGAAAGATTTGAGAAAAATTTTTTTGTCCGTTTCTGGACTTGTCGCAATAAAATAACGAACAGCGTCTCTCTTTTTCAGAAAACTCTCCATAAAATATTTTTCTGTATATTTTATATCTCCTCATTCATTTCAGAATTCCACCCGGTCCTTTCCGAACCGTATCCCTTTGGGTTGCTGGCAAAAAGAGTGGGACCCATCTGCTTTCGGAAAGCTTTGTGTGTATGCCCCCAAAACCAAGCGACAACATTTTCTTTTGCGATAGTATGAGCTTCCGAACCATAACACGAAGCTATTGGTTCCTTGTCGGACTTTAGTGTTTCTGAATCTTTGAAAGGGCAATGATGAGTGAGAATGACTGTTTTTTGCCCTTTTTCTATCTCTTTGCAAAAAAAGTTGAGTGATGACTCGTGCATTTCTTGGACTTTTTGTACCGTAAGCTCTGGTATTTCGCTGTAATCATTCATAACTTCATCTGCGTTTGGTGGTGGGTTTGTCCACAGAGTCGCCCCGACAAAGAGGATATTGTTGTACTTAAAAGAAGAGTTTTGTAAAAACTTTGCGTTTGGCAATCCATCGCAAAGATCTCGAATTTTTTCATCTGTGTCTTCCATGTTACGTTTCCCATAATATTCGTGGTTCCCGGCAACAACAAAAACAAACTCGAAAGAGGAAGAACACCATTTCAAAAAGCGGGCATATCCCTTCGACCAAGGGTTCCCGATGTCTCCACAAAGACACAGTATTTTGTCTTTTTGCGCCTTGAGGATTTTCCCCTTCTCAAAACCCACAAGTTTCTTGGGAAAGATTTCCAAGTGACAATCGGAAAAAGCACAAATATTTTGCATTTGAACTTAAATATGGAGAAAGATGTCCCAAAACTCGTTTCTGAAACAGAAAAGTTATTTCTCTTTTATTCAAACAACGCAAAGAAATTTTCTTCTCTGTCCCATAAACAAAGACAACAAAAGTTTGGAAAATTATCTCTCTTTCGTTATTGTGAAGAAAAGGACGTCGAAAAACTCGCGCTTCTTCCCCAAGAGTTGCTAAATAGGGCACGAGAAATCTCCAAAGGAAAGGAACAAGATTTTTATTCCGAGGCTTTTGTCGAGGGTTGTATCGCGAAAAAAGTGAACGCGATGTCTCAATATATTTCAAAGAACGAATAAAATATCTCTTATATTTTATCTCTGTCCCGTGCTCCCATTGTCTTTCGGACAAAAGTTTCCCATAAACGCTCCATCTTTTTTCGAACCCGTGCTTCTTTCCTTCAAAGAATTCCATCTGAATTTCCAGAATTTTCTTCTCGCCTGTGTGATGCCAATATTTCAAAAGAGTGCCGTGAAGTTTGCCGTATTTGTACTGTCTGTCCCTCGAAAGCCTCCCATATTTTTTCTGGATAACTCTCCCATGAAAAGTCCCATCAGGGAGAATTTGTTTTTGAATAGCTTTCTCGACGACGGTCCTCGCCACAGAATCCGCTATCGCGTCTTTTTCTTCGAGACCGACGGAACAGCAAAGTGTGAGTTTCTCTCTGTTGCCGAGAAAAGAAAACATTTGTGAAATTTTCTTTTATTGAAACTCTTGTGGTTCTTCTGATTTTTTCTTTTGTCATGGAAACTTCGTTGTTCCTTTCCGTCATCCCCTCTGAAATGATGCTTTGTATTTTCCAAAAACTCGAAAAAAGTCGCGACATGACAAATGTAGCGCTCACATGTTCCGTTTTTTATAATGTGATCCAAAGCAACAAAGACAGGCTGACAGTTCTCGCTCCCTTTGAGAGAGTCTTCCACAAGTACGCTCCGAAAGATGTACAGGCTCTTCATGGAGTTCCAAGAAAGAGGGACAGGGCTGTCGGGTATTGCTCGATGTTTTTGAACCGCAAGTTCCACGGTAAAACATGGGCAAAGTACGGTTACAGGCAAAAGTTTTTGTGCACCTTTTCGAGTAATGTCCTGGAGGGACCCTACGAGTACACGGAGGACTGCCAAGGGGTAAGAGAAAAAACGAGTGGTGCATTTTCAAAGGGAAAAAGGACGGGGTTGTGGAACTGTGGAATGAGCCACGAGTATGGACAAACATGCGCTATGGTCTACAGAGATGGGAAACTGGTGATGTATCAATCTCCTAATTATATCCGAATCTGCGAAGAAACCGGAACCACCGAGTATGTTTCTGACCCGGAAAACGCTGAAACCTTCTATTGTCCGAATAGCGGCACCAAACATCCCGTTTTTCGAAAAAAGAGCGAGATGCGCTCCCATCCCGACAAAGTGTATTCGCACTGCTGCAAAGAACACCAAAGGGAAATGCCAAAATTCCTTCTTTAGGTCAAAGAATAAACAATATATTTCAAGAAAATATATGTACAGATTTCTGGAAAAGAGAGAGGTGGCCGTTTGGTCTTGTGTGTCCGGGGATGAACCTAGTCCAGAAAAATATGTTGTTTTCGACGACGAAAAATTACCCCGTCTTCCAGATGGGAGAAAACACGGAAGGCGAAACTGGGGAGACATTTTCGTTCGCGAAGAACTTTGGTCTTTTGGAGAGCTTCAGCATTATTCCTGTGACGGGCCACATCTTTTCACTGAATGCTTTTTTCGGTGCGGAATGATCCAAAAACTTTCGCATTGCGACAAGGCGCGCAAAAAAATGGTGTATGACTACGACAAAAGTGGAAGATGCACAAAGGTCGAACATTTTTCTTTTGAGAATGGTTCATCCGAAGGGGTTCTTGAGTTTTTATGGTCGGAAAACAATCTGGCGCGTTCGGTAAACGGGAAAATAATAGAGTCTTACTCAAACATAACACTGAAAAAGAACACAAGCGCAAGTTTGCCAATGTACATCTACATCGAGGTACCGTTTCTCGATGGTGTGCTTGTCGCCAAAAGTTCGTATCTTGAAGGTGAAAGAAACGGAGTTTGGCAAAGGTTCACATTTCCATACATGGCTTTTTTGGACAAGTTTTACTAAATATTTAGTCAACAAAATATTTTATTGGAAGCCCTGTGTGTCCATCATACTCGACCGAGGCTTTTTCTTGACATCCTCTACCGCAGAAGACAATAACTTTTTCTTTGCTTTGTGAAAAACAAGGCGAGTCAGCCCACATCCCACAACAAACACAGAACGGCATCTCTAAAATATTTTAAGTTAAAATATTTATCTCTCGCTTTGCTTCTTGGAAGCTGGAGACTCACCAGCAATTCCCCAGAACTTGTCTTCATCGAAAATGGCACCATGCACGTACCTGAGTTCCCATGCGACTTCTCCGTCTATGTGAAAAGATCTGTGCAGACCATGTAATTTTCCTTCAAAATAGTGCGTGAAAGAATACAACTTTCCAGACTTCGACCAAACCCTTTGTTTCCCGTGAATTTTTCCGTCGACATAGGGAGTCGAACTCTCAATCTGCCCGTTGCAGAAACTGTCGAAGTTCCCGTGCTTCTTTCCGTCGCGATACCTTGCTACAGTCTTGTAATGGCAGAGTTTTCCCATAAAGTCATACTCCTGCCATCTCTTCACTTTTTGATGACAGACTTTACCATCTTCGGAAAGAGGGAGAAGTTGTTTTGTGGTTTGCATTTATGCGGTGAAAGAAAAATTCAAAAATGTTCCCAGAGGAAAGAGATTTGGAAGCAACGCATATATTTTGTACAAAATATATTTTATTCTTTGACAAGTCTAGAAAAATGCTCGCTTCTCTCACTCATCTTTTCTGAATTATTTGGCGAAAGTTCGACTCCATCTGAAAAGAGCGTCAGAAGTCTTTCAAAATTCGAATTCATCTTTTGAAGTTCTTTTCGAACCATAATAAGTTGGTATGTCTGAGAGTTTGTGATGTCCTTGTTTACTCGTTTTAAACATTCTTCTCGTGTGGTAGACACGTATCCAACCGCCTTCTTTTCTTTCCAAAACCACCTCACGTTTTCTTCTCCTTGTTCAACCTTGATTTCAGCGGAGAGTTTTGTCAGGTCGGACGTGAACATAACATATTTTTTCGCCTCAGAAAAAGTCTGATAGAATACCCATTTCGTGCCGATGTTTTTCTCAACTTCTTCGGCAAACTTGTTCGACTCAGAAAGACACAGTTCCATTCTATAAACTTTCAGGCAAAAGATAATCTTGTAAAACATGGTTCGGTTTATCTTTTGAAAAATTTGTTCTTTTTGGATGGAACTTCTCCTCGAGAACATCAAAGACTATGAAATTCCTATCACCAAAAACCTTTGGGAATTTTCCCAATAAGTCAAGAATAAAATATTCGTAGATATTTTATTGTTTCTGTCCACAAAAATCACCAACCCAATTTTTTGCCAACGAAGTCGCAAACTTCAAAATCAATGACCTTTGTTACGCCATGTTCGTCCATCAAGACGTTCCCGGCGTGAAAATCTTGATGGTCCGTGTCTTCGTCGTACAAACATTGCGCGAGTTCGAGAACAGACTCTCTGACGTCTTCCGGGAATTTTTCTTGGGGGAACGCCCTGTCGAACAATGCTCTGTTCTTCAGCATGTCCTTTGAAGAAAGCATCGTTTCCGGTGAAGAGCCATAAATTTCCTCGAGAGACTTTCCGAATCTCTCGATGCCGATGAATGCGCAACTGTGGTTGAGAACTAGTCCAGACTCCCCGTATGTCACCGTAAAGGAGAAATAGTTTCCATGTCTGAGGAGTTTCGGAGTCAGCTCCGTTCCTTTGAGGTGTCGGTAGAATTCTATCTCGTCAGGTTCCTCACCGCCATACATTCTGCAAAATTTGAGGTATTCTCTTTTGTGTTCTTTCGGGCGAAGAGCGAGCTCTTTGGACTCTACCCACAAATCTAGGTTGTATTGAGCTTCGATGTCGTCCTCTCCACGAAAGAAAAGGGTCTTTCCCTCAGCTTCGACTTTGATAATGGAACCCATTGTTGATGGTAAAAAAAGATTAGAAATGTTCTTCTGAAAAAGAGATTAGTTTTAGATATTTTGCGAATATCTAAAATGTGGACACGAGCATCAAAATACCAAGTGTGATGGGACAAGCGGCAGCAAAAAGCTCTGTTTTGTTATAGGGTGTTTCTTTGCTTGCTATTCTCCGTGAAAGAACAAGAACGCTATCGGAAGCGATAAAGTGTTGGGGGCAGTACCTCACTTTATTCTTATTTTTTCTCACTTCAAAATATGAATGATTGGGGAACGCCTTACGAAGTTTCAGGGACAGCTCATCGACAGGGCGTCCGCCTCTGTAGACAACATATCCTGTGTTTTCTGTGTCCACGGACACATAGTCGTAACCTGTGCTGAACCCTTGTTCCGTCCAAAGAAGGGTGAGCTTTCCTTTTCTTTCATGGTACGGAGGACCTCCTCCAGATTGTATAAATATCGGTGTGTTGCCCGCAAATACACATGAGTAAGTCACGGGGTCTTGTCTTCTTACGATAGGATGGGCTGTGTACGCAGAGACGCTCGTCGGTAAACTCTCCGCCCTTTTCAAAGCATCGACGGATGCCTTCGTGATTTTTCTGTCTCTCGAAATAAAAGAAAAGAGCAGTCCCGCGGTCCCCAAGGCCAACAAACCGCGCCCAATGTTTTTCCTGTCTTCCTTTTCCATATTCCCGTTTTTCTGTGTCGGAAATTTGTGGTCCTTTATCTTTGAAAAAAGATAATTTCGTTTATTGAAGGAATGCAAAGCCTTTCTTCAAAATTTTTGTGATGGAAGGATACGAGATGAACTTTGCGTTTATGGATGGTGACCTTGAGCTTTGTGAAAAACTTCGTCAGAAGGGAGAAAAGCTTGAGTTTTCCTATAACGACATTTCGCAAGCTCTTTGGGGTGGAAGGTATGACCTCATCCTCTGGTTGGAGAGGTGCTATCCGGAACAATGGGAACTCTACTGCAAAAATTATTACCCTTTACCGAACGCCATCGCGGGAGGGAATATCGACCTCGTGAACCACATTTGGAAAATGGCGGAACAACAAACGGAAGATGAAAAATGGTCCGGTGATATTGCCCTTCTCGGAACTCAAAGACCCCTTCATTATGCCATCCAATGTGGAAAACACGAAATGGTGGAATGGGTCGAAAGCAAGTATCCGGAAGACAAGGTCGATGAAAGAATTTTGTTGGAATGTGTTTGGAATGGCAAAGACGAATTTGCCCTTTGGCTTTTGAAGAACAGGGAGTTTTCCGTCTCCCAAGACTCTGTCGATGCCGCCGATTGTGAGGATAATTTCTGCCCTTTGACTTTGGAAGAACTCAGAAAGAGGGGCTTTGAATAAAAAATATTTTGGAAAAATATTCTACTTTTGAAAAATACGTAAAGAAAGCTCTTTGGAAGACACAACTCATCTCAAAACACGTATTGTCCTTTCATTGAACGAATGTAATCGCAAACAACGCTGGAATATTTCTGGATAAATTATCCAGAAATATGGAACAAGATACTCTCGAAATAAAGTACGCTTTTTATAACAAAAGGAATGGCGTGTGGAGCAGTTTTTTTCGAGAGAAAGTAGCTGCGACAGAAGCCCTCGAAAATGTCGTGGGAAACTTGGCGAAAAAACACGGCATTCGAAACCTTTGCCCGAACTGGAGTAACAGAGCCGGAGGCTTTCAACACAAGGAAACAGAAGTGAAGAACACTCCGTTCGTTGACGGCTGTGTGTTGGAAATTTTTCATGAGGAACCCGTCGAGTATGTATCTTTTCGTGTCTTCAAAGACCTGTACGAAAATATGTGAGTGTCTTTTGCTTTTGTTTGCCAAAATAACGAGCGTTGGCATGCACTGGGATTTTAATATTTTGAACAAAATATTCTGCTTTGGGTATGGGTGATTCTTTGCTTACCGAGTTTTTTTGACCGACAAGAGAATTCTCTTGTGAACAAACGAGGAAACCCCTGTTTGTTTGTGCTTGAAAAGTGAGAAAATCCGGACCAAATTTCGGGCACGATATCATAGTTTTAAAAATGTCTGACGTCACAAAAGACCCACGATATCCTACGATGTGCGAAAGCGCAAAGAAGCGGTGGATGGATAAAGGAAAAGGAGAAAAAGAAGTACAAATGCTTTCTGAATCAGAGGTCGCATACCAGCTGGAACTCGAGGGCGTTTTCTTCAAAACTTGCGAAGATTGTGGATGTTCTATTCCACATATGAGCAGATGTCATCAAAATAATTGGGATACGACAAGGTTTATTTGTGGTCAGTGCTATGACAAAAGATACAGATAAAATATTTTTTGAATATTTTATTGTGCGAAATAGACAACTTTCCGTATTAACGCCAAATCACATCCTCGGTCTTCAGGGCGAAGCGCACAAAAAGACAGAAAGCTCCTCTCTGAGCTCCTTGTTCTCTTTCTCGAGTTTTTTCACCCTTGCCTCCGTTGCTTTTAGGGAAAAATAGAGGCTTCTCCTCGCACACCCCGAAACACGTCCTGCCAATTGTTTTGGAGAGAGTGGTTTGTTTTCTCCCCAAACATGGGCTTCTTGTCCGTTCAAAAGAATCTTTTCCCAAGAACAGACGAGCTCGTCGTCCCCGCTGAAAAGTTGGTACACCGCCACCAGCGGACCTTCAATGTGTTGTACGCCCCGGTTGATGAAGACATAAACATCTTTGTCTTTGAGGGAGAATTCTTCTTTGAGGGTTGCGATGACAACACTGATGTGTTCGTCGGGTTCCCTCAATTCACGGTATGTAGACATACTTCGAAACAAGAAAATATATTCAGTGAAAAAGCGCGATTCTTTTTGTCCAAAAAGTTCATATTTTATTGGCAAAATATGGTTAGTGTTTAGTCGTTAATACACAAAGCGTCAAACAAAGATTCTGGAAGTTCTTCAATGGGTATAATCCACCAGAAAAGAATAAGCTCAAGAATCCCGTCTTTTGTTTCTCTCGACATCTTCTTCACGATGTCTACAGTAGGAATCCCACAAAGAAAATTTGTTGCTGCTTCTGTCGTCCTGTCCTTCTCCATGTCTTCTGAATAAATCACAAGGAGGAATTTCACAAGCGTCGCGAAAACTACGAGGTAATTGTCCTTCCTTCCACGACAGAGTTGGTCATAGAGTTTTTGACCCATTTCCTGTTCTGTTGTTTCGAGCATCTCTGCGGAGAGAACATCAATCTTTTTGTCTCTCCATTCCGCGTCGCTTTCGACGACGCAAAGTGCGGAAAGTTGGGAAAGCGCAAGAGGGCTGCAAATGCAACAGGATTTCTCCATCGGGAATTTTATATTTTTGTTTGTAAAAATATACATTCTTTAGTCTGTCTCCTTTGCAATAGGAGATTCTCCTGCGATAGACGGGATTCTCTTAAAAATTTTGTCTGTTGCCTTTTCAAACAATAAAGAAAATATTTTATTCAGACAAAACTTTAGAACAGAGGATCGGGCATGTCCTTTTGGTGCTCCGCGCAGTGCGCGAATGTCTCTCCGTAGATGCATCCGTCATTTTTTATGTCCTGTCTCAAATAGTAGACAAAAAAAGAGTCTCTGTTGTGGCAGTGAAAGACACAACTCACGAGTTGTCCGTCTCTCTTGCGGATGTACTTTTTTCTGTGACGAAAGACCTCATGTCAACCATTTTTTTGTTGTGGGGAAAATAGGCGCAAACGGTTCTCTCTCCCCCTCTTCTTGTCCGATGGAATGGGAAACAACGAGTCTGCCTTCCTTATAGAGTTTCCTCATCGCCGGTTGCAACCCAGAGCCATTTCTCTGGGACATTGTTTCCCATATTCCATCCCTTTTGTTATTGGCAACGGGGCCCGATGTCACACGCACAAGTGTTTTCTCTCCGTCGAGCAAAAGCCAGATTTTTTCTGTAAGCTCAACTCTCCCATCAGGAAAAGTCGTTCGGAAAAACACAGTTTTCTGTTGCTTTTCCTTCTTTTCTTTGGAGGTGGTCACAGGAAGAAAATTTCTGTTCTTCCCATCGCAAACGAGTCCGGAGTAGAAGCTGCAAGTCTCTCCAAAAAGAGTTATGCTCTTTACATCGAGAAATCCGAGGATGTACAAAAGTGTTTCTGTGGGTACGAGTTCCATATTTTGGATGTAAAAAGAAAAAGCGCTTGGTCTTTGGAAGTTCCATGTTTTGCATTTCAGAATTTAGGTACGATAAAATATTTTATCCATGATAAAATATACCAAAATTATAGCATGAAAATGGCGATGCCCAATCCAAGAACTGAGGCGCTTCCGATCAAGAAATTCTTGTTGTGTCCGACTTCGGCATTCACAATGCACCGGGCGAGCGCATGCGGAACATCGGATGCGAGAAGATGATTTGGGCAATAATAGATTGGCTTGGTGTTTTTCTTGACTTCGAACCTTTTGCGGTCTGGAAATGCTTCTTCAACTTCTTTTGGAATTTTGTTGAGGGGGAATTCGTCCTTCCAAGTCACGTATTTTGGGTTGTCCGTTTGGAAAAAGATGGGTTTGTACTTTGTACTGAAAGTGCCGCGTGTTTGCAACACATGAAGTTCGGTAGTTGACCGTTCATCATAGTCCGGTCCTCCTCCGACAGGAATTCCCCCAAGATAATATGGATAGTCGGGAACCCTTCGAAGAGCACACACAGTGTACAGCGCATCCGCCTTTGGATATTCCAGCACTCTTTTGGTAACTTCCGGCAACAAGTTGTCCATTATTCTTTCCCTTCTAAAAAGGTACACGGCAAAGCCAGCTGCTCCGAGAGCAGCTAGACCAAGGCCGACATTTTTTCTTCGCCTCTTTCTCTCCATTTTCTTGAGACGTTTTTCTTTCTCGGACATGAACATTTTTCGAAATGGTGATGATGTCCCATGTTCTCGTTCAGTTTACAAAACTTTTTATTTGCTTCTTTCCCATAAAACTCCGTGTACCTTTTTAGAAGGGAAAGAATTGCTTCTTGAGAGCAACAAAGGACCACGAAATTTCTATAAAATATATTTTATAGAATCGTCCTTTTTGTGGAATATTTTGCCTTTTGTTTCTATGCACTATGAGCACGAATTCCGTCCAACTCATTGCAACAAAGTCTGGTAATTTTTGGAACCTTTGTGTCCTTCAAGGAACGAAACGCCAGAAAAACGCCGTCGTGTACATAAAGAACAACAATTATGTACATCTTGCGGAGGAGCTCGGATGTTGTTTGCAGTACAGTGAGCTTTGCCGGTCCGGTGCTCTCGACAAAGTCTCTGATGATTTTCTGCAGCATTGTACCAAAATTCTTCTGAAGAAAAACAAAAAGGACATAAAGGTGCTCAAGAGAGCCATAGAAACACTGGAGTTTCTCCCAAAGTCGAATGTTCGCGACGAGACGCTGAAGTCTCTCAAAAAGATGAAGAAATTTCTGAAGCTCGATTGCTCACTGAGCATCATTAAGGCGAAGGTGAGGAGCGAAGAGGAAATATAAAAACTTTTTATATTTTTGGAAAATGGAAGGGTTTGTCCTTGAAATTTTAGAGAAGAAACCATGAACTGCGAAACTCGGACAAGGGGAAAACTTTGTGGAAGGGAGGAATGCAAGCCTTGTTTTGAACGAAGCTTCGCCTCGTGCGACAAAGCAAAATATTTGGCTGAAGGGCAGGATATTCCTTTGCTGATTGCGAAGAATAGTCACAAAAAGCTGAAGTTTGATTGTCCGAAATGTGCGCACGTTTTTGAAGCGAGTTTGGCAAACGTTTCTAATGGATATTTTTGTCCTTTTTGCTCTAGCCCACCAAAAAATCTCTGCTCTTCGGCTGAATGCAAAACATGCTTCGAAAAGAGCTTCGCTTCTTCGGACAAGGTAGAATTTTGGAGCTTCGAAAAGAATAAGCAGAGTCCGAGGGATGTATTCGCGAGTTCAGGAAAAAAATATTGGTTTGAATGTGGAAAATGCAAACACTCTTTTGAAATGGGTTTGAATAGCGCTTCAAATGGACAATTTTGCCCTTTTTGTCCGAACCAAAAACTCTGCTCTTTGGCTGAATGCAAAATATGCTTTGGAAAGAGCTTCGCTTCTTCAGACAAGGTAGAATTTTGGGATATAGAAAAGAATGAGCAGACTCCACGAGAGGTGTTTATGAACTCGGGAAAAAAGTTTTGGTTCGGATGTGAAAAGAAGCACAAATTCCTTTCTGTTCTTAACAAGGTCTCTTCCGGACGTTGGTGTCCCAAATGCAAACATAAAACGGAAGCGAAACTCTTCTCCTTCCTCGAAAAACAGTTCGAAAACCCTGTCCATCAGTTTAAAGTTTCGTGGTGCAAGAACCCAGAAAAGAACACTTTTCTTCCTTTCGACTTTTGCGTCTCAAAGACTATCATCGAATTAGATGGTGTCCAGCACTACGGACAAGTGTCAAACTGGAAGTCGCCCGAAGAAACTCAAAAGAACGACAGATACAAAGAAGAACAAGCCCTTAAAAACGGATACTCTGTCATCCGTATCCTTCAGGAAGATGTTTGGAACGACAGAATAGATTGGAAGAGTCTTCTTCTTGAACACATCAGAGACTATGAAACTCCAGTCGTCAAAAACCTCTGGGAGGATTCTCAGAATCCACAAGAATAAAATATTTAGAGAAATATTTTTACATATCTCATTCGTACAAATAAATGCAGTGCTCAACGAAAGGAAAACTCTGCGGAAGAAGAGAGTGCTCCGTTTGTTTTCCTCGAAGTTTCGCCTCCTGTGATGAGGTGAATTATTTGGTGGACAAACAACTCAATACTCTCCTCATCGCAAAGAGTAGCAAAGAACCGCTGTTTTTTAAATGCACAAAGTGCGAACACATGTTCGGAGCAAGACCGTGTAATTTTTTTAGACGCGGAAAGGCTTTCAAAGGAGGAAGTAGCCGATTCTGTCCATATTGCAGAAGTCGTTCTTTGTGCCAATCTCAAGAATGTGACATTTGCTTCGAAAAGAGTTTCGCCTCTCACGAAATGTCTGAATTCTGGGACTTTGAAAAAAATCATCAGAACCCAAGAAGGGTGTTTGTCAGCTCCCAACATAAATTCTGGTTCAAATGTGGGACTTGCAAGCATAGTTTTGAGACGAAACTTGTCTCTATCAAAAGAGAAAGGTTCTGTCCTTTTTGCGAAAGGAGGAAGGTACGCAATGTTGAGGATCGTGAACCGTGTGGAGGATTCCTCCCGAAACTTCGAGAAGAAACACGACCTGGTGAGACGCAAGCTTAACACAAAGAATTTTTGGGACACATAACTAAAAATATTTAGAGAAATATTTTTTGGATAAAATGTCTCAACAAGAATTCTTTGTTTCAAAGCCTTGGAAATTTGCCTGTGAAACATGCCAAAAAGAGACGGTAAAGAAGGGAAGAAACTTCCTTATTTTGCCCTTTTGCAAGCCGTGTGTATCAGCAACGGCAAGAATTGCGAGTCAGAAAGGAAGAGAAAAACCTCGCACCAAAGAAGAATATCTTTCTGAGAGGGAAATTCAACATCAGGAAAGACAAGAATTTTTTGGATCTTATGGGTTTGAGCTTCTGAGTCCTTCGTCGGACTATCAAGGCGTCTACTCAGAGCTCTCTGCTTTGTGTCCCAATAAACACACCATAAAAATAAAGTGGAATAATTTCCTGGGAGATGTGACCAAAGGAAAAGGATGTTGTTCTCAATGCCTTTTCGAGAAGAGGAAGAAACCATGGGAAGAGATAGTTGCCAAGTTTCGGGAAAAGAACTGCGAGATTCTTCTGGAAGAGAAAGATTATTGTGGAAATAAACAGGATATTTTGTTCAGGTGTTTTTGTGGAAGGGAATCAACCGTGAGACTCGGAAACATAAACGAGAGTTGGATGGGATGTTTGGACTGTTCAAAACAAAGGGAACGTGTGCCGTGGGAAAATGTGAAAGAAATTTTTAGAGAAGCAAACTGTGAGCTTCTCTCGGAAGAGAGAGAATATAAGCACAACAAGTCACGACTTTTGGCTATTTGTTCTTGCGAGTTTGAAGGAAATACTTTCGAAGTTTGTCTAAAACACCTCAAAAAAGGAAAAAGATGTGCGAAATGCACCCTCCAGAGGAGAGAAAACACATGCATGCAGATTTACGGTGTTAGAAACCCTTCTCAGAACGATGAGATTATCAGCAAAATAAAAAGAAAAAGCTATATGACCAAAGAATTTGTCCTGCCAAATAGCAAAAAAGTCTGGTTTTTGCAAGGATATGAACCTTTCTGTATCCGTGATCTTGTTTTGGTGGAAGGGTTCGACGAAGAAGAAATTTTGACGGGAAAGGGCGTGCCAAAAATATTCTATGAGAATGAGGGGAAAACAAGGAAGTTCTATCCGGATATTTTCATTCCCCATTTGAATAAAATTATTGAGGTCAAGTCGGAATGGACGATGTGGAAAGACAAACAAAAGAATATGGATAAAATGAAGGCCACAAAAGAGGCCGGTTTTGATATCGAGTTCAGAATTTACAGTTCAAAGGGAAAGCTTCTGGAAACTCTGGAGGCTGAGTAAAATTATTTTTGAGGTATAAAAATAATCTAGTTATTCAGTGATGGAGTCCTTTGAAGAACTTATTGTTGATGTTGAGGATGGAAAAGTGACATTCAACTGCGCCTTTTGTTCTCGTCAACTCACCACAAGAGCTAAAACTTTCGAAAAGAAACCGTTATGCATGTCCTGTGTGCTGAGAACTGTTGAATTCGAAACAGCGGAAGAGTCGATCTTTTTCCTGCGCAAGGAGTACAAATTCGCAAAGAGGGTTTTTAAAGACAAAGGACTAACTCTTTTGGAAACAAAGGGGACATTCAGACCATCCACAAAAAGCGTTTGTGGATGTATTTGTGGCAAAAAACACAAAGCCCTTCTTTCAGATCTTTTGAAAGAAGGATACGAAACATGTCCCACAAAAAGAACGAGAAAGGGGATGAACTCGTCCAAGGAAGATGAAATCCGCGAACTTTTTTTGAGCAAAGGATGCGAATACATCGGACCCTACACGAACAACAAAACTCCAACGAAATACATATGTTCATGCGGAAAAGAAGCCGAAGTCAAGGTCCAAATTATCAAAGACTCGTGGAAAGGATGCAGGAGTTGCTCATACAAGGCCAGAGGGGATGCAATGCGCAAATAATTATGTTTGGAATAAACATAAATTCATATTTTTTGTGGATAAAGTATAGTAATGAACCAATGAATAACTGAATGACTGACAACCTACAATATGGGAAGACCCAAGCTGCCTCCCGACAATCTAAGCACGTTGAAATTAAGGACTCGGAAGATATGCTGGAAAGTCTGGTTCTGCTGAGTCACGGCAGGGTTGGTGGCTGAGGGAATCGGAATACCGGTGTTGGTCACACCAGCAGAGGCGTTGACGGCAGCGGTCGAAGGAACGTACTGGTTCGACACGTTGGTGAGCTTGGAATAATTGGTCGAACCCTTGGGGTCAGAGGCGAAAGTCTCCAGCGAGTACGAATACGCGTGGTAGCCGGTCTCCTCGGGGATCGACTTGTGCCAGTACCAAGGCACAACAAGACTGTAATAGTCGGAACCGTTGCTGACACGGGCAGTCGACTCGTACACAAGCTGGGCAGCCTCAAGCGGGTCAAGACCGGCATAGGCGGGCTCGGTGGTGTAGTTGGACCATTCGCCGGGAGTGGAGCTGTTTCGGATGGCGTAGAAGTATCCAACAACGGCGTGAGAGATACGGATATCAATCGGGATGAGAGCGTTAAGCTGCGAAAGGTTGATGGTCGTCTCATTGACCTTCTGAACCTGCTTGATAACCATATCACGGGGATTCTTACCCATCTTGACACGTTCGTCATTGTGCACGACGGCGTAGTGGCACCAAGTCTCGACATTGGTGATGGCGGGAGGGTTGGAGCTGTAAATGAGGGTGAAAGTGGCATCGTAGCTCACCTGAACAACATCGTCGAGAGTGGGAGGGTTGGCGCCAACACCCACGTTCAGGACGAGAAGATCCTGCCACCTGCGGAGACAGTAGTTAATCTTGATGTCGTTGAAGGGAAGGGCCGAAACGGCAAGGGCCAGACCCGAGTCCTCTGAATAAAAGAGGGGGATAGGAAGGTTGAAGAATTCGCCGGTGCCGAGGGGGTTGCCGGTCGTCACAGGGTTAATCATGGCGGGAATGTCTCCAATCATGTTCCTGTAACCGACACGCTTGGAAGCATCAATATTGAACTGAGAGTTAAAGTCGAACCAATAGCTGTCAAACTCATGAACAATCAGATCGTTGAAAGTGATGTTAATCTTTTCAACAAGATTGTGCATAAAGTTCCTGGTCCAGCGAATGGTGGCGTTGGCGTTAATGGCACCACCAGCGTTGGTCGGGCGAATAGCAATCAGAGGGAGACGGACGCGCAGCCAGGTGTTGAGGACGTAATCACCGGAGCGATTCACAGACGCGGAGAATTCATTACCGAAGCCGGGAAGACCCGAAATATTTCGGAGAACAACGGGAAGGAAGGAGAACCAATTGGCCTTTTTGATGGCACGCACAAAATAGGTGACTGCCGAGCAACCACCATAGAGATACGCCTCCAAGTCAGAGAAGGTCGCCAAATCTACGAAACCGGAAGCAGCAGTTACTCTGGTACCACACACAACAGAAGTCATTACTCTCCACAGTAGAAAAAAAATTCAAAAAAAAATCTTTGGGGCAAAACACATGAGCTTTCGAATGAAAGCTCATACTCTTATGACTTAACATCCAGAGCATCTGGGACTGTAATGAACCACGTTGATATCCCCGGCCTCGATAAAAAGATTAAAGAAGAGTTTTCAAAGCGTCTCGAGGCATTTACAAAGAAGGAAAAAGAGTTGGAACGTGTAGAGTTTATTTATTTCAATAGCCAAAACAAAGAAGATGTTTCTCGTGCCCGCGAAAGGGCCTTCAAGCTCCAAAAAGAAATATCTCAAGATGAGACTCTTTCCCAAATTCAAGAATATTCCGAGCTTTCCGCTCCTCTTCTCGAAAAATATCAAGAGAATTTGAACAAAGTCAAAAAAGTCAAGTTTTTCGGAAACAAACAGAACCAAAAAGACCCAGACACCGAGTTGACGAGCGAGTTCCTTCTTTTGGCAAAAAACTATATCGATGTCAACGACGGGCATCTTCGTGTTTCGAAATGTCGGACGTGCCAGAGTCCATTCGCCAACTGCATCGAGCGTGGAGACGAAATCATCTGCCCAACTTGCGGAGAAACATCTTCAGCCGTCGAAGATGCTTCGCCATACAGAGACCCGCAAAGGAACGGAGGTTCCGGAAAGCCTGCGTACGTCACCAAACCGCAGTTCCTCGAAGTCATCGAGAAATTTCAAGCAAGGAAAAACACAAAGATTCCAGAGAGTGTCAAAGAACTTATCAAAACGGAACTCTCCAAGTACGGCATCGACATCAAAGACGCAAAGAAAAAACATGTTTATATGGTTCTTGTGGACAACAACATGACAGACTACTACGAAGAACTGTCGCTGATTCTTTGGGAACTCAACGGGACGGTTCCACCGGACATTAGCCAGTACCAAGAAATGCTTTCAAGTTGTTACGACACATACGAAAAAGTTTACCTGCAGATGATAAAAGAAAAGGAAAGGAGAAAGTCGCTTAACGCTTGGTATGTCCTTTTCAAACTTTTGCAACACCTCAGGTACGTCCCGAACCCCGACGACTTTTGCTTTTTGAAAAACACCACAAAGACAAAAGACTGCGATGAAAAGTTTGGCAAGGTTTGTGAGATACTCGGGTGGAATTTTCAGTACACCATTTAGAATTCCAAATATCTTCTTTTGGAATTTAAGAAAAATATGAAGGATGGTTAAACATGATTCGAACTCTTGTTGATCCGAAAGCTCCTCATCTCACGACTCCCGAGCTTGACGCGTGTCGCTCAGAAATGAGGCGTACTTTCCCGCGTGTCTCTCGTGGACTCAAGAATGACCCTCCCATTTCCGGACAACAGATTGTGAACATTTCTTTTTATCCTTTGGAAAAACCAGAAAATGGAATCCACGGACTTGTTCGCGTTCGCGGTGTTTGGCCAAACGAAGACCTGGCCAATCAATCAGCAGACAAGATTTTCAAGGAGCACGACTCGAGCGCGGTAATCTTTGCCGCAGATGTGGGAGCCCTCATCCCTTTCACTCTCAACACCTCTTTGGCTGAAAAAGTTGAGGATATTGCTGTCGAAAGTGGCAACGAGTATGAAAAGAAGATGAGAGAGAAACTTATCCAACAAAACATCGAGAAAGACAAAAAGTTTGCCCGTGAACTGGAAGAGAGAAAGAAGATTGCGCTCGAAGAAGGTTCTTTGGACGATGATCCGACCACTCTGGAATATTATACCAAGAAAAAGGTTGCCAGACGACAGATTGATCAGTATATTGCAGAGTACCTGGAACGCATCGAGAGTATGAAGAAGTCTGCCCAAAAACTCGAAAATGAGATTGGCGAGCTCGACTCGAAATATCCGACTCACTCTGAGAAGTGGCTCGCTCTCTACAACGAAGAAAGGAAAAAGATGGGATATGAACCCGTCTCTGAATAAAAAAATATCCGAAAATATTTTTTAGAGGACGTACGCAATGACTCCGTAAATGACGCTAGTAAAGCACCAGTAGGAACTAAACTCTCTACCGTTCGTTTGGAACCAACTGTACAAAGCCGTTGCGACTCCCGTAGCGATAAGAGAAACCCCTTTTTCTTTCTGCCACAACAGCGGGAAGAAAAGACCAAAGAGATACAGAGGCGCCATCCACCCAGGCATCAACCCTTCTCCTTCGCTCGTTTCCCACACGAGGTGCTTCTTCTCTCCAATAACCGTCATTGTATTCTTTCCAGAAATATGAGAAAGACCCAGGACAAAAATACCCAAGTACATCATCGTCGTATTTTTAAGCACCGGAGAACCGGTAGCTTTCCAGCCCATATAATTTTGTACGAGGGGTTGCAAAAGAAGAAGAGGAAGTATCGTCTTTGTTAGTGCTCCGTTTGAAGCCTCTGAACCCAGATTATACCAAAGTCCTGCCTCGACCAGTTGTATCGTCGAAAAACACAGCAAAAAAGACGCGTTCCATCTGTCATAGAGTTTGTTCCTCGTCCACAAGAGTACCACAAAAGCGATCGAAAGTGCCCAAGCAGACAAAGACGACTCGAGAGAGAAACACATTAATATATGTAATGAGAACAGAAAAAGCAGTAGTCATTGTCTTGTCTGTGTTTGTTGTATTTCTTTGGCTTGTGCTGAGGACGAGACCAAACAAAGAAGCCAGGTTTTCTGGGTCAAGTTTCACAGGACCAAGCACTTTTGAACTTCCGCACTCTGCCGTTTCCGTAAAGTCGGAAAAGGAATGCCTGATGACTTGCAAAGCAAACCCTCTGAGCAATGCGTATACGTTTGACTCAAGGACAAAGATGTGTCAACCCCTCTTTGTCCGGAAAAACTTTACCCTGAGAGAGGACGACGGGAAGAATTCTATGGTGTTTGATTGCATCTGCTGAAAAAACTTGGTAAAAATATCTGAATATTTTTATGTGCAACTCTAAAAAATATTTTATGTCACATAAAATATTTTCTTGTGGAGAACAAAAATGTGAAAATTTTCACCAAGTCTGTGAAACGCCGCTGACTTTCTAGAACCGCAGACAAAAACTGTCAAAAATTGCAAATTCTGCGGCTTTTCAACTTTTCGAAAGAAAGAGAAAGATGTCAAGAGTCTGCAAACCAACCAGAGTTTTTGCATGCAACATCCCGAAGGTTGCCAAAGACAACCATGAAAGAATCAGAGAGCTCAAGGAAGATGTCGCGCGCCCCGATTCCGAATACTGTCTGTTGTGTATGACCTATCTTTTCACTGACACCCCCGATGATGATTGCACAATGTGTGATAGTTGCGCACACTGCTACTGCGTTTCTTGTTCAAAGAAAACCGGAATGTATCAAGAGGATGGACTTGCTGTTGACGGGACATGCATAGCCTGTCATCTCGGATTGGACAATGACTATGCGAGCGCAGGTAACGGAAAAACAGAGTTCCCTGGAGAAAGGCCTCCTTGGTTGGATTCCAATATTTCCCTTGTTCTTCCTGTTTGGTCAGACTCGGAAGAACTAAATAACGAAGAGGGAAAATGTGCTAGGTGCTATCTTGACTTGACCACATATTATGGGAGGAAAAAGAATGTGGTTCGGGATGGCCATACTTTTTGCAGACTTTGCGGTTCACAATAAAAATATTTATGAAATATTTTTATGGGTGGATTATAGAGTCATCACAACTTTCGTGACAGTTTGTTCCCCCTTGTTTGCTTTGGATTTTTCCAGTTCCTTATCCACATAAAAATTTCTCATTTCTCCGATGATATCATAGCTATTATCTTGCGTCCCGTAAGCCCTGTAGTGAGCCCTTACCACAAGGCGACAAAATGCATCGTCACCTCCCATAGCTTTTGTCTTTGCGTACGCACATCTCGCAATATGGTCAACATCCGAACAATGTTTCATCGCACTGTAGATGTTGTTGCATGTGTACTCACATGGCTGACAGGAAAAGTTAGCATCCTCAAGTCCTTCATTTTTATGGGCCTTCAAATGGTCCACAAAATCCTGATAAACAATTTTGTTGTTACAAAAGGGACAATCCATCATATCTATTCTTTCGGATTCCATATCTACATATACAAAACACGCACGTAAAAGTTTTCAATAAAATTTTACTTCCACAACCTGCGAATGGTGGAGGATACCTCATCGATAAAAACACACGGTTCAATGCCGAAATATGACAAACGGAGGCTATCTAAAACATTTTCTGTTTTAGCTATTATCCCAGAATATTTTGCCGTGTATTCGCGAATTTCGGAATGTTTGAATTGTTCTAGTACGCTCTTTTCCGCTTCTTTGGCAAAAAATATACATTTCGCGATGTCTGACACCGTTTCACCGCAAGAAACTCTGAAACATTTTAGATGGTGTATGTATTCGTCGTCGCTTATTTTGAACTCGACATCGGCATAGACACAATCGTCCTCTCTGAATTTCTCCCCCTCAAAGAAAACTCTGTCTTGTGTATCCACCCTCTCCACAATAAATTCGGAATTTTTTATGGCCCTGAATGCTGCTTTCTCACGACACAGCGAAATTTCTGACAAAAGTTCCGAATCCTTCAACCAATATTCAAAAAATCCGTAAGAAACTTTCTTGAGCCTTGCCTTGGCGTTTTTGACGACGTCTCTATGTTTTATAATCAGGTCGTAGAATTCTAACAAGTCGTGTTCTCCGTAATACAAAGATTTTTCTACATTCGAACCTTCTTTGGTCGCGCGTCTTCCGCAATATCCTCCGGAAAGTTCTTTATAACCTTTGCTAAGCCACCACTCAAACTCTTCTCTTGCCTTTGTTTTACAAAAATAGTGCACTTTTTCGGACAAAGAGAGAACAAGCGCAAAAAATCTTTGTTTTGTCATGAGGTATTCATGTGTACCTTTCTTTATTGAACAACAAAACTCTCCTTTTTCGGACAGGATAAATGGGGCGATAGATGCACATTTTTTCATCCATTCATAAAAAGGGAATAATTCCTTGCCTAGTGGCGGAGAATCCCACATTTTGATATGGTCGTCGCGACGACCACAACCCTTTTCTTTTGGAATTATTTGATAGGGAGAAAGGGCATTTGTTGCTTCTTCGAAAAATCTTTGCTCGAGCGACACGATGCACTCTTCTCCAGAAACGTTTGCCAGCGCGAATTTTTTCAAATGGGATTTGGATTGCAGATGTCTTGCGAAATTTGAGACGTCATTGGTGGCGTAATCGCAGCATACACATTTTGTATCTTTCGCACTTCTCTTCAAGTGTTTTTTGCTTGACGTATGTTCTTCGTAATGGCTTTTGTCGTCACTATGAAAGTTGCACGTGTTACATGAATAATTTGTTTTCCTGACGGGGTTTCCTTTGAGGTTTGCCAGGTGTTTTTTCGTCAAGAGGTGTTTCCGAAAATTAGACTTGGTCGTAGATGTCACATCGCAAATATCGCAACGAAGAGTGTCTTGCATTTGCAAATACCCTTTATTATTTTTTAACTATTTGCAAAAAATACTCAAATTTATGTATCGGATGAGTAAATGTTTATGAAAAAATATTCGGGAGCCCTGTCTGAATATTTTTTCATAAGATAATAAAATTTTGACTATGCACACCGAATGCTTAAAAAGAGACACATAAACAGCATATTTGTGTTTGATGTGAAAGCCCGTCTCTTTTTTTCCCGGATTGGATTTTCTCAAAGTTCATTGCGCAACTTTTTTTCCCGGATTGGATTTTCTCAAAGTTCATTGCGCAACTTTTTTTCCCGGATTGGATTTTCTCAAAGTTTGCAAATAAAATATTCTTCAAGCAAATAAAAAATTTTTATAGTTTCTCGTCTTTTCGTCCCATCTCCAGAAAAAGTCGAGCAAAGAAAACAGGATATTATCGAGAGAGCAAAGGCATTGCAAAGAATTTACAATCTCTCGAAAGAAGAAAGGGTGCAACCATAAAAATATTAGCTAATATTTTTAGAGAAGTTTCATGGCCTCTGTCAATGGGATACAAACAACGATTCCCTTTGATGCGAAAAAGTCGATGCGATCATATCTTGGGTTCGGCTTCCTTGACTCTTTGTCAACGAACTCTTGGACGAGAGAAGAAAGAAGTCCCACTTTTCTCCCTTCTTCCGATGGCAGCCAAAGTATTTGACTGTCCGAGTATTCCCCAAAAGGAATATTCCTCCCTTCGATGTCCTGAATCGGTCTTTGAGCTTCTCTCTTTTTGACAGCTTTCGTTGCTGAGACGGAACCAGAGTGTTTGACAAGCCACCAAAGACATTTTTCGTTCTCAACCTGAAGTGTATGCACAAAAAGGGCAATTCTTGACTTTGCAATTTTTGAGGTTGACCCCTTCAAAGAAGTTATCCAAGTGTCCCAATATTTTCTCGCTTCTTGCCAAATTTTGCTTTCTTTTGTCTGGAGTTCCTTTGTCCTCTCGGCATAGAGAGGGTCAGCACCTCTTTCGAAAAGAAGAGTCAAAAGTTCGTCGTCTTTGTGAAAAAGAGCCCAGACAAGAGGCAAAGTCTTCTGGGGAATGTTTGGATTGGAGTGTTTTATGACAACTCTCAAAAAATCTTTTGGAGTATTTTTATCGCTGCAGAGTCTCGACAAAAGAGTCATTCCAGAATTGTCGACGAGATCTGGGCAAAACTCTTTCTCCATCAAAAGCTCGAATGTTTCCTTGTCTTTTACACACCCGAGAGCGTTTGTCTCACAGCTCGGATGGTTCAGATTTTTACAGGCATGGAATGCACACAAAATGTTTATCTTTGCTTTGTCCGAGTTTTCAACTGCAGACATAAGTGGAGTTTTACCTTGGTGCGCGCCATTAATTTCTTGGATGGTGGAAAGGAGAGCAGCGAAATATACAAACTCGTCTTGTTTTATATCACACAGCCACCTGATTCTAGAAGACACGGCTGTTTTATAAAGGAACGCGAACCAAAACTTTGCATTCTTTTCAATGGCAAAATTCACCAAGGACTTTCCCGAAGAGACAGGGAAAATATATTCGCCATAGTCTGCAGGGAGCTTAATGCTCCAGAAAAGTTTCTGTTTATCTGTGAGACTCGCGGTGTCCCTTGAAATCTCTGGGTATGATGAAGCGACAAGTATTGTTCCGACGCAGTTCAAAAGATTCAAAACTCGGCCGAGTCTTGGATGTTTCGATGAAAGACCTTGAACTGTGTCACTCAAAAGTTCTGAAAAACTCCCAAAAGTTTTCGAGAAACTATCCCATTGTTTTTGACATTCCCTCTCGTATTCTTTCAGACAATACTCAAATATTTCTTGCGTCGGAGACCAAACAAACAGAACGATAGCCAAGTCTTTTGGTGAAGCTTTCTGAATCGCCAAAAGCGCCGTCTTTCTTGGGTCTCTTATCCTCGGATAGAAACGTTCGAGATTCATTACATTTATACAATTCGAATTTGGACATACGGATTTCTTTCATTTGAAAGAAATGGCTCAGAGAAACCACAACTTTAAAGTCGACAGTTGGAATTATGACGACAATGAAAATGGTCTCGTTTTTTATGCTTATGGAAGGGATGAAACGGGAAAAAGCATTTGTGCGAGGATAGAGAACTTTCACCCGTATCTTTACATCCAACTCCCCAAGAAAAGGAATCTCTCTTGGGGAAAAAGAGAGGCGAGAGTTCTTTTTGAACATCTCACGACAAAAGTTTGCAAAAAGTTTCCTCCCGTTTCTTATGAGCTCAAAAAGAAGTATTTCTTGAAAGGGAAAGTTCCTGTTTCCACTCTTCGTCTCGAGTTTTTGAACATTGCGGGTGCCAAGATGTGCTCGAATGCGATGGAAAACAGGGAAAACAGAGTCGAAGGTCTCGGAACTTTTGCAGCAAAAGAACTTCGTGCTCATGAACAAAACATCGACATTTACACGAAGCTCTTTACCCATAGGAAGCTTGACTCTACAGGATGGCTGAAAGTTGTGGAAAACAAAGGTGCGACCTACGACAAGTTTTCAAAGGCCGACCTCGAGTTTTCTTGTGATTGGAAGAATGTTTCCCTTGGGGAAAATAAGGGACTTATTGCCACAAAAAAGATCAGCTTCGATATTGAGGCGTATTCCAAACATCATTCAGCTTTTCCCGACCCCAACATCAAAGAGAACGCTGTCACTCAAGTTGCGTACACTGTCGAAGAAACAAACGGAGAGATTTGGAAAGAAGCGATCAGTCTCGGAAATTGTCTCAAACTTCCCGATGCAAAGGTCATCAACGCCAGATCAGAGAAGGAACTTCTCAGTATCTTTTTCCGAAGGCTTTCAGAGATTGACGCGGACGTGTACATCGGCTACAACATCCTCAAGTTCGATTGGAACTATCTTATGGTGAGAGCCAAGAAATGTGGACTGTTTCAAAGAATGTGTGATCTTTTGACGAGGATTTTTGCGGTTCCGGCATCAGAGGACAAAATGTCGTGGAGAAGTTCGGCTTACGGAACGCAAAACTTCAAGTTCATCAGAATTCCGGGAGCTTCTCAGATCGACATGTATGTCGAGTTTGAAAGGAATCACAAGTTGGACAAGAACACCTTGGACCATGTCTCTGAACTTTTCCTTGGGGAGAAGAAAAAAGATGTGTCAGCAAAGGAACTTTTCAAAGTTATGGAAGTTTCGATGATTCTCGAGTCTTTCCAAAACACAAGAGTTCCTTTCCGAGAAAGAAGAAGGGCCGTCTATTCTGCCATCAACAGAAAGCATGGAACAAAGTATCTTCTCGAGTTCCGCCAAAAGGCAAAGAACTGTCGTTCCCTTCTCGAACTTGATCTTTTGGTTCGTTCCGGCGTCACAAAACTCGCGGATTATTGCGTCCAAGACACAGTCCTTCCACTGCGCCTTCTCAAAAAGTTCAATGTTGAGTTGAACATGGACATGCTTGCGAGTGTGTTTTGTGTGCCCCGAGAATACCTTCAAACCCGAGGTCAGCAGGTCAAGGTCTTTTCGATGCTTTACAGAGAGATGCAGGATGATGACCTCATCGTCGAATTTCTCGGGTACGACAAAGAGGTGTCAAACGTCAAGTACAAAGGTGCCACGGTTTTCGACGCGAAAGTCGGACTTTGGGAAGATGTTCTTGTTTGGGATTTTGAGTCTCTGTACCCTTCGGAGATCATCTCGCGAAATGTCGACTACACAAGCTTTTGCACAAACGATGAGTCTGTCCCGGATGAGGATTGCAACATTGTCGAGTGGGACCAGCACGAATTTTGTGAGTGTCCTCTCGATACAAAGGCAGGAAAGAAGAAAAAGAAAGACCAAGAAGTTGTTTGTGGACACTTCAAACAGAGGTTCAAAAAGTCAAAAGTCCTCGAGAATGGCGAAATTCAAGAAGGAGTTCTCCCTCGGATGTTGAGGCGTGTCCTCGCCAGGAGAAAGGCCGTCAAAGGAGAGATGGGGCAAGCGGCAAGAAACGCAGACAACGAACCAGACCCAGAGAAAAAGGCAGAGTTCAAAACAAAAGAAAAGGTCGCGAATGCTTCTCAGCTCGCTTTGAAGATTGCAGCAAATTCTGCATATGGAGCTCTCGGAGCTTCTCAAGGCATTGCTCCCTTGGTAGAGGCCGCTGCCGCTGTGACAACTGCGGGAAGACAGGATATTATGAAGGTTGTCGAAAGGATTTTGGAGAGGTGGCCAGAGGGGGTGCTTGTGTATGGCGACACAGACTCTTGCATGATTCACTTTCCCGGAGGAAGAACTCCCAAAGATCTGATAGAGTTTGGCAAGTTTGTGGGGAAGGAAATTTCTAAACATCTTGTGTCTCCAATGAACCTGCAGTTTGAAAAACTTTGCAAGAGGTTCATCATCTTCTCGAAAAAGAGATATTACACCATCATTGTCGATGAAACCGGAGAGTGTATCGCCATTGACAAAAAAGGCATCGTTCTGACGAGAAGGGACAACTGCCTTTTGGTTCGGGAGCTTTTTGGAGAAACGGTCGACAGGGTCATCAACAAAGAGGACAGGCAAAAGATTATTCAAGGGGTCTTTGACGGCATTTACGGAATGATGTCGAGGAGCATTTCGGACAAAAAGTATGTTACCACGGCATCGATAAAAGCTTTGGAAGAGTACAAGAACGACGGAAAGGGGCTTGTCAATGTGGCGCTCGCGAGAAAGATGAAGAAAAGGGGAGAAGAGGTCATTCCAAACACTCGCCTCGAGTTTGTGTTTTTGGATGTTCCAGGAAAGAAAAAAGGAGAAAAAGTGCTCCAGGCAGAACAGGTTGAAGACTTTACTTGGTATCTCGACAACAAGAAGCGTTTGGGTCTCAAGATTGACACACATCTCTACCTCTCGAAAAAGGTGATGGAGCCTCTCGCCGAACTCTTGGGCATTTGGGAGAAAAGGGTCATCGAGTACGAAAAACTCGACGAAAGGATAAAAAGACTCAAGTCACTCATCTCACCAGAAGACAAAGACTCTGTCGCGAAACTCGAGTATCTCTTCAGAAAACAAAAGCTATCAGAGTCCATCCCCGACAAGAGCCAGAAAACTCTTGATGGATATTTTGTGAAGAAAGAGACAAAGAGAGAACCCCAGAGTCTTTTGCAAAGAGCAAAGAGCATCGCCAACGAGATGCTGGCATCGGACCCGAAAGTTGTAACTTTGCTCATCGAAAGTTACAACAGAGAAAAACATATCAAAACACTGAACGCAAGGAGGAAGATGTTTGGTCTCCAGGTGGTGAGACAAAGACTGCCGAAACGCGGCGAAAAAATCTTGGTTCAAGATGACAAGATACTAAAGACTCTTGCGAAGGCGCATCTTGCCCATTCGGAAAGCGCTGCCCAGCTCAAAAAGTTGTTTGCGCGCCCCGTCATCATCTAGAAAAAATATTTGCAAATATTTTTAGTCAAACTTTATTCCTGCCACGGCCTGGGCTTCTCTCTGGAGTTTCATCGCCAAGTCTTTTGTCGAGAGTCCAGTCGGATGTTTCAGCGTTTTCGGTCCATAGTTTATTTCTTCCTCCTCTTGTTCATCGGAATCACCGACAGGAGTTCCCTCTTCTTCAAAAGAAAGTTCGGGATTTTGCTCGGGTTCTTCTTCTCCTTTGGTTATCGACAGGAGCCATTTGTACACTTTTTCGCCTTCAAAGATGGACATTTTTGCACCATCCGTCACAAAGAGAGTTGGCACACCCCGAATTCTGTACATCCGAGAGTTTTTGATGATCGAACGCATCGTCTGGCTGTCCACACATACAAGAGACACAGGAATATTGTGAGCTTTTATCAGACCGAGGACATTGCGAGAGTGCTGAGAGTGTCTGCTGTAAAATAATACCATTCCCGTCATTCTATTACCGCTCCATAACAGTCAACTTATTTGTGTTTTCTCCAAGTTTTAGAAAGTTCGATGAAGCAGTCGAAATAGTCCCACATCATCTGTTTATCGTCCTTTGAAAGCCTTCCAGTTACCCACATTTCGGAAACCATCTTTACCTTTCCTTCGGGAAGACCTTTCCAAAGGTCCGTGTTGTCGATAAAGAATTTTTCTTCTCTCTTTTTTATTCTGTTCTCATGAGGAAGAACATGGGCAACAAAATGTTGCATCAGCTTTTCTGGTGGGATATTTGAGAAGAAAATTTTCACAAGAAGAACGTCCGCTTTCTTTTCGGGTTCATCCTCGAAAACGTCGCGAAGGTCGTCAAGCATCCCGTTGACTTGTTGTTTCAGCGCAGTACACAGGTTGCTCATCTTTTCTACTTTATTTTCTCTGCTGAAAGTTCATTGATGACATAAAAGCATCGCTTCTCGAACGAGAGCCTTTGAACTTCTATCTCCCATATAAGTCTGCACTGACTCCCCGTCTTTGTAAGCGACGATGGTGGGAAACCCTTCGACAAAGCCAGGGGTGACACTGTTGAGTCGAGACAAAAGTTTCTTTTCTTCGTCGGAATTCACTGCGTAGACATCAGCGAAAGCCGCAGTTTCAGCAAATTTACTCCATTGAGGAGCTAGGGATTTACAATGGCCGCACCAAGGAGCGTAAAAGACGACCCATGAACAACCTTTTCTTTTGAGGTTCCCGGAAGCGTCAAAGTCTTTATCTCGGAGGGGCTTTACGAATCTTTCGTCAAAAAGGTGCCCTTTGTCCAGTTCCTCGACAGGAACGAGTTCGTCCTCAAGAAACACGAGTTTGCCCTCTTCCTCCATATTACAAGAGGCAAAAGAATCGCAAAATTTTGGAGCTCTTCCGTAAACTGTAAAATGAGTTGTCCTATCAAAGGCCTTTTTGAGATCCACATCACGGTGAAAAACTCGAATGTTCCGAAACTCAAGATTTTTTGTGAAAAGAACAATGTCAAAGCCATCTTTGCGTGTTCTGGAAAAGGAAGCGATGATACAAATTCTCAGGTTATGATAAGCAAGTGGAAACGCGGAGTTTCGTGCGATGTCATCACCACTGCCAATGAGCTCGCGAAGAAGATGGCTGATTTTGGTCTTGAGATTCTGAGAGTCAAAGTTGAAGCGATGCAGTGCAATGAAGGCGTTCCAAACACAAGCGAAGAGTCCCAAAAATGTGTAAGGGGCTGCTACTTTGAATTTCACTTGAAGTATCCTTTGAAGGAAGAAGACGACGGAATGGGACCGCTTGAGGCAGCAAGCAAACAGGTCGCTTCCCGAATCTTTTCGGAGTGTCACTTTGGCGTGGGCGTGTCGATGAACGTCTTCTCCGCAAAGACTCATCCTCTTTTGACTTTGAGAGTCACGGACAGCTGGAAGGAAGAAGCGAATAGGATCAAAGACGAACTTTTGAATGGTTTGAAAGAGCTCGGGTATAAATCCAACAGCGGCATCCAGCAAGAATGGGCATTCTATGACACGAACCCATCACTGGATGATGGCTGGCTAGAATAATTTATAGATAAATTATTAGAGATGGACCCAACAATACTTTGTGGACTTTGACGCCACAGAGTTGCGGCATCTTTTTCCTTGTTTTGTTTTTGCACTACACAGGTTCTTTTTCTTCTTTGAACATCCACAGCCCATTACTTTCTTCTTGCAACGAGAAGAGCAACAAAAAGAACTACTCCTGCTGCGGCAACCCACAAAAGGCAGTTGTCTCTCTCGACTCCGCACTTTGCGACTGCGACAACATTTTTTCCTTTCTTTTTTCTGAATGTTTTTAAAGCCTCCTTGAGAGCGGATTGTCCCGGAAGTTTAGTCCACTCATTGTGCCATGCGTGGACAACATAAGGAATTTTGTCTTTGCATGTTGGGTTTTGGAGATCGCAAAACCTTGAAACGCCTGTGAAGCCAAGTTGTGTCTTTGAAGTGAAGCCGTTTGTCAAAGAGAAAAATACGCACGGGTCGGTAACTATCACATCTTGGAAAGCATCCGGATGCTTTTCGAGGAATAAAGTCATGGCCATCGGACCCGTGTTGGACACGGGGTCAGAAGTCGGGTCGTAATTGTCGGAAATAAAAGAAAGCAGCCGAAGCCAAAACTCTTCCTTTGGAGGAGATATCATAAACGCGTTACAGAGAACGACTTCTCGCCCATACAGCGTTCTTGAGTGTTCTAGCGGTTCTCTGCCCAAAACAACCTTTCCTTTGTCCATCCAAACGTCAATGCGTTTGAGAGGTACAGTGTCAAGGTCGGCGTACGCTCCCCCAAGTCCATAAAGAATCGCGTACCTTGCAAAGTCCACCCTCTCAATATTTCTTGCCATCGCGTCGTACAAAGAAAGGTGCTGAGGAACGAATTTTTTAACAGCCTCTCTAAGGTCTTCGTCCAAGTAGAATTTGTAGAGATAGTCGGCATGTGTCGTCTTCCAAGTTTTCACAAACTCTTTGCACGACTCTGGCAACTTTGTCGACTTCCAAGTCTGATGGAGAATTTTTGGACTCGAAAAACTCACTCTCCTCCTCATTAAAAAGAATAACACATTGTCCTTTCAAAAGCTTCGAAAAAATATAAAAATATTTTTACCAAATGTATTCTTTCTCTTCCATCATATAAAAAACTTTTGTCTTCCCGAGCTCATAAAGAATCTGGAAACATCTTCCATATTTGTCCTTTCCTTTTAGCCAAACTTTGTTGTCGTTAGCTGATGTAACCTTGACTTTACCGCAAAACAGTCCGGGAATGTGAACGGTGCCATTTGCACAGTTGAGTATTACCTTTCCATGAGGTCCTTTGGATATTGTGGTGCTTCTCAGCCTCAAGATACGCAAAAGTCTCGAGTCTCTTTCCGGATAGTCCACAAGACTTTTGGAACGGAATATGTCAAAAATTCCCCATGACTTTCGCGTATCTTTTTTCAAAAGTGCTTTTTCGTCAGACATCTTGTTCAAGTAAGAAATGCAGTCTACTCCATACACAATTTATCCGATGTTTGTGGACAAGCAGTTGTTCTCGCAGGAGAATGCTCTGTTTCTTCAAAAGCTGATAACGGAAGAGATCGCCAAGCACTACAACGCAAAGAAGGTAGTGGTGCGAACGGAAGACATTCTGACCATTGCAGTGACAGAGTTTCAAAAGAGAGTTGAACCTCTTCCCCAAATGAACCAAAGAATTGTCCACAACATTGTTCAAGAATTTCTCAACTTTACTCAAGACATGCAGAAAAAGAACATGTGGCAGATGACATACAAGGATGTTCTACTCCACGAGAACAGATTCGGAATCAAGCCGTATGAAACGCCAAAACTTCGCCCCGAACACAGACAAAGAAACTTTACTTTCCGTTTCACCAATGTCGCCAACTAGAAAATATTTATAAAATATTTTATTGTATCTTTTGAATCTCTCTTTGAATCAGAGAAATGTCCACATGGGGGAGAAGGGGAACGTTTTCATAGTCGCGAAACTTTCCTTCATAGTCAATCTCAACTTCTTTCGGAAAGAATTCAGAGAGTTCTTCCTTTTTTGTGATGTCTGCATATTTCTTCCATCTCTTTGGCAAAAGGTTCATGCTGTGCGGGGGCAAAACACACAAGAGTTGAAGAAGCTGATTGGGAGACACAGAGTGCTTGAAAGGTTTCTGTCCCGTAAAATGCTCCTTTTTGATATCACTCAAAAAGGGAGGATAGTGCCATTTGTAACTCCAGCCATTATCCGGACAACCGCGAAAGTAGTATACCGTGACCCAAATACAGCCGCGAATGTAGTCAAATGCCTGAGAATCTTCCCTTTGTTTCTTTGAACCAAAAATTTGTTTGTACTTTTCGACATCGACTCCCTCTTGTGGGCTGTAGCTCTCAAGAAGAGTGTGGTCCGTTCTTCCTTCCTTTTGTGCTGTAAGTTCGAACACACATCTTTTGTCAAAGAGTTCCTTCTCAAAGGTCGAAAGAAAAGAAAAAAGACCAAATGCCCTTGCGGGGATAAAATTACCCGTCTTTTCCGAGAAGATGCGCTTGCCATATTCCTTGTATTTGGCGATGAGAAACTCGGCGGTGTCTGAGAATTTGCTCTCGAACATTCCGAGTCTCGGCAAAAAGTCATTCCCCAAAAGACAAGAAAGAAAAACAAAGTCTTTGACAGGAACGTCTTTTTGGAACTCTTGGGAAAGACCTGAAATGTCAGTCAGAAGATACTTCCACTGTTGGATATGATCCTGTCTCAAAAGGGAAACTTTCTCAAAACCCAGAGCCATTGTCAAAAGCACCAAGTCCCCATCGGGAGAGTAGAAGCAATGTGACTCTCCATTTCCATTGGCTCTGGCAAAAGCTAGCGCCTTGTGTTCTCCTTCTCCGGGCTGTGAACTACTCGAGAAGACGAGAGAAAACTTCTCATTCTGGCAAAAGTTTGAAAGACCTCTCTCAACATACCTTTGAAGCCTGTCCAAGAACTCTGTGCCACATGTGATAGAGTTTGGGTCGAAACCACAAGAAGGCTTCCCACCCAGAAACCTCCGATGTCTTTGCTGGTTTTGTTTTGCGATCGGCGCGACGCCATCAAAGACAACATAGAATTTCTTGGTTGGGGTGACGTACTTTGTGAGGCGAAAGATGGCATTGCGGACGGAACGGAAAAGCTCTTGTTCCTTTTGTTTCTCTGTCATCGACGCAAAGGTGTCGCTCAACGAAATGTTTTTGCCGTAACCATAAATATCCTGGGCACATTGGTGTACAAAACATACACAGTCGACGTAGAGGTTGTCGACCGTCGCATGGCCTTTCTGAATGTTCTTTGTGTACTGGGCGTGCCTCTGCTGAATCCAATAAAAAAGACCTGGGACTCCCATTGTTTTCTTTATGACAAAAAGAAAACTCATATTCTTTTGCGAATGTTCGCTTTGTTTTGGTTCATGTGGCGAGAAGAAGATAAAAATATTTCACGGAAAGCGAAAAGACAAAACACCAGAGAGTGCGTAACAAAAAGATGAGCTGTGAAACGAAGAAGAGGGGAAAATTGTGCGGAAAGGAGGGATGCAAGCCTTGCTTTTCTCGAAGTTTCGCTTCGCACGAGAATTCAAAGTATCTAAAGAAAGAGCACGGAAGTCCTTTGTTGATCGCGAGACACAGCACAAAAAAGTTTTGGTTCGAATGTGGAAAATGTGGGCACTCTTTTGAAGCGAGCCCCGATAACATATCAAGCGGACGGTTTTGCCCCTTTTGTTCAAACCAAAAACTTTGCTCTTTGAATGATTGTAAAACATGTTTTGAAAAGAGCTTCGCTTCTTCCGATAAAGCGGCGTTTTGGAGCACAGAAAAGAATAAGCGCTGTCCGAGAGAAGTGTTCGCAAGATCACACAAAAAGTTTTGGTTGAAGTGTGGATCTTGCGAACATGATTTCGAAGTAAGGCTAGACAGCGTTTTGGGAGGATATGTTTGCCCCTTTTGTTCGAATGGAAGGCTCTGTATTTCTCCTGAGTGCGGAACATGTTTTGAAAAGAGCTTCGCTTCTTCCGATAAAGCGGCGTTTTGGAGCACAGAAAAGAATAAGCGCTGTCCGAGAGAAGTGTTCGCGGGTTCAAACGAAAAATATTGGTTCGAGTGTAAAAACTGCGAACACGGTTTCGAAGCGAGTTTGGCGAATGTCTCGAAAGGCAGTTGGTGCCCTTTTTGTTCAAATAGACAACTCTGCCGTTCTTCTGAATGTAAAACGTGCTTTGAAAAGAGCTTCGCGTCTTTCGAGAAAGCAGAGTTTTGGAGCACCGAGAAGAATAAACAAAATCCGAGGGAGGTGTTTGCAAGATCGGGAAAAAAGTATTGGTTTGAGTGCGGAGAATGCAAACATAGTTTTGAGGCCAAACTGGCGCATGTTTCGGATGGACGGTTTTGCCCCTTTTGTTCGAGTGGAAGGCTCTGCTCTTCCGATGAGTGTGAAGAGTGTTTTAAAAAGAGCTTCGCGTCCCACAAAAAAGCCGAATTCTGGATTGCGGAAAAGAACAAGCAAAGACCGAGAGATGTTTTCATGAACTCCAGCAAAAAGTTCTGGTTTGAATGCGAAAAGAAACACAAATTCTCATCTGTTCTCTACAGTGTCTCATCGGGCACATGGTGCTCAAAATGCAAAAATAAAACAGAAGCAAAGCTTTTCTCCTTCCTCGAAGAGAACTTTGAAGACCCTATCCATCAGTTCAAAGTTTCATGGTGTAAGAACCCAGAAACAGGAAAATTCCTTCCCTTCGACTTTTGTGTTTCAAAAACAATCATCGAACTAGATGGCGCCCAACACTACAAACAAGTCATGAATTGGCAATCCCCAGAACTCATCCAAAAAGTGGACAGGTACAAGGAAGAACAAGCCCTCAAAAATGGATACTCTGTTTTGAGAATTTTACAAGAGGATGTTTGGCGGGATAAGATGGATTGGAAAAAACTTTTGCTTGAGCATATCAAAGACTGTGAAACTCCCATCACCAAGAATCTTTGGGACGAAATTTCCAACCCACAATATTTTTGTTCTTGAAGAGACACAATATAAAATTTTGGAAAAATTTTATCCATTGCTTTGAAAGATCCTGTTTTTACATGACTCACTCACTGGCGGTAAGACATCAAAATTAATAGTAACCAAATGGCCACAAAAATACCTAGCGCCCAAAGCAACGCGGTCCTGAAGAGTTTTCCATGGTCGAGTTCTTGTCCCGTTTTGACGCCGCTCGGTTCGGTGATCCGCAACACAAGCAAAGTTACAAGGAACACAACCAGGAAAAAGACGATGCCGTTGAGCCAAGAAGCTCCGCTTTCAGAGAGATCGAGTCCCGTGATAGGCTTCGTGTCGAAAGAGATGGTGGGAATACCTTGAGGTGAGCGAAGAGCCATTACACTAGAAAAAATATTTTTTGTGCAAAAGATATTTTATTCAGATACGAAGTTTTTGGAGAGCCTCAAGAGCGCTGTCGATGATGTCGCCGTCTTTCCCTACAATAATTTGTTCCTCTTCTTCCTCACTTTTCTCTTCTTGTTCCTTGAACGAAATAAGTGTTCTCCCACCCATCAACTGTCTCGAGAAAAGGAACTCGAGTTCTTCTTCCAAACCCGGAGACCTTGTCGCAATGCGCACAGAACCAAGTCTCTCGATCTCAGAATCCGTCCACCCACTTCTGTCCCCATTTGTTATGGAAGGAATATCCCATGTTGCGAGAATTTTCGGAGACTTGTCTTTCCAGAAAAAGAACAACTGATCATCCGAGAAGTTTCCGGCATCGGAGCCATCGGGAAGTTCTCGAACATCAAATGGAGTCGCCTCGGCGTACCTCTCTGAGCGCATCATCGCTCTCTTGTCTCTGATTTGTTGGTAGTCGACCCTTTTTCTATTCTCTCCCATAAAAGAGAGACAAGTTGCGATGTTTCTGGGTCTTTGAAGGTCAGAATCTGAAAAGTCCATCTGTGAACGCAAAAGGAAAAGTCTGAGAATGTTGGTGGTCATTTCCAGTTCCTTTCTGAGACTTGTCCTTTTTCTTTTGGCCTCGATAAGCAAAGGCAAAAGAACTGCAGACTCCTCTTCTGTTTTTCCCACCATTTCTTGAGAAACTTTTTGAAGTTCCTTTTCCGCTTCCTTGGCAGCCCTTTGTTCATCTTCGACAGATACGACGAGATCATCCAACGAAAGGTCATACTTCTTTTTGTATTCGGAGAGCCTGTCCAGCATCGTCTTCCTTCCGTTGTCTTTTGACCAGAAGATTCCATCCGTGGGGTTGATACCCGAAGAAAGAACAAGGTCGACCAACTGCATTGAATCTGTCTTGAGAGCGATGACCAACGGACTTTCTTTTAGCGGAACGTCTGGGTTTGGCCTTGACTCAACGCAAACTTTGAGAAGTTCCATCGAGCGCTGGGTCATTCTTTGATCCTTTGCTTCCGCGACGCATCTAACAGACCAAGAAAACCAATTATCTCCAGCTGCATCGGGAAGGTCGGGGTTTGCTCCGTTCAAAGCCAAAATACCCGCGAGATCAGCATCTCGGCAAGCCGTAAGAGGAAGTTTTTGGGCTCCTTTCGGAACAAAGTTGAGGTATGCTCCCCTCTTTATCAACTTTTCCAAAAGTATTGAACTCCTCGTTTCGACCGCAGTCAACATCGGAGTCGTCCCTTCCCAAGAAGAGTTGAGCTGTTCTTGCCCAACAAATTTTGCCAGAATGTCCACTATTTCCAAAGAATTCATGACTTTCTGCAGTTGGGGCAACATTGGATTGTCCTTGTCCTCAATACCGGGAATGTTTTCTGGTAGCCTTCCGTGGAGCATAAACCTTTCGCTTCCGTGCGGAGCCATTTTGATGGCTCCGGCAACGTTCTTCGCATATTCCCTGATAGAAAAAACAACGGCGTTCGTCTTTGGAGGATATTCGAAAGCCGCCGCGCGAGAACAAGCAACGTAGCCTTTGGTCACAGCATAGAAAAGAAAGTCCTTTTTTCCAAGACCAAAGTATCTTGTGTTTGGGGCAAACTGCGTGTTGAACTCGAGGATGCGTTTGTTCCTCAAACCTGAAGGGAGCCTTTTCCATCCGGCGTCAACTTCTGAAATTTTGAGAGTTGCCAACAAGAAACGGAGGCTTTCCATGCTGTAGCGGACCCATTCTGCCTTTTCGAGAAGCGGGAAATCTCTCGGAAGTTTAGAATCGTCTCCAACCCACAGGGCTTTCTTTGCCTCCTTTCCAATTCTTTGCTTCTGAGGGGTTTCTTTCAAAAGTTTCCTCGGCTTTGGGAAGAAAACAAACTCATCGTCTTCAAACGCAAGACACGCTCTGTCGATGTGGTGTTGGAAAACCTGAAAACCGCACGCGCACATTGCGAGGACCGCATCAGAGAACCTCAAGTCGATGGCTTTACTCAAAACATCCAGTCCGTCTTTGTCCGAGTTTGGAATACACTGTTTCGACCTCACGGCGTTGTCAAACCATTTGGTGTCATAATCCCGAAGCGCTTGCCAAACATTTTTCTGGTAGGATTGTCTCTTCATCTTAGAGTAAAAGATAGTGTTACCTTTGCTCTCAAAGACATTCAATATTTTCAAAAAATATTTAGAAATATTTTTATTCTCTCATCTTCTTCCACAAAATTTTGACATCTTCTTCCTCATCTTGCAAAAGTTCCCCCATAATTTCGTCATAAGTCTTTTTCGTCGTCTCTTTGACAACTTCGTCTTTTGGGTCAAAGGCGACTTTTGTCGCAACTTCGGAAATCTGCGAAAACTTTTTTGTCTTTTTGAGGGCGGCAAACTCTGCCGCCGTTCCCCTGAAAACAACGCGAATGTCGTCCTCTCCTTTTTTCAGCTCCGGAATTTCAGAGGCAGCATCCAAGTACACCGTCTTCTTTTTCTTTCCTTCGAGGTCATATTTTTTGTACCTCCAACCAGCCTCGAAAAGCCTGCAAAATTCTACAAGCCAAACTCCCTTCTTTTCAGTGTCTCCAAAAGAATGCTGGATGGCGCTTCCGGTGTAATAGATGTTTTTGTTTATTATCTGTGAGTCGTGAATATGTCCAGAGATGACCAAAGGATATTCCTGTTTCCAAGCGTCTCCTTCAGAAGAAACTATCGGTCCCATTTTGCAGCCACGAAACTCTTGGTGTGCAAAAATACAGGAAGCCTTTCTCCAGTCTTTCTCCGTCGTTTCAAGACATTCTTCGAACCTTCCTGGCGGAACATAAGGACAAAAGAAAAATGTGTGGCCAGAAAAAGTCTTTGTTATGGCTTTGTCCACCACAAACATGTTCTTCCATCTTTTACACGCATTGAAGGCATGCCTTGTTGTTTGAAACTGTGAGTTGTTGCAATAATCATGGTTTCCTATCAACAAAAACGTCGGACATAGAACGCTGAGTTTGCTCAAGAAAAATACAGCCTTGTTGAATGGAGCTTCATGAATTATTTCGTGGGTATCCAAAATATCCCCCAGAATCACAACAAAAGTTGGCTTTTTTTCCTTGACAAGAGCCAAAATTTTCTCAGTGAGCTTCTCGACCTCTTGGATATTCTTGTCAGTGAAATGGGGGTCTCCAACACAAAGACATGTGACGACTTCCATATTTCTTTTTCTTCTCTCTTTCTCAAAAAATATATTTGCGATATATTTTCTAATGCATCAAAAGTCTCACGATGAGAGCAAAGACGAGCCCGTGAACAAGGAGACCCAAAAGATTTGGAGCGCCCGTGACGGGGTCAGCGATGCTCACGCCAAAAATTCCGGTGAGTCCGTTCATGATTTTGAAAAGGAAGGGAGATGCTACAATGAGAAAAAGAACTCCTGCGATGGCCGAAACGATCCATTTGTCTTTGCTGGTGTAGGGTTTGACGCAAGTAAGGTCTTCCATTACAAAAACTTTTTCAAAAAGTTTTATTCTATCTTGCGAAAAGTCGCGACTCTGTGGAGCGAGACAAACTCGAACCCTTGCGTCGAAAGGAATGAAACACCTTCATCGGCGAGGCGAGAAAACAAAAGTTCGTACCCATGTTTTTTCATCGCATCTTGCAACATCTCGAGGTCCACGAGCCATTCTTTCTGGTGCTTGACCATGCTGTCGGCATCCTTGATGTGAACCTTTACTGCGTTCCCGTATTTTTTACTGGTCCATTCTCCATCCTTCTCAAGCGAAAAGGCAGAGTTTTCAAACTTCTTTTTCTTCCCCAAAAGGCTGCGAATTTCCTGACCGTCCATAAAGGAGAAAACTGCGAGGGCTCCGATTCTCGAAAGAGAAGAGATGGTTTCACAAAGCTCTTCGAGACTCTTTTTTGTCTCTGCAAAGTAGCCAAGGCAATAAAAAGCAGAAGCCATATCTGCCTTTTCATCCCCAAAGAATTTCAAAGCCTTTTGTGTCTCTTGGGCTTTTGCATGCAAAAGCCTATAGGACGAAAACTTTGCTGCTCTGGCTCTTGACTCAAACTCCTTGATGTTTTCTTCGTTTGGCTCGATACTCCACACCATTTTGAATCCTCCCTCTCGCCACTTTTGAATGTCTCCTCCTCTTCCAGAACCAATATCCAAGTCCGTTTTTGCCCCCGGAGATGTTCCAAGAAGACATTGTTTGAGAATGTTGTTGTATCTTCTCGGAAGAGCGAGTGTTTCTCCTCTCAAAGTCTCCAGGGATACTCCCTTGAAAATGTCTCCCCAAACAGACAGCACCGTCTTGATATAGTTTGGAACGTCCTTGTCTGTCCTAACACGATGGGGTATAAAAACAGACTTGCCCTTGTCGAATCCAAATTCAAGAATCTCTCCCTCGAAATCGTGACCCGGATGAGAGTCGAGAAACTCTTTGGGAAGAACAACAGTTCCTGGAATTCTTTTGGCAGCTGTCCCCTCGAATTTTATCTCTCTGTCCTTTGGGCCGCCCATCATCAAGAAAAACTCATTCTTTGCACTTCTTTTGAGACGGAAGTCGATGGTTATCTGGTGGGCGGGTTTCCACTTGAGGGTGTCCTCGTTTTTGTATCCTTGCTCTCTCGGCTGTAGAACAAGTCCATCCGTTCTGAACTTTTGTTTCTCGGCATATTCGAGGGCCTTGTCTACGGCTTCCCTCAAAAGGTCTCCTCCGAGTTTTCCGGTCTTTGCTTTTTCGAGGTACGTTTTTCTTGTGTCTTTTGTGGCGGGGGCCAAACCCTCAAAAGAGCCCAAGGGAACGCTAACCTCAAAATATTTCTTCGCGATAACCTTTGCCTCTTGCCCAACATTCTCTTCGATCTCGAGAACATGAGAGAAACGAGCGTCAAAGTTTTTGTGGTACTGACTTTGTCCCGAGAAAAAAAGGCAATCAAAAGCGTAGCAACTGCAGTCTCCCAATTCTTGTCCATAAAACTCAACATCCAAAACGGTGTCTTTGTACTGGAAAAACACACCGGCAATCTTTTGGATGTCAAATGGAGGATTCACAAGGTAAGTTCCCAAAGAGCTGAACCAAAGAAGACGACGTTCCCCGTCAAGCTTGTTGGTGACCGCAAACAACTTGGGCTCGAAAAGATCATCCACTTTTACCTGTCTCGGCTTGTTCAAGAACGATGTATCTCCGTATCTTTTCGAACCCACCAGCTTCCCAAACATTTCGAGGGCAATCTCCTTCTCTTTGCTTGATATTATCTCGTTCGTCTGGCAGGAGCTCTTCGACTGCATCATCTCGAGAATGCGCTTCACAGAGTTTGTCATCGCAGCCGCGGTTTTCGGAACAGAACTGTCCTTTTCGACCTCAACCTCAAAAACAACTCCGTCGCGGAAGCTGCTTTTGACGACTTTCGTCATGTCGACAGTCAAACCTTTGAAAGCAGATTTTTCTCCAACAAAGACAAAACGCGTCCTCTGTTTTTCGCGAAATCCCGATGCTTTGAAATTGGGAATAACGCCAAGTTCTTCCTCTCGCGAGAGTGCAAAACGCAAACCCCAACTCCTTTCATCCCAAATCTTGTTTCTTTCCTTCATCAGAAAAGAAACTTCTCCGGTGGAAAGATTCTTGATGCGTCTGACATTAGCACCTCTTTGCCCAGCGACCGTTTTCGCTGACTCTTCGAGAGTGTGAATGTCTTCGCGGCGGAAAAGTTCGGGAGACTTTTTCGCAATCTGGTCGAGAGAATCAAAGAGATTGTAAAATTCAGACTTTGTTACACCGGGTTCGAACCTTTGATGCCTATCCGTCTTGACCCACCTCCCAAACGAAAGTTCGACTTCAATATTTTTCTCGTGCTTTGTCAAAAACTGAGACACTTCATTGCTTCCGAACCATTCAGAGAGTTGTTGAGACATTATGTTTTCGACTGTAAAAAGAAATTCTAATGTGTTTTCTTTTTGTTTTAATTCGTCACATCTGAAGCCCAAGGAATATTGTATGGGACGTACTCTGCCCCAAGCGCAACTTGACCTTGCTCGGGTTGCGATACACTTTGATAACTTGGAGCTTGTTGTTGTTGCTGTCTCTGCTGCATAAAAGAAGATTGTGGAGTTTGAGGCGGTTGTCTTTGCATGACGTTCACCCTTTGTTTTGGAACGCCTGAAATATTCAAAATTTCATTGACAAACCCAAGGACAGAATACATACTTCTGTCCTTGTTGGTATAAATGGCTTTCATAACGCCCCCGATAAACATCACGATATAGGGAACCGTCTTTATGGGGTTCTTTGTTTGGCGAGATTTTTGGATGACTTCCGGCGACCTATCCAAATCCACAATCGCCCATTCGATACGCGGCTCGTTCTCTGCGCATGCTTGAAAAATGGGTTCAAAGGTAGAGCAATGGGGACAATTGCCCTTTTTGAAAAACACCAAAACATTTCCGGACGCAGAGTTGACGTTCAACAGGGAACCCCGAACTGTGAAATCTTTCGATGTGAGATAGAGAGTCATTAGTCTCTTTCTTGAGAAGAATTTAACTTGTGATATTTTAGCAAAATATCTTTTTTTACGCACCCACGCTAATACCCAAACACCTCTCGAATGCCTTTTGAATCTCTTCGGCGGATTTCTCTACTTGCTTCGACTCTGACTCCGGAAGTTGAACCTGTTTCTTCTTACGCCCGGAAGCACCCTTCTTTTTGGGCTTTTCGTCAACTTTTTCCTTTCCCTTTCCTTCAGGTTCCTCTTCCTCAATCCTTTCCTCTTCCTCAACAACGGTTTCGATAGCGGCCTCGAGCTCCCTGGCGAGTATCGCCTTTTCTTCTTCAGGAAGGTCGGCCTCCTTGACGACTTCCTCGATCTTCTTGACTGTCTTTTTGAGTTGGGGGGAGGCGCTCTTTGCGACTTCAATACGAATCTCTTCTCCGACTTCGTACCTTTTTGACGATGAAACGGAGCCATATTTCTTGGCAAGAGATTTGAATTGGAGGTCAGTACCATAAACTTCTTTACCATTCAAAGAAATCTTTTGCTTCTTCCTCAAAAAGGCCGTGGTGCCGGGCACACACTTGCCAGTTGCGGAGCAGAGTTTGTCGTCTTCACAGGGCTCGGCTTCCTCATCAAAACAAAGAATTTCTTCGATGGCGGCCTTTTTCTTTTTCGGGGAAGCTACCTTCTTTTTGGGAGATGCCTTTTTCTTGGGGGAAACTACCTTCTTCTTTTTAGGGGGCGTCTTTTTCTTTGGGGGAAGCTCTTCTTCCGACGTTTCCTCTTCCTCTGAAGATTCTTCCTTTTCTTCTGCCCATTTTTGAACTTTGGCATCTCCATAGTCGTAATCTTTCTTTAGCTTTTTAAGAACATCAGAAGAGCCGACAATGGTCAAGCCGTCTCGTTTAATCATCGACTTCTTTGCGAGAGTCTTTGCGGAACCCTTGATACAAGTTCCCCTTCCCTTGTCCGAAACACTGCAAATGGGCTTGTCGCTGGGGCATTCTCCTTCCTCTTCAAAACAGGAAGCCTTCTTCTTCGAAGCGACTTTCTTGACCGGAGAGGTCTTCTTTTTTACGGTCTTCTTCTTCGGCTTGGGAGATTCTTCTTCCTCTTCGGACGAAGAGACTTTTGCCTTCTTCTTCGAAGCGACTTTCTTGACCGGAGAGGTCTTCTTTTTTACGGTCTTCTTCTTCGGCTTGGGAGATTCTTCTTCCTCTTCGGAAGAGGTTTCGGCCTTTTCCTTTCCTTTTGAACTCTTCTTCGCCTTCTTTTTGGGAACGACCAGTTCTTTAGTACCATCGTCGTCTTCAAACAAAAGTCCCTGCGGGAAATACAAAGACCTCTTCTTGTCGTACACGGCACCTTTTACTTTTCTTTTGGGGTCCGCTGTGACGCATCTTCCGGTTTCGACATTGCAAAGTTTGTCCTGCTTCTTGCAAGAAGCGATGGCTTTGTCCGTGCATTTTCCGGCTTCTGACATATTACCATCACAGAGAAAAAAATTTTCTTTTGAAGAAAAGAAAATCAGGCAGAGTTGTGGTATACAAAACTCACAAACTCGCCAAGTTCTGGAACATTTACAAGTTTGAAAAGACCGGATGTTTTCAACTCGAAAAGGAGCTGGTTATAAAGAACAAGAATAATTTCTGAATTTTCGCGAAGCCACGTTTCGTTCATATTGTTTAGTCTGTCTCATCCAAACTTGAAGACCCAATTACGTGTTCGGGGTTTTCGTATTCGTCTTCATCTTCGAGAGGTTGGTATCCAGAGACATTATCCTCTTCAGAATATTGTTCAGAGTCGGACGCGAAAACACCCGCTCCCTTTGTCTTTTTCGGCACTTCGTCAGAGTAAAGTTTTTTCAAAGGTTCAAAACTTTTTTCTATGTTTTTTTTGAAGCTTTTCTGCTCAGAGTTTCCCCTCTGTTTTTCCAGTTCCTCTATTTTCGAGTAGAGGATTTTGAGAGCTTCCATGTGTTGTTTTGACGCTTCTTCGAGTTTTTGGACCTTTGCAGCAAGAAGTTCCCTCTCGGTCCTTTCATGGTCGACTTTCCTTTTGAGGACGATATAGACTGCGCCGATTACAGCGATCTCTGTGGCGATGTGCGCTACTTTGAAAGCGTCCATTATTTACTAACCTTAAGTCCGTGCCGAATAATATCTTATCTAGTTTTTGCAAGACGAACAACTTCCTTTTCCTGTGAGCCTGTCGAAATATACTTCCCGAACTTTCTGGAATGGCGGACTTTGCTTTCCGAGTTCTTTGTTGACTTTGTCGTGCAAGAGGTACGTCCAGTAGAAAACTCTGTCTCTGGAACCAAGAAAGTTGCGCAGTGGCGGAAGCTCCCTCAAGTTCTTCCTGTAGTTGTCTTTGCAAGTTGTGCAAGGCAAGAGGTTTTGGAGAGAAAGCATAAAAGCAGAAAATTCCTGGGCTTTCTCGGGGGTGTAAGTTGCTGCAAAAGAGTGGATGGTCCTCCAAAGGCAAGGACCCCAAAATTCTTTATTCTCCCCTGTTTGGCGCATCGGCTGGGGAGTCGGACGAACTTGTCTTTTTACTTGTCTCATTACGTTACACCAAAGGTTTTCCTCTAGTAAAATTTGAAGGAAATGTCAAAACTGGCGGAATGTTTGGCTTGTGATGATGACGTCTTTGAGAACATCGAAGAAGCCGAAGAGGTTACACGGAAAAAAACTCTGGATGATGAATACCTGAAAATTTTCGAGATAGAGAAGAGGCTAAGAAACACATGTGAAGAGATGTTTTATCCACAAATTTTATCAAAACAAAAAGTGGGGCTTTTCATGTTTCTTTCAGAATATAAAAAATAACATTTCAAGAGTTATTTTGAAACTTTGTCTTTTACCACAAAATGCTGTGTGCTGCGGAGTGTCTCCAATCATTTGGTTATGTTTGTGACCAGGAGTTTTGCGATACCAACACAGAAAAACTCTCATGTTTTTGTTGTGTTTGTGGGACTCAGTCCATTCAAACACTCAAAGCTCCGAAAGTTTGCGGATGCAGTAAAGATTTTTCTATGAGAGAACTTGTTGATCTCGTTGAAGAAGAGGAGTGCCGTCTTCTAAAAAGAGAAGATGAAGAAAACATTCTCTTTCTTTGCTCTTGCGGAAAAAGAGCGAGGAGCACGATCCTCGAGTTTCTTTCCGGAAGGAGATGCAAACCCTGCAATATTTCGAGGAGCAAAAAAATGCTGCCAGAAGAGGTTTTGGAGGACAAAGAGCTCGTAAAAGTATTGAGCAATTCCCGGCTTTGGTTTGGCCTTGATAAACCCAAAAGAAAAAAACGCGACCCAACAAAAGGCTTCCAGTACGAGTTTTGCGGTATGACTCTTTTTTGGCATCCAGACATCATCGATGAGGAAAAGAAACTTTGCATCGAGACAAAGTCAGAAGAGTGTTTTCAGATGGAGAAACAGAGAACTTACGCGAAGCTGCTGTCGGTCACAAAGCAAGGATACAGTGCGAGACTCGTTATCTACGACGAGAATGGGGAGGAAGATTATACGCTGCACTTTCCCCGTCTTTCATGAAATATTACGAATAATATTTTTTTATTGTGGGAACCTTTGCGTCGAGAAAAGAGCGGGGGGCTTACTCGAAACAATTCCAAAGTAGACGTCAGACACTCTCTTTTGCAAAACAATGGAACGGAAAATACCGGCAGAGTCCTGCAAAACAGTTCCGAATGCAAGCCCGTTCCCTTCTGCCCCTTTGTATTCGATGGTGGTATTTGGAGGAACGGAAAGGTTGCCGAAAACAAGGGGAACCAGAGACAGATTGTGGATTCGAATAAGAGGAATATCCATCACGGGAAGAAATCCGTTCAAGTCTTGGTACATTATGTCGAGAGTTGTACTCGAACCCAAGTAGACCCTTGGGTTCGACAAAAGTTTCTTGTCGACGACAAACATGGGAAGTTGGTCCAAGAACACAATCACATCCTCAAAATCCGGGAGAGAAACGCAAGTTTCTTTTAGCGGAGGAAGGTCGTACTGCTTTCCGTCCAATGTTTTGATGTTCAAAAGAACTCTGGTGTTATTTACGAATTTTGTGCAAAACCCTTCCGCGACAACAATCTGTTCCTCCTCTTTTGGAAAAGAGACGGTCTCTTTTCCATCCTTTATTTCCTCGTCCTTTCTCCTCAAAAACAAGACAAGTCCGACGACAATAATTGGCAGTGCAATAAAAAGCACCACAACGAACCATATCCAGGCCTGCATTACCTATAAAATATTTTCTTTGTTCACAGTTGTAATAATGTCGTCTCTTGAATTCCGAGACTATGACACTCTCGATATCGTAAAAACAAAGTATGCTCTCTCCAAAGAGATGAGTTTACCAGAATATTTTATTTTTCCGACTGACGACGTCAGAAAGCTCGTCGAAATCATTCGCACTGACCCAAAGAAAATTCTTGACATCCGCAGCGTTCTCAAAGGCGTTTCCGCCGCGGACCTTGAGAAAGTTTACAAAACTCAGACAAAAAGAAGATGGATTTTGAAACAAAAAAAGACGGGAGTTGCTCTCTTGTGGCTTTTGACGAACAAGGGCGCATCTTCGAGAGACGTGAAGTTTTTGAATGTTGGATATTTCGACCAGGAATCCAGAGTCCAAGAATATCTCGAATATGTCAGGTCAGAAAGAAAAAAGTTGGATGGTCTCATCAAGGAGTATGAAGAAGCAGCGTCAAGAATTTCGGGTTATGGAGTAAAGACTCAGAGAGATTTCCGTATAGAACGAGAGGCAAGGCTTTCAGAAGTAAACTCTGGGAAAACTTTGCTTGAACTTTTCGACAAAATTCGGTGTTCGAAAGAAGTTCCTTTTGTTTCTCTTCAAACGGGAGGAAGAAACCTTTACAAGTCGTATTCGAGAATTCCACCGCCGCCTTCTTGGCTCGCCGGGAGAGGAGGTCTCGAAGATTTCGGAAGCGGTGACGTCATCCTTATGAAAGTGTTGTCTTTTCCAAGTCCCGAATTTTCTGAGAATAATCCTTCGCAACTTGAGAGAATAGATAAATTTTATGACGAGGTCATTTGGACGCCGGACGCGAGTGTTCCGGGAAAACAGAGCGTCTTGGTTGATGTCACGATTCGGGAAGGGATGACATATTCTGATGTTCAAAAAAGAGTCACAGACTCCTTTGTCGGTGAACCCGTCGTTTTCGAAAACACAAAAACATCAACGGTGAAGGCATCGTATTACGTCTACGACCTTTTGTACAAAAGAGCAGAATTTGTGGATGTTCTTCTTCGGAATCCTTTGACTTCGAAATTCTTTTTCTCCAATGAAACTCTCTCCACGACTTTGGCAAAGAGCAGGTTCTATGTTTATTTTGACCCAATGCAAAGAAGAGATCCAACGGATGTTTCAGTGGCATTTCTTCCGGCGTCGAGCAAGACCACAGACACAAAGATCCGTGTAGCGAGGGCGAAATCAGAGGGAGAGATTGAAGCATTCAACTCTCTCTTTTTGTCCGTGTTGGAGCTCTATTCTCAAGAGCTTCCAGAAGTCACAGCTCTTTACGATAAGTTTATCCCTTCTACGCAAAGGTTCAAAGAAAAACAGAAAAAAGGAGGTGATGATGAAGAACTTCGAAATATTGTGAACCTCCGCAGAACGTATCCCGACTTGTTCTCGAAAAAATATTCTAAACAATGCACAGCCGCTGTCTCCATCCTGTCAAAAGAAGAAGCAGAAGAACTCAAAAGAAAGAAGCAAAAAAACAGAGTTCTTGAATATCCCAAGGGAAGTGGCATGTTTTTTGGCTGCAAGTCAAAAAAGCACAAGGACCACATCTATCCCGCTCTCCGTTTCAACGTCCGTCCTTTTTCGGAAAAATACGAGTTCGTCCCTTGTTGTTATACTGAGCCTTCAGAAAAACCAAGGAGGCATCCGGAGGGTTGCGTTGAGAGAGTCTTTGGAGCGGACAAAAAAGAGCTCCCAGAAAATACGTGCGGATATATCCCTTCCTCACTCGAAAGATTTTTCCGGGTTGCCATCGAAACTCCTGTCACAGTTCTCCGTCACTCTGTAGATGTTGCACCGGATAGCATGCTTTATTGTATTGAAATGGCGAGAAGCAAAGAGTTTTTTGACCTCGAAGAAGAGTCTCAACGGACGGCGTACATCAAGCGCAAAAGACTCGAAATCGCCGAGATGCAAGATTTCAGTGTGGGGAGACAAGAGCTCTACGACTTTCACGGAAACGAGGAGATCCGACAGCTCCTGAGAACAAGCACATTCATCGACTCTCTTTTGTTTTCTCGAATTCTCGAAAAATTTTATGATGTGAACATTATCGTATTTTCCATCGACAAAGACCGGGTTGTTTCCTTTGAGATTCCGCGACACGCAAAGTCTTGGATTCCGCCATATTTTGACCCGAAGAAAAAGACTATCGTTCTTCTAAGAGTTCCTTGGAAAGATATGCCATATCCATCCCAATACGAGGTCCTTTTTACAGTGCCCAGAGAGCAAACGGATAATATCGGAAAAAAGAAAAAGCCAGGAGAACCAAAGTCAAAAATCTCCATAAAACAAAAGGATTTCACGTTCAGAGACGAAAAAATTATTTCAAGTCTGTTCAAGTCTCTCTACGCCACCAATAGAGTTTGGTCTGTAAATATTTCAAAGGAAGGTCTCGAAACTTCCCAGTACAAAAAGAAAAATCCAAAGACCCATCCCCTCTTTTCTCTGGCGACTGAACAACATATTGACTCTTTTGGAAAGTGCAGAACCCTGTTCTTTGGGTCGATCTCACTGATTATCTCTCCGACAGCGCCTTTGGATATTCCCGAAAAGAACAAATCTTTCACAACATCTCGCCTTTCAAAGGCGAAAGAATTTCTAGAAGAAGTTGGAATGTCTATTGAATCTCAGGAACTGGACCAGGAGGGAAGGACGACCGGAATCCACGTCCATCGCGAGGACATGGGTTTAGATCTTTGTTTCCTACCGCTTGTCTCCCAAGAAAAAATAAAGGGCGTCCCTGTTTCCAAAAACATCACGATTCCCAAGGGTGAATCTTCACTCAAAGTTTTTAGGACGAAAAGGACAGTGGCTTCAAGACTTTTAGAGTATGGTATCGCATTGTCTGTCGAGCTTGGTAGGTTTCTACAAAATTCAGACTTTGTGATCGACAAAAACTTTGACTTGGAACAGGTAAAATCCGAACCTTCGAGTCTCCTAACGCCGGAGAAAAAACTTCGAGTCCCGTCTTCTGTTTTTATCGAAAGGCTGCAGTTTGCCGTATCTTCGTCTATTAGGAACCTTCCATTCTCGAGAATTCAGACTGAACAATACAGGGCAGTGTCAGACTTTACCGTTGTACCGAATACCGTTGTATTCCTTTCTGAAAAAGCTCTCGGTATTTGGGTCAAAAATTTTGAGGCACAGGATACGACTCTTTTGGTAAAAACAAGGCAGGAAAAGGCCACAACTCTCCCATACTTTTTCGACGACTCGAAGCTTCTCCTGATCCAAAATGTTCGCGATGGGAAAAGGGGAACAGCAGGGTTCGTCGTGGACAGATGGAGGAAAAAAGGAACGAACCCCGGTTATGACGCAAAGGGAACTTTCGAAAAAGCCCCAGAATGTAGCTCAGAAAGGAAGGGTAATTGCGTGTCAGAAACACAAGATGCTTGGTCTGCAAGGCTCCAATAAAAAAATATTCTCTTGATATTTTTTGTCCAAAAAACTTTTTTTGTAACTTTTTCTTTCAAACTCGTGGATAGTAAGATGTCGTCGGTGCTGAGTCAGAAGGCGCTTTATACAACCCAGATTGACCCGCAAAGTGCGGACAGAGCTTGGTCAGAAAGGTTCAACCTTGCCAGTGGTTCACTTTGCAACATTAACCCTCTTGCTTTCAACAGGGACCAATATGGGCGAATGGCCGATCCGTATACGCTGAAGAAAGTCGGCTACGGTTCTTGCAACAACGTCGACCCCAACTATAATCTCCAAGCCTTCATTGCTCGTGAAAATGCCGTTGACAGGCCTGTGATTGCCGTGGATATGAGCCAGCGTTACATGTACGACACGATGGGAGTCGGTCGCCAGAATCCCCTTCCCACTCAATGCGGTGAACAGCCCACAAACTGGTGGTTCCAGACCGGTATGAATTCCGATACTCACGATCAGATGGCTTGTCAGTCGAATGGACTTTCTCTTCCTCCTCAGCCCATGAAGAGCTTCGCTTGTCCTTCCGCTTCCCTCTCGACAATGTTCTTCCCGAGATACAACAACTAAACGTTGGGTAATGAAAGGAAATATTTCATTGCTTTGGTTCAGAATGTTTGGAAAAGTTGGTGTAAAAATAAAGTGTGGCGACCAAATATTTCTCATTGGTATCGAGTCGTTTGAGCTTTTTCAAGAACAAGTAGAATCTGTCACAGGAAAAAAATGTGACAGATTCTACTTTGTGGATGGCGACGGGGACAAAATAAATATGAGAGATGAGGTTTCATTCTTGTATTTTATTGAGTCGTGGGACATGGAAGCAACCCTCAATATATTTCTGGTGAAATATATCCAAAACCGTTTTGGAGCAGAAACGCTCGCAAACTTATTTTTGTCCAAACATGGAGTTTCTTGACCTTCCGAATGAGATGAAAGAACACATCCTTCTCCTTGTACAAATTCCATCGTATGCGTTCTGTTGCAGAGACTTTTTCTCTGTTTTTCAAAGCATCAAAGAAAGAGAAGAAGCCAAGCCTTTCAGACAACTCGTGGAAGAAAAAAGCATATTTGCATGTCTCCCAAAATTTGCTGATGACTTTTGGCAATGCCACAACACATATTTTTGCGGGGTCAAAGGCTTTGGGTTGCCCGTGAAAGTTCACATGAACGCAAACAAAAAACACAAAGAGTTTGGAAGTGCTCTGAGTTTTCTCGCAAGGTTTCCGAAAATGAGAGAGTATGTGCCTGAAGAAGGACTTGGCACGTTTCTTTTTCGTCTCGGTAGCGAAAACAGAGACCCAGCACAAGTGTGTCCCGAGTATGTCGCAGGATACGTTTATGAAAGTTTAATAATTTCAGATTGGAGAGAGGCTCGCAAAAGGCTTGACCGAGTCAGTGATCTCGAACTTCCTGACTCCCAAAAGGAAGAAGCGATCAAGCTGATTTCGTATGTTGCGGAAAGACTCGGTATTTACACTGCCTATATCAAACCATTCCACGAAGAGTGGATCAATAAAGATTTTCGGGAGACTGTGTCGGTTCTCGGAAAGGATGCTCTTGAAGAAAAATACGATTGGTTAAAAAATATTTGCTGAAATATTTTTATCTTGTCAGAAACTTTAGAAATCTGTAGTCGAGATCCAAAGACTTGAGCGAAAAAGAACTTCCATCGCCTCTGCAAACCAATACGTTTTTTCTTCTCTCAAGTTCGGGCTGCCCACAAGTTTCGCAGATCACAAGCTTGAACAAAAAGATTCGATACTTTTCTTCCACTTCTCTCGGATTTTGCTCTCCCGATATCCAATAAAGTTTCCTCTTTTTGTCAAAACCAGAACTTCCGCCAAGAGAGATGCTTAAAAATTTCGGGAGCTCTTTGATGTCAACACAGAGGTCCTTTGAAACACTCTCGAGATTCTCGAAAAAAGTCTTACCATTCTTGAACGAGAGAACGAGCTGTTTCGTCTTGTATCGATAAAAAGGATCATCGCCAAAGTCTGGATTAATCGGAACAGTTTTGGGTTGTTTCGGGGAAGAGATAACAAGCTCCATTTTATTCTGAGATGGAAAAAGTCAACTCTCTTTTGACAAAGAAAAAATTTGGAAAGGCTTATGCTCTTCTCCGAGTCGGGGACGTCGTAGTTATCCAAAAGAAAGGAGAAAATGAACCAGAAGAAGAGACGGAAATTATCCTGACCAAAACAGAGGGTAAATTAACCACGTTTTACGGTTCAATGTTTGGCTACCTTCCTCGAGACACTTGCGAAATTTTGAGGGTTGTTGGACATGAAGAGAACGCGGAAGAAAAGTTTGGTATTTTTCTCGAATAATTTATGATATAAATTATGTTTGTCGTTCTAGATCGGAGAAACAGCCTCGTAGTGGGTATTAGAATTTTCTCGTCTTAATCTATTGTTGAAGAGGCGCACATAGTCGTTTCTGAACTGGAGCTGGTCGCTCAGGAAGGCATTGTTCATCTGAACTGTTGCATCCACAAGACTTTGGTTTCTTAGTTCTTCGTCTCGGAAAGGCTGGAGATTGCTTTGGGTGTAATACTGCCCATAGACAGGAAATGCAGACTCATCAAAGGTTACAGGGGTGCTGCAATTCGGCCCGTCTTCATTCGCCAAAAGTGTGTAGTTGTTGTAGGTCGGTGAAGGATTCTCCCATTGTTCTCCGAGAACCGGAGGAATTGTGCTCACAATCTGCGAGCCAACCAAGTTTGTTTGTGGGATTGTGAAACCTTCTTTCTTTGGGGTCTTTCTCGAGTATTTGAAGAGAATCAGAAGGCCAAGACTCACCAAGAGAAAAACATACCAATATTGATACCCCAAAAAATAGGCGATGATGGACACAATAATAACCAAACGCGTCACAGCATTAAGTTTGGCATCGAGTGTCATCGATGCCGTCGGAACAATGGACAAAGAACAGAAGAGGTCGGAAAGGTCTTCTGCCCAAAATTTCTCATCCGAGGAGCAGCTCATTACACAAAAGATATGATAAAATATTTCTTGCAAATATTTTATGCTTGTCAAGTCCCACTCTTACAGAAAAGATGGTACAACATCGTCATACCAAACTTTCTCACTAATTTTTCAGAGTCAGCAAAGGGAATGACGATCAGAATGTCTTTTGTGTTTATTATTTTGTACTCTTCTTTTTCAGAGATACACAAAATATTTTCTTTGTTTCTTTGCACAACAGAAAAATTCCCTTGACTCGTTTCCAAATAATCCCCAAAGTTTATTGTCTGTCCTGCACAAACCCCAACCTGTTCACAATACCAGACACCTCCGAGAAATGATTCGAGACAGAATGGATGTAACAAACGCCTTCTTCGAAGAATCCTCGACTTCTTGAATATCCAATAAATGTGTCATCCTTGAGTTCCAGAAAAATGGCGTCTCCTCCTCCCTTGAGAATCACAACATCTCCGACTTCCAATTCCAAAGCTGCGTCGCGGTAAAGTTCCGCCTCTGTGTCCATAATCTTTTCGAGATCCCAAACATCTTGCTTGTTTATAGCTTCCTCGGTGAACTTTGCGGCTGTTTCAAATTTTTGTGTTGCTTCTTGAAGTCGGGACATTCTTACTTTCTGGATGTTCTTCAAGTTCGAATGCGTACTTTGTCATCCTTGGATACGTGTGTTGGGAAAATATGGCTGAACATGTATCACACTCAAAAAGACCAAAAAAAATATCCAAAAGTTTTTCAAACAAGTTCATCTTTGAAAAGATTAAATGCAAGATGGATACCAACTTTAATGGATTACATCGATGAACTTCCTGTCGACCAAGAAGAAGCGAGTCCTGTGGAAATGGCAACGGCTCAAAAATACCTGAATTCTTCTGGTGCGAACAAAAAAGCAAAGTCAAAAGTCACAATGAAAAAGACGGGATGGAAGGACATCCTCAAATGGTCCATTGCCGTCACTCTTATCTTCCTTTTGATTTCGAATCAGTGGTTCGACAAGCTCCTCGGATTTGTTCCCTCAGAGTCTCCCCTTGTTCTCTTTGGTGTGAAGGCTGTCGTATTCTTTGTTTTGTCCTTTGTCGTTCTCTGGAAGCTTGTTTAAAAATATTCAAATATTTTTATCTTCTTTGTCTTTTCTCCTCTTCGCAGAAATAAAAACAGTCTTTTTTTGTTCCTGTCGAAAGACATCCAATGTGGATGACGTGTCCGCACGGCAAACGAACAGGTTTTCTTTCCTCGTACTCGTCTTCAATGTCGAAGGTTTCGTAGCACGCAGCGCAATGCGCTAACTCCGCTTCTTCTTTAGAGACAATGAGCGAAGGCGGCATTTTATTTTTTTCTTTTGTTTCAAAAGAAAAAAATTTGTGAGGCCTTGGAGTAATGAACTGCAAGATCCTCATTGGTGTGGTTTGCCTCTTGCTCTTGTTTGTCGCGATTTGGATGCTTCGCAAGAAAGGAGACTCAAAGGGCGAAACCAAAGAGAACTTTACTTGGGCAAATAATATCCGAGAAAACCCCGGACCCTACACTCCGACTTATGACCTCGTCCAGCAAGACGCTCCCGACATCGACGCTTTTGCCAACTTTGTTGAACCTGTAGGAGATGGCGTTGGTCAAAATCAGGGGGTGGGCATGATTCCGACTCCTTCTGTCGTCCAATACGACTACAAGGATCTCCTTCCCGATTTGAACACCAACGTCGCGATGTACGACAAGGACATTTCCGACCCCGAAGTGTTTATGTGGAGGCCTTCCATTCGTGTTGATATGAAGAACAGGCAGCAACAGGGTGCTGACCAGTTCCGCGGAGACCTTCCAATCCAAAAGAATAATTGTTATGGGAGCGACGGCTGGTTTGCAAGCCGCTATTCCGAGGGCGATGCAAACTTCAACGGCATCTTCAATCCTCTCTATCAAGAAAAGTACAGAAATCTTACAGGCCAGAAATCTTATCCCATACAAATAAGTTCGGAAGAGACTGTGTGTGATGGATTTCCGTCCGAAGAGCAAATGTACGTCGCTTCAGATGTCAACTAGAGTTTTTGAAACTTTCACAAAATATATTTCTGAATATATTTATTCATCCTTTGTCTTTTTCTCGTCCAAGAGAACTTCTCCCTTTGGTGAAAAGACCAAGAGTCTCGTGTTGTATCCTTCCTTTCGGCAAGCTTCAAGTTTTCTCAAAACCCTTTCTCTTTCTTTCTCGGTCCTTTCAAAAGTCCAGGTAGACTTGACTTCGATAATAAGATTCTCGGACGGGACAAAGAGGTCGGGATAGTATTTTCTTTTCGTGTCTCCATCGGAGTACAAAAACCCCTTGATGTTTTCGTGACAAGAAACAATGTCATCTTCCGGATGACCTTCTTCCATCAACAAAAGAATTGCAAAGTGTTCGTAGCCCTGATATGGGACAATCCTACCCGATGGAAATGTGAACTCTTTCACCTTGAAACAAGACCTCAAAACTTTCGAGTAAACTTTGTCGGTGTGGAACGGATGGTCAGCGTCAAATCTTTCTTTGTAAGTTCCCAAAAGTTTTTCTTTGAATTCGGGGACTTGGAGAGCATGTTCTTTCCCATACCTTTTTAGCATCGTCTCCGTGAACTTTAGACGAACATCTGGATCACTATGACTTCCTCCATCTCCAAATCTTTTTATAAAACCCTCTCTACTCTTTGCCTTATTTTCCTCTGTCATCAACGGACATGACACCCCGTACACCTTCAGGTTCGTCTCTTTTGTCTTTTCCATAATTTCCGGAACCCGAGCCGAATGTTCTTCTCCATACCTTTTCTTCGTGGTGGCATTTTTCTTCGCTCTTATTTCTTGGCTCTTCAAAGGGATATCAACACCATAATTTTTCTTAAGGGTTTCTTTCACCTTTTCTTGGAACTCTTTATTTTTCATCGGATGGTCCACACCGTAAACTTCCATATTTTTGGCTTTTGTTCTTTCTTTGGAACAATCCTTGCAACCAACCCAGCTCTTTTTCTGAACTATTTTTGTGGACACCATGTTGCCGACAGAACCACATTTGCAAGTGTATTCAACGGGCGTTTTGTTATCGACATATTCTCCTGTCATGACGCAACCTTTTCCAGAAAAATGGGCTTTTGCCATTTCCGTGGATTTCAAAAGCCTGTTGCTCCCATCATATTCTTTTTGAGGTTTTCTCTTGTTGCCATTCTTCCTCTTTGTTTCGGCGGCTTTTTCCCGCACCAACGGGTCCCCGAGGGGTCCTTTCTCGCCATATTTTTGGCGGAGAGCGACGTTAGCTTTTTCCAAAGTTCTTTTGCCAGACTGTTCAGCTGTCTTTTCTCGCTTCTCCAAGAGCTCTTTGTTCTGGAGTGCATGTTCAACGCCGTGTCTCTCCTTCATCGTCTCTTTTTTCTTTTCGAGTATTTCTGGGACAGCAAGGGGGCTCTTTTCTCCATATTTCCGTTGAAGCGTCGCGAGTCTTTTCTCTTGTTGTTTCGGGAGTTTCGCGATGTTGTCAACACCGTGCTTTTTGAGACATCTTTCCTTTTTTGCTTTATCGGAACATTCCTTGCAACCGACCCAACTCTCCAAGTTCACAGAAGGCATAGTCGCAAAAAGGCCGGTCTTCCCACAACCACAAACATATTCCACTTCTGTTTTCGCATTCACATACTTTCCGATCATCGTACATCCCTTCAGAGCGAAACGACGACGAGCTTCTTCTGTTCTTTTTTCGAGAGACATCTTCCCATTTCAAAAAAATATAGAAATATTTTTTCCATTCAACTTCATACAGAAAACCAAACTTCTTTTGGAACATTCCCAACTTTTTCTTTTGTTTCGAAATGTTGGAGAGACTTCCCCTTGACAACCTTTTGCAAATTCTCGGTTACCTTGAGCTCGAAGACCTCGCGGCTGTTGACAGAAGTCACAGAGCTCTCCAGTTCGCTTGCGCTCAGATATATTTGAGAGATGAGAAACATCAGAGGCTCTCTCTTTTTCTCAAGTCTGTCAATCCGACGATGAAATGGGGAGAGAGATGGTCGTCACCGACCCATATCAAGGCTTTGAGAAGAGCCGGTAACACAAACAGAGTTTGGAGGAATCCTTTTGAGGTACCAAAGAACGAAAGAGCCGAAGCCGAGAAACGCAAAAAGAGGAGACAGGCAGAGACATTGTTCGGAGAGACTCTTTCCAAAAGAAAGGAAGAAAAGAAGAAACTCTTGTACGACCTTTGGTATTGCAAGCAAGGGGGGTACGCCGCCAACGGTGTGGACAAAACCATTCTCGAGGTATACAGGCTTTTGGAGGAAGCTGTTGGCGAGGACAATATAAACGACGAGGTACTATTTTTGTTGCAAAACAATGGGTTCTACGATGACCCTGTCGAAGACAAGGGCACTCCAAAGAGGAAAAGAAAGGGAAGAAGGCAGAGAAAGGCGATGAAGATTTTGGCAGAATAAAATATTCGAATATTTTATGAAGTGAGGGCTTTGCAAACCTCAAGTTCTTTTTCGATGGTATTATCTTTTCGTTCGAGAACTAAGGGAATACTTCTATCTTTTGCAGACTCGAGAAAATACCGTAAAACTTTCGGCTTTTCGTCCCATATATAACCACACAGCAAAGTTTCGTGTCTGTCGACTTTGGAACCAAAGGGCGTCTTCGAGTCATTCAGATGGAAAAGATGCAAAGAACCACCAGGAAAGGAACTTTCCCATTCTTTCCAAAACTCTCTTATTCCCTCTTTTGTTCCAAAGTTCATAGTTCCCGAAGCAAAGCCATGACATGTGTCGATACAAAATTTTGTCTGTTCTTTATTTTTTATTTGAGACCACAATGAAGAAAGTTCCGGAATATCTCTCCCAAGTTTTGTCCCTTCCCCCGCACAGTTTTCAAGGAGTAAAAGTCTTTCTTTTCGAATGTCCTTTTCTAGGGCCTTTGAAAACTTGTCAGTTAGACAACTTTTTTGCGACAAAACAAAGTCCACGGTTTCTGCAACTTTGGAAATGCCCCAGTCCCTGTCCTTTGCTGCCCCAACATGAACGACCAACGGTGCCCCCAAAACGGCGCAAATGTCCAAGTCCCGCAAAAGCCCGTTTCTGGTGAACTCCAAGTTCCTCTTATATTTGGGACAAACTTCCCCTTCCTTTGAGCCGCAAAGATTGTACATCAAAGACGCATGAACAAAAAGTTTCTTTCCAGAATTTCGAAAAGTCAGAAGTCGTTCCAGAGAGACATCCAAATTATTTCCAAAGTATATCTGAACACAGTCGAACTGAGAAGTCTCCAAAGTTTCAAAATCTATGAATGGGACATGTACGCCAATACAAAGAGACATTTTTATAAATTCTTTTGTAAGTTCAAAAAGAATTTCTAATTCGTCTTAATCATCAAGAGTTTCCTCTTCCTCGGACTCGCTGAACTCGGCATCCTCTTCCTTCTCCTCTCCCTCTTCTTCATCGCTGAACTCCCCATCATCGGCTTCGGGAACATACTCCCTCGCCTTTTCGGTAAACACAGCGTCGTACAACTTGCATTGAGGGCACAACTTGGCATTGTCCTTGACAAAGAATCCTTCGATAGTCACACAAGCGGCTGCATCTCCAGACTTTCCAATAAGCGTCTTGTAATCGAGAGGTTTCACCTTCCTCGGGGCGCGAAACACCGTGTACATCGTCACCGGTTTGCCGTTGCCTCCACGAGACGAGACAGTCTTGGTGTTCAAAATCTTCTGTTTGGTGGGGTCAATAGGGCGAGTCTTTCTGGTGTCCCCCTCTTTCTTGTCTTCCCTTTGCCAGGAAAAGATGGGAGAAACACCACAATCGTCTGCGTCCTTGTAATCGGGGTTCTTCTTTTTGAGTTTCTTTTGAAGCTTTTCGGCAACTCCGTCATCCTTCGAAGACACAGCGCGGACCTTGTCAATAATCTCTCGTTCCACCTTGTCCAGAAGAATGTCGTTCTCGGTGGGAGAAGTCGCCCATGACTTTGAATACGGAACGAGTGCAAACTCAAACTCTCCGGGTTTGATGTTCTCGGGAGTTTTGGGTGCTTGATATTTGTAGACGTTCTTGAGTCCAAAGGTAAAACATCTCGGGAACTTAATCTTGAGCTGTTCTTCCTTGCCGTCTGGGTACTTGTACGCGACATCAATGACCTCGTACGAAACAGCTCCCTTCTTGGCCACGACCTTCTTCACCACAAGTTTGTCCACATCAAAATCCTTGAGAGCAACGCTGTGCGAAGGAGAAGACTTCTGAGACTTGTTTGACCTTGACATGTTGTTTCTTATTGTTTCGACAATATTTATTTGACCTTTTCTCTGGGAGAAAACTTTCGATTGAATTTTTATACTTGGGGTAGGCAAAATTTCGCCACGAGCTTAAGGAAAAAGTAATTGTGGAATAAAATGCCGAAGAACACCAAAGTCGTCGAGGAGGAGGTTGTTGAGGAGGAAGTCGCCACCAAAGTCCAAAGAGTCCGCAAACCCGCTCCCACTTCGGATAGCGTCTGTGAAGAGCTTGCCAAAATCATCGAGTCCATTTCAGCGGAGATTGATAGGCTCAAAGAGTCGACTGAAAAAGTCAAGGGGGCAAGGTTCCTGTCAAAGATCAAAAAGCAACTTTCTGATGTTAATCGCCAGGTTCCCAGAATTCGTAATGGTCGAGCCAAGAAGCGGGTCGTGAAGGGAAATTCTGGTATCAAAAAGCCAAAGGAAATCAGCGACGAGCTTGCGGATTTCCTCAAGGTCGAGAGAGGAACTTTGCTTTCGATGGCTGATGTCACCTCTGCTGTTTGCACCTATATTCGCGTCAAGGAAGATGAGACAAATCCCGAGAAACTTGAGAGTCGAAAGAGGTGGATTAATTTGAACCCCGGAGGAAAGAGGAATCTGCAAGACCAAGAATCAAAGAAGAACATCATTCCTGACGAAGCTCTTTCCAAGCTTTTGAGATATGAACAATATCAGAAGGATGTTTCGAACGGAAAGGTCACCGTCAAATCCACTGGCGCTGTTGTGACTGATGACAGACTCAACTATTGTGTTCTTCAGAAACTTATTGCCCCCCATTTTGTCTAAAAATATTTATAAATATTTTTTGTTGACCCAGAAACTATAGTAAAAATATTGCAATGAGAAGTGCAACAACTAATGCGACATAGCATGTTATTGTTGAAAAAATGGCCCATTTCTTTGCCGGTTCATCAGATTTGGACGCAGCCACAGCGGACAATGTTCCCCCGATTGCGAGCGCTGCAAAAGAGATTATCACAGAGATGACTATTCCCATTACTTCTCTGTTTTATTCTTTCACTCGAAAGAATAAGTAAGATGGAGTTTTCCAAGGTCACCGAAGGAGACAGGGTTTACGTCAGTGGTTCGTTTGTTTCCAAAAACATCGGAAAGCTCAAGCGCATTGGCCTTTTGTACGATGGGGGCGTTCCCTCTTGGTGGATTCCAAAAAGAAAAGAGGCAGAACTCCAAAGCCTTGTCAATAGGCTTATGAACGAGGATAATACAAAGGCGCAAACTCTTCGCGTTTTCATCGCAGAAAGGGCTCGTTGTTTCCTTCAAGAGTCTGCCTATGTCGCTGAGCTTATGAGGAAAGACACGAAACAAGTCAAAGAAGAGGACGCAGTATTTCTTCTCAAAAATATTTATGGTTGCTACAATGACAGACTTCGCAATGTCACCAGCCAAGTCTCTTCAATCGTCGAGTCTACTTCCCTGTCCATCGCCGAAAATTTTTCGAATGAAGCGAAGAGAGTCGTGACCAGAGCCATAACCTCGCAAGTCGTTCCTCTCGCAAGACTTTCAAAGAAGGACATCGAACAGAGACTTGCAGACACAAGAAAACACACTATTTCTATCGCTCTCAAAAAATACAAAACGGTCGACTCAATGGTCAAAGCATCCCTGAAAAATATTCAAGAAAGAATTCCCCAACTCGGTCCTGGAGATTTTTCCGAGGCGAGAAGAATTCTATTGGCAGCCCTTATTCTTTTGCCATTAAAGTCAAAGGAAAAGTTTTATTCTTCCGCTGCGGATCTTCTTGAAGAAACAAGGCAGGGGAAATTCTTGGGTCTCGGTCTCAACAAAAAAGAAACAGAAGAACTTATCTCTGCCGCGACTCAAAGAAAGTTACATCAAGAGGCTGTCAAGAAACTTGTGTGGAAACACTCCGGAGTTCTTTTGCGCAACATCAAAAAGGACGCGGTGTTGAGCCGAAGTGCTTTCTTTGCGACACTCTAAAAGTTTCAAAAATATTTTTATTGCAAATATTTTTTTGGGGAGAATATGAAAATTTTGGAAGACATTGTTTTTTTCGTACTCCACTTTTTCAAAGTCACGAAAAAATACCAAGTTTTTTATGTTCCACAATACTTATTTTTTTGTTGCGTACAAAGCAAGCACAACAACAAAGAGACCCAAAAGAATCACAAGAAAAAAGAGCCAACTGTTTCCCAAACTTCCTTTTTCTGTGTACTCGAAGGTTTCCCTCGGATTGTCTTCCGCGCCGGGTATTTCCAATGGGTTAGGCATTTTGGCAGCAATAAAAGTTTTGAGGTCAGGGAGACTTCCAGGAAGGACCAAGGGCTTGAGCCACCTCTGCTGTTGTTCAGACATTTGGGAAACGATGCTCATCGGAAACCCAGACTCATGCAAGGGAAATGTTTCTCTCAAGGCCTTGTGAAAGTTTGAATTTAGATATCTTTCTTGAAGTTCATCGGGGAGAACAAGTCCCGGAATATCTGGAATGCACGTCATGTTATTTTGTTCGAGGTTTGCAAAAGGACAGTTTCTCTCCATCAAAAAATACCCGTCGTCTCCCCAATCTTCTCCCCAAGAATTTCGGATAATCCAATACCCCCTCCCAGATTTTGAAGTTCCCCAACCAACGACAACAATGGCGTGTCCTCCCATAATTTCCTCAACTTTCGCGTCATGTTTATACACTCCCTCTCTCCAAGAATTCGGGTAGTCCTTCGGGAACATAAAATCTTTGTAAACAACGTAACCACAAGAAACGGGGCCTCTTTGGTATATCTCAGCCATCAAATCTTTGTCCGTCGTGTCTCTTTTTTCTTTTCTTTGGACAAAATATGGCATCTTTACACGAAATATTTGCATCGGAACACCCGAAGGACAATGGTCGAGTTTTTCACCAAGAAGGTCAACGCAGAACGGAAGTTTTTCCGAACTTGTATAGTTTGCAAAAGTGTATGGAAAACATCCGAGAGTCGTGGTCCCGTAAACATAGAGATATTCAAAGCTTTCTGGCAAAGAATTGCCGTGGCATGCTCCATCCTTGATAAACTTTTCGTTGAGTTTTCTGATAGTTTGTTGGGACGAAAGGTCGGCGACAGTGGGGTGGTAGTCGCAAACGATTGGTTTCGAAGGACTGGCGACAAACTTTATTTGCCCTCCAGAAAATATAGCGAACCTGTCGGCCATTGATGAAGTGGAGCTGAAAGACCAACAAGCGCCGCAGTTTCCCTGGTTCAAAGGTCGAGAAAGAAGTCCATTCCATTTCTTTCTTCCGTCAAAAAATTCGGGAAGTTCTTTTTCCAAAGACTCGAGAGAGGAAGTCTTTGGGTTTGTGTTTGTGTAGTATTGCTCCACGGCCTTTGAATCAGCCCGAAGGACTGTGAAAGAAGGCCTCGGTGTTTCCGTCGCGAACTTGGAAAGGTCCATTAAAAGTGGTCTTTGTATTGCCCCAATAAAATATTTATAAATATTTTATGAAAAAAGTTTCTTCTTGAGTTGTGTCTTCTTTATGCTTTTCCGAAACTCTGAAAAAGATTCAAAGTTACAAGAAATTCCAAGTTTTTGTCTCTCACCATCGCTCATCGCAAACCACGCCATGTCATGCAAGGAAAAACATTCAGTCACTTCACATGACGTTCTTGTTTTTCCATCGCATGTGGAGCAACGCGAAGAATTCATTTCAGCGTCGGAAAATACAAACCAGTGCCCACCTTTTTCGAGTTGACAGACAACCTTTGACTCGAAGAGATACATCGAGTGCATTGCTGGCACAGTTTGTGGCCCCAAAGGTGTGATACCAAAATGATGAGAAAATGTTACCCATTGTTCCTCCTTTTTAAGAAGAGAAAAATAAGGGGTTGTTTTATGCCATACGTCACATTCTCCATTGTATTGCCAATGTTTTGTGCAAAGAAGAATTTCTTGCCATTCTATGGGCCATTCCGAAATTTTTTGCATTTATCTTTTCGAGGATAAATACACTTGTTGTTCAATCATTAAGAGATGTCTGTTTATTTGCACTTGGACAGTACCTATCGGGACCTCACCCAATATCCGAAACCGAGTGAATGGAAATTCACTCAAGGCACAACTCTTTGGACAAACACGAGGACAGTCCAGTGCGTGAGACCGACAAACGCGAGGACAGCTTGCAACTTGGTGTATAATGTGAAGCTCGAAAAGCTGATAATTCCAGTGGACAGCACCACTTTTCCAAACTTTTTGGCGGATAATCCGTATCTCTACGTAACCATTTCAACCGGAAGCAGTCCCGATGTAAATTCCATTAACACGATGGGGCAAGCGACCAGTGGAGCGAAAACGAGCAACGTGCAATTTGTCGTCTTTTGGGAAAAAACTCAAGGCACATCCTGGTATCACTACTCTTCGCCGATGGTTCAAAGTATCCGTTGGAATTCAAACGAGCCCGTGAACTTTGCTCTGAGGGACCTCTCCGGAAATGTTTTGGCTTTCCCCGACGAAGTGACCATCGACCCCGCGGCCCAAATTTCTTGTCTGCTTTCGACAACGCCTTATGTCAGAGATGGTTCTTACGACAACCATCTCGTCACTTTGTACGATGCAGGAACTTTCTAAAAATATGGATATTTTTAGTATTCGTCCTCGACATAATTTTCGTCGTCCGACTCCATGTTTTCTTTCAAAGGTCTGGGATTTATTCCTTCGACTCTTTCGGCCTTTCCAGGAACAACAAGAGAGTTTTCATAATATTTTATCTCTGTGTATTTTCCATTCAAAGAATGAAGCAAGGATTTCCCTTCTCGAACCCCAAAAACATAGTTTCTCTCGGCGCGCGGATATCCTTCAACATAATAAGTCCATTTTCCGTGAAAGAATCCGTCTTTCGTTTCTGCTTCGACATCGATGCTTCCGTCGATGTCGTAAGAGATGAGTTTCCCATTTTCCAAACCATCCACAAAATCTCTCTCAGAAGAGAGTTGGTTCGTCCCATCATAGTACATTTTTCTCTTGCCGTTCAAAAGACCATTTTTCCATTCTGCCTCCATTTGCAAAGCCCCAGAGTTCGGACAATAGGTCCATTCCTTTCCGTGGGCCGTGCCGTCGGGGAGGACTTGAATACGCTTGCAACAGAGAAGCAAGTTTTTCTTTGTTTTGATGTTAATGGTCTCCACAAAATTCTCCTTGAGATGCTCAGCCTTTTTTCCAGTCGCAATGCAAAAGACTGTGAGCTCCCTCGCTTGAAGATACTGCATTTTCTTTTCGAGAAAGAAAATATTATTTGGGGAAAATATGCCTCCATAACGAAACATACACAAGAAACTCATCCGGGGGCTCTGTTAATTTCCCATCCTTTTGAAACACCGAGACTTCCCTTCCTTTATGTCGCGAAATACAGAGTTTTGCGTCTTCCGAAACAACTGTGAGGGACCATTTATTCATCCATACCTCCATCAAGAAAAAATAGTACCTTCTTTATTTTATTCTTTGAAACTTTCCTTCGGAAATCTTGGTAGCTTTCATATCGAGAGACAGAAAAGACGTCCTCTTCTCCAAATGTGAGTGAAGAAAGCCAATGGGGTCTGGTCAGTTCGTAACGCTCATAGTCATCAAGGCCATTGTAAAAAAAGTCGTGCAAGCAGAGGAATTCTTTTACTGTGTATGCGGATTCTGTGTCTCCATCGCAAGTGGAACAATCCCCAGAAACATTCCCTCCTTCGAAAAGAAACCAGTGGTCTGCACCCTCAAAGAAACAAAGAAATGAGTAGAAAGGAGTCTCGAAGATGTGCTTTGGCTTAGAGACTCCAAATTGTTTATCCCCATAAACCAAGGATCTTGTCCATTGAGAGTTTTTCACGAAAGGTGAGGTCATATGATCGACATCAACATTTTCTCTCTGCGAGTAGTCGAAATGCCTTGTGCAATGAAAAATGTTTTTCCATTCGCTCGGAAATTTTTTGAGTCTTTGCATTTTCTACTTTTTACGAAACAAAAACCAAAGAACGATTCCAACGACGACAAGCCCGACGATTCCCGCTGCTCCGAAAAGAACGTATTCGAGCCAGCTCTTTTTTCCCGGTGTGTTTCCTCCGGAACCTCCACCCCCATTGTTTCCGCAAGAAATTCCGGAAGACTGTGTGTTTGAACATCCAGAGCACCATTGTGCCAAGTTTATTCCGTCTTTGACGTTGCTATTGACGACATCGACGGTGACTCCGTCCAAATAACATTGTGTCACACCGGGTCCGGAAGAAGGACAAACTTGAGAAAGATTTATCCCTCCGACTTCAGAGTTTAGAATGTCAACAACCACATCGTCGAGAATACAAACATTTTGCTTGCATTCCTTTTTTACCCATGTGTTTTGGATAGGTTCCGCCTTTGGGACTGGTGAAACGTTTGGGTCGTTGCAGAGGATGTCGCACTCGACTCCAAATTTTCCTGCAAAAGGATACTGTAAGTCGCTCAAAAAGCAAGAGCAAAGTTTCCGGAGTTCGGGGTCTTCGGCCGTTTGCTTTCTTGTTATGGGACCTTCTCCCAATGAATTTGCTCCGCACATGTTAGAAAGAAAAGAATCACAAGAACCGGGAACCTGCCCGCAAACATCTGACATCACCGCGTTGAAACCATTTCCCTTCACATAGGGAGTTTTTCCGAGTTTTGAAACAACTTCTTGAAAAAATTCTCTCCTCTTCTCTGGGTTTTGGGACATATAAGGATTATTTAAAAGAAACTCGCGGCAGACTCCGGAAAGTTTTGGGTCTTTTATTGGGTCAGAAGGCTTATTTGCCCACATTTCCAAAATGTTTGGGTCGGATGCATCAGAACAAAGAGAAAGCATCGCGTTATAACAGGAAGGTGTTCCGGTTGTGGCGTCTCCACACCATCCCTTTGCACATTTTCCGACAGCCTCGTCGGTTGTGTATTTGTTGAGACAACAAGCTGCCGTCGTTTGTTTGTTCATCTGAGGCTGGGCAATACGACAAACATTTCTCCATTGATATCCGCCGCAGCCCTGACCCGATGTTTTTCCCACAGAACATAAAGGATGTCCGTTGCATGAAAGTTCGCTACATTTCTTCGCGCCTCCGAGACTGCATTCTCCTGTGACATAACAGGTATCGTAGGCCCCGTCAAAACTACACACCTGGTCTGTCGGAGCAGCGCACACCGTTTCTCCAAAATCAATCTCAGAGTCGAGACCACTTCCGCAAGTCACAACTTCACACATTACCTTGAACTTTTTCAGACTCTGGTCCTTTCAAGAAAAATATAAAAAATATTTTTTAGAGTTTACTGACACGCGCCTTGACGAGACTGAGGATGGAATTGTCCCCAAGTGTCTTGAATGGCCTGAGATTGTTGCTCTTGAGTCATGCCAATGGCTGATTGTTGCCTTTGGAAAGCACCATATGAACCTTCGGTCGAACCGAGAACCGACAAAAGCTGATACCTTTGGGGCTCTTCCTGGGTGGCCTCCATTTCCTGTCCGAAACTTCCCCATGTGTCTTGAATGGCCTGCATTTGTTGTTCTTGGGTCATGCCGATGGCGGCTTGCTGCCTTTCGAATGCTCCAACTGAACCTTCTGTTGAACCCAGAACAGAAACAACTTCATGAGTAGGTTCAGGGGCATGAGGAACCCAGTTGGTGCTCTGACGAGAAGCTGCGAGAGCCTGGTCGTGCATGGCCTGTTGCATTTGAGAGACCGCAGCCTTGGTGGTCGGATTGACAACAATCCCGCGAGGAAGCGAAACTCCGAGAGGCGCCAGTCCAGTCGTCTTTTTGACTCCGCAACCCCAAACTTCTGAGGGATCTTCGAATCCGCAGAAGTTGATACCCCTCTGAATCCTGAAATAGCCCCCATCGGCCCAGTAAGGCCCCCATGAATTTCTGACGAGCCAATATTTGGTGCCTGCCTGGCTTGTACCCCAGCCGACGATATCAACGGCATGACCTCCCATTTGCTGACCGAGAGGGGAAGTGCTGCTGAATACGGCCTTGGCATTTTCCGGAGACGAGAAGAACTGTTCAAACCCAGAGTACACCATATAACCGATAGTCAAGGGGCCGTACAAGAAAATGTCCTTCATCATCTGAACTTCAGCCGGGTCTGACTCGCTCTGGTCGATGACTGGATAAACAATGTCGGGCCTGAATTTCTTGCATCCGGGCTTCTCTTGGCAAGAATATTCCTCGATGTTTCCGTTACAAACCATTGAAACGCCTCCAACATCTCTCATGTATTGGTAGGCTTCGCCGATCATTCCTCCCTGACAAACTTGGTTTGAGCAAGTGCCTTCAGAACCCCTCAAGAAAGCGCTCAGAGTCGGGTTCATCTGCTTGCTGTAGTTGCAGAAATCACAAGAGGCAAAAATCCAAGGGGCAATGTTGTTATGCCTGTCAATCTTGGAACCGTTGGAGAGCGTAATGCAAACTCTCTCTTGGAGTTCTTTGTCTTTGGTCGCGATACGGAATCTGTCAGAAATTGCGGTGGCTGTCGAGAACGCCCAGCAACTTCCGCATTGCGCTTGGTCAAGAGGGCCAGAAATGAGGCCCGGCCATTTCTTTCGAGAGTCAAATTCTGTTGGAAGAGCAGGGACGGTTTCCGATGGCTTTGGGTCAGCCGCCGCCTTCACTGACTCTTGGACAGAAACGGGAGCGGCAGACAAGAGGATTGTATTGAAAGGTCTTGGTTTTCCCATAGTGTCCTTTGGAACAGAAGAGGTTGCGCTGAGGGCGCAAGGTTGTCCGGCAAGGATGGCATCCACCTGCTCTCCGTCAAACCCTTCCTTTTTCTCGGAAGGGGACCATAGAACTACCACCAGAAAAACGATGATTGCGATTACAAGGATTGGCAAGAAAGAAGCCCACATTACAAAAGTAAAAATATTTTTGCTCAAAAAGCAAGAATTGTTTGAGGCGAAAAAAAGGACAAAGTAATATCATGGCCGCGATGGTGTACGACAAACAATGGCCGAGACAAGCCGTAAGTTACGGCAGAGGCCGGAGTCCCTATGTAAAGAAAAAACCGCACAGTATGAATGCGAGATACACAAGACCCATTATGAGCTATGGAATTTTACTGTACACTTTCAGGAAAGGAGATCCTGTCTTTCTGCTGTGCCAAAGAAGGCACACCATCGAGTTTGTGGACCTCATTCTTTCAAAGATTCCGAAAGAGAGGCTCCTCGGAGCTTGTTCTCGTTTGACGGACCAAGAGAGACAGAGACTTTGCGAATGGAGTTTTGATGCTTTGTGGGATGACTTTCTTCCCCAAAAAAACTGTCGTCTTTACTTCGATGACAAGGAAGAGATGAGAGTTAGGTTCGAAAGGAACAAAAAGGAAATGGTTTCCGCAATCTCCGAGACAACCTCGGTTATTTTTGAACCTCAATGGGGTTTCCCAAAGGGAAAGAAAAACACAAAAGAGTCGAGCATTGTATGTGCTGTTCGTGAGTTTGTTGAGGAAACAGGAATGGAAAGGAATAGAATTCAGATCGTCGATGATTCAAACCCTTTCATTGAGCGTTTCATTGGGACAAACGGAAAAATATATGGGAGTCAATATTTTTTGGCTTATTCAGAGGAGGAACTAAAAATTCATAAGAAAGACTTTGACGGTGTTTCCACAATTTCCGAAGAAATCGCGGACCTCAAATGGGCGACATACGAAGAAGCGAAAAAAGTGCTGTCTCCGGAAAGAGTCGAGATTCTCCAAAACGCGATTCTTTGTATTCGGTCTTCCGGTGCTTCATAAAACATATCTCGGGTAAATATGTTTTCATTGTAATGAGTTTTGTCTTGTTTGCCGCTCTTGCTGTGGGGTTTATCATCATTTTGATATTCGTGGCGAATAGAAGGCATACTCCGACTGACCCCACAATTTTGGCGTTAAAAGAGCGCCTATCTTTGCTCGACAAAAAATATCTTTCTTTGGACATTCGTGAAGTCGACAGAGGTGCATACACAGAGAACAAAAAAGCTATATTTTTGTGCTTGAAAGACCCAGAGACAGGAAAATATTATGAAATGAACACATTGGTTTACGTTGTGCTGCATGAAATTGCCCATATGTCAAGCGTCACATACGGACATAACCAAGAGTTCCACCAAAATTTTGCGAGACTCTTGCGTCAAGCTACGCAAAAAGGCGTTTTTGACCCCACTATACCCATTCCCACAAAATATTGTGGAGTTGACTCTGAACATCCAATGCACTAAAAACAAATCGGTCGTCTTTTGGCAAAAGCAAAGACTTTGAAAGATGGAAAGCCTACAATCCCTTTGTTTGAACTTTATTCAGAAATGTTGCGAGAAAAAAACTTTGAAGCCCGAAGAATTTCGCAAACTTCCTCTTGAACTTTTAGAAAAAGTTTGCGGATTTATTCCCACGAGTATCCAAATTCGAATGTTTGGCCTCTGCGTGAGAATGATAAAAGGAGTGATGAGAGAGAAAGCTCATTATTCCGGTTCTGTCCTCCATGGTTCATTCACAAAATGGGACCAGTACGGGAACGTTTTGGAAGAAGCCGAGTATCGTAACGGGAAAAAACACGGTGTATTTGTACAATATAATCCTTCGAAAAACGCCGTGCATCTTTTGGAAAACTATAGAAACGGGGAACTCCACGGAGAAAGGAAGGTCTACAAGGATGGGCTTGTGAGGAAAATGGAGATGTACAAAAAAGGGCTAAGAGAAGGAGAGAAAAAAATCTTTTTCGAGGATGGGAAAAGTGTGAACAAATCCTTGTTTTTCTACAGGGGAAAGAAGGAAGGAAAATGTGTAAAGTACGACGAAGATGGAAATATTTTGAAGGAAGTCATTTGGGTGAGAGGTATACGCGTCGGAAGTTCAAGATAATTTTATCCATAAAATTATTGCAACAAACAACAAAGGCTCTCGACGTGATATTCCAACTTTGCTCCGTCCCTTATATCTTTGTATTCTTTCCAATCCTCAAGAAAATATTTTTTGTGTTTTCCAAAAAGAAGAGGGAGAGCGCATTCTTCGATCTCAGACCTCGTCACGGTTGGCATAACAACTATCGGATAACTCACGGATTTTTTTGGTATCCACAAAATTTTACAATGAGATACTCTATAACCAAACTGCCTGAGACAAAGCATGTCCTTGAGAGTGTCAATGTCGGACTCGTGTATATCCAACCATTTTTGGTAAACTTCTGAATTTTTGTTCCAAGTTGTCATTGGTTACAGTCGGCTGTTTTTTGCCTTAGAATGTCAACCGTCTCGTTGATATTGTCGACAGCAGCTTGATAGTGATGGAAGGCGTAGTATCCAAAAGAAAAGTGCCAAACAGCCATTGCGATGAACAGCATCAAAACAAAGGTGACAACGGGCGGAATCTCTCCGAGAACAAGGATGCAAATGGCAGAGATAATGATGAAGCTCAGAATGAAACAGCGCCTCCACTTTACGGTCCTTTCCTCTGTTTTCGAAGCAATGAGTATTTTATCCAGAAGCTGGGGAATTGTGTCGGACTCGTTCGGATCGCTGCCAAAATAGGCCATTCCTTTGCCATAATCGCCGCACTCTTCTTTGGGACAATTCGGATTCGGACAACGGATGTCCGTAAATTCCGCCTTGACAACAAACACAAGAGCGATGAGCAAAAGAATGTACCCGACGACATTGAAGGCAGAGGCAGGAGTCATATTACTTACAAAAGTTTTACCACACACGAGAAAGTTTGAAGGGCCTGAGAAATTTGGAGCCTGTCGGGAAACTGTTCAATGGATTTCTTTTTTGGATTGTGCAAAAGAGCGAACTCCACCGGCAAAACTCTGGATGAATAATATGTGCATGTTGGTGTTCTTTTAAAAACTTCGAGAGAATCCTGTCTGTTCCTTTGGAAATTCAAGGTCTGCAATGGAATATTATAGTTGTTTGGAAGGATGCGCGTCTGCAAAGATTCCCATTGGAGCATTGAGATGTGACTTTTTGCGACATCCGTACTCGAAGCCGGAACAAACAAAAGTACGTACCTTTGACCGTCTGCGAGAAGAGACGAAATTTTTGCTGCGTACACAGAGTATTGCGAACCGGATATTATCTTTTGCTCGACCAGGTAGAATTGGAGCGATTGAAAGTAAGTGTTAAGTTGCTCCATCTTGTTTACCATAAAAATATTTGGTCTAAAATATTTTCTTCATCCTTGCGAACACAGACTCCAGAGTCATTCCATCCGGAAGTTTGACCTTGCTAAGAGTCTCTTCCCAACTCTCCAAAATCTCTTGAATCTTGGTTTGGTTCTCTTCGAGGATTTGTCTGTACTTTGCGTACCTGTTCTTTTTCAGAGCGGTTCCAAGATCAATCTCTCTGTCGCAAACGTCTTCATCTATGGAATAGACAAGTCCTTTTCTCGGAACAAAAAGAAAGTTTCTGTCTGCGAGATCGGGCAATCCGAGAATGTACCGGAAGATAACAGCCACACAGAACGAGAACAAAATCTGTGGGTCGTTGCACTCCAAAACATTGAAGTGAAGCATGCTTTTTACTTTCGGCCAGTCCACTACCTCTGTTTCTGGCGTAACGTTCCCTTTGCGAAGAATCACAGGAAGTCTTTCTTCGGTGGTTTCATCCTCAAACACCAGGAAGCACGAGATAACATCCCTGTCTTTCATCCTGGAACGAATACCCATAACAGAGTCCGGAAAAAGATTGGGTCTCAACGCCATTCTTCTGACCCGAACAAAGGGAAGACCAAGAGCTTTCTTTATTTTTGCGATATCCAAAACATTCTTGATGGAATCCTTTGTTCTGAATGGTCCCTTGACCAACACTCTTTTTCCTGTGCTCCTTTCGATGGCAAAGTATGTGTCTGTTTTTCCCGTGCCGCAAACGAGCTGAGCCCTCACAACAAAGTCAAAAACATCTGATTCCTTTGCGACTCTTTGCCTTCTGACACCTTTGATCCCCGAGAGTCTGTAAACATTGATATCTTGGTAGAAAAGTCGCAGACCGGGATTGCCTATTTTTGCTTCTCTTACCACAAAAGCTCCTTCAAAGACAAAGTCTATCGAGTCTTTCCCGAGTTTCCTCCCGACTTTTGTGTGTTTGTCAATGACATAGTCGTCAATGCGGATGGTTTCGGAAAGGTTCCTGGAATAGACGTGCTTGTGGTCGGGCACATCATCGGCAACCTCCCTTGTTTGCCATCCAATAACGCACGCTGTGACAAGACACCACCATGTCAGAAACCCTTCGCGGATTCCAGAGAGTTCGCGAAACCACGAAAGAGCCACAGAGCGAACTTTTAAGAAAAACTCTGACTCTTCTCTTGTCTTGAAAAACTCAGAGAGAAGCCAAAAGATGAGATAGTCGGACCTTTGGCTTCTGTAGTATTTCCCCTTGACTTTCCCCAGGGAAAGGATTTGACTTGCCCAGTGATACGCCGAATATTTTTGTTTCTCGAGAGAAGACAGAAAGTTTCTGCATATTTTTTTGGTCTCTTCTGTCTCTTTGGAAAGGTCTATCTTTGTTGTGGGTTCTCCCTCATCTTCTCCGAAATCTTGGATCTCTCTGTAAAACTCTGGGTAAAATTCAGAAGAAACATCCAGAGATTCTTGACTTTTTCCATGTCCGAAGGCAGACCTCGTGTGACTCAAAATCCGAATGTGTCTGGATTTGCACATTTGATAAACTATCCAGACAAGAGCTTCCTGTTCGAGAAGGCGCAGATTTTTCCATTCACTCGAGTCTTTTTCCAAATTCTTGCGCTTTTCGCGACAAGAGAAGACTGTCTCGAAGCGCTCAAAGAGGAGGGGCCACAGGGATAGATTGCAGACTGAAATTTCCTCCAGAAAGATGACCATCAAGCGGTGAATCATGTTGCTCCTTATCGCTTCTCCGGCCTTTTCGTCTGTGGCATTGGCGAACATGTCGAGTTCAACCATACACCAAAGCGCTTTCTTCCACTTGTTTCTTCTTGTGTACTTTTGAACTCCCGACTTGAGGATGCAATCGTCCACTCCGTTCAGACTTTTCACCTGGTGGTACGTCGTTTGCATTTCTCTATGAAAATATTATAGAAAAAGTTGCAACTTTTTCTATATTGTGGGTTTTAAAAAGTCGAAAGAAAACATGATGTCAAACTCAAATGAATGATTAAAGAACCAGAAAATATGGAGAGTTACAACAAAATTCTCTCTGAACTCAAGTTCCTTTCCAAACTCAAAAAAGGGGAAAAGATTATGGTCAAAAGTATGACGGTCCAACCGAGCGACTTTTTTTCCGGAGTGTACCGAACTTTTGTTGGGGAAACAAGAGAAGCCACTCTGAACTTTGTCTTTGACCTTTGGGATGAAGCAACAAAGCTCATTTGTTCTTCCGAAGTTTCGAATGAGCAGTGCAAGATACTTGCGGAAAACCTCCAGGAGTCAAAGAAAGGCATTTTTTCTCTTCTTGCGACATACGAGAGTGACAGGCATTTTTGCTCTCGTCTCGAGAGTTTGGTGTCGACGACGGAACTTCATATCAAAGAGAAAATTCCACAGTTCTCTTTGGCTTTGACGAAGGAGAATGCGGGCTTGGCGAGAACTCTCCAAGCGCAAGAAGCGGCCCTAAAAAGTATGTAAATATTTTCACTAAAATATTTGGATAGGAACACCCCGACCTGAATTTGTAAGATGGGATTTTTGGGAATGCTCTGCAGTCTCGAATTTATAAAGTTTGTCGTTGTGATTGGGGTCGCTGTATTTTGTTACTTCAAGTATCAAGGAAAAAAGAAGGGAAAGAAGGAGAGTCTCGGATTTTGGTTCCCAAAGAAAAAGCCAAGAAGAATCGTCAAACAAAAAGATGGAAAGCACGAGTCGCGTTGCAGGCAAATTCTTGAGGATATATATGGGAGAAAATTCGAGTCCATCAGACCCGACTTTTTAAAGAACCCAAAAACGGGGAGGAACTTGGAACTCGACTGTTACAACGCCGACCTGCGCCTTGCTCTCGAATATGATGGTATTCAACACTCGAAATACAACAAATTTTTCCACCGGAAGGGTCCACAACAGTTTGTGGACCAAGCAAAAAGGGACTTGTTCAAAGACAAAACTGTGAAAAGAATGGGCATTGACTTGGTCCGAGTCCCCCATTATATTCGTTATGACGACCTCGAACGTTTCATCAGAACGAGACTTCGCGAACTCGGGAGACTCTAAGTCTATTTGAAGATGAACCAAAGGACGAGTGCAAAAAAGATGAGGACAACAAGACCAATTCCTCCAAAAACAACTATTTTTTCTATCCAACCTCCTCCGACGTTTGGAGGCGAAGGCGGTGTGGGAGGAGTCGGGGGTACAGGCGGTGTTGGCGGTCGAAGACCACAGCTCACCTCATCGGGATTTTCTGTTGTACCCCCAGAAAAGCAAATATCACAACCTTGGCTAATTGTGTCTCCTGGAGTCAGCATCGCGTTCACTCCGTTGACGGTGATGCCGTCAAAATAGCACTGGCTGAACCTTGCGTCCGCTCCTCGAGAATTTCCACAGAGCTGATTCAATGCCACTTTTCCCCCCGAAGAATTTTTGATGTCAATGGAAATATTGTCGAGGATACAAACGGTGTCTGTGCACCTTTCTTCGGACTCTGAACCCGGAGTCGCATAAGGCACCGTATTTGGCAGGTTGCAGATTGGGTCACAAGGTCGCGCGACCTTGTCCGCAAAAGGATATTGATTGTCAGGCATATAGCATCCACAAATATCAGGATATACTTGTCCCTCTTTCATGTCTTCTCTCGACAAATTTTGACAAAACCCAGAGAGAAAAGATGAACACGCTCCGGGAAAAAGTTTGCATGTATCCGAAAGGTACGAATTTAAACTCTGTATTGGAGGAGGGATTGCTTCCCCTGTAATTAGACGATAGTTTCCAAATGCAGCAGGAAGAGTCTTTTGTAAAAAGTCGGACGCGAGTTCCTTTTTTGAGTTGGTTACATACCTGGCACAACTGGATGTTGCATAGTTTGACGGGTCGGAGCCATCCTGCCATCCAGAGGCAGAACTACAGTGCGAAATCATTGCGTTATGACACGTCTGAGTGTTTGGGCACCATCCAGGGGCACACTTGTTCAGAGAAGAATCATCGTTGAACGCGCCAGTACAACAGTCGGTGACCCTTTTGGTGTCGGGTGTGTTGTCCATTCGCATCGGAGGAACTCGGAGTTTGAACTTGCCTTGATAGTAAGGGTCAATACACCCCCCACCATTCGGGTCGTACTGGCCACAATTACAAAGGTTGTTTATATACCCAACGTTGTCCCATTGATATTGAGGGTTACACCCTTCGGAAGAGTCTCCTCCTTGCGTGCAGTTTGCTGTGCACACTTTTGTGTAGCTCGGGTCAAAGCCACATCCCGGCTCGAAAGGTAAAGACATTACACTTCATAATGTCTTATGCATTTCAAAAATATTGTATAATGTATCGCCCCAAAATATCGGAGGGAAGTTTTTCCAAGTTCGAAGTTGCCGAAGAACAAAGACCCGTTGTTTGTGGACTCGAGAACATCTCTGTTTCCCAAGTCGGTACGATGATCCACATAAAATGGGACATTCCAAGGATATGGACACCGCAAAATCTCGCGGTGCAACTGAACGTCGAAACAAAGGTTCACGGAAAAGGTGTGGACAGTAATAAAATAGACAGGAATATCCAAGGAGTTTCTTTTCGGGCAACCAGAGGACTGGACTATATCGTGGAGGCAACTCCTCTTTTGTTCTGTCTCGGAAAAAATTATGGTCCGACAACAAAAATTCTTGTGGCTCTATAAAATATTTTAGAAATATTTTATGTGTCTCTTGACATCTTTTGTCTTTGTAATGGTGTCTGGTTGTGGTCTTTTCGTGCTTCTTGCGGCTGTCATATTTTTCGTATGGGTTCTGTGTTATGGAAAATGTTGCGAAAAGAAACATGTCTCGCCTCCTCCTGTGAAAGATGTTGACTTTGGATATGACCAAGATGCCAAGCAATGGAAGTTTTCGTGGCCCACTCCCACTGTGGGGTGCGGGACAGGATACATCTGCAGTTATGTCTATCTTTTGAAGGACCCTCATGGCGGAATTACAGGAAACACCAACGGACCTGCTCTCCAACAAAACTTTATTGCTCTGCCGACTCCCGTCATCACTGGAACATATACTCTTCAGCTTCAAACAAGAAATCAGATCGGAATGTCAAGCCCAACCATCGCCACGGGAGTTGTTACAGGCCCCGCACAGGTGACTCTTCAATATCAGCCTTCGCCCGGAGGACAATTCTCCCTCGCTGCATCCTATCCTGCCGGAGGGGAAGTTAGCGATTTGAAGCTCACAGCCACGACACAAACACTTGGGCAAAACGGTGAACTCGGAGCGCAAATTCCTTTGCCTTTGACGAACGGTTCTGCGACTGCCGTCTCACCCTTTGCGTGTCAGCCAAACTCTGGTGGAGGAACAACTTGCAGTTGGCCGTATGGCTATGGCCAGCAAGTCATTCAAACTCTCGGAACTGTCGATGCTTCAAAGGTTTTGAGAGGATGGAACACAATCACTTTCTCTGTGTCATATGTCTCCCAGGGACAGACAAAAACTGTGAGTACAACCGGACAAATTCCCGGAGTCGCAGGTCAAGCGATTCCCCAGTCAAGTATTTCTTTCGGCTATGCATAAAAAATATTACTAATTTTTTATCATCTCTTTCAAAGTTTTTTCTATGATGGTCGCTCCCTTGTCGAGATACCACTCTTCCCTTTCATCGAAATGTTTCTGAAGAGGTCCGAAACAATCCACAAAGTCGTAGATTACCGAATTCGGAACTCTGGCTCTTCCCTCGTATTGTCTGACATCGACGCAGTCACTAACGAGAGCTACAGTTGTAATTTTCGGGTCGTCCAGTCCGACCCCGCCTTTTCCGACTGTGCTCAAAATAATTCTTGCGTTTGCGTCATAATTTTTCTTGTTCTCGATGAAAAGAGTTGTGCTTTCCCCAGATTCTTCGAGAAGACGGGCAAGTTCTCGAAGTTCCTCTTTCCTCTTCCCCAAGACAATGGTCTTTCCGGGAGTTGGTTTTTTCAGAACCTTGGCAATGGCTTCTTGTCTCTCTGTGTTTTCCGCAAGGCTTTTGATGATGTGAGTCCAGACAAGATTTCCCCTTTTGTCGAACCTTTTGCTCGGCTTGTACCCCGTAACTATTTTGAAAACAGTAAAGTCTTTCTCTTCTTTTCGGATAATTGGCTTGTCTCCAAAGAAAGGAGGAAGGAGTTCCCCGAGACCGTCCACTCTGTCCGGAGTCGCGGAAAGTCCAATCAAATTTTCCGGTTCTAGCCGGAAAAGAGCCTCGCTAAACACTTTTGTGCAAATCTGATGGCATTCGTCCACAATAACAGTTCCGAAACGCGAGAGGTCCCCTTCGAAATTTATAACCTTCATCGGACCCATGATACAAAAGTCCACATTTTCCGGTATATTTTTACCCTTGACAATTTCGGCAGTGTGGGACGTAAATTTGTGGACAGCATCGACCCATTGTCTTTTTATCCTATCAGACTTGCAAACAATCAGCGTTCTTTTTTTCTTGAGGGAGGCCAAGCACGCGCCCAAACATGTTTTTCCGAATCCCGTGTGAAGTGAAAGCATACAAACACCACCCTCCTCGAGTCTTTTTTTCGCGAGAGTAAAAACAGTCTGTTGGTCTCTCTTTGTTTTTCTTCCCTCGACAGGCTCAGTTTCCTCCAAAAGAGTCCCAATAAACTCCCCGTTTCCCATTTCTTCCGAAGACGAAAATACAGGGCGAGAAAGTCCCAAAGTTTTCCAAAGACTGAGGGGAAGTACATAACTCTCTGAAGTCACTTTGAAAAGGCGAATTTCCAAAGGGTTCACATTAAACTTTGTGGGAATCGGCTTGACGGTGCAAAGCTTCCGAGCAAGCTTATTTTGTTCTTTTGACAACAGAGTCTTTCTAATACGGAACGACATATTCTCTCTTTCAGCAGACTTTCTACTTTCTTTCGATAATTTCTGAAAAAGTCAAATTGTAATGTCTCAAAATTACGCAACGGGAAGTGATGGAATTTATATCAACCACTCGACTCCGGGCCTCAGCTTTGTTATGACCGGTTCCGGAAATTATAAGTGGAGGAGACCGGGCGACGCTATGTTTTTCACAGCTCCCCAAAAGATGAGTTGTCCCACGGCTTGTATGAACCCGCACACGACTCTTCCTTCTGGAGGAAACTGCCAGAACTTTATGAACGGAACGTACTCGAGTTGGGTAGCTTGGTAAAAATATATTTTCGAAATAATATATTATAGACCTTCCCGAACCTTTCAGAAATGGAAGAAGAGTCGCCCTGGGAAGTTCTCGGTGTTTCCGAAGACGCGGACGAGGAGACGATAAAGCTAGCGTACAAAAGGATGGCTTTATTGTACCATCCCGACAGAAACAACGAAAAGGATACAACTCAAGAATTTTTGAAAGTTCGGAAAGCGTACGAACAACTCTCAGGAACCACCAGATGTGTTCCAGAAAAAGAAGCGTTTGATATCGATCTCGGTGTTGGATTCGCTTCGATCATTTCGAGCTTTGTGATGATAAACATGTTCCAGGTCTATTTGACTCTTGACGATATTTTTTCAGAAGAAGAAAGAGAATTCTTTTTGGAAGAGAATGTTCCTTGCTTTTTTTGCATCGGACAAGGAAAAAGAGTACCGAGCGTTCTTTGCGAAGTGTGTCTGGGAACATCCAGAATCACCGGAATTTCTTGCGGTGGCTGTTTCGGTGACGGAACAAAGAAGAAAAAAGAGAGAAAGTGCGAATTTTGTTTGGGAAGAGGAAGGAGAAAGGAAGAAAAAAGACTTTTGCTCAAACTTGACTACAGTCTGAGAAATGGACAAAAATATGGCCTTTCTGGATGTGCTTCTCTCGTTAGGATAAACATTGAGGAACATGGGACATTTCGACGCGTGGGAGACAAAGACTTAGAAATGGACCAAAAGATAGAAGAAGACAAACTTCAAAAATTTATTGTAGAATTTTTGGGTGGACAGACCATAAAATTTTTCGTAACAAAACACCAAGCGAGAAAAGGCAAAAGACTCTGTCTGAAAGGAAAGGGATTGTCTGGCGGAAATTTGTATGTAAGACTCGTATAAAATATTTTCAAAAATATTTCTTTTAGAATTCAGCCTTTGTGTTGAAACTTCCGTCTCCCATGTCCATACCCTTTGAGTAGTCTGTGATAACTCCTTCGAAAAAATTACCCTTGTTCTCTAGGCCAATGAGAAGCATATAGTCAAGAGTATTTTCGGCATTGTACACTTTGTCGTATTTCAGTCCGATTGCGAGATCATCCACAGCTCTCTTCATATAGCCCAACATTCTGTCCGCGTCGATGTTGACATTGTCGAGACGCAGGGAATATTTGATAAAGTCTGTGACAGCCTCAATCGCAGAGGTCAAAATCTCGTGACACCTTTCTTGTGGAACTCTTTCAAAAACTTTGAGTTCATCCACCAAAAAGTTGTACAAAACTTCTGCAAACTTTTTGTGGAGAGCCTCATCTCGAGAAATCCACTCATTCGCTGTTCTCAATCCCTTCAGCCTATTGGAAATTGTGAAGTAATAGACAGCAGCAAACGCTCCGGTAAAAATAACGCCTTCAAGCGCGGCAAAAGCAATGATTCTTTCCGGAAGAGGTACAGAGGGGTCCATCCATTTTTCCACCCAACTGGCGATCTTCCGAATCGACTCGTAGTTGCTGATGGCGTCCAAAGCCTTTGCCCTTTTTGAAGGAGGAAGGAGGACATTTATCAAGTTCATGTATGTTTCATTATGGATGAGTTCGTTCGCAGCTTGCAGAATGTAAAACCACTCAATCTCTTTCGCGAATGAGGACACCTCCTGCTGGAAATGCTTCACAAGGTTTTCGACAACAAGACCGTCAAACTGGGCAAAAAACGCGAGGATGAGCTTTGCAAAGCTTTTTTCTTCCTTTGAAAGAAGTTGCCAATCCTGTTGATCTTTACTCGTATCCACTTCTTCGGGAATCCAGTGAGATTTTTTCAGCTTTTGATAATAGGATTCGAGAACGGCATTGTGACTGACAAAGTTGTAGTGGGATGGGTGATGCTGCATTTGGCTGTGTTTCTAATATGAACAGACAAGAAAAGTTAACTTCGATATTTCTTTTTAAAAGAAAGTGAAAGCTCCTGTTCGAGTTGTGATAAAGCCGTCGGGTCAAAAATTCAAAACACAAGAGTAATGGATATTAAAAATTTTGACATTCATGAATTTGCCTCGAGGGTGTCTATTGAGCCTCCCGACCCAATAATTTGTTTTTCCGGAATCCGTTCGGAGACCCTAAAGCTCCCAAATTTTGTGGGATACAAGAAAGTGCTTTTGATAGACTGCAAAAATTTCGTGTTGGAATGCGAACAAAAGCTTCTGACTTTGTCCATTGTTGACTCAAAAAACTTTGTCGTAAAACTTCCGAAAGGGTGTATCGGAAACGTCGACATTTTTCGCTCTCATTTCGGAAAGGTTATTGTGGGATCAAAAGTCCCCTTTTTTCAGACAGAGTTGTCGAGTTCCATCGAATACCAAGCTTTTCCTGGAACAAACACCTATATTATCACGTCTTCAAAGGAGATATCCCAATCACAAAAAGAGTGGAAGTATGAATTTCCTTTGAACGAATGGAGCGAAAGGACTTTTTTGATACTCAAAGAAAGTCGCTACACTGTATGGATGATGAAAACAGAGCAACCGTATGAACTCAACCAAATATCACAAAGCGTCTTCAACTAGGAATTTTATTCGCGAATAAAATTCAAAAAATTATGCAACATGAGAAAGACGCTTGTTTTTCTGGAACCTCGAAAACAAGGAAGTCGAGCTCTCTTGGGACATCTTGTGAATTTTGCACCTTCTTTTTCAGGTATTTTTTCTTTGCCTTTTCGAAAGCTTCTCGGTCCATCCAAACCCTCTCCATTTCTTTCTTCTTTAGTGAAACCTTTTACTGGGCAGCGTAGGTGGCGTCAATGGCGAACTCATAGCCAACAGTGCCGATAAGATTAGCAGCAAGAGGAGTGAATGCACCGTTCAGAAGAGAACCGAGCTCGATAAACCCAGTCTCAATGCGAGCAGCAGCCGAAGAACCAACAGGGAGAGTGGGGGCGACGTAGTATTGCATCGGGACGATCACACCGTGCTGAGCAGCAAGGGCAGAGCTCGGGGTGATTCTGAGAGGGGGGAAGTTACCATAAATACGCGTGGAAGGAGCAGCGGCGGGAAGAGCGGCTCCAACAAGGTGAATGTGGATGGTAGCAGTGTCTCCAACGCGAGTCCAGTAGCTCTGTTCGGTTTGGGGGTCAAGAGCGATGGTCGTGGTCGTCGAAGTGATTGAATCGGCGGCAGTGGCGAGACGAGGAAGGAAAGCACGAGTGGTGACGGTGGGGACAGGTCCGTATACTGACATTACAAAGAAATCTTTCAAAAAAAATTCTTTGAAATTGTCTCTCAAAAAGTCGGATAATCTTTGTAAGTATTGAGATGGACCCACAAAAGGTTTACTTTATATTTTTGAAGGATGTCGATGGTACAAATCTGTGTTGGAGAGTTCCAACAAAACAAGAGAATGAACAGAAGCTCCATGATTGTTTTTCAAAAGCCACAAAAGAAAACTCAAAGAGATGGAATTGGTTTGAAGTCGTTCCGGAGGATAAGCTCTCCCAAGAACAATGTTGTTTTATCCTATTCTCTCAAAACAAATTGCTCAACACTTTCCCATCAAAAGATATTTTGAGTTATTATGGACTTGTTTACCCAAAATATGAGATGTAAAATTTGGGAAATTTTACATGTGTAATGTTATCCGAAACCAAAGAAGGGATTGTCGAAGACCCTGTGTTCCGCGAGTCCAGCGACTTTGTGGATTTGGAGTGGCTCTCTTGGAAGGCAAAAGGCATCGGACAAGATGCGGGTATTTCTACAGCCGAAGAAATATCCAGAACACTCGCACAAGTTTCTTCTTATATTCTTCGAGAGCCTCTCATAAGACATTCACGGCTTGAAGGCTGGGTTATCCACAAAAAACTCGGACAGGGTTCTTACGGGTCTGTGTACAAAGCCACAGATCCAAAAGGGCAAGTCTTTGCTCTCAAACTTTTTCCTGTCAATATCAAAGAAACACAGGGGTCTGACTTTGGGGAGAACTATCGCTTGGACGAAGAGTATACGGACTGGAGACTCAAAGAAATTTGGGATGTTTTTCTTGGCTTGGAAGAAGAAAAATCTTTGGAAGTGATAAAAAATTCCAGAGACCCAACCGGCCTTTTGATGCAAAGTTACGCATACGGTTTGACATCTTTCGGAGACTATGTGTATTCCTTTGCTGTGATAGAATACATCGAAGGAACGTCCCTGACGAGTCTCATCTTTTGTGCAGAGGACACAGAATGGAGACCAACCCAAAAAGTCTTTGAAAAATTCGCCTCTGTTCTCTTCCACGGCGTTTCCCAACTTCATGGTATAGGCCTAGCACATCTCGATATCAACCCGAACAACATCATGTTTACCGGAACAAAGCTGAAGCTCGTGGACTTTGGTTTCACTTGTATTTTTGGAACAGACAGAACTTGTTATTGGGGACAGTCAACCGTCAATCCCCCAGAGTTCCGCTACTATTCCGAGCAAATTACGAGAAAAGAAGCAGAGGCTGTCGATGTTTGGTGTTCTGCGTATAGCATTTTATCTCTTTTGAGTATCCGCGACAGGAAGAGTTTCGGTCAAAGCAACAGGGAAGACAGGAAACAGAACAAACTCGAGCTCAAAGAAAGAATAAAAATGGCAAAAGAAAAATATTTGCTTCCGAAAATTTTTCTTGAGGCATTCTCCGAGGACCCGAGCAAGAGACCCACAGCAAGCGCTCTCTACAAAGAGTTTGCCAAGCTTGTCTAGTTTTTTACAGAAATTTTTTAGGGAGAAAAGTAACGATGGCTGACCGCATGATTTACTTCAACAGCAACAACGTCGGTATTCCGTCAAATGCCAAAGACCTCGATCGTACCCGTATGATCTTTTTCAAGTGGATTCCTCAGATCAATCCCTGCAACTATGAGATTGTTGTCGAGGATCTTTCCGGTGATTGGAAGTCTCTTGGAAAACTTCGCACGTTTGTGAAACTCCCTCCTATTTTCTTCTCTCCTTACGCAAAGCTCGTAGTTCGCGGAACAAACAGTCAGGGGAAACAAGTCAGATTTTTGGGACAGTTGAACGTCGGACAAGGAACCACTTATTCGCTTGTTCGCGAAGATTCTGATGGGACAACCGTCCACATCATGCCCTCTTCTGTGAGCAAGAACTGTTGCTCTTCTATTCCCGGATAAAAACATCCATATATTTCACTCTAAATATATGAAACAAAAAGATGTACGATAATCGCCTCTCCAAGTTGTCTACTCCAGCCACGATGGAAGCTGTACTTTTAGCGAACGGGTCCACTACCTCGCGGGAGTCCCAGTTTCAATGGTTCAATCACAGCCCGAAAATAAACTATAAAAATATTCCAATATTTTCATGAGAACCGACTCTTCTTTGGCAAAACACAACTTTCTTTCGAACGAGATGAAGAAGATTTCGAACGGTGTATATCAGCCGTTTTATGGCGTTACCGTCATCTCGAAAGTGCTGAATAGAAATATTTGCTCTGTCGAAGAACATCTTTGGAAGTCGAGCCTTTCATCAAAGTTTTCTCCTCTTCCTTATGAAAGTTATCACATGACTGTGTTTGACCTTGTGGTGCCCGAGAATGCGCAGTCTGATGAACTCTTTGAATCTTTTTTGAGGTGCAACACGAACATCCTCAAAGAGATTTCGAGAGAATGTCAGAAGATTCCCCCTTTCGAGGCACTCCTTAAGAACATTTATTGGACGAGAGGAACCATCGGTATTGAAGTCGAACCTTTGTTTGATGCCCAAATTCGGGAGAGAATTTCAAAAAAAGCGGGAATAAAAAACAAAAACTACGTCTTCCACGTGACCCTCGCCTATCGTTTTGTCGATGGTGCGCCTTCCGATGAAGAGATTCAAAGTTTGGCCAAAATTATCCGGAAAGTTTTTCCGGAAGGGAAGATGCAACTCGAAGCCCCCGATGTATACAAATTTAATAGTATGAGAGAATTTATTCTTTTCAAATAAATTCAATGGCAGAGCCTCCCATCAAACACGTTCCGAGATTTTTGTATGGAAGGAGAAAGAAACTTTTGAGAGAGTTGGCAAACACTCAGTTCCTGTCGGCAGAAGAAACAGCGATACGTATTCACGGAAAAGTTATTCCTATTCCGAGGCTTCAAATAGGGTACGGAGAAGAAGGTCTCAATTATAGTTTTTCCGGTGTCGACGTTCGCGCCAAAGAATGGCCACCGTTTCTCAAAAAGATGACAGTTCTTCTTCAAAAACACTTGATAGAAGAAGGTATAATCAATGAAGGTTCTCCTCCGCCAAACTATGTTCTTGTGAACAAATACGTTGATGGAAATCATTACATCGGCTGGCATTCGGACAAGGAAAGAGATTTGGACAGAAATTATCCCATCGTTTCTTTGTCTCTCGGGGCAAGGAGAGATTTTTGTATGCGGCTCATCGATAATAAGAAGCACAAAAGAGTTGTCTCGCTCGGAAATGGGGATCTTGTCGTTATGATGGCAGGGATGCAACAAGTTTGGCAACACTCTGTTCCAAAGAGGAAGGGAGTGACGGAGGCGAGGTACAATTTGACCTTTCGGTGGGTCATCTAGAATTCTTTTCTGAGACAAAGGAATTGTAATGGACAACGTCAAGGAGCTCTCCCTCGATACAGAGAAACTTCAGGAACTCAGCGTCAAAGAGTTGGAAATTAATGGTGTAAAGGACTATGCACTTTTGCCCGAAGAGGTCCAGGAAGTTTTTCCCGAACTCGTCATGAAAAACGCAAAGGGTGAACCGATTGCGGTACGCCATTTGTCTCTTCTTGCTCTTCTTTTGGCAGAGGTTCAGAGACTGACAAAGAGACTCGAAGAGCTTGAATAAAAAAACTTTTTCAAAAGTTTTTTGAGTAATATGGTCTCTGCCTTTTTGGTCATCCTCTTGATTGCGACTGTCGTCCTCGTCTTTTTGAACCTTGTGTTTGGAGCCATGGCTGCGAACGACGTCAAAAAGTCTTCTTGCGCCAACACGGACAGCTTTGCAAAGTCCGCCCATAAATACGCGATGATTTCAGCCATCATTTCTGGAGTTGGTGTGTTCCTTGTTATTGCTGCTGTTCTTGTGTATGTTTTCACATCGCGCCACGAACTCGCGACTCAAGCTGGAGGTTACATCTCGAGCTTTGGTCGCCCCGTAAGTGTCGCCTCTGCCTAAATAATTTATTTTGAAATAAATTATTGCAAATATCCCATCACTCTTTTGGCGTCGTAGGCGGCACTCATCGTTTTGTCAAACGTGATTCTTGTGATTCCTTCCAGAGTTGCGGGAATGGGAATGCCATTGTACCAGTACGAATCCGTGTTGTTGAAAGCGACGACGACCTTCTTTCCCTGAATGGTCAGAACCTTTGCGTAGTCGGAGAGTTCCTTCAAAAAAGAGTCGGAATAGCTTCCGACGTATTGTCCGAGAGTTCCGTGCAAACGGAAATAGACAATGGTGGCATTTGTCGAAACCTTATCGATGCCGTAGGTCGGCAGATCTCCGATCCATTTCTTTTGATCGTTGACTGCAATGGGAAGGACCATACACCAATTTCTTTTTTCAAAGAACGACGCGACCTTTTCGTCTTCAAACCAAGAAGGGTCCCGGAATTCAAAACAGAGACTCGGAAGGCTCTCATATTTTTTGAGCGTTGTATATGCCTTCCGAAGGCGTTCTCTGTTCTCTCTTGTGTTTTTGAATTTGGGGCTGAACTGGAAGAGAAGAGCTTCGAGAGTGTCTTCTAAAACACTGACAGAGTCCCAAAACCTCGGGAATGTCTCATCAAAGTCCAGAAGCTTCTTTGAGTGAGTCACGAATTTGTTGACCTTGACAATGTATTTATGGCCTGTCTCATCGGCTCTTTTCCTCCAACTCTTGAGAGTCTTTTCTGTGGGAGTTCCATAGTACGTCGAGTTGATCTCAAGAGACGGAAAATGCGACGCGTAAACATTGAACCTGTCTTTCTTTCTGATGGTGTGGTCATAGAAACCTTGAAACCCTTCGGGAACTTGCCAAAAGTTATAGTCATATCCAGAGCAACAGACGAGAACGGGACAAGGAGGGGAACGAGGTGCCGGAAGAGGAGGAAGTTCTGTCTTTTTTCCATGCATCGCACAAAAGAGCGAAGAGTTTACCCTTTTCCTTTTGCATTGCTGACCCTGTTTGGTTGTCGCCGAACAAAGAGACATCGTCTTCTCCTATAGAAAACAAAAGAAACTTTTTTCTTGAAAAGTTTCAATACAAGAAAATTTTTTATTCCGAAAGTTAATGACCGACTGTCGTCTTCTTACCATCGTCTTGATTGTGGCCGTTGTCGCTATTGTGTTCTTTGTCTTTGGAGGTTGCAGGGTGGAGTGCGACGCCAAGGCTGACAAAAAGGAAGGATTTGATCAATTCACCAACGTTCGCAGCTACGAGTTCGCGGATCAGCCTCAAATGGATGCTTTCAACTACAAATACGGAATGGCCAAAAAGCATTTCCCTCTTGAGTTGGGAGGATATGGAGCCTACCAAGCCCCGACCGCTTTCCTCGGCCTTCCGGAGGACGTCGGACCTCAAGCGTGCGGCCCGTGCCAATGAAGTATCTTAGTCATCCAGTATATTATCGAAGCGTCGGGACTATCGAACCATTTCTTTTTCTTCCAAAAGAAATAAGATGCCCGCCAAGAAAACACAAGAAGAAGTTTCCCGACTTTTCGAAAGAAAAGGTTGCGAACTCAAAGAAGAATATCGGGACGCAAAAATTCCGATGCTCTTTGTCTGTTTTTGTGGACTAGAAGGGACAACGACATATAACAGAATAAAATCTTCAAGTTTTTCTGGTTGCGAAGAATGTCTTCGCAAAAAATCTGGAAAACTCAACCAAAAAGAGGCAGAAGAGATTTTCGGAAGAAAAGGCTTCAAACTCCTCTCGGAATATAAGGGTTGCTACCAAAAACTCCGTTTTCTTTGTTCTTGTGGAAAAGAAGCGGAAGTCGCAAGTATAGGAACAGCAAAGAAAGATGAATGGTATGGTTGTCCTTCCTGTAAATCCGAAGGAGTAAAAAGGACATGTTTTCAAAGATATGGCGCAAGTTGCCCACTACAAGCCCCGAAAATTCGTGAGAAAATAGTGGATAATTGGAAGAACAAATGGGGGTACGATAATCCTCTGTCCGTTCCTGAGATTCAAGAAAAATGCAAAGAGGGAATGGTTCGTAATCATGGCGTTGAATACACGACACAAAGCGTAGAACTCAAAGAAAAGATAAAAGAGAGCAACAAGAAAAAATTTGGCTTTGATAACCCCATGAAATGCGAAGATGTAAAAAAGAAGTACAAAGAAACTGTATCCAAAAGAACGGAAGACGAGAAGAAAAACACAAAAGAAAAAAAGTTCGCTACAAACCTGAAAAGACACGGACACAAAGACGTCATGAAAAATCCAGAAATAGCGCAAAAACATAAAGAGTCCATCATCGAAAGGGACTCTGACCCAATAAAGATGAAAGAGCGTTCCGAATCTCGTTCCAAAACTTGTATGGAAAAATATAATGCCCCCAACCCGATGATGGACGAAAACGTCAAGAAAAAGGGAAGAGAAACATACATGTCGAGAACGGGCTACGATCATCCGAGTCATAACCCCGAAGTTATCTCCAAAAGAAACAGGTCTCTTTTCCACAAAAAGGAGTTTGTGATGCCTTCAGGGGGAATATTTATTTGTCAAGGATATGAACCTTTTGCTCTCCGTCTTCTTCTGAGTGAGGGAATCAGGGAAGAGGATATCCTATCACCATCCAAAGAAAAAATTTCTGTGGGGTACATTTTCGGAGGAAAAGAAAGGGTATATCATCCAGACATTTTTATAAAGTCAGAATCCCTTCTTATTGAGGTGAAGTCGGAATGGACATACAACAGACACGGTAAAGATTTGGACCTCCAAAAGAAAAATCTGGAAAAACTCAAGGCGTGCAGAAAGAGCGGCTATTCAACGCGACTCTACATCTTCAACGAGAAAGGCATTCTTGTGTCTTTGAAAGAACGAGTCTCCCATAAAATATTTCTAAATAAATATTTTTCCACAAAACCACCATCGAAAATTTAAACTATTTTTCTTTTCTCAAAAAGAAACAACAATGAAGCTTCAACTATTCATTCCATTCCTTTTGTTGCTCTCGCTCTCTCCTCAGATTTCTTTGGGAGCCGATTCGTGTCTTTTAACGACAAACTCATCCTGTGCTGGAACTCTCCAAAGGAACGCCGCGACATCGTCGAGTGTTTCTTCTCAACTCTCTTCCCTGTACTCCTCGACTTTCGGTCCAAGCTATAGTTGGAACAACAACTATAGCTTTACAGCAGACACATTGACTGCTTCTTTCTCATACGTCGTTTCAGACCCAAATTATGATGCTTCGAAAAGAGCAGAAATTCTCGGGATAAATAATCAGGTTATTTCAGCCATCTGCAACAGTGGAAATGGAACTGTGGCTGTTGATGTCTCTTTCTCTGCCTATTGTTTTCCTTCTCCTTCACCGAGTCCGTCGAGAACCCCGAGTTCTACACCTTCACCTTCCCCCACAAGAACCCCAAGTCCTACACCCACATCATCGCCTTCATTTCAGCCATCAAAAAGCTCAACTCCCTCTGTTTCTTTGTCCCCGTCTGTTTCGAGATCTCCTTCATCTTCACCCTCAGTCACACCTTCAATATCTTCCTCTCCATCTCCCGTTTCTCCGACCCCAACGAGAAGCCCCACATCTTCCCCTTCTTTGTCGAGGACTCCTTCGAGAACGCCGACATCCACACCATCGTCATCTCCGTCTCGTATCTCTGCCTCTCCTACAAGGACGCCTTCTGTTTCAAGAACTCCAACGAGGACACCGAGCCCTTCTCAAGTCACCAAAAGCCCTTCAAGAACTCCAACGAGATCACCGACGCCATCTCCTTCCTCGACTCCCTCTCCTGTATCTCCAACTCCCACAAGAACCCCGAGTATTTCTCCTTCCGGGACGCCTTCTGTTTCAAGGACGCCTTCCAATACTCCTTCAAGTTCTCCGACAAAGTCGGTAACGCCGTCCCCCTCTTCTTCTGCCTCTGCCACTCCATCTGTTAGCGTTTCCCCGAGCGGAACTCCAACAATTTCCCCTTCATCTTCTGTTACACCTTCTGTTTCGCGTTCTCCTTCAGGAAGTCCCTCAAGACCTCCCTCTCCTTCATCAACCCCTTCTATCTCTGTCACCCCTTCTGCAACAAGAACTCCCAGCATTTCTCCGTCATCTTCAAGGACGCCGTCGACTTCTCCAACACCTTCAATCAGCGTTTCCTCTTCTCCGACCCCTCTAGTTTTTGGAACTTGTCTGCAAGACTTTTCTGGAAGGTATACGGTCAGTGGAGCTTTTCAAGAAACTGGTAACGAGACTTTGCTCTTCTCCAAAATTCTGGAGTCTTTTCAAGAAATAGTTCCCAAAAATGTTCTTTTGTCCATCTACGGAAGGAATTTTTTGGAGAAGGAGTCACAAGTGTCTTTTGCATTCGCCATCTTTTTTAATGACTCTTCCATCAGAGAAACAATCAGAAACAAAGTGTTTGTTGTCTCTTTCAACGCGCTAAGTGACACGTTCCCATCAAACAATAGTGACAGCGCTATACTTTCGACTCTTTTCTCCAACAACTTTTGCTCAACAGAAGAAGGCGGAGGTGGCCTCACACCCGGCGAAACAGCCGGAATTGTGATCGGAGCAATTATTGGAGCGGCTATCGGAGCGGCTGCTTTGGCCGCTCTCATTATCGGAGCGTTTATTGTCTTCCGATTGATGAACAAAGCACCCGCACCAGAGCAGCTCACAAGTCAAACAGAAGCGTTCACAGAAACTGTGTCGAAAGATAATGCAATCTTTGCCGACCCTGTCCAAAGTGTGAATAACGAACTTTATACACTCTGATGAAATAATATTTTGCGAAATATTATGCAACTCTTTGTCAAGTGCTACATTCTTCCTGTTAGAGAAGACGGTGGTGTCGCGACGATAGTTGTTGAAGTTGATGGTGATAGGACCGTTGAACTTTTGAAATGCATGATATGGCAAAAGACGGGAGTTTTACCGTCAAAACAAAAAATACGTTTTAATGGGAAAACGGGCTTCATCGACAATGCCAAAATTCGAGATGTTTTTACGAAAGAGTCGACTTTGTTTCTTGTCTGATTCTTTTTGTCAGAGCTTCTTCCCACATAGCCAAGTCTTTGTATCGACAGACATTGTTTTTTGAGTGGAGAGGTGCAAAAATAATTCTATCTCTTGCCGCGTAGTGACCATAACTTTTTATCATCTTTTTTACGTGTTGGAGCTGAAATTCCAGTTCTTTTGTCTCCAGATGTTCTACTGCTTCGTTCATTCTGAAATATTACAAATAATATTTCTCAAGGCAAACAAATCCTCCTCAAAGGCTTTCCTTGTGGCTTTTTCTGTTCTTGTATCTTCTCGGAGAATAAAAACTCTGGCATTTTTTGTTTCGGAAGATATTCTGTCCTTTTGCAAGACATGAAATAACTCCAGCACTCTCTCTTTTCTTTTTCGTGGACATCTCGAAAAACTGTTTTGTACTCTCCGTTTCCCATCAAATTTGTTGTCATCTCCAGTTCTCTTCTGTCTTTTGAAAACTTCCACTTGAACTCATGTGGATAGTCGAGGTTGTGCCCGTACATTTGGCATTTTAAAGGGCACAAACCCCTCGCAAAATGGCTGTGGCCCACGATGGTCCCTATCTCGTCATAAAAAACATCGCATATTATTCCTTTTGAGGAAGAGACGACAAACCTTCCGATGGGCACGTCCTGACAAAATTCGCCCTCATATTTCTTCGACCCTTTCCTTTCGAGCAAAACATACTTTCCGTGTCTTTTTCCAAAAGCGTACTCTTCCTCTCTCACAAAGTCTATGTTTGCCATTTTTCTTGTGCCGTGAAGTCTTCCATCAGGAAGAATAGATTCAATGATAAAGGTTGTTTCATGTTCCACACTTTTACTGTTTCTTTGTGAAACGAAAGACTCTGCTTTCGGAAGCTCCCCGCTCGCCAAAGAGAATGGTATAACTTCGCTCTTTTCTAAAAACTTTTGCATCCCAATAAAAAATATTTGTGGTATTTTTTATTCAAAAAGAAGAGAAGTTCCCAGTTTTCTTTTTTCTGGGTCCGGTAAAAGCCATCGGGGAGCGTCTCCGTCTTTTGTTACGACGGCGTTTGCGCTGAACCCTCCATCCAAAGAAACGGCATATTTCACCCTCCCTTCAAATGCATATTCGAGCATTCGCGCGACTTGGACTCTGTCCGCTCCGAGAGCGTCATATCCCCTTCCTTCAACAAAGAAAAACCCGACAATTCCATCGTTAAGTACAACAAGAATATTGTGGATCTGGAAATTTCCGCTGTGTCTTTGACCATAGGGGAACTGAGACTCTCCCGGAACGGAAAGGAACATGCTGTTACTCTTTGCACCATCAAAGACTCGATAACCCCTTCCGTCTGGAAGCACCATTTTGGAATTTAAAAGTACATCCTTTGTGAATACCCTTTTGTTGTCCCAAATAAGCACTGGACCCGAGCAAAAACAAGCATCGTAGTCGAGGTCCGTTTTTGGATTGCCTTTATCCAAAGAAATCTTTGTTTGAGTTCCTTCGAGAACTTGACCATCTTCCACAGCGACCCTAAAAGGAATATTTTCGAGAGCGTGATGTTTTTCGAACTCTGGGAGATGCATCACAGAGATATTTCCGTTTTTTATGGTGATGGCTGCAAACCATTCGCGATATGGGGGAGGAACAGGAAGAACAGTTCCGGAATTTTTTGTCCCATCAAAGTAGTACCCAATTGGACTATATTCTTTTCCTTGAAGGCCAGGCGTCAGAGAGTTACCAATATTTTGGGACACAACAAAGTACCCACCGTTGACACAAAGAGCTGCCTTTCCTGCCAATGACCTTTTTGCGATTCTTTGCTGGAGAGCCCTTCCAGAAGACAGCGAACACTTTGACTCTGGTCTTACACGCACAAACGAACACCTCGCGGTGCGCATGGGTCTTCCCACAAGTTTTTGAGAAGGAGGTCTGAAATTTAAAAGTCTCTGGTAGGGTTCGTACGTGAAAATATCCGAAAGCTCAGTTTGGATGTTTGGAAAAAGAGGCCTCGAATATATGGAGCAAACCGGGGAACGGAAAATAAAGAATTCCTTTCTTTCGAATGGAGCAACGCGGGAAATACTCGGAGAAAGCATCGTGGATTTCGGAAGCAAAAATTCTTGGTCGTAGGTCAATCCATCCACAAGTTTTACAGAACAAGCCTCGAGTTTGTCTTTGTCGGCTGCATACCCTTGACCGAAGAATGCAAGTTTCTTTCCCACAACGCACTCTTTCGCGTATTTTGAAACCTCGGCGCGAAACTTTTGTTCGGGGTTGGAAGAAAGAACTCTCGCAGAAGGAAGAAGAGGAACGAAAATAGTTCTTCCGTCAGCGAGGATATTCGCAAGTTCTTCCTTTGTTGTGGCTGAAAGGTCTCTTTTCACAACAACATACTTTCTCCCTCCAAGTTCTTGTGAAGTGAAAAGAGATGAGAATGCCTTTGTGGGACCAATACCAGAATTTATTCCGACGTTCCTCCTATTGAACCAGACAAGTCTCGCCTGTTCCCTTGACACTGCTTTTTGCATTCTTAGCACCTGTGGAGCGAAAAGTTTCCTGATTGCGTTCTCATCAAGACCAAAAGCATACACAAGCTTTTTCGTAATGTTGTACAAGTCCACATTCTGCGAGACGCCGGGGTAAAATCCCATACCAATTTTTTCAAGGTCAAAGAGAATATTCAAAAGAAAGAAAAGAATTTCAAAATTTTGCAGGCCTTTCTCATTCACCAAAGACTCGGCGCACTCATTCGCCATCTTGTAGATCCTGAGTTCGTTTGAAATGGCAAAGTCCTTTTGGGAAAGCTCCGGGTACATATGAGAATGTTTGAAACGGATCGCGGAAAGGCCATAGTCAATCACCTTTGGAATCATCCCATTATTTTGCACCACAAAAACTATGCCGGTCTCTGGAGTTTCCAAAACGACATAAGGCGCTTCTTTCCAAAGCTTTGCATCGTACATTTCGCTGTCCCCGGAACCCGTTTCTTGAGGAGCACCGACTTTCTTGAGCAAAACATTGTCGGGATGCATGTCAGCGTGATAAAAGCCAATTAGCCATTTCGCCGCTTCGACATCTCGAAAAAGAAGGGCATACCAAACCATATAATCTCCGAGAGTCGCCCCCGGAACTCCTCCCGAAGTCAAGAGGTATCTTCTGAAACTTTTTCCCGAACTTTCCATCAAGACATTTGCCGTGAACTTTTCCTGTTGTTGCGGTACTGGGCAAAATTCCGTACCGAAAACCTTTGAAAAGCATGGAAGAATTCCGAGGTCATAGAGATTCGAAAGAAGAGATGATGTTACAGCCTCGTACAAAGGGTCAGAAAGTACAAGAGTTTTACCTTGCATATTTGCCACGAGAGGTTCCGCTCTGGCTGTGTGAGTTCTTTTGGCGAATGCAGGAGCCCAGTAAACACCCCAATTTCCTTGATGGCCGAAACTTATCTGTTTCAAACGGAACTTTTTTCCTTGAGTTGATGGGACGCCAGCTGACGAAAACCCGCCCGCTCCTTCCGCTTCGAACTCGAGGCTATCCCAGCTGCAAAAATCTTTTGACCTTGTCACAAAGGGTTGAGCGAGATTTGTGGTTAACCAATCTTGTTTGACGTCAACATTCAAAATTACAGGAAACAGGCGGAACAAAGTTCCAAGGGCCTTCTTCGAGTCATTCAAAGAAAGGTCGAGATCTTCGACACATGAATCTTCTTCCAAGTCGCACCTATCGCGCTCCATATTACAAAGAAAGAAAAGAATTTTTTCTTTCAAAGGCAAAGCTTACAAGCCATGCGCGTCCCATGTTTTGGCATTGTAAAACAATCAATCTCAAGCTCCCGGCAAAGTTTCGGATAAACAGAAAAAAGAGCGCTTTGGTCATCATTATCCACGACTTGGAGAAAAGCTTTTGTTTCCGTGCTGGATTCAACAAAGAGCTCGAGCTCGAGCGAAAACTTTTCCGGAGCGACTTCAAACTCCAGACCCAAAATATCACAAGATTTTTTATCAAAGAACAACTTCATCCTTACTTTTTCCTGACAACTTTTTCTTTCTTCGGTTGTCCCATTGTGCGAATGGCGTATTTTCTCTCGAGCTCTCCGTGAGGGATATATACTTTCACACCGGTGACGTAAAAATACAGACCTCCATTTGGTCCTTCGTAAAGAGGGCCTCTGCATCTTTTCATTCCGCAAGAAGCCCACTCGTCGCAATCCCAAGTCCACTTTTCTCCCCGAGCCAACGCGGAAATTCTTTTTCCATAGCACGTCTGCAGTTGTCTTTTGCTTTTAAAGGGCATACTTACCAAAAGGCTTTTGCCAAAAATTTCTCGTGACTTTGAAAAAGCAGAGTATGAAAAGACAAAGAACTTGAAAATATTTTATAAAATATTTTTCGTTGCTCTTCAAAAAGTTTTACGAGTTCCCCCCAGAGATTGGTTTCACCCTTTGTTTGCTTTTGATGCGTACATCGGGCCTCTTTTCGCAAAATACCGGCATAGCAGAGTCGGATTTGTACGTATTTCCTCTGTTTGGTTCGAGAGTTTGCCTCAAAGAAACATCTTCATTCCGAAGAGTTTCCTTTATTACTCCTTCTCTCCCAGACATTGCCGATGTCTTGACTCTGTTTGCAAGACGCGGCGCCTCTTTCTTTGAATGTTCGGGATTTCCAAATTCCATCGCTCTCCTTCCTGTTCCGGCGTTTGTATGAATAACCCTTTGCCTCAGCTCGACATTCCTGTCTTGGATCGTCTCGATATTTTGCGTCATTCCGGAAAATGCGGAAGCGTTCGGTCTTTTTTGTTCTAAAAGAATGTCTTGTGCGCTACCCGTATTTTGAAGCGACACAGAGTATTCTTTTTTGGCGTTTGCAAAAACCAAGGGATTCTTCCTTTGCAAAGAAATGTCCTTTTCAGTGTTGTTTGTGTGCCTCAAAATAGTGGAGTGTCCGGCGTCGGCAAAAACGCTGGGATTGTGCAGCTCCAGCTCGATGTTTGGCTGTTCAGCGTTGAAATGGACGAACCATTCTCTTTTTGAGTCTGCAAAGACATTCGGGTTTCGTCTTTGCAAAGAAACATCCTGTTGACTCGAATTATTTTCAAGCAAAGAAAAATTCTTTCCCGCACTTGCAAAGACTTTGGGGTTGTGTTCTTCCAGAGTGATGTCTTGGTGTTGACTTTGGACACCGAGACCAAAAGAAGGATTTGACTTTGCTTCGACGGCCTTTTTGTTGCGGAGTGTCACTTCCCAACCAATCTTACGAATGTTTGGGTCTGTACAACCTTCTGTTGGAAGATGAATTCCAAAGGATTTTGGAGTTTCAACAGAAACACTCGGAAGTTTTTGCTGCAAGTTGATCACAACGTCCGGCTGGGGTTGGTCGACTCTGTGGAAAAAAGATGGGAGAATATTGTCTGCACACCTCTGTTGTTTCACATAGTTCCGTCCTTCCATGGACATCGGGTTCATTGTTTGGAAAGGAATAGAGGGATTGTTTCTGTACTGAGTTGTCGGACGAGGAAGGCGAGAAAGCGGAACTAAATCATCCCTGTCAATCAAAGGTGGACGAAAGGCCTTGTTCACCTTGAAAGTGTAACTCTTTTCTCCGTACTGAGTTTTATTTCTGTCTCTTGCGACTGCCAAAACAGTTCCATCAATCAGGTAAGGATTTGTGGCATTGTCAAGGATGATATCCCCAGGATTAGCGGTCCAATGTTTCCCAGCTTCGACAAACCTCGGAGGGTCGCGTTTGATACAAGGCTGAATTGGCCCTTCGATGGGATTCAAAGGCTGTTTTTGAACAAATAGCATCTTGTGTATTACTCTTTATTTCTTTGAACGAAAAGAAATAGTTCTAATATAGAAAATATGGGATGGACCAGCCACGACTTGACTCGTATGTTTTACCTTGATATTCATACTTTTTTGCGACAACGAGAATTTTGGGAATACCGCAGAATGGAGGAAAAAGGTGAACACCGAGAAAACAGTCCGGTATCTGTTCTGTCTGTTCTTCATCTTCAGAAAACTCGTCATCCCCTATTTCTTCAACAAAAGAAAGTCCGGAATATCTGATTGTTTTTTGGACCTCTTCCTCTCCCCTCTTTGTGCAAGTCTGCGTCACAACAAGAGTATCGTTTTCCCACTTCCATTCGAGCCTCGCCTTTGGCCCGATTCTGCTGCACATGAGTTCGCATGTTGAGCCTCTGCATATATGTTCGCTTATTTTTCCATGCTCGAACACGGCGGAGCATCCCTTCTTAAAAACAAAAACACCGTGAGGTTTGCCTTTCAAAAAATTTCCTGTGGCTATTGTTCCCCATGTCCAATCAAAGAAAATATAAGGGCCTTCCAAAACTCCAAAATTATAAGTACATCTCAACTCTGTTGTCTCTCTGAGTTCCCTCCAAAGGCCATGTTTCGTTCCATCGGGAAGAACATAAAACTCGACACAATCAGAGCTTTTCCTTTCACAAAAATTTTCTGGGTCCGGTCTTTCATCAACAGAAAGACAAAAACACAAAGCTTCCCTCTTGTCCAAATATTTTTGCATCACCGAATAAATATTTTTTGAAAATATTTATTACTTTACATTTCAATACAAAAAATACGGAACAACCAAAGGTCCTTCGAAGGATCTTCCTTCTCCCTTTTCAAAAATACAAGATTTTGCATACACCCTCTTTGACAAAATGTTGGGAACGGGACTGCTGAACACTCCGATCTTTCCATATGGCAGAAGCATCCACCTCTTCTCATCAAAATATATGGACTTGTACCTGACGATCGTATCCCAATCTTTTCCTTGTTTTGTTTTTTGTGAAACAACGAGGTCTTCTCCTTGATGTTCCCATTGCATCACCACCGTCTCTCTTCGAGAGCAGAGATATGGACAGCGAGCCTCACACTCATGTCGCAAAAGCTTTCCATCTTCATAAAGGGAACGAGCAGTTCCAAACACAAACTCACCGTGTGGTTTATCTTCTTTGAAGAACCCTCTTGTCGCTTCACTCCCCAAAAACACATTTACCTTTGTGGAGCAGTATTTCCCATTCAAAAGTCCGAATTTGTATATACTTCTTTCATCCACAAAACCCAAAGTATCATCTTTTTTGCTCCAATATTCTCCGTGTATCTTCCCATCCGGAAGAATATTGTACTGTTCCGCAAACGGTGTGTTTCGGGACACTCTCTGAAGAAAATTCTCCGGATTTGGACGCTCAAAAGAAGCAAGGGAATGTGGGATAATGTCCCTCTTTTCAAGAAACTTTTGCATCTTTTCACAAAATATAGAGAAGCTATATTTTCTTTCCATTCGTTGATATCTTCCCAAACGTCTTCCTGAAGAATTCGGACAATAACATATCCATTCTCTTTTGCAAGGCGCTCCTTGAGTTGATCTCTTTCTCTTGTCTCTTCCGGAGGCGTCCAATTCGCTATCTGCCGAAAATGCTGAGGTCCGTCCAATTCGATGATGGTCTTGTTGACACAAAAGTCAAAGGGTAAAAGTTTTCCTGTTTCCGGATTTCTGGACCAATCAGGGGCAAATTGGTACACAACATTTTTGTGGAGAGACTGAAGGTATTTCAAAAGTTTGGCTTCTGTCTTTTTCTTGCACAACGGACACCATGTTCCCGACCTCACGCTTCTTGGAGAAGATTCGAAGAGATGTTTGTTCTCACAACGGAACTTGTACTTCTTTCCTGTGCCTTTTCGAACGCTTCTAGGAGTTCTCTGGTTCTTTGATGACCAAAAGGAGGCTTGTGGAAATGCTGCGAATGAGCCTTCAAAACACATTTTGCAATCATCGGAATCACAGAGTTTTTGGCCTGCACAAAAAGGACATCCTTGACCTGCGTTGATGTTGTTCGGGCACGTAGAAAAAGTGTGCTCGCATGTCCCACAATCAAACAAATACGTGTTATTCGTTCTGTTGGACACCTGTCTGGGAGTTTCGGAATTTTGTTTGCTCCAGAATCCTGCGAGCTTATGCGACGCAAAAGACGCTTCAAAACATTTTTTACAGCTTTCTTCGAGGCATCTTTTTTGATCTGAACAAAAGGGACATCCCTGTCTTTGTGTGCTTACGCAATAGAGAGCCATCTCAAAGTCGTGCCCGCATCTCGAGCAGTCAAACCAATATTTTTTATGGCTTCCTGCAGATACCTCTCTTTCTTTCAGGGTATTTTTGTCGCTCCAAACGAGATCAGTTCCCACGGACGCGAAGGACTTGTCGTGACAATGCCCGCAATCTTCATCGTCGCATTTTTTCTGATTCGCACAGTATGGACACCACCTTTTTCCTTTGTTTTTGTCAGGAAGACAAACTACCCTTGGTTCTTGTTGAAAAGAATGGAGACACTTCGGGCAATCAAACCAGCACTTTTTTGAATGTTTTCGGGTGACTTTTTCCGGAGAGAAGCCATTATTTTCTGACCAGAACCGCGCCTTTTCGTGAGAAGCAAAAGAGTTGTTTCTGCACATCTCACAGGATTCGATCCCACAAAGTTTTTCGCCTTTGCAAAAAAGACACAAAAGACCCCTTTTGACGATATCAAAAGGTTTCCTTTCGTACTCGTGGCCGCAGTCACAGACAAAAAGAAAGTTTCTCCGACAGTTCAAAACAACAAACTTCACGTCTTCCTTGTTCTTTTTTGACCAACGCTTCGAAAGAGGATGTGAAGCAAAAGATTTCGGAAAACAATGAACACATTCTTCAGAACCGCATAAACCCTGTTTTCTTTTTGAGCAAGGAATTTTTGACTTCATCTTTTTTCACGATATTTTTTCTTTGCCCGCAAGAAAAAATTTTTTCTCAATATTTTTTTTCTTTTGCCGAATAGAAGTAATGTCCTGTGGTCAACGTGTTTCGAACTTCTCAACGAGTGCTTCCTGCGGCTCGTGCACCGGTGCTGCCGCTCCTATGGTCCCGATGGTCGCTCAGGCGATGCCCGTCGCAACTCAAGGCGGGTGCGCCGCGGTTTCGTCGGGCTGTGGTCCGACGTTTACTGGGTGCACGCTTGCTGCGCCGCAGATCCCTTCATTTCCGTGCTCTCCTGCACCTCTCGTCCAGAACGCTTGCTGCGGTGAACGCTATTTTGGCCTGAATGTCGCGTATGGTCAGTAAAATTCTCTCATGTACAAACTTGAAAATGTTAACGATAACATTTTGTTTATTTGATCAAGACCGTAAATATATTTATGGACCGTGTAATCGAACCATACAAAATATTTTAAGAAATATATAAAGTAAGGTTAAAATGCTCCAAATTTTCGTGAAAACTCTCACAGGAAAAACGATCACCCTCGAGGTGGAAAGCTCAGACACCATCGAGAACGTCAAACAAAAGATTCAGGACAAAGAAGGAATCCCTCCGGACCAGCAACGACTTATCTTCGCCGGAAAACAGCTCGAAGATGGAAGGACTCTTGCCGATTATAACGTCCAAAAAGAATCAACACTGCATCTTGTTTTGAGACTCAGATAAAATGTTACTGATAACATTTTCAAACGCCGTACAACTCACAATAAATGGACAACACGGGAACTCTCCAAAATATTCTGAGTAACCACCACGGATATTCCAAATGCATGAGGAAGTTCCAACTTGAATGGGAGAAAGACCCTTCTTTTGTTCCTTCTGACCTTTCATGTCTCGACAAAGTCCAAAATCATTGGTACCGAACGAGACAATATTGCTCAACAAACAACTGTTTTTACAGAGACTCATGGAAAAGGGATCATCAAACTTTTGTAAAAGTTCTTGGACATCTCAAAGGCAAACAAATTTTTTCTGAACTCTTTGACCAAAACAATATTTTTTGAAAGAATGAAGAACATACAGAACAACTAAACTTTTTTTATTTGTTTGGATAATGACGGACTTTGCAGAGTTTATCAACAAAATTCTTTCCCTTGCGGGCATCGGTCCCGAGAACAGAAGAAAGATGACTTCAGAAGACAACCTCGCAAAGTTCCGAGTTGCTTTCACCCACAAAACTGTTCAATCCGGAGATGACAACAACTATGAGCTTTACGAACTTCTCGGAGATTCATTGGTGAATGCTGCCATTCTAAGATACATTAGTTCCATCAGGCCAGACATCACCGATGTCGAAACTCTTACAAGGATAAAACACTATATTCAGTCTCGCGCTTTCCTTTCCCTTTTGTCCCTTCGAAATGGATATTTCGAACATGTTGTTCTCGGCGAGGAGTTTGCGAAAAGCATTCTGGATGGAGTCGAAAGAAGAACGAGGAGACAGGATAGAGAACAAAGAGTGATGTCTGAAACAACGAGGCAAAAAATCATTGAGTTGGGCGAAGGAGCCCTCGAAGAGAATAAAGTCTTTTCCAAGCTGATGACTGATCTTTACGAGGCAATGTGCGGTGTCATTTCTTCCCTTGTCGAAGAAGAGACAAAGATTCCCGGAATGGGATACATTCCCGTCTATGAACTCACCAGCAACTTTTTGTCGCGTTCAAATATCGAACTCACATATGAAAATATTGTCGACGCCGTTACTCGCCTGAAAGAAACGTATCAGAGAATTCGCTACACCACAAAGAGCGGAGAAGAGAAAAAGTGGAATTTGGGAGAGATGAAAGAGACGGAGAAACTTCCCGATGGAAGGTACAAGGTGACCATTATCGGATGGTTTGGAAAAACCAAGAACCCAGAGATAGAAAAGAGGCAGGTGCTTGCCTTTGGAGTTGCAAAAGATGCACAGGCAGCGTTCAAACAAGCCGCCGAGAGAGGGCTCGCAAATCTTCCAAAGTACGGTCTGTACGAATACAAAAAGCTGAGAGCTTCCGCGAAAAAGGTTCAACAATAAAAATATCCTAAAATATTTTTAGTCAGAGTCTTTTTATCGAACTTGGCAAAGTTCATTGAGAATTTTTCTTTGAACCATGTCGAATATTTCCAAGTCAAGAATCACCAAGGTCTCTCGTTCAGACATTTCAGAGTTTGAAGAAAACAACAGCGAAGTCATTCGCGTTGGAGTTGTTCCTTTTGTGAGGATTGGAAAGAGAGAATATTGGCTTTTGACTCAACAACCCGACGGCAAATACTCTGATTTTGGAGGCGGAAGGAAAAGAACGGAAACGCTCGAACAAGCTCTTTTGCGAGAGGTCGAGGAAGAGTCTTCGGGACTCCTGACAAAGGTGATTGAAAAACGCCTCTCTGAAAAGAAAGGCATAAATGTTCTTCGGGCGAGGAACGGCATTCACGGGAATAGGGGAGGTTTCTTCTTGACCCTTGAAATACCCCACGTCGACATCACCAAATTCAAGGCAAACGACGAGGTGAAAAAGATCCGATGGATAGAGAAAGGAAAAGTTCTCGATGGAACATGGTCTATTGTTAATAGGTCCATCGTCCAGTACACAAAGTTCCTATACTTTGAAGAAAAAGACAGGTGCAGATGGAGGGCATAAAATATATACAAATATATTTTCTTGTGGTTCTTCCAATACTGCACAAAGAGTCTCTCCTTTTTATTTCGGAATCTTTTGTTGGAGTAGTAACAAAGGGATGCAAGTACCTCTCGAAAATTTTATTCCGCTCTATCCGAGCATCAAGGACAAGCTTTTGCAAGAGGAGCTCGCAAAAAAGACGGAATTTGCCGAACTTCGCCTCGAAAAGTCTGAAGAGAAAGAAGGAAATTTTTACAAACACCAAGAAATTCTCGCACGTATCGTTTCCCCTTACACCGAATACAATGAGCAACTCGTTTACCATGGTCTCGGGTCGGGCAAGTGCGTTCATGGTTCGACGCTTGTGAACGTCAACGGAAGCAACAAAGAAATAGAGTCTGTTTGGAAAGCCTATAGCTCAGGAGGACCGAAATTCGACAACGAGGGAGGCGAATGGAAACTTCCTTCGACTCGCCTTTCCGTGATTTCCTTTGACGAAAACACCAAAAAGATTTGCAAGTCGACCATCTCCAAGTTGTACAGACAAAGAGTGAGGGAGAGGTTGAACACCATCGAAATTGGTGGCGGGACGAGGCTTCGAATGACCAAGGCCCACAAAGTTCTTACTGAAAGAGGGTGGACAAATGACTTTTCGAAAGTTTCTTACGTCGCCGTCCCGAAAGCTCTGAGACCCGAAATTTCCAAAAGGAAGCTTCCACCGTCACTTTTGGATATGATAATCTATCACTCTGTTTATGGGACATTTTTGAGGAACCAAGACCCAAGAAATTTCGGACTCGGAACATCACCCGTGTCTTTGAGCCCTCTCGCCCAAAAAGACAGGGGAAAGTTCCTGTACACTTTCCGGACAATGGGCGAGTATATGAACTTTGTCGGTGTTGCGAACAACTTTTTGATGGAAAACAGTCTGGGAACTGACCGGGAGCTGCGGCCACAAAAAACAACAATCCGAAACGCAGAGGGAAGAGAAGTCGACGTTTTTTGCTGCGGCTTTCGTTCGGGACCTCTCGAAAGGTTTTTTTCGGCATACGAGTTCGACTATGACCTTCGAGGGTTTTCGGGAATTTTGTCAGACTGTGGTCAAAAAGAGTTTCAAAAATTTGTGGAAATGTACATCACAGAACATTCAAAGGTCGATGCCGAGGGCGCCATGCTCATTAGGTTCTACAACAGAACGTGCTGTCTCGACTTTTCTTCTTTTTTGCTGAGGTACGGTGTGAGAATGACAGTTCACGGAAGCATCGGAAAAATTCATAGAAGGTATGCCCTTCGTCTCGAAGAAAAGATTGACCTTCCCCTTTACACTGTTAAAACAATCCAAAAGAGGACCAACAAGTCTCTCGAAGAACCGGAGCCTTTCCCATTTCCCGATTTTTTGGCGAAAGCTTCCCAGAAACTCGGCGTCTCTTCTGATGACTTGCTGCACAAAAAGAGGAACATCGAAAGTATGTCCGATGCGAGGCAGGTGCTTCTCTCACTTTTGAGGGCAAGGCAAGGAGATGATTTTTGTCCTTCTTTGGAAGCGGCAAATAAATCCGACGTTCGTTTGCTCTCTGAAGAACTCTCTCAAGTTCTGGAACAAGAAGTTGTGTATGTTCCTATTGTGTCTGTGGGAGAAGAGGATTTCGAAGGGTATGTCTACGACTTTGAAGTTCAAGACAAACATAACTATCTCGCAGAAGGAATAATCACCCACAACACGTGCACTGCGATCTCCATCGCCAGCGCTTTCTCGGAAGCAAAGGACATGGAGAAACCTTTGGTGTTTGCGTCGACCATTCTCCAAGAAAATTTCAGGAAAGATTTGACAATGTGCGCATCTGAATCTTTCCCTCGACCCCCAGGAGACCCCACAGAAAAAGCGTACCGTATTGCCCTGAGACGAATGACAGACGCGAAGTTTGAGTTTTGGACTCCGACCACTTTCTACCACCTTATCCTCAAGACTTTTGTGAGAGACGGAGCTATCGATTGGGATCTTGTTTCAAAAAAATATTCTGGAAGACTTATTATCATCGATGAGGTGCAGAATTTGAGACAAGACGCAGAAGAAGAGGACGCCGCGTCTGTTTCAAAACAAGGCAAGGACAATGTGTACAAATTTATGCATACATTCCTCCACAAGGTGAAAGATTCAAAAATTATCCTTCTCTCAGGCACACCGATCGTCAACGAAGTTTGGGATTTGGCATATGTGATGAATCTTATCCTTCCATTGGACCAGCAGCTTCCCGAAGAGAAAGCTTTCGAAAAACTTTTGGCTTCCCCGGAAGGAAGAGAGAAACTTCAAAATTCTTTCAGAGGAAGGGTTTCTTATTTGAGAGCGGCGGCCACCGATACAAAACGACTTGACCAAGGTTCGACGGTGCCTTGGATGGAACCAGAGAATTTTGATGAATGGAAAAAGGCAACAAAGTCAAAACTTTCGGAAAGTTCGAGGCCATGGACCGAACACATTCGCCTTTTTCCCTCTGCGATGAGCAAATATCAGCAAGAGTCCGTCAAAAGAGCAGAGACAGAAACCATCGAAACAGAAGGCAAAGTGTCCAAAAAAGGGGGAGGTTTTCACAGATTTGGTTTGGACGCATCTCTTTTCGTTTGGCCGGAACAAGAAGGAGTTCCAGCCGTGGAACTTTACGGAACCCGCGGCTTCGAACGTTTCGCAACGAAAAAGGGGGCAAAGGGGACTTATGCACTCCCACCGGGAGTCTCAAAAAAGATAAAGGAGAACCTCGGTGAGTACAGCTCAAAGTTCAAGGTCATCGTAGACAGAATCCTGAAAAATCCAAACAAGTTGATATTTGTCTACACCTCGTCTGTTAGGTCAGGAGGAGCTCTTCTTTTCGCTCTTATTCTCAAACTCTTTGGACTAAAACAAGCAAATAGTGGGTCTGTGGCTTCGGATGACTCTTTGAGACGATTCGCTGTTCTTCAAGGCGGGATGGATAGAAACGCAGTCCAAAGTATTTTGGGAGCCTTCACTTCCCCGGAAAATAAAAATGGTCAAAAAATACAAGTTCTCATCGCATCAAGAATTCTTTCTCAAGGAGTAACTCTCAAGAACATTCGAGAAGTTCACATTCTTACGCCTCATTGGCAATCTCCCCAGATTGAGCAGGCGATTGCCCGCTCCATCCGCCTCGGCTCCCATAAAGACCTGAAAAAGAGCGAGAGAAACGTTAAAGTGTTCAGACATGTTGCTGTCAACTCTCGGAAAGGTTATTTCCTCCCAGACATAACTCCCGATATTCTGACATATAAAACGGCAGAAACCAAGGCCGTGAAATCCGCCAAGGTTTTGAGAATGATGAAACAAAACGCCATCGATTGCCCGTTGAATTACGCCAGAAACATCGATCCAAAAGATGAAGATGGTTCCGAAGCTTGCGACTTTGACATTTGTGACTTTGGGTGCACGTCTGCGAGACCTCAAAATCCGGAAGCAGGACCAGAAGAAAGGTATGACTACCCCGAAAGCGAGTACGATAGCAGCACCTACGATTTGTACTATGCCGGAAAAGAAGAAGCAGTTCTAAAAACTAAGCTCATCGACTTTTTTGGAAGAAATCCTTACGCAAGTTTCAAAACACTTCTCGAAGTCTTTGGTAAAGAAAGAATTCTTTTGACAGTGCTGAGCAACTTGATAGACGACAGAGAAACTATTCTCGACAGTTTCGGATTCCCTTCCTATCTCGCTGAAGAGAACGATGTGTTTTATTTGGTGAAATCTTTTGGAGAAGAGCAGAGAAATTTCTTGGACATCTTTTATGTGACGTCTCCGCTTGTGACCAAAAAGGAAGAGACAGAGTTTGTATTTGACGTTGAAATTTTCAGGGAAAGCAAGCAAATAGTTTCAGGAATGTGCAATCTCTCCCTTCCAAAGTTCAAGAAAGCTTTCGACTCTTTGGATTACAAGGTCCGCATCACTCTCTTTGAACTTGCGTACTCTCTTGTCCAAAAGAAACAAGAGCTTTCCGTGCAACATTTGGAACAACTCAAGTATATTTTGCAAGTCCACAAAAACTTTATCCATAAAGTGACCATCAATAAGGAAAAGTTTGTTGCCCATCTCCTTTCCCAAGACCTTGTCAGCACCGCGTCTTACGACATTGCGAGAAAGGGATATAAACCCAACGGAAAAACAAGAAGGTTCGACGTTTCATCTTTTGAGTGGAAGACTGTTCCTCATGAGCTCGAAGAAAAGATTATCGCAGAGATTAAAAAGCAGGTCACAAAGAGGCGGAAGGAAGCCACGGAATCAGAGTCTTTGCTTGGCTTGTATCTCGCAAAAGATCCGTCTGTGTTCCGTGTCAAGACGAACCTGAGCGGAAAGAAGGGTCTCGGAGTTGTTTGTAAAACGTCCATAAAGATTCCTCTTTTGTTCCAAATCCTTGCAGAGACTCAAAAGATAAAAAGAGAAAAGGGAATTCAAGATGAGTTTGAGGAGCTGGAACAAGAAGAAATTTCTGAACTCCTTGGGGCTGCTGGAGTCAGCTACGAAAACTTAAAAAACAAGGGGTATGAAGATGAGGACTTGCTTTTGATTGCCCATCTCATAAAAGACAATCCAAACAAAAGAAGGGGAAAGTCAGGAACAAGTGTCAAAAAAGGAGAACTTTGCGACCTCGTCGAGAAGAATTTGGAAGAACTCGGACTCGTGCGTCGAGGCATTTAAAATATTTTATAAAATATTTTATCTTTGGGCGAACTCTGAAGAAATTAGGAAATCCTGGTCGTACTTTCTGAGCTCATAGCAACGTGTATAGTCTACCCATTTTTTCTCTAGACCGTGTTTTCTTCCCCATTTGTACTCACAAGAATACATAAGTTTCCCTTGACGAGACCAAAAGGAACGCTTTATCACCTCCCCATAATACCAAACTATTTCTTTGGCTTTGTTATCGTCAGAGTACCAGAAATTCCATATTCCTTGTCTTGTTCCTCTCCCCCAACATCCTTCTGAAAGTTTCCTGCCGTTGGAATAGTAAATTGTTTCGAACCCATTTTTGGTTCCATTGTCCCACATCGTTTTGCTATATAATTTGCCATTCAAAAATACGAGTTCTTCTCCATGTCTGTTTTGCCCCTTGTATTGACAGGAGAACACCTTGTTCTTTTTTCGAAAGAACTGGCGTTCCGTCTCTGGTAATCCACAGAGAACAGTTTTTCTCGTCTTTTTCAAAACCACGGGTTGGACATTTTGACAAAGGAGAAAGTGCACTTTGCACCCAAGAAATTTGAGCATTTCCATATTTTCCGTAAAATATTTTATAAAATATTTTCATTGTGTTGCCCCATTGCATACATACGGAGTGCAATTTGAAAAACCATAGAGTGCGGAAGCGTTAGGAAGAGAATAAAACATGCCATCTCTCTGGGCAGTGTTTTCTGGGAGACAAAACCCATTGGGTCCAGAAACCCACCCGAGAGGGCAAATTCCTCTGTGTTGTGAACGAAATATCTGTTTGCCCGTTCTCGTGGAATTCGAGAGGTATTGAGCGCCCGACCTTTGGGCGATACCAAGAGTCCCGTAAGGGTTTCCGTATTCCATGTATGGATTTCTTGGGAAGAGTGCCAAACTCGGAATCTGGGTCCCGAGAGCCAAGAAATCGCAACCCCTTATTTTCGGCGTTCCAAAGGCATCAACATCGCTGTACATCGGCAAGTCTTTTTGCACAAGCCCAAAGTATTCGTTCAAAGTCTGGTTTTCTGGTTGCATTTTGAGACGGAGAAGGGGAACCATCGAATTCTCGTTGCTGCATTTTCCGGTTGGTTCGACAACTGGAGCTTTTCTTTCTACAGGCTTCTCAAACATCCAATTCGAAGCATCCATTACAATACAAAGACTCAAGTTTCTTTTCTTAAAAGTCTGGTAACGATGCAAGACCATGACTCCGTCGGTTACTGGTTGAAGGGATTACCCTACATTTGGGTTCCTTCTCCCAATCTCCGTGACTCAAAAAGGTATTATTTCGCGAATAAAAATACTATAGTCTTCAGCGAAACAAACAGGACAGAGACACAAGGCGTGTGGATGAGAACATCGGAAGCGACTGGGAGCGACCAAGTGCTCGAGATTTCTCTTTCTTTCTTTTCATGCACAGAATGGCCCAGAAACTATTTTTTGGTTGTTCCTTTTGATCCAGTCGGCTGGAGTGTTTTGGACTCGAAGCTTTTTTACAAACCCTCGCGTTCGTGGCTTGATGCTCGGGAATTTTGGGGAACAAAAGGCAAAGATTTTGAATTCCGTATGGAAGGGAAAAAGATAGATCTCTCTCCTGTGATGCCAGTTTATCGCGAAACAGTCGACCTCGTTATGCCAAAGAAAAAACTCGTGGAATTGGAGCTTGCACCCCCCGAACTTTTCAAAGTTTTCTCGTACCCAATTCTTGGGCTTTCCACAAACATCGTCGCGGTGACTTCAAAAAGTACAGGAAAATATTTTTGGAATATTGTACAGTTGGCATCATTCCTGAATCTTTCCCTCAAAGAAAGAAAAAATCTTCACAAAGAATGTTTGGGTCTGAAAAAGTCAGAAAAACATGACTTTTTGTACGACTTTTTGGAAGATGAGAAAAAGAGAAAAAGAGGGAAAGTTTGCGCTACGTGGTACAATGACCTCTGGGCGGGAAAAATAGTTTGGAATGGACCGATATACGCGGATGATGGGATAATGGACCATGAACCCTATCAGCTCGACATCGCCTAGTAGCTCACAAGGCCCATCTGTTCCACAAGACCATCAGAAAAAGCTTCCGCAATCTGAAATGAAAGTCTTGTCTGTTCCGTTTCACATTCTGGATACCCGAGTTTTTGCATCGCAAACATGTCAAAGAAACGCCGAAGCATAAGTTCTCCCGCTCCCACCGTGAACCAAGGATTTTTTTGACTCAAGAATTCAGCCATTCTATCGGCATTTACCCTTCCTTGCTCAATGAGAGAGTCGTTTCTTTTCTTCAAATTTTTGGGACAAATCTGACGAAGAATGGCATCCTCTCTTTCCAGCAATTCTCGAAGACAAACAAAGGACTCTCCGTAATATTTCTGAAACCAAAGGGACATTTGTCCCACCGAAGAATCTGAACATTCTGGATCTCTTACTATTTTTTGGAGCCCTTCTTTTCTTTCTGTCCAAACTCTGTAAGAATCACGAACGACATCGGCGCGAGTAACTGAGGGAACAAAGCCAAATGTAAACATTACAAAATATCTTGTGATATTTTTCTTTTAAAGGTCCCTCTCTTCTACATATCTTCCGCTACAATACATATAAGGTCTTTTTGTGTTTGGTGAAATTTCGTATCTTTTCAGCTTCGAGTTTGAACGAAACTCCTCGATGGTGAGTTTACCTCCCCATTTTTTCAAAATCTTCCAACTCGGCGCAGCGTCTATTTTTGACAAGACTCCCTCGAGTTTGAGGTGCAGTATCGTCAAAAGACCGGGAGATTTTCTGTATCTCTCCGGATTTTTTGGCATTTCATCAAGCATGTATGCTTTGCAACAGCCAAAGCTGCAAAAATTCCCCTCTGTTTCGAAATGTTCATTGCCGTGCTCTGTCGGTAAATTATACAACTTTAGATGCTCTCTCATCCTTTCAGCAAACACTCCATCTTCCCTGTGTTTAACAAAACGTAGAGGGAGTCCAATCGGACTGTTCTCGAATTGTTCTCTGCACCAAAAACATGGGATGTCTGTATGTATCGGAAGGATCACCCCACTAACAAAATCTTTTAAAAGTACCCATGTTTTACTCGAAGTAGAAGCTCTGCCGCTTTCGACGATAAGAAAGTTTTTTTCCATTCTTTTTATTGAAAGAGTGCAGAATACGAAATATGGACGTCTCCGGAACTCTCGAGATGATATTCGGTCCGATGAGATCGGGAAAGACAACAGAACTCCGAAGACGTCTCGGAATCTTTGCAAGCCTTGGTTTCAAAGTCACATGCGCAAATTCTTTGAAAGACACAAGATCGGATAATGGGTTTTCAACCCACAACAAGGAACTTTGCGAAGATTCCGAAAATATTTTCCCCCAAAAAGTGGGAAAAGTTCGAGATATAGACATTAGAGGATTTGATATTATTGGCATCGATGAGGCACAGTTCTTTTTGGAGAAAACGCTGGTGAAAGATGTGATGAAAATCGTCAAGGCCGGTAAAGTCGTTATCATGTCCGGTCTCGACGGTGATTCAAAACAAAAGAAGATGGGCAAATATCTCGAGCTCATCCCGAAGGCTGACAAAGCAGAAAAAATACTGGCATGGTGTTACTTCTGTGCTCAAGAGAAGCGGATGGTCAGAGCACCATTTAGCAAAAGGTTAGTCGAGAACAAGGAAAGGGTCCTCGTCGGAAACATGTACGCATCCGTTTGTCGGAAATGTTTGGAAGACTAAAAATATACGCATAATATTTTTATCCGAGACAGACCGTCTGTTGCTTATAATCCTTACAGAAGGTAAACGCCCAGAAAATGGCCCAAATACCCAGAGTGATAATAATCGTCCATTTCAGAAGCTTCCAGTTGTCTTGGGTATAACCGGTATCCTTTCTCGTTTGAATAAAACGCGGTTGAATAAAGTAGAGAACAAGCCACACAATCAAAGGCACAACGGCTCCAACAGCAGCAAGCAAAGGGAAGCAATTCGTGCCAAAAGCGGAAGTCAACGCAGCTCCAGCGTCCAAAGAGATACCGTCAATCTCATCACCCATTTCAGCAGAGCCTCTTCGTAGCGACATATTACTTATAAAAAATTTGCAAAAAAATATGAGAGAAGAAACTCTTGCAGCCATTGTCCTCGGAAAATTTGTCTGTTTTATGGGACTCTGGTTTCTTCTTGTTTGGGAAAAGGCAGACAAATGGGTCAACCCAACAATGTTACATCCTCTCTTTGCGAGCACAGCGTTTGTTTTTTTAAGCCTGAGTGTGCTGTTTGTCCCGTTTGTTGAACACAAAAAAATCTTACATGTTTCCTTGCATGTACTTTCCTTCTCGACTTTTGTGGCTCCGTTTGTTTGGATGCCCCACAAGAAAAAGGTTCGAGAGGAACTCTTTCTCCCGGCAACATTCCACAGTTTTTTGGGGCTTGCATTGGCAAGTGTAAGCCTATTTTATGCTTTTGTCAAAGTGTTTATTTTATTGGTACCAAAGAGTCTCAAACGAGATTGGATGGATTTGTTCTTTGGCTTGAACCATAAAAAGTTTGGTTCGATGATGTACTTTTTGTTTTGCGTATGCGTCGTATCGGGAATAACCGAAAGACAAGACAGAGCAAAAGAAGAGACAAATGTTTTTGAAGTTTTGTTATTGGACGGTTCAGCGGTATGTTGTCTGTTTCTCGGATCGCATTACCTCATGAAGAATCACAGGACAAGGGAAGAACAGCAGATTGTTTAGAGAAAAGGAAATAAAATTTCAAGGTTTTTATTTCAGTGCAAACATGAAATTCTCTGATTGTCAAGTATCCACCAAAACGGTGATGGCATACACAAACGTCACATTCAATCTCAGGAATATTTTTGACGGTCTTCCTGTTGTCGAAATTCCAGAGAGTGAATATAAGGTCAAGAAAAAGTCAGGAGTTCCAAACATCAAAACTGTGAAAGCGCCAGAGGGGTCCATAGTGAGCCTTCGCCACGGTAACGAGTTTCGCGGAATCGTAACGAATCCCGAAGCGGCAAAGAACAAGACGACCAAAAAGTATTTTCTGAATCAGGTCACGTGCATCCTTTCTGTTGAAGAAAAGAACCTCCATATTATGATCTTTCGAGGGAATTTTAAAATTCCCGGATGTCGAACCGAGGAACAGGTCAAAAAGACAGTCGATACCCTTTGGAATTACATCGCGAGCATTGATGATTCTTATGAGCTGAAAGAAGGAGAAACAAGGCCTCGGTTCTTTTTGGAGACAGTGATGACAAATGTGGACTTTACCTTTGGATTCACCGTTGACAGAGAAGTTTTGAACACTGTGATGAACTCCCAAAAATACGAAGACAAAGTGCGAATTTCAAGGTTCGAACCAACAACAAACACGCAAGTGAACGTCAGAATTCGCTCTCGTTTGCCAGATGATTTTGCCTACGAGGTTATGTGCTTTCGAGAAGGGACGAAAAGATGGAGATACAAGATTGAGTATGAGAAGGAGAACAAGTACATCAAACGGCGCAAACAAAAGAAACACACCACTTTTATGGTGTTTAGCAGCTCGAAAACCATAGTGTCCGGAAAACACAAAGAGAGTATGGAAGCTGCATTTGATACGTTTTACAGCATCGTGATGGAAAACAGGGATATTATTGAGGATAAATTTCCTGAAGAGAAACAACCGAGGAAGAGAGCTCCTGTCCAAAAGACATCGGGAAAAATAAAATTTGTGAAAGAATAAACATGACATCTTTTCTTGAAAAATGTCTCTGTTGGAGCATCGAAAATGGGTGGACAAGAACGGCGAAATCTTTGACTTTTGTCGGACTTGTTTCCCCCGAAGCTGCATACATTGCCGAAAATATGGGAGAACAGCAACTTTCGTTCAGTCTTTTTCCTCTGGGCAAGAATGTGGACGAAATGGTGGAAAAAGCTGTTATGTCTGGCGACTTTCGCCTTGTGAATTTTGTCTGTGAGCGTTACTCTTTTTCGGATTGGGACAAGGCCCTTTCTTTTTCCCTAAAACATTCCAAGCACGGTCTTGCAAAGATATTCGTCGAACTTGGAGCGAAAAAGGATGGGCATATTTCTGAATACTGCGCCACAAAAGATCCAGAATTTCTCGTTGAACTCCTCAAGGAAAAAGAACAACAAACATTCATCTGGGACTCTCTTTTGCAATGAAAAAGTTTTTTGTTTCCAAAACACAAAACAAAACTTGTAAGATGAAAGTTTCTCAAGCTCCCTCCTCGCGAAAACCCCAAGAGCTCGACGACACAAACTTTGTCCAAGCAATCAGGTCAAATAAATTTTATGTTCTTGATGCGTGGGCTCACTGGTGCGGTCCCTGTCGTATGATGCTTCCAGAGTTTGACAAGATCACCGCAGCGTGCATTCGAAAAGACGTCACCTTCGGAAAGATTCATGTCGCTGACCCCAAGTCAGAGAAAGCAAAGGTAGCTCTGAATATTTCATCTCTTCCGACCTTTATTATCTTCAAGGATGGAAGGGAAGTCGCCCGAAAGAGTGGAGCGTCGAAACTCGATGAGATGACCGGGTGGATTGACCAGTATATCGGCAAGCCCCAGTAAAAAACTTTCTTTTTGCAAAAAGAAAGTAAGTGATGGACGCGTTCCTGAAAGGAAAAGAAAAAGGAGAATGTCTCGACCTCTTCAAAGAAAAAGGGTCTCTCTTTGACATCCAAAGGGCCAGAGAAAAAAGATGGAAACAATCGGGCTGCAAAAACAGGTTCTCCTTTTCCTACGGCATCGACATTGGCGACCTCAGCGGTGATTCTTTGCTGAAAACGGAGGATGGAGCTTGTTTTGTTCGCTCGGATTCCGAAAAACTCAGTCACAGAATTGGCCTCTCTGTCTTTGGCGGAAAGCCAATCTCCCAAAAAGAAGTGGATGATGTTTTCAAACTTCCCAACGAAAAGAGCTTGGGAAGAGAACTCGCAAATTTGGGAATAAGGCCAGCCTCAAAAATCCGGGAAATAAGAGAGTTTTTGAATACTGTCGGAAGGGGGCTTCCTGTTCCCTGGAACATACTCGACGAAGAAACCGGTACCACGCGGGACACCCTCGGAAGCATTGTTATTTTATTGGCTCTCGAACAAGAAAGAGTTATTTGGATACCAAATTCCCAGCTTTTTCATACGACTCCGACAGGAATCTTCAACTATGGCGGAAGAGGAAGCATATCGGTAAACGACAGAGAGATGTTCTTCCCTGTGACTTTTAGAACGCAGATGAAAAAAATCCGTAAACTTCCTGCGAGGATTCGACATGTCGTCATCCCTGTTTTGGTATATCACGGAGCACACGCGAACGTTTTGGTCTTGGACAGAAAAAAGAGGACTCTATCTTTTTTTGAACCTCATGGACTGGCATCCAGAGACACGTACTTTCAGGGAACGACAGAATTTCTCAAGAAATTTATTGAGACCTTTGACCTTTATGGATACAAAGCAGAATATGGCGAGTCAACATGCCCCTGGTTTGGACCGCAAACTCTGGAACCACAACAGGAATACAAAACTGGGTATTGCCAAACATGGACGGATCTTTTCGTATATTGCAAAGTAAAATTTCCGGAACTTTCGGATGCCGAGATACATTATGCCTTGACTCACGGCCTTACCCCCAGAGAAGTAAGGGACAGAGTCGAGAGATTCGCGGCGTTCGCGTGGTCGGAAGGTAAAAAGGCTGCGAAAAATTCAAAGTATTATAAAGAAGACCCAGAAAAGGCATTTTTGTTCGGAACTTCTGGGAGAGCTCCACTCAAACCCACCGAAAGGGTTTATTTCTAAAATATATAAAATATATTTTTCTTAGTCTTCCTTGCCAATAGACATTTTCTGGACGTCCTCTGCTCGGATAGTCGGCCCTCTCATTCTCTTTTTTGCCGGGGTCGCGGCTGTCTCTTTCTTCTTTGTTTCTTTTCCTGTGGCGTTTCTGAAAAAGTCGGCGATCTTTTCTCCTCCAACTTGGGAAATCATGGTGAATAGTTCTTCACTCGTCACACGGACAGACATCGTCTTGAAAATGTAAAAGATTGCGACGTTCACGGTGAAGGCAATAATCAAGCGAATCTCGACGGGGAGATAAGACGTAAAGTTTGTGTAAGACTTTTCTCCGAGTTCCACGAGCAATGCATCGTAGCCGTGGATGTCCTGAACCTCGGAGAACCCCTTGAAGTCGATGCCCAGAATGTTTGTGCAAAGCCCCTCAAAAATACATCCTCCAAAGAACACAAACTTGCGGTATTCGAAAAGCTTACTCTCCATGTGCAGTTCTTTGACCGTCATCTGGTACTTTCTCCGCATCGTCACAATATCGCTGTGCTCGTCAAAATCCGGAATTGTGTCGAGGTGTTGGGGATGTTTTTTCTTGAGAATTTTAAACTTCCACAAAAGTTCATCTTTTTCCTTCTCTTCTTTTTGTTCTTCTGTGAGGTTGTCATCCTCATCGACAACCTGTTCAGGCTCCTCTTCGGACTCAGAGTCAGATTCTTCTTCCTCTTCAAAATTTTCTGTTGGAGGGGATTGTATCGCTGTCGGAACCGCGGCCGCGGCAGCAAGAGGAACCGCATCCGGAGGAACCACGACAGGAGGGTCTTCCAAAAGCTCTTCCAATTCCTCGTCATCAGCATCTTCATCCTCGACATCCAAAAACACGAGGCCGGGCTGGACATCTGGTTCTTTTTTCTCTTCTTTCTTTTCTTGTGGTGGCGGGGTCGAAGGAATTTCTTGCGGAAGTTCTTTTGGTTCCTCTTTCTTTTCTTTTTGGGGAGGAGGGTCCTTCGGAACGGCTTTTTGGACTGGGGGGTTCAAAGGAAGACCGGGGCGTAGTTTTTCCTTCACCTCGATCATGTCCAAATACAGGTTCCCCAAATCTCCAAAGTCGGGTTTCTTTGACACGAGTGGTGTAGTTCTGGGAACACAGTTGACAATCACCGAATATTTCTTCTCGGGAGTTTTCGCCTCTTCCGCCATTATTCGGACGCGTCAAATCCTATAAAGGACTAAGTTTTAGACAAATATTTTTGCAAAAATATTTTTTCTTTCTTCATTGGGGGTGAGAGATGTTGTTCAACATCATGATATCACGATGAGCTTTGGACGCTTCCATGTGACCGATGCCAAAAAGTTCTATCTTTCTTTCTGTGGGAGGAGAAAGGTTAAAGGCGGCTTCTTTGATATCGAGTCTGATGTTCAAACTTCTCTCTGGTAGTTTCTTTGCTGCTGAATTTTGAACGGCGGCAAAAGACATCAGACGATGCATATAATCCGAAAACCCCTGGACTTCTTGTGGAAAGTCTGTACTTCCAATGTCAATACCGAGTATCTTTGTTTCCCCGTCGTTGAAAAAGTCTGCCGGATAGTTATCAAAAATTCCGCCGTCTCCGTAGACCATCCCGTTGTACACTCTTTTTTTGAATATTCCTGGGGCATTGCAAGACAAAAGTACGGCCTCTATGCACGACATACAAGGGTCTGAAATATAGCTGATATACTCTACCCTCATTTTTGAGATATTGGCAGAAACAGAGACAAACTCTTTTCCTGTAATATTGTAGAGTTCGAGCAACGAAGGTACAGTCCCCAATTTTTCAGAAATAAGTTCAACAAGTTTTTCTTCGAGGGGTTCAGTGTCGTTCAGTCCAAAGTTCACAAAGAAGGCGAGACGAGGCAAAGGCTTGTAAAGTTCTGCCCCGCACATGACCTTGTCAAAGATTTCTTTTGGAGAATATCCACACACAAGCAAAAGGCAGATTATCGCACCGATGGATGTTCCAATATATTTTTTGATGCTGCAAAGTTCCACAAATCTCGAAAAATATTCAAGCGCTCCGAGAGTACAAATTCCCTTGATTCCTCCTCCAGAAAGACAAAGAGCGTCAAAATGTTCCTTTGTTTGCTCTTCCTTTTTTCGTCTGTTGCGGAGTAGGGACATTCTTCCTCTTCATAAAAATATTCCGAAATATTTTTATTGCATCTCTCCTGCCATGTTTTTAATCATTCCAAGGACAGAACCCATGTCAAGTTCCTTTCCCTCAAACTGAGATACCATCCTGTCTATGGCGCCGCTTTCCAAAAATTCCTGAAGCATCAAGGGTGCGATTTCTGCGATGGCCTTTTTGTCAGGCTTTCCAGAAAATTTTGACTTGTCGATCTTACCGCTGTTCAGCAAGTCATTCCCAATCTTTTTGGCCTCTGAGATGACAGAACCAAATACCTGGTCCATGCCTTCCTTTGGCGCTTGAGGCAGAACGAGCGCCTTGATTGCTTTGAGATGGTCGAAAAGAATCGGCCTATTTTCCGGTTCAATCTCTCGGAGAATCTTTCCGATAGAAATATAGGTCTCGGAGGCATATGAAATTTTCGTATCTTCCGGAATTTGTTCAAAAGAATCTTCGGTCAAATTAGCGCCATATTTCTTCATGAATTCTTCAAACTCTTGCTGATGTTTTTTCATCGCAGTTTTGTTCCTCACTCCAGTTTTTTGGAGGCGCCTATCATAGGCGCAAAGAGCCTTGTCTTTCGGGAATTCTTCCACAAGAGCGCCGACAAACTCGCCAATGGCACTGATAGTAGCTACGAGTCTTTCACTCATTATGGTTCAAAAGAATTTTTCTGAAAGCCGAGAAAATATTAATGGAACGGGACGAGTATGAAGACCAAAGCGATGAGGAACTCTTTTCCGAACAAGAACCCGTAGATGAACCATCAGAAGAGGAAGAAGCTTCAGAGTTTGAAGAAGAGGAGCAGAAACGCTACGAAAGGGAACTTGAGAGGGAACTCGAAGAGGAAGGGCCTGAAATCCAACAAGAAGAGGAAGAAGCCGTAATTCCTGGAACAAAAAAGGATGAAGAACAAATTCTTGCAGAAGAGGAGGCAGAGAGGCAGGCAGAGCGCCTAAGAAGTCTCGGTTACGACGTGGAAGTTATCCCCATCGGAGTCGGGACAGAGCCCGGAGCCGAAAAAGGAGGAAAATCAGCGGCGACAGGAAGACTTGGATACACGGCTGCTGAAAAGAAGCTCTTGGGTATTCGAGATGTAAAAAAGGTGGGAAAAGTCACCACAGAAAGAGTGTCAACAAAAAAGACAAAAACAGCTGCCAAAAGAAAAGGGGCTGTCCGTTCTATGATCGGGAAGTCCGAAAGAACCGTCTACGGCGCGAAAAGAGTCGGGACTGTGAGACTTGTCGGAACTCATCTGGAAGAGGATGTCGATGTGTACAAACTGGAAGAGAAGCCCTATGAGAGGTTTGTAAATCTTGTCAAAACTTGGGAAGAGAGATACGCGGCCGGAGAAACGGAAGACAAGCCTATTTCTCGCGCATCAATCCCGACCATTTCGAGAGTCGTCAAGGACGAGGAAAAGTCCAAAAAAAGGAGGGTTTATGATATCCCCATCACATACAAGGATTTCGCCATTTTGCAAAGGAGATCAGAAGATATCCAAAAAATTCTTGATGAAGTCCAAGAACAAAGAAGAAAGTTGACCAAAGAAAAAATGCCAGAACCAGGTGGGCGCCTCCGTTTCCCAAAACCAGAGGAAAGGGTCCAACTTTCGGCAAAGCAAAGGGAAAGAATGGATAAACTTGTCCAGCAAATTTTCGAAGCCGCAGAAGAGGCAAGAGAAACATTGGCTCCAAGGACAGAGGCAGGACAATTTCTTTTGCAGCGGCTCGAAGAGATTGAGGAAAAGAGAGAAGAGGCATCGAAACTCAAAGGAAAAGAAAGAAAAGAACTTCTCGAAAGACTTCAAAAAGAAGAAGATGAGGCGAGGGATGAGGCCGTTCTTTTGAGGACTCGACTCGCGAGCACAATGGGTATTGCACCAAAGAAAAGAGGAACGATCCTCATCGGAGGAGAAATTCGGGAAAGAGGAAAAGCTTCGAGAAGCTCTCCGACAAAGAAAACAGACTTTGAACTCGCTGCCTGGAAAAAGTCAAGGACAAGGGATGCAAAGACGAGAAAGTTTGCGAGAGAAATCTTTGGGGAACTTTTGAACGAAGAAGACGTCGTCCCCCGAGAAAGAGACCTGGACAGATATTCCGAAACAACTCGAGACTACATCCGACGTCTTGCCATTTTGCAACTTTTGTTCAACACAAAGTCTTCCGTTTCAAAGGCGAGTGAGTCATACCATAGAAACTTTGGCCCAGATGATGACAGCGCCATCCGAGCAAAGGAGGAGGAACTTTTGCCCGAACTTCTTCATGGTCCGCAGTCCAAGGAATTCAAGACTTTCCTCAAAAAGAGAGAAGATGCTCTTACGCGAGTCATTCGAGAAAACAAAGGATGGGACAGAAAACTTTTGAAGCAACTCCCCCAACCAGCAAATTTCGGGGCTCTTGAGGGAGAGGAAGCAGTCAAAAAACAAATTCTTTCGTCTTCGGTTCCCTTCGACGAGGTCAGAGATGCAGTGAAAAAACTCTCAAAAAGAATCAGCAAATACGACATTTCGGACCTTGAGAAGTCCCTGATCAAGGCATCAAAAACCTCTTCTTTTGTAAACACCAGGTACTATCTGCAGAGAATTTCTCTTGTTCTTGCTCTTTTGACAAAAACTCTGTCAGGAAAGTCCCCCTATCTCACTGCAAAACTCGAGTCGGGGCTCTATAAAATGGGGGCAATTGGACTGATTCCCGAAGATGAGCTTTCTCCAGAATATCTTTTTGACAATGAACTTCGACCCGAATTTTTGGAACACAAAAAGAAAGTCTTTGAGGCTTTTCTTGATATGGTTGCGTCTCAGGTTTTGGGAGAAAAACCAAAGGTAAGATTTCCTTCGGGTGCGTCTCTTCCCTTCCCTCCGAAACTCCAAGAAAAATGTTCGAATCCCGATGCTCTTGATATCGAACTCGGGAATATTGTGATGTGCTATTCAGAGGGAGTTTTCCACTGCTATGATGTTGAGAAGGAAATCAAAGAACACATCAGAGAGGGAAAGTTGCTGGATATGAAGCTTCCGAAAGAATTCGAAAAGAAGATGAGAGAAAGATATGGAAAATAATATTATACGAAAAAATATTATGCAGTCTATCACAGTCAAAAATACGAAAGCTACGCATGTTGATGTTCTCCTTCCTTCCAAAGACATCCAGAAACTGTCCCTTTGTATGGACTTTGCCCCTTCAAAAACAAAGAAAACCGTCTTTGTCTTTTTTACTCTCGAAGGTATGGAAAGACCATGGAAGAGCGGAGCCGTTGAGATAAACTTGTCAAAAAGAAAGACAAGGTTTATGGGTGAAATTATGCCTTCTTCCTATTTTGACAAAAGAGAGGGAATAGCGCCTCACTTGTGCATCTGTATTTTGGACGAAGAAAAGAAGCATTTCAAAAGCACTGTGCAATGGTCGCTTGAGGCAGAGTTCTGATTTTTCTCTTTCTAGAAAAATCTATGGGGTAAGTACGCGATGGGTTCAGGTTTTTCTCTAGCTCAAAACACATCCGAACAACTTGCTTCTTCCAGCGTCGCCCAAAACTTTACGGGGACATGCGATATCCAATGCCAGAACATTGCGAGTGGGACAACCATCGACATTCAAGATTCCACCATCCGCGGAGGCATAAATTTCACACAAAACTGTTCCGCTACAGGAGACTGTCTCTTTTCGACCACTCAAAATGCGGCCATTGACTCAATGTTTTTTGCGAAAAATTCAGCCCAAGCAAAAAACGCTGGTTCGTGGATGGATGGTTTCTTCAACCAAGATGTTTCGACAAACACATCGTACCAGGATATCAGACAAAGCATCAACCAAAATATTGAGGACCATTGCAAAATCAGCTCTTTGAACGAAGTAGACCGTCTCACTATTTTGGCCACAAACTCTGATATTTCTGGTGGCATCGACATCTCACAGCAGGGAAATGCAAACGGTTCGTGTGCTATGCAAGCGAATTTTGTTGGCTCCGCTCAGGCAACAGGAAGCATCGAACAGGAAGCGCAAGCAGGCAAGAAAGCAGGGAAGTGGTCCCATTTCGGGCTAATCTTCCTCATAATTTTGGGCTTCATTGCCCTCATCATCATCGGAGTTATTATCTTCGTTGTCGTCAGGCACAAAGGAGATCCCGTTTGTCCTGGAGGTGTTAAGGCGATCAAACCTTCAAGATTTGAGAAGCCCGTTTGTCCTCCTTCTCTGGCTACAACTTCATCTGTATAAAAACATCAAATGATTCAAAAGGTTTATTATTTCTAAAATAATAACGACAAACGACAAATGATGGCGACTCCAAAATATCCATCCAACATCAAGAAGTATTCCGGTTGTATCCGTGAAAACAAAAGGAACGGATATTCCACTTTTTCTATTCGTATTGAAAGTGTTTCTCCCATCATCAACAAAACTTTCCCCACAAGAGAAGAGGCAGAAGGTTTTGTTCGTTCATTCAACATCGAGAATGGTCTATGCAAAAACAGGATGATGGAATATGAAGATTATCTTGAGGTCGATCTCACCCAAGGAAAGTGGACGAAAATAGACAAGGAGGATCTTGTCCATGTGGAGCCATACATGTTCTACTATCATGACGAAAGCGCAGGTGCAAGAATTGGGGGAAAGTTTAAAAGACTTCCTCATATTCTTTTGGATTATGAACCAAAGAAAGGTTTCATGGTCACACACAAAAACGGGGATAATTTGGACAATAGGAAAAACAACTTGGAAATCACACCTCTCGAAACTCTGAGAAAGCGTCAAGGACACTCAAAAAAGAGCGAAGGAGTAAAGGGGGTTTGTCTGGAAGAGACTTGGAGTTCTGTCTGGATGGAAAACGGCAAACTCAAAAGTAAGAATTTCTATGTGGGAAAATATGGCCCTGAGAAAGCAAAAGCCATGGCCGTGGAACACAGAAAAAAGATTGAAGAGACTCATCCTGCGTACGTCGAGGCTTTGAAATATCGCAACTTCGAGGAAGATCAGCCAGGAGTCGAAGAAACACCCATCAAAAAATATCCCACAAACATCAAAAAATACACCGGAAACATCAAGGAGCGTCCCGGAATCAACTCTTCCTCTTTTTGCGCCACGATAAGAACCAAGAATCACAACATCAACAAAACTTTCGACAGCAGAGAAAAAGCCGAAGAATTCTTGAGAAAGAAAAATGTGGAGCTTGAGTTGCCGATAAAGAACAGACTTCTCGAGTACAGAGACCATGTGCAGATGGAACTTTCGGGAGGCAAGTGGACAAAAATAGACAAAGAGCTGCTGCCCGTTGTCGACAAACATATATTTTCGGTCCACAGCGGAAAGTATGCTTTATGCACAGTCGGTGGAAAAAGATGTGCTCTGCACCACCTCGCGTTCGGAGGACCCATTTCCGAAAAAGACACTATCGACCATATAAATGTGGATACTTTCGACAACAGAAGAAAAAACTTGAGGATTGCGACCATGCAAACACAGGCAATCAACAAGAAAATTTTCAGCAACAACTCTTCGGGAATTTCCGGGGTTGTTTTTGAATCCTGTTGGGTGGCAAAGTGGAAAGAAAACGGTAAGCCAAGGAAAAAATCTTTCTCGGTGAAAAAATACGGGTTTGAAGAAGCGAAAGCACTTGCCACCAAACTAAGACTTCTCAAGGAGGAAACTTTGGAAGAATACAGAGGCACCGTCTCCCAAGAATAAAATATATGCACATATATTTTCCAGGGCATAATCATACTGATTGTCCTCGCCGTCATCGCTCTCATCATCATCGGTGTCATTATTTTTGTGGTTGTAAGACACAAAGGAGACCCTGTTTGTCCTGGGGGTGCCAAGGCGGTGAAGATGTCACGTTTCTCCAAACCGACGTGTCCTGCTCCTGTAACTTTGTCAACAGAAAGCGCCTAGTCCGATTCCCCAACAAAAAATATTTCTCGAAATATTTTTATGAAAGGTTGTCGAAATATGCTTGAGGGTTGTGAGCTATTTCCCATTCCCTGTTTCTTTCTCCGATGCCCATATTCGACAATCCATATTTTTGAACATCCGAAATATTGAGCATGCCGGTCAAACAACTCGAAACGCTGATATCCAGATCCGACTGAGTGCTTCGGAGCCATTCACTAGTGAATAGAACCTTGTTATGCAAAAAGCAAAAGAATGGACAGTCCTCGTATCCCTTTGACTTTGGAGGGAACAAGGATACTGGGTCAGCCACAATTTTATTCCCGTCGTTTGTTATCAACGCCGCAGAGAAAGAATCGTCTTCGCAGTTTTGTTCAAACCACAAGGAGAACTTCTTGTTGCCGATTCTGGGAGAACCAAATGTTTTTACAGACGCTTTTCCGCTCCATCCATTCTTCCTCAAATGCCAAAGAGAAGCCTTTGCGAGAGCCCCTCCCATAGACATTCCTAAAAGCCAAATGTCTGGAGTTATACCTTGGTTCGAAACACAAGAAAGAATATTTTTTGTAAACTTTGATGAAAGTTCCAAAATGCCTTTGTGAATGCCGGAACTTTCGTCAATGTCTGTGTTACACATTGTGCCGAAGCCAAGGGATATCTCTTCCCAAAAATTTTTGGGAAGGAAAGGAGAGAAAACAAAGACAAGACATTCAGACCGACTTTTTATTGCATCGAGCCTTTCCCTGTCGACTTTGAACGCAAAGCATCTTGTGTTATTTTCCCCATAAAAAACGCCCATAAATCTTGCGGGTGTTCCAGAAAGTTGCACCATCGACGGTAGAGGTTTTTCGGAATAGCTCAAAAGACAAAATTCAAACCATAATCTTGACACAGGTGTTATTTTTCCTCCGTGAAAAGGTCCCGTAGTTTCGACCTCTTCCCAAACATTTAGAGAATCTGCAAACGCAAAATCCTGTTTTTTTGGAGTGAGAACGGAGAGTAAAAAAGCTCTCAGGGCTTCCTCGTTGTTTCCCCCGAAAATTTTCACAAGATTTTCCGGAAGAACAAGTTGTCGTTTCATTCCTTTTATTGAAGTCTAACCGGAAACTTTCTCTTGAACTTTTTACAGGATGTCTGTGAGAAAGCTTGCACTCGAACAACTTCGTATTGCTTTTCCCGAAAAGGCGGAAGCCATCGAGAAAAAGATGAATATCAACGTGACAAACCTTTGCAAGAAGCTCGGCATCAAGCCGGGAAAAGACAATCCAAAGTTTATGGAATTTGCAACCTTTTATTACTACAACACACTCGGTGCGTGTCTCAACGCCAAACACAAACCGGGAGCAGTAAAAGACTTGAACGGGAGGAAACTCGACTTTGAATGTGAATTTTTCAAAGAAGAGGCAGAAAAAGAGGATTTGCTCATCGAACTTGTTTTGAAGCCGCTTGTGGTACAAAACGGCTTCGTGAAGTGCATAAAATGCAAGTCGAAAAACACTGTATCCATCGTCGTGCAAACAAGGAGCGGTGATGAAATGGCCACTGCATTTGTCGACTGTTTGAGCTGCGGAGAGAGTTTTGTTTCCCACGAATAAAATATACAAATATTTTATTAGTCCTCTTCATCGTCCTCATTCTCTTCATCGTCGTCCTCTTCCTCTTGTTCTGTTTGGTCCTCATTCTCTTCCTCGTCTTCATCGTCCTCTTGTTCTTCTTCTTCCGCTTCGCTGTCTTCTTCATATTCTTCCTCGTCTTCATCACTGTCCTCTTCGTCTGCAGGAGCGACGTAGCTCCACTTTCTTTGTTTGCAGTATTCTACTTCCTTTGGAGTCAATGGAGAAATTTTGCCATCGGCTGCCTGGGTACCATACGCTTTTTTGTCGATATTTCGGAAGATGATTCCGGTCTCTGTATGTTGCCAGTTGCCGAAACTGTTCTTTCTGATACTGATGACGGTCTGCTTCTTTTCCTCTTTTACCTCAACTTTTTGAGGTTCGACCTTCTTTTCTTGAAGTTCTTTTTGTTCCTTTTCAAAGGCATCTTTTGCCTGCTTGGCTTGAACCGTGGCTTTGTGTTTTGAACAAAACCCATAAGGAACCACAGATTGTTGTCCGCAAACTTCGGCGTTTCCTCTCTGGGCTTTAAAGCGACATGTTGTTGGGCGGTTTGATGGGAGAGCTTCGGAGATTTGCTGGTCAGTTATCTTTGCGTTTTTCAAGAGAGTTTCCACAAATGCAAGAAGACTTTGGTGGTCGAGAGTTTTCCAAGCCGCCATTTACCCGCGAATTTTGCCGCCTTAAGGTGTTTGTAATGAGAAAACTTTGTGACTTTGAAGGCTGCCACAAACGCAAAACTCTCTTTGGAGGGTGCAAATTCTGCGGCCTGACATTTTGTTCAGGTCATTTCCAACCAGAAATTCATAGCTGTCAAAATATTCAGACGTGTCGGAAAGATGCTTTTGAAAAGAATAAAAATTTTCTTTTGTCGTGCGCACACACTGCTTCAAAAATACGCACTTAAGAAAACACCTCTGAGAGCACTAAGATGTCGAAATCCAGACGCGCCGTTGCCGAAACCAAACTGTCCGAATCCGAATCTGAGAGCGACTTTTCGGAGGAGGAAGTTGTCGAGAAACCCAAGAAGAAGGCCGCTCCGAAAAAGAAGGCCGCTCCGAAAAAGGCTTCTGCTTCCGGAAAGGTCGCCGCACCTCCTGTGACTGAAAAGAAGACTCGCAAGCCGGCGGCGAAGAAGGCCGCCGCTCCTCCCGAAGAGGAGGAAGAACAACAAGAAACTCCTGTTGCCGAGAAGAATGAAAAGAAGACTCCCGCCCCCCGGAAGGGTAGAAAGGCTCCTGCTCCCAAAGAGGGACAGCGTTCATTCCAAATTTCTCTGGATAGTGTCGAGCCTCCGATCGATCGTTCCCTCCTGAAAGAACATGACGACATTGTCCACGGAACCACTCCTCTTCAGGCCGGAAGGAAGACTTTCACCCGTCTTTTGAGGAAGTACAAGGACACTGGTGTTACCGCCTACAAATTTGTTATCGTCGAGACCACCGGTACCAAGAAGGCCTCTTTCTCATACGAAGGAAAGAGGGTGGAGCGAGAAGTTCCCCGTGTCATCAAAAAGGGAGATTCAGAGTATTCTATCAACCACGACTTTGTGGTAAAGGCGACCAAGAAACCCAAGGCCGAAGGCAGCGACTAAAATATTTTATAAAATATTTTATTATGCAACTCCCAAAAGAGTCATCGATGTCAAGGCGAGCGCGACTCCAAACCACAATTTCCAACTTTTTGTGGAACGAGACAGCCAGAGAACAGCGGCTAGAACGACAAGGAGTACAGCCAGCATTCTCGCTATCACAAACAATATCTCTACCTCTCCAAGGCTCAAAAGATTCACATGACAAAAGACAAGGGACACTTCCAACGCAAGAGCAGCGAAAAGCCAAAAAATGTTCTTTGTGTCGACATACCACTTTACAGAGATAACGGCAGCAGCTCCGACAAGAGCGCTCAATGTTAAATAGACAGCCTTTTCCATTATAAATATGAGGATTGCATTTGGTCCTTTTATGCGTTCCGGCAAAGACACAGCCTGTGAATGGCTCAAAGAAACTTATGGAGGCAAAATATTCCGTTTTTCCCATAAACTTTACAAGGCAACAGAAGAGGTGCAAAAAACACTAAAACTTCCGGTTGAGAAAGACAGGGAACTCCTCCTCCTTGTTGGAAAATATGCTAATGACAAAAATCCTCTCATCTTTGTCGAACAAGTTCTTGAAAAAATACTTGAGCAGCCAGAGGACATGAACATTTTCATTCCCGACGTCCGAAGAGAAGAGGAGGCGCAAATGCTGAAAAAACATGGATTCATTCTCGTGAAAATAACGAGAGAAAGCGAGCGCGCTTTTTGTGAGATGGAAGAAAGGATGTCAAAAAGTGGTCTCTTCGACATGACAATAGAAAACAACGGTACACTTGAAGATTTTTTGAGGTCTCTTGATAAAATATTTTAGAAATATTTTATATGGGATGACCATCCCCTTTCAAACAAAAATGCAGAGTATAAAATGTCTGAGGCACGTACTCTAAAAACTTTGAGGTCCTTCGACGAGTTCACTGCTGGAAAAGAAGACTTGAGTGTAGCTTCTTTTGACGTCGGATGGAAGGCTTTTGCGTGGTCCGTTGACAAATGGGATACAAAACTTTTGAAAGAACAGAGAGAGAAATTTTTTGGGACAAAATATAAAAAAGACAGGAAAAAGGGAACTCCTGTCTATGAAGAGGTTCTTCATGACGTTGCCATCGGCGCAAAGAGTGTTGACGTTGACGTGTATGACATCTCTTCCGAAGAAAAGAAACTAGATATCCAAGTGCGTCTCAACCTTTTTTCGCTTCTGGAAGAAAAGAAAGAATTGTGGGACCCAGTGTCCATTGTCGTCATTGAACAGCAGTTTTGCACCTCGTTCGGAGGAAACAAAGGGAACAAAGGAAAAAATACGGAAGGTACAAATATGGACGCCATCAAACTTTCGGAATCTCTAATGTCTTGGATGTTGATGAAATACGCGAATGAGAAAACCATCATCTTTGTTCCAACAGCGACAAAAACAAATATTTTGGGAGCTCCCAAAATGCCGAAAAAGCTTGATAGGAAAAAGTGGATTCTTGCGAAAGTCCTTTCATGGGCAAAGGAAAGAGGTGACGAAAAAAAGCTCGCAAAGTTTGAAGAGTCAAAAGTGGTATTTGATATGGCAGATTCGGAAGCGCAAGGAATAGCGACAGTCTTTAAATATGTGGTGACAGCCGAATAAATGGAAAGTCTCGATGAACTTGCCGCTCTCCTGAACGCCATGAAAGAAATAGCCAAGAAAAATATTTCAAAGGGGAAGAAGCTTTTTGAAATAATAAACAAAGAGTCGGGTTCTCTTTGTTCCGATCTTGAAAACCCCGAGAAAGCAGAAAAGTACCTCTTGCAAAATGTAACTGAACTTTGGGGAGACTCAGAAGAGGTATTGTCTTCTTACAAAGATTTTCTCACGTTTTTGATGGGAGGGGAAAAGCCAAAAAACAAAGACAACTTTTTATTCAAGGCGTGGAAGGGGGATCTCTACGGCAAAAAGGGAGCTCCGGCTCTCCGAAAGCTTTGTAAGAACTTGTTGGAAACTCAGAGTTTCTTGGAACAACCATACGACGATATTGTTTCTCAACTACTCTAATTTTCTTTTGTGCAAAAGAAAAAATAATGGAAGAAACAGACCAAGTTATTATTCGACTCCTCTCGGAGAACGATGAGAAGCTCGAGCAAATAAGGGAGTTGGAAGAGACGATAAAAGTTATGAGGGAACACTACCAAAAAACTCTCGAAGAAAATTCTGAGCTCAGGGATAAAAACTTTGAACTTTTATCTCGGCTTTTAGAAACGGAACAGAGAATTTTGGAGAACGCGGACAACATCTCTATCATTTCCTGAAAAAAATATTTGGATATTTTTTTACATATAGCTCACGGTTGTTTTTTGTAGCCTTGCACAAATTTGTTCTTTCGTCCCAGAAGTACCCACTCCGAACTTTCGAGCAAAGTCTTTGAGTTCCAAAAGTTTGTATTCTTGACAGTTTTTACCGTTTATTTGGAGCCCTCCCGGAGTCGTCTTGAGTTTGTTCGAGGTTGTCTTTCTTTCGACTTGGTACTCGGGGCTTTTTGCCTTCTTTCTTTTTGTTGGAGCAGCTCCCCTTCTCTTCGCATAACAACATTTCACGCCGGATTTCATGAAGCGAATCTCTTTGTTTTCTGCACACTTTTCTTCGCCTGTTCTTTCGTCCATGACCGGCCTCCTTGTGGCGGGGCATCCGGGGTAAGGATTTTTTCTCTTTGGAATTGTCTTGCCTTTGACTTCGCCCTTCGGATTGCCCTGCACCTTCGTGCCGAAAGAGAGGGCAGAGGACGCCATCTCTCTCAGTTCGACATCCACGCCTGTCACTCCGTTCTTTGCGAGCCACCTCAAAACAGATCTTTTTCTTTTCTCTCCCAGCTCTTCTGTTTCTGTTGTTGTGTTCCAAGAAACTTTTATTCCTCTTTGTTTATTTTCAGCAAGAGCATCCAAGAATTTCTTCTTTTTCTCGGCTGTGCCGGAAACAGTTGTGACTCCTGTTTTAAAAACAAGACGAGGGAGTTGCTCAATCTTTTTCTGGGCAACAGTCGCTTCTTTCGGAACAACAAAATCTTTCGAGGGTTTGAAACACTCTATTTTTCCTCCATTAATCTTTCTAAAGATTTTACAATCCACAGCGGCTTCTTTGAGGGCTTGCAGAAATCCTTCAGCTACGACCTTTTTCGGTTCGACAATCTCGTCGTATATTTTGTCGTCGATAAGTTTTCTTCCATGTTCTCCCCTTGCCCTGTAAAGCCATACTTCCACGTGTCTTTCTCCCTCTGGCAAGTCTTTTTGAGAACAGAATCTTACGGCTCTTCCTATGGCCTGGTCGATAGTAGAAGAGTTAAAAAATGGGTCGATGATGTGGACTTGCCTTACCCTCAAAAGAGACACTCCCTCTGCGATGCTTTTTGAGCCCAGCATAACCTGGATGATAGAACCATCGGCGTTTTTTGGTCTATTAAACGCCTTAACGACTCTCTCCCTTTCCTCTTTTGTCTCTGTTCCGGTAAAAAGCGCGTACTTGGGCTTTTTGTCTTTTGTGCCGTATTTTGAGAAGCCATTGGCTTCAAGTGCTTTGGCAATGCTCGCCGCACCTCCATAGTTTACAAAGTTTGAATAAACAAACGCGAGTCTTTTATCCTTTTTGAGTTTTTTGACAAGGGTGGCAAACTTGCAGCTGTATTTTTCCAGTTTGGGCAACTTCCACATCTCTTCAGTCTCCGATTTTTTTCCAGCAGATCCACAAGAACCATTTGGATAAACAAGGTTTGAAGCCTGTCTTTCTGCCTTGTAGATGCTGTTGTTATACTCGAGGTTCTTTTTGCGGAGTTCCTTCGGTGCAGACTCGTATTTGGAGTAGGATTTCTCCTGGAATGACGACATATTGCAAACAAGGGGTTTGGGTCCTTTGACCTTGGGATAAGCTGCTGGGTCCGCTCCGCGAACATATGAAACAAGTCCCTGAATTCTGTTCTTGAACTCATCCATGTTGTTCGTAACAATTTTCCCGTCCTCGGATTTCAGGTATCTGTTTTTAAAAGTTTGCAAAATAAAGGGGTCGTCATCGAGCTTGAGAATGTTCAAAGTCTTTGCAATCTCAATCTCATCATCAAAAATGGGAGTGGCGGACAACAGGACAATTTTGAGTTCTTTGGGTGCTTTGTGAAGCTCCTTCATCAAAGCTTCGTACCAAAGTTTTCCAAGAATATTTTGGACTTCGTCAATCACAAGAAGTTGATATTCCCTCAAGTCGACCTTTCCTTTTTTCGAGTCAAGATAAAACTTTTGGTACGACATCACATCATATTTTTTCTTTATCTTTTTCTTGGCGGAAGAAACAGCATCCCTTGCTCGTTCGGAATCCGGTTTTTTCCGAAGATATTCTCTGTCTTTTTTTGAGATGTAAATATCCCCCGTACATTCCGACAAAAGCTCCCCAAAGAAATTCGCCTCAAGTGATGCCGGTAGAAGAACCAGGACTTTTTTCTTGTTCTTTTTGAGGTTCGCTTCGGCAATACGAATAGTCTCACATGTTTTTCCTGAACCAAGTCCGTGAAACAAAAGAATTCTTTTGTGGTCTGATTCCGGCCCCATATAGTCTTCGACAAAAAGTTGATGCATCTGTAAAGAAAACTTTCTTGGAAGGCAAAGCTCCTCCATTGTCAAGCCGCCTTTTTCTTCTTTTGGAGTCCACTTCAAAATATCTGCTTTAGACAACATTAACAAAGACAAAAATTTCACAAGTAATATGAGCATCACTCATTCGTCAGGTATTGCTTCCTTCCGAGCCACTCCGGTAACAAACGACAAAGTCCAACTTTCGACCATTGAGACCATAGTGAAGGAACTCAAGGCTTTTGTCGATGAACAAAGGAAAGTTCAGGAGGAGATTGAGAAAAAAATCAGTCGCCTCGAGTTTGAGGTTTCCGACATCAAGAAAAAGACACAGACACTTTTGAGCTCTTCTCTTTCCCTAAAAAATTCTGTGGACTCTTTGTCCAAAGATATGACTTCTCAACTCGAGGAAGTCGAAGAGAATAAAAAGGTTTTGGAAGAAAGGGTCTTTGAACTCGAGAAAAAGAGTTTGGAAGAAAAACCAAAGGCAACGAGAACTTCGAGGAAGAAGGATTAGAAAAATATATAAAATATATTTTTTATGTACACGCTGTGTTTGTCGTTGGACAATTATTACAACCGGAGCAGAACGCATAGTCTTTGTTTGGATTTTCAGAGTCGATAAAAATCCATCCGTTTGATGCGGGGCTAAACGCTCCCACTATTTCTCCTTCAAGGTCCGGATGGAATACTTTGCTTTGTCTATGGACATTGGCAGAATATTTTGAAAGGGATGAACTTATCGATATGATGGGCAGGAAGGAATTGCAACCGTTGCATCCGAGTCCCGGAACCGAGCAACTCGAAACAATTTCCTCTGACCAAGGTCCAAGTTTTCCATAATTTCCGTTTTGGTCGACGTATCTCACGGAATACCACGTCGGAATACACCAGAGTGGCTGGTCTTGTTCTGCCTTTCCAAACTGTGCGAGAACGGGTTTTTCTTGCGGAGTTGGAATGCTCAGGTCAAGCTTAACCTCCTTGAACGACCCATCGGCGTTTTCCCATGGAGGAATCTTTGGGCTCCAATCTTTTTCGAACCTTATAATTCCAAAAAACGCAATGATACCGACAATCAGCAGAACGACGACGGCAACAACACCATACCAAAAGCTGGAACTCATTACTCTTCCCGAAAATTTGACTCTTGAATAGAAGAAACAATATATACTCTCATCCCAAATTCTTCCTGAATCGCGAGCATGATTGCGAATAGCGGTTCTTCTTCTCTGGATATTTTACGAAATAAGTTGCGAGGCACATCTTCTTCTTTTATTTCTTGGCGACAGCAAGGACAGATTGGCTCGGAAATATTTTTTAAACATTTTTTATGAAATCTGTGTTTACATCCGAGAACAATTCCCGAACCCTTGGAAAATGCTGAGAGGCATATCGCGCACTCTTCGGAGAAGCTTTCGTCACAAGGTCTGTGAGAAAAACAAAGTCCCGATGGATCTTTTACCTTTCTTTTACATTGTTCTCCAGAAGAAGAGGTTCCTTGACATTGCTGCATAACTTACCAGACTCTCTGAATTTTCTTTTGTCTTTGGTAAGATGGATTATCTCGAGGAAGAAGACCTTGAATACTATGGGGCTGAGGAAGAAGTCCAAGAATCTGACATGTTTGACCAATTCACAAAGCTTTTGGAAGAACAAAGGCTCATTGAAGGCGAAGACATTGCCGATGTCTCCACCGCACAGATGGAACAACAACAGGAAGAAGAGCCAGAATTCGCTTACTCTTTTCAACAACTTGTCTCGGCGAAAAAGTCTGGTTCTTCGACAGCAGTCTATGTCGGAAGGAGACGCATCGTCTCAGACGAGGAGAGGTTCGAGAAAGAAGTGAAAGAGGTCCTGGACGAAGAGGATTTTATTGTTCGTTCATCCCCAAGAGACAAAACAAAGATTGCTCAAAAGTTGGAACAACTCCTTCCCGAGTCCAGGTTCTATAACATTCGCATCTTCACGAGAGCATATCTGTTTGTCCAAAAGAACTCTCCCGAATTTACACCCGAGCAATTCAAAGCCACACTCAAGTTGTACAAAAAGACAAAGAAGGCGATGATACCGGAAGACTTTTTGAGATATTGTCTCATTGTTTCAGAAAAGATGTAGAAATAATATTTCCAAATATTATTAGCTCTTTCCAGACTCTGCTTTTCTCATCTGCAAAAGAAAACCTTCGGGGTCTGGAAGGCCGACTTCTGTCAACATCCGGACGGCAAGTTGGTCTTTTTCTTTCTTTTTGAGACGACAAGGCTTCGGCTTCGGAGCGATGTTTTTGCGTTTGATACCGGAAACTTCGTCTAGGTTCCTTTTTTCCATGTATTCAAAAAGTTTAGCCTCCAAACTCTTTTTCCTTTCCCGAAGTTTCTTTGACTGTTCGTTCATACGCTTGACTTCTTTTGTGATGCTCTCTATTTGTTTCGCGTAGGAGGTCATTGTGACTTTCTTATTCTTCTTGTATCTTGCTAAAGAAAAGTCAATGGGTTTTTTTATTGGGATGATACTGACCTTTGTTTGGTGGATTTGGAGGACAACTCCGAAATGCGTGACTGATTATGTCAGTAAATGTTTCGAACAGAAGACAACAGCAAAGGCAAATCGCAAAAGGATAAAAGTTCCCTTTTGGTTATCGGGGCAAAAATACAATATTCTTGTCAAAAGACCCAGAAAAAACTTTTTGATGTTTTCGAATATTTTTTGTGATGGAAAAGACAGAACTCTCCGCGTCATAAAATACCTCGGACCGGACAACAACTTTTTCGGAAACGAAGTGACTCCTCGAGACCTTGGATACCGAGAGATGGAATTTCAAGTCGTCGTTCCATTCGAGAAAAACTTCTTCTTCTCAGAGGATGACGTGATAACACTATAAAATATTTTATAAATATTTTTTCTCCCAAAGTTTCACCAAAATATCTCCATGGCAATCGTCCGTGTCTTTGCAAAAGCAACCAAGAGTTTTTCCGGAAAGTTCTCCAAGTCTGTCCCAAAGTTTTTCTTTTGCGTGCGCTTTGTAATTTTTCAGAGACTCTTCTCTTGTGTACTCCGAGAGTTTCCACTCATTGGCCCAAGGAGATTTCGGAAGATTCCATCCTCCCATCGTGCACCTTCTACCAATCCAGACATCGCAATCTTGCACAACCTCTCCGTTCTTTCTCTGAATTTTGACACGTTTCGGAGGTCCGAGTAGTTTCCCGTAGGGAACTGTGTGCACTGTAGTACCTTTTTTCTCTGCGAATTGAATGGTGCTCTTTGTACCTTTGCTTTCTCCGTCCCAAAAAGCAACGAGAAAGTCAGAGTCTTCGACTATTTTTTTGTTTCGCTCAATGTATTCGTATGCTTTACTTTTGTCTTTTGGAAGATGCACAATACACTCTACTTTCTTGTGTTTGGCCCATTTTTCCGCCAGAGTGTCTGCTCCCTTTGCGCCTCCGGACACGACGCAAACAAAAGAATGTTGTTTCCAAATTTTTCTCAGCTCTTTGGCAAACAAAGACTTGTCGGAAAAGTCACGTCCTCCAACAATTCCAATCTTCATGTTTTTCTTGTGTTGTTCTGTGAGATAATTTTTATTTTATAAAAATTATGAGCTGCACATCACACATTCTTTCTCTTCTTCCTCAACCGCGAGATTCACGGCAACATCGGGAGGGGAAGTTCTCAAGTAGTACATCCCCGTTTTTGCTCCCTCTTCCCATTGATAAAAATGATACGAAGTGAGCTTTTGGTACGTCGGATTTTTCATGAAGCAGTTGTGGGAACTTGTTTGATCAACGTATCTGCTCCTGTCGATACCAAGTTCACAAACCCTCTTTTGTGAGAGTTCAAAAGCATTCAAATATTTCCTCTTTATCTTCTCGACGGAGGGCTTCAGAGACGGGTCGTCACAGACAATACCTTGGACAGAGCCTTTTCCAGTCAAACAAATGGCTCTGTTTTTCTTGTTCCAAATTCCAAGCTCAATCATATCATTGACAAAGTGCCTATTAACGATTGCGAATGTGCCACTCAGAACAGTCCTCTTTCCGATAATGTTTGTGAACGGTTCAAACGCTTCGTTGTTTCTCAAAATCTGGGCGGTGCTTGCAGTCGGCATCAGAGCGATCATAAAACTGTTGTAGACTCCATCTCTCTGAGTTTTCGTTCTTTCGGCATCCCAATCAATGCCACAGTAAGACTCTGGAATTCCTTGCGTCTTCCTGTATTCCTTCACTTGTTCGATAGTGATGTCATCAAAAGGAATTCCTGTCTTTTTATGGATGTTTTCAACATCCCAAAGGTCATGGGAAAAGAAGCCTTTTGAAAGGGGGGAACCCGGAAAGGTCTCATAGTATGGGATAGCACAGCCAAACCTTGCCCTTTCCTTTGACATTTTTCGTGACTCTGTGATTGCTGCGTGATAGATGGTCTCAAAGATTTGTCTGTTCAACATTTTCGCCTCTTCATCGAGCCACGAAAGACCCATCATCGCAAAGACATCGGCAAGACCTTGCACTCCAAGACCAATGGGTCGATGACGAAGATTCGTCCTCTTGATTTTGGGAATTTCCGGAGGATAACAGTTTCTGTCAACGACATTGTTCAGTATTCTGATAACTTTTCTCGCATTCCTCCACAACTTTTTGAGATTATAAGTTCCCGTCTTTTTGTCAACATATTCGGGAAGACAGATCGAGGCGAGATTACAGGAAGCAATCTCTTCCTCTGAGGTGTTCTGACAAATCTCCATACAGTTTCCAAGAAGGAGGCCCTCGAACATTCCTTTGCCCTTCTTTTCTTCCCTGAAACAAAAGGTGTCCACGTTCTCTCTTCCCTTTGAGACTGACAAGACTTTGACAAAGTGCGAAGCTGAGCGTTGGGGCGTCCTTTTGGAAAGCTTGAGTCTTTTCGGGGAGAAGCCGATGGTCAAAAGTTTCTGCACGTTTACAGAGTCAACGAGAAGACCCCACAAATCTTTGCATTCGTATTGGCTTTTTCCTCCCTTTCCGTCTGGGAGAGTTTGAACACCCGCACATGCTCTGAGAACAACTTTAGATTCAACACCAAGAGTCTGGAGCATTAGGCGAATATCCAAAAGGAATTCTTTTTCGATGGAAGCAAGTTGGATGGACTCGTTATTTCCGTTTCTCGCGACTGTCCCATCCGCATCACAATAGCCCTCGAACCATCTGAGCCTGGTGTCAACATTCGAATACATCGGTACTTCAAACTTCAAAGGCAGATCTCTCGGCAGAACAACGTTGAGCTTTCCTGTGCATTCCTTTCCGTGTCTTATGTGCTCGATATGGCTCAACAGGTTTATCTTTTCGTCGTAGAGTGTGACTTTGGGATATTTCTTTGTCTTGTCGTATCCTCTGTCGTAAGTTCCGTCACCGCAAAAGAAGCCATGAGTGTATGGATATTTGAACTCTGAACTGTTTTCGAATTCGAAAGCTTCCGGAAGAACCCATTTCTCCAGCTTGTCTCCCATTTCCAGTTCTTGTGCTCTTTTCTCCACAACTTTTCCACAATATTTGTTTTGGACAAAGAATCTGTGTTGGGGTGTGCACTGCAGACTCACACCATTTGAAAGTTCAACACACAAAAGGTCCTGGTTTTCTGCAGTCTTTACAATCTTTGTTTTGCTCCACTCTTCTCCGTTCCAAACATGGACTTGTTCATCCACAATGGACTCAATCTCAACATACCCATGCTCTCGTGTCATCACTTTGGTGTCTCCTGCAACGCACAAATTTAGCGAATGAGGCATCCCAAAGTTTTTCTGGTTGCTTTTGCGGCAAATGGCATCTTTGTATGCGATGAAAGGCATTCCCACCTCGACTTGAGCGACAAGAATGTGATGCCAGAGTTCTTGGGCCTTCACGACCTTTTTGGCTCTTCCCTCGTTTTCGTACTTTTCATAAAGAGACTCAAATTCCGAACCGTAGACATCATCAAGACCGGGAGCCTCGTTGGGGCAGAAAAGACTCCATTGTCCATTATCCCTGACTCTTTTCATGAAAAGGTCGGAAGTCCAGATTGCATAAAAAATCTCTCTGGCTCTCATAAGGTCATCACCTCCCGGTTTTTTCGCGTCGACAAAGTCAAAGATATCAACGTGCCAGCAAGCCAAGAAAAATGTTCCACTTCCTTTTCTTCTTCCTGCTTGGTCAACATACCCAAGGACGGCGTTCGGGACTCTGAGGAACGACACAGCTCCCGAAGATTGACCGAGACCTCCAATGTCCGAATGTCGAACGAAGGTTATAGAATAGCCAACACCTCCGCTTCCTGCGGAGATGGTGGCAATGTCTGCCCATACTTGGGCCATTTTGTTCAGACTGTCGGGAACAATGCCAAGGAAACACGAAGAAAGTTTGGACTTTTTGAGTCCTGCATTGAACAAGGTAGGACTCGCCATTGTGAATTTGCCTTTGGAAAGGTAGTTGTAGTAATTTTGAATATTCTTCAGGTCGGGCATGCACAAAAATGTCGCCACACGAAGGTAGAGTTGCTGAGGTCTTTCATTTAGGTGGAGATTACCGTCATATCCCTTCCTCTTCACGAGGTAAGATTTTTCCAGGGTGTTGACAGCCATCCAATCAAACTTCATGTCCCTTTCCTCGACGATGAAAGAGTTCAGCTTCTCAGCGTTCTTCAGAACAAAGTCAGCATACGAAGGATCAAAAACTCCCTTGTTCGACTTGACAACGTCGGAGAACTTTTCGGGTGTAATCTCGCGAAGTCGGAGAATTTCCGCCCTTCCGGCAAGAACAGCGTAGTCGGGATGCATATAGCATTTGAAAACACAGACTTCAGAAAAACTCTTGAGAATTTTGTCTTCTCCAGAGGCATCGATCTTTTCAAACATCGGCGAAATGAGCGACTTTTGAACATTGAGACCGAAAGAGAGAGCATCGAACAATTCTGAAGCCTTCATTCCGGACATTTCTTTTATCTTGAAATTTTAGAATTGAAAGACCAAATTTTGTCGGTTCCTCAGCTTTTTTGGTGGATAAAAAATATTTTTTGAAAATATTTGAAGAAACAGTTTAGCGAAAGCAAATGTCTGATTACTCTTTTCTCGCAGAGACCTCTCAGGGCCATGCCATCAAAATGCTCGTGGAAATTTTGAACAACTGTGGAGCAAAAACAGTAACATTTCGAATCTGCAAGAAAGGTGTCTTTTTTCAGCATATGGACAACAAAAATACTCTGTTGATTGATGTGTCTCTCGAGCGCAAAAACTTTAGCAAGTTTGTCTGCAATGCGGAACACGAACTTAACATTGGCGTAAACATCCAAAAACTTCACACCATCCTTCGTCCCATCAAAAAGAAGGACTTTCTCTGTTTGTTTATAAAAAATGGGGAAATGACCTTGAATGTCAGAATCGCGCCAGACGTTTCTGGAAGAAAGGCTGCGTCAAAGGTCGAAACGTACGGACTTCGTGTTCACACCGTCCGAAGGGAAGAGGTCGAGGTTCCCGAAGAGGAGTTTTATCATTTTCCCAAAGTCATCCCGAGTTCAGAGTATCAAAAAGTCTGTAAAAGAATGAGCACGCTCGGAAAAGTTACAAGAATTCGGATGGAAGAATCAAACTACATCAACTTTTCTTGTGATTGCGCTGATGTTATTAGTGGAGACATCGAGTTTGGAGAAAAGACCGGAACGGGGGAAAACTACGACACGGAATTTATCACTTTCTCACTGAATCAGATTGTGAAGATTCCCGGTCTTTTTGACCAAGTGCAAATTCACCAACCAAAGAATCTCGACTATCCTCTCAAAATCTCTTCGTCCATCGGCATCATCGGTAATGTGAATTTTTTCATAAAGGACCGACAAACCATCGAGAAAGAAGAGGCGAATTCACGGGCTTAAACAAACTTAAAAATTTCTTCTCAAATTAGAAGAAATACACTATTTTCAGAGAATGACTGAAGCCATGATTTTCCCTGAATTTTCAGAGTTTGAAGAGTTGGGGGAAAAATGCCCACATTTGAATGTTGAGAAAAACGGAGAGAAGAACATCTGCGTTGACTGCTTTGAGGTCCTCGAAGATGAACTTTCATACACAAAAGAAGACACAGCGGCGTTTGGCCCGAATCGCGTTTGCGCAGGAAGAGTTTCGTCTCGAGGGGCAGAGAAGAGAAACATCTTCAAAGACTTGGAAGGCATCTCACTCCCAGAAAATATTCTGGAATCTGCAAACGCAAAGTACCAGAAAATTATGGAGAAAGTCGGGGGCGAAACTGCCATCAAACGAAAGAAGAAGAGAAAGGGAGTTATTATTGTTTGCACCCAGATGGCTCTCAAAGAAGTTGGAGAGAACAGATCCGTGTACGATGTCGCTCGCCTTTTTGGAGGAGAAACTCAAAAAGGCGCCATCTCTTACGGACTTAAGAAATATTGTAAAGTGTTTCGCGAGTCTTTGACCGAATATACTCAAGCTTCTGACCTCATTCGGAGAACAATCACTCTCTGTGGGATCTCACCGGACAAGTATGACGAAATTTTGAAACTCTGTCTTTCTGTGCAAGGAAAAACAAGGATGCTAAAGTCTGCGATTCCTCAAAGTGTCGCTTCCGCTGTGGTTTTTCTTTGGCAAACGATGAACAAAGACAAACCTTGGGCTTGTTACGTACCGAGAAAAGAATTTGCAAAAATTGTGTGTTTGAGCGAAGCGACGATCACTAAACACGCAAAGGAAGTTGCAAAGTTCTTGGACCTCGACGTCAAGATTTAAAAAAAATATTACAAAATATTTTTACGAGACCCAATAAAAGAATTCTTTTTTTCCCACAAGGACTTCCGCGTACCACTCTCCGTCTTCCCCCATCTCCAACATAATTTTGAGAGAACCTTCCATAAAGGACCAATGCGAAAGAAAGAGTTGGCTTTCGTTGCTCTTTTTCTCTATCGAGAATGTTCTTGTCTTCCCATCAGCAAAACTTCCAATAATTTTTTTATCCTTGAACGCAAGGTTAAAAACATAATCTTCTTGCGGAAGAATAAAAAAGGAAGCAAGCCCCTTCTCCCTGAAGTGACACAGAGGTTCGCAATTACTCTCTTTGTCCAAAAGAGTGTATTTGGTCATGACTTTTTAACTTTGATACCGTCAACAAAAAAAGCCTTGTCTTCTGATATCAGAATTTTATATACTTCGACGTCATTTTGGACCTTTCGATGTTCCTTAACCATAACGGGGCAGTCTCTGCCTTCCAAAACATCCCCTTTTTTGAGCTCAAACGCGTACACTTCTTTTTCGCCTAAAAAGAATCTTGTGAACCTCGTGGCGTAAACAAAAAATTCTTTGTCCTTGACTTGGAATACAATGTACTCAATCTCATAGTGCCTTTCTTTTACAAGACGAAACTCACAAATTTTTGAATCTTCGAGGACTAACTTGTACTTTCCTTTCGAAAGTTCACAAAAGTCGACGTCTCCCTTGTCCGTCAAAACACATGACCATTTCCAAAACATGTCTTGTTAAAACCTTTGCATCAACTCAAGTTAACAATCATGAACAAGAAACTTTTGAGACTTGCGTTTCAACTCGACTCTGAAGACGACGAACAAAAGAAAAAGGCAGAGGTCGGCATCTCTGCGCTCGCAAAAAGTTCTGCATTGCCGAATAACGTGAGACTTTCTTCCTTGGAGACTCTCTTCAAAACAAAGAGGGGAGATATCGGAAGCGACTGTCTTTCGGCCTCAAGGGACTCTCTAAATTTTTTGACTGACAAAAGGGCGACGAAAGAACTCGAATATCTTTCCCTTTGCGCAAAGTCTGAAAATGTCGACTCTTTCCAAAGACTTTTGAATGCCGTCTGTCTTTATAATTTTGGCCATTTCGACGTTTGTTATGAATTGTTCTCTTTCCTGTCCAAAAGTCCTTCGATGATGCTTTCCCATAGACTGGAAGCTCTCAAATTTCTTGTCTTTTCAGAAGAAGAGGACAATGTTGAAATTGCTAGACAGATTATTGTAGAGATTGCAAAAGATCTTGAAGTCTCCTCGGCTGTTCGCTACAAATTCGTAGCTGAATTCAGCCATCCGGGATGTATGCGCTCTCTCTGTAACATCGAGAGACTTTGGGCGACTCCTCCCGCAGAGTTCACAAAAGACATTCAAAGTTCATTCTTTTCCGTCAAGGAAAAGAATGGAGTGAGAGAAAATATTTTGTGCGCTCAGTGTCTTTTGCAACTTCAGGTGACGAACGAAGAGGAAAAGAATCAGGTGATGGAATGGCTTTGCTCCGTCGCCGAAAACTTTGCAATGCAAGAGTCAGACATTCAGGCAGACGCTTGTGATGTTTTGTTGAGGCTCGGAAACGCTTCTTTCAGAAACAGAGCCAACACTGTCCTCACTCTCCTCGCCCAAGCTTCTCGGGGAATGACCACAATCTACACGGACAAACAAAATGTTCACACAAAGAGTCTGAATGAATCTGTGAATGAATTTTTGGAGAAATGTGTCGAAGAAGAGCCGATGGACGGTTCAGATTTCGCTTCGGTTCACGCAGAGGTCGTACGTCTCTCCAACGAAAAGTTGCAAGAAGAAGAAAAGAAAAAGGCTCTTGCGGCTCTGGAGCGCATCTCTGTCGACACCGCAACGTTCACAGAGTACGAGCTCTGTCTTTCAGATGTGTTTATAATCATCTGGAAGAGAATACAAAAGAAAGAGCCGATCGCGAGGGGACAAATGCTGCAGAGGCTTCTCGAGGAGCTTGTTGATATGGCTGGCACTTGTAGTTCGGGGCATTGCTCTCGTCTCGTCAACTCATTGAGCTATTTCGAGGCAAACATCCGCATCGGTTTCAGAGAACAGATAAGGGCAAACTTCAGCGCGAGAATGAATTCTCGAATTCGCAAGCTCGAGGATACAGAACTTCAAAGTTCCATTATTTGCGGAATGGGAGATAAAGAAGGAACGGAAGATAGAAAAGCGTACATGGGCTTTATTCGGGAAAACTACCAAGAGCTTTATCAAGAACTTCACAAAGAATTTGTCGGAGGTGGCTATGTGACGACAGAACAATTTGACGAGTGGTCGAAATTTTTGGACTCTGAGTGGTAAAAAATATATAAAATATATTTTATTGTTGGAAGTATTTGTGCTTGAGAGCCTCCTCAAAAGAGATTCTGTCGTAGTCGCAATGTCTGAGCATCTTATTCAAAAGGTCGTTGCCGTCTTCCCCAAGAACTTCAAAGCGTACTTGCTTCTTTGGTGTTCTGTTTGTGAAGGGCCAAAGCGCGCTCTTTCCGATGCATTGTCTTTCTTCGCTGTCGAACCCTCCGAGAGTCGAGGTAATCTGCTTTATCATTCCTGCCTCTGTATGAGCCGTGAAAAGATGGTCTCCCTTGGCGAGAAATGCAAGAACGCAGCCCGCGCTCCAAACATCGAGTTTGGAAGTGAACACCCGTGTTCCCAGCAAAACATCGGAAGGGCGGTAGTTCATAGTGGCGACTGCCCCCTCTGTCTCGACAAAGCCGCATTCATCGGCAAAGAAAGAGTTGCCAAAGTCTCCGATCTTGACGTTCATTTCCCTGTCGATGAAAATGTTCTCGGGTTTGATGTCGGCATGAATCACACCATAGCGAGACATGTGTCTGAGACCCAGAAGGACAGAGCGAAAGATCTCGCGAATGATCTCCGAAGGGAGAGGTTTTCCGGCACACCACGCAAAGTCGAGAAGGTCCATTCCGGCGTTCCGGTAAATGGTGTGGATATATTTGTCTCCGTCAGACACATAGGGTGTCAAAACGTTCTCGTGGGAATATTTCGCAAAGTAGTCCGCAATCTCCGACTCGGCCTCTGCGTCAGTGTTTTCGTCACCAGACTTTATCACAACATCCATTCCATCCATCGTTCCGTGACAAACACAAGAGTGTTGTTCGTTGTATTGAATGACAGACTTGAACGAAAAAGTCGGAAACAAACGAGAGACTTCATCGGCGATATCTTGGGGTACTCGTGCCATATTTTTGAGAGTGAAAATAAAAACTCCGAAAGTTCCTTCGGATGTTCCATTTCGGAGAGGAAACTTTGCCTCTCCACTTTTTCAAAGACTTGAGAATTTTAGAAAAGACACATAAAATATTTTTTCATTGTAAAATATTTTTGTTCAAACATAAAATTTTTCTGAAAGTTTTGTTATTTGGACTGTGAAATTTTCCAAGTGTTCGATACAAACTCTCGTCTAATATTGCCTCAAGCACATCAAGGCTCCCGGCCTTTCTTCGGGTCCGACGATTTGTCTGTTTTCTGTGGTGACTCTGTTTGTGAATGGCCAAGGTTTGTACGAATATGCATTACAACCCTGGTTCGCGTACAAAGTTGTTCCAAGAGGGACGAGCTCCGAAGACAGTGGATACCTTGCCGTTCCATCTTGCGCGAATTGGCAACTGTAAATGTTTGCCCCAACACCTCCCTTTCCAATATTTTCCCAAACACGTGTAAGAGGCCAAGTTTGGGGAAATCCGAGCTCCGGAGCCGGGCGAGAGTCGACTCCGTAAATTCCTTGAGTAGCAAAAGGCTTTGGGCAGGGAGCGACAGCATTTTGACAAAAAACACCCGCGAGAGGTGAAACAACTTCCTTCCTGACTTGCATACTTACTCTTGGATTAAACAGAGCAAACGTTCAGAAGAAATGTCTGTTTCGTACGAAAAACTTTTGGAGAATGACCGCAAGGAAAACGCCCAAAGAAGGCAGAACCACGCCTCGACTAAACAAGAGCTCTATGATTCTCTCGTTGACTTTCTCCAAATTCCGGAGGAGCTCGCGCCTCAACTAAAGGTTTTTGACGAAACGGATGGTCTTGTCCTTGTCCATTATGTGGACGAACCTCCCCATAAATCTTTGGAAAAATATCGCGGTGTAGTTCTCGAATACAACGAAAGTCAAGAATGGGGAGAACCAGAGTATCGGGAAATTTGTCGCTCGTTCCCTTTTACTCCGGACTTTGTGGGAGAACTTCCCATCGATAAAAAAGTCGTTGATGCTTACTGGTCAGAGGAAGGAACAGTTCTTCGCGTTTTTTGGTACGGAGAAAGATGGTATATTTCATCCCATCGTCTCATCGACTGCACCCAAAGGAAGTGGTCGAGCAAAAGAAACTTCGGAGAACTTTTCGATGACTGTATCCCGAGACAAAAACTTTCTTCTGTTTTGAACAAGGAATATGTCTATGTTTTCCTTCTTCAACATCCAGAAAACAGAATCGTCACTCTGTTTGACAAACCTCGTCTTTTGCATGTACAAACTCTCCGAAACGACGGTGAGAAACTTGTATCTGTGGAGGGACATGCTCTCGATCATCCCAACATTTCCGTGCCCGAGCGTTTGGATGAATATGACAACTTTATCGAAAAGGCTCAAAATCCCCCAACTTCAAAGAACGGAATTCTTTTGTCGTTTGAAGATGGAACTTATGCGAAAATTGTCAGTCGCGAATACAGCAGGCTGAGAAACATCCGAGGAAACAACCCAGATATTTCTCAGAGGTATTTGACCCTTCAGAAATGTCAAGAAAAGGATGCTTTGGAACTGCTGGAATTGTTCCCCGAGAAAAAAACAGAAATGCTCTCTGTGTCTGAGGACGTTAAAAATCTCGAAAATTATCTCTATTCTCTTTATCGACAGAGGTACATTCACAAGGAAAGGACAACTCTTCCACGAGATGAACACAACATTATCAAGTTCACACGGGAGGCTGTCAGCAGCGAGGTCGGAGGCCGGTTCTCTCAGTACAGTTTCTCCGACCTGGCCGAAATCACGAGAAAAGAGTTGGCTCGGCAACTCGCTATTTCCAAACCCACAAGAATCATGCGTCTTGTTGGGAATATGAACGCTGCACTTCAACAATAAAATATTTTTGGTATATTTTATTCATCGGAAAGAGTGATAGAAATATTTGGCTGAATCGCAATCCATCCAACCTTTTTTAGTTCTCTGCGGATGTGCCTTGCGTGCTCGATACTTTCGAGATAGGCAATCTGTTTTGTTTTGTCGGGAAGGAGGGTCACACTGGTGATCTTATTTTCTTCATCTCGTGAACAAAACCATTTCATTCCCGGATATTGAGGCGATTCAAAAGCAAAGGGAAACCCTTCCTCTGACTTTGGTGCTGGTTCGAGCTTTAGAACTTTACTCATATTACCAAAAATAAGCAAACATGAAGACTTTTTTTCCCGAAAACATTCGTGGATACAAAAGGAAGCATCTCATCGGTTCTGGTTCGGAAAGTCAAGTTTGGCTGTACAAAAAGGACGAGTGTTTCTTTGCGATAAAATATGGAACTTCGGACCCAGAGATACCTTCACATAAAAATATTTGCGCTGTCGTCGAAAAAATCTCGGAGGAAGGACATTCTTGGACGGTGATGGAATATCTCGGCTCGATATCTGTGTACGATGTTATTTGTCGCAAGCCCGTGCCGAAAGAAGTCGCGTGCGGATGGATGAGGCAACTTTGCGAAGCTCTTGACTTTGTGCACGAAAAAGGCATCGCCCATTGTGACATCAAGTGTGAGAACATCATGATACATAAAAAGACTCCGAAATTCATTGACTGGGGGTTTTCGGAAGTTCTCGGAAACCAAAAAAATACTGCAAAGGGCTCTTTTGAATACTGTGCTCCAGAAATATTTGGTCCTTATGAACGGGACCTTTGCGCCTGTGACGTGTGGAGTTTGGGAGTTGTCTTTTTTTGCATGCTCACATCGACATTTCCCTTTCATGGCAGGAATACGGAAGAACTTTTAAAGTCTATCAAAGAGAAAAAGTTTGTGCTTGAAAGGCCAAAAGAAGAACGGGAATTTTTTCTCTGGCTGTTCCAAAGGAAATACAGAAAAAGACCAACCATCAAAAAGATTCTCGAGCACAATTTTCTAATGGGGCAATATCAATCCATTCCGTCTGCGGAAGAGGCGGGAAAGCAAAAGAAACAAGAGACAAAAGAAACCCCTCTGATTCAAAAAGGAGAAAATAAAGACCCCGAAAGAGGAGCGAAAAGAAAGGCGTCAAAGAGCCTATAAAAAATATTCCAAATATTTTTTGACAGGAAGGATACAACAAAATACACAAGTAAATGGAGTTTGCTGGAGCTCGCCAAAAATCTGCAAAGTTTACAGGTCGTCCTTTTCAAAACGTCTCGACTTCCTCAATCAGACAGGACCTCGAAAAAAGAAGAGCGTCGTTTCCCCAAGAAAAAACTTTTGTCCAAAAAAAATATATTCTGAACGAACAAAAAATTTCTTCTTCGTCCTCTGGGATGATTGCGACAAAGACACTAGATTCCGTTTTTTCTGGGGATACGGCAGAGTCATCAAAGGCAAAACAAAAGATGCTGCAAGAGTTCACATCCCCGGAAGTCGCTCCCGTTTCCAATCTTGTCCCTGTTTATTCACAAGGTTACATCAACCAGTATTTTTTGTACCTCCAAGAACAAGAGAAAAAGGATGCCGTAAAAAAAGCTCTTGTCAAAAAAGGAATACTTCTTTCTTTGGCTGCTGCGACCACGGGACTTGGGTATGCATATTTTGTTTCCGATCCGGAATTCTGCCTCAAAGTCATTGGAAGATTCCTTCCAGAAGAATGGGTCCAAAGACTCGAAAATTCTCCGGAACTTGCAGCACTCAAAGTTTTGACGTTTATCGTTCCTGTGGCTTCACAAGGAATTGTGACATCAGGTCTGAATCAGATAATTCAGGGGTACGATGTGCGCCTCTTTCTTCTGTCTGAAGTCAGCGGTGTCACAAAGGATGGAATTTCTGGTTCTTTGAACCTCTTGAACAAAGCGCTATCGATAACTGGAAATTTTGAGGCGCCTTTGTCGGTAAATTCTTCGACTCTCGATCTTTTTGGAACGGTAGTTTCTCGTACAGCTGTGACAGCAGTTTCGGAGCTTGCAACAGGAGCAAAAGAATTCTGGCTGCGTTATAACGACACCGGAGACCTTGTCTCGGAAATGGCGTACCAGACCCTCCAAAATAATCTCGAGTACGAGAGACATCTTGAGTCTCTCACTCAAAAATACAAGTCAAACAAGGACTTTGTTGGGATGTTGAAAAAGCAAAAGAGGGACTCTTCAAAAAGCACCGTTCTCTTTTCGAAAATTTCGTGGTATCTCGGTCGTATTGCACAAGTTCCAATAAAAGTCGCAAAGAAATACAAATTCACAGTTGTCGGCCTTTTGGCTGTTCTTGCTTGTTCCCAATACGTCCTGAAATATGTTGGAGTCGACATGTTTAGTTTCCTGACGAAAGAAAAACTCGAGTCTCTCTTAAAATATTCTGTGGCTGGAACCACCACGACTCTTCAATACTTTTTTGATGCCATCAAGGAGAACGGAATTGGAACACTCGACAATGTTCTTTCTTTGGCAAAGAAAATTTTCACACCGGACATGCTCGCACAGTACGGCCTGAACGCTCTTGAAACAAGAGCCATCCCGTTCTGGTTCACTTGGCTTTGGATAAAAAAGTTTGCTGTACCCCAAAGGATATCGCAGTTCCTCAAAAAATATCCCTTATTCCGAAAAAAGTTCCAGTTCAAATTTTTGAAACAATCTCTGGAAAAATATTTTGGGCAACAGCTGGAATGGGATCTCGCTTACTACCAAGTTTTCGAATGGCTCTTTGGCAGTGTCTCTGTCAACGCGATGTCTTCCGTCGTCCAAAATTCTTTCAGTAGAAAGGCTACCGCTTCCTTCATTGAAAAACTTGACTTTTCGACATTTGGCCTCTTTTATTCTGCCGCTCAAAATTCTGCTGAAACTTTGTGGAAAGAAGGCCCTAATGAATTTTGGGAAAAGATTTCTTTGGACAAGTTCTTCCCACAGTTTGAACAAAGCCTGACAAGATTCTCTCCGGGTTCGTCTTTGTACGATTCAAGAGGAAGTTTGTTGTACACCATACTGGACATTGATGGTTTCGACCTGTCTCTGAAGGACCAAGAAAATAAACAAGTGCGTGTAAATATTTTGGAGCTTCCGCAAGTCTTTGACTCGAACAAAAAAGAGATAGACTTGTCAGAGGCTTTGAATGCCACACTTTCTTTCTCTTCTGAAAAGGATGGGGTTTTGGAAAAAGCTCTTCAGGCGGGATACACCCAAGAAATGTTTGAACAGGATACTTTGTCCTTGAAAGAAAAGGCGAAAGAAATAAGAGATACAATCCAGGACAAATTTTACAGGGACTTTGCATCTCGAAAGAGAGACGCAGAAACAATTCAAGAAACGATGAAAAGGAAGCTCGATGACATCGATACCCTTTTATCTCTCGGAAGAGGGGAAGTGGTCGGGAAAAATCCCCAAGAGGTTCGAGAGGAACTTTTTCAAAAGATTCAGAAAAATTCGGAAACTCTAAGTTTTTTGAGAGAAGCCCAAGTCAAAATTTTAGAAAAACAGGCCAATCTTTTGCGAGAACTTGACATGGCATGGGAGAAATATCTTGAAGAACTTGACAGTGTCTCCAAAAAGGTTGCATCTTCCCAAATCTCGAACTTTGTCAAACCAGAGATACATCTGGAAAAAGTCGAGCAGCTCCAAACAACTTCAGTCCAAGAAAAAAGGCAAATTTTGGGAGAAGCAGAAAAACAGGTGAAAAGTTCTGTTTTTGCGAAACAACAAACAGCTCTCAGAACAACAAAAGAGTTTGAACAACAACAAAAATTTTCTTTGAGCCAAAAAATATCTCAAAGTCAAGCACAAACTTTGAAAACGCAACTCTCTGCGTTTGTCTCGAATGCTCTGACGTCTCCAAAGTTTGAACAAATGGTCGATGTGCTTCTTTCCTTGACCTATTCGACAAACATCGACTCTGTACAGTTTTCTGATGCTGATGTTTCCCTCCTGAAAGAATCTTTGGACGATTTCCAGAAGCAAAAAGACGAAACAGAACAACTTTTTGACAAACTCTCTCTGGACAAAAGCGCTCTTGTCTGTTACAACACTTCCGAGTACGACTGGGACCTTTCGGAAGGATACGCCATTTCAAGAGAAACGGGCCAACGAGACCAGAAATATGACGCGTGTTTTTCTGACTCTCTTTTTCCGAAAGTCTACAACTTTGTCCAAAATAAAGCTCCAAATCTTTTGTCAAACTCTGTCGCGGTTGCCAATCCCGTGGTTGGAACTCTTTTGAAACTCCCGCTTTCTTTCGCTACAGGAATTCTTTCTACTGTCCCTTTTTCCTACGCCAGAGTCGCAGAAGCGGACGATGGAACAGATGACCTGACAAGAGCCATACTTTTGTTTATCGAAATACAGTGCGCTTCAAATCCGGGTTCGGCTTCTTGCAAGGCGGCAAACATCCAGAAAAAGGCAAGACAAGAGGCTGTGACAAATTCAAAATACAGAACTGTCGACATTCTCCAAACTCTTTCAAAAACAAAAGACGAGAATTTGGCAAATGTTTTGAAGGGCCTTTTCTCCACAAAAGAAGAAAAAAGCGACGAGTTGGCGTTCCAAGCTTACGACATTCTTTTATCAGCGGGTTTTAGTGGGACTTTGAACGACATGCTTTTCGGAGCAGAAGGTATTTCGACTCTTCGAATGGCGTATTCGGAGTGGGCAAAGAGATACCAAGAGTCGTGGTATTATCGCAATCTTTTGACGGAAGACGCGTTGGACAGACAAAGGATTTCAGATTCTGGACTTTTATTCCTCGCTCTTTTTGACCCCATATATCTCTCGAGGGTTTCCGGTGCATTTGGTACGATGGTTGGCGTTGGGGATCTTGCGAGTTCTTTTCTGGAAGGTGCAAAGGGCACAGCTTCATCTTTGGCAGAAGCCGCAACCGAAGCTTTCTCTTCTCTCTTTTCAGGAATAACAGAAGGAGCATCACAGGCTTACGAAGCGAGTTTAACAGGTCTCGAAGAGAGAGGATTTTTCCAAACAGCAGACGATACGCCTTCCCTTCTCGCTTCTGTCTACGATGCGTTCGATGGAGCGGCAAACTTTTTCTCTTGGTCATAAAAAATATTTTGCAAAATATTTTATTTACTCAAGACCATTCTCCTTTGCCCAAGCAACACCGGCAGAGTTGTAGTTTCCCTTGAGCTGATAGAAGAGATTGCGAGGAACAGGACAGTTCTTTTTGAGCAACCAGTCGAGACAAGAAACCGTGCCATCCACAGCGCTCAAAAAACACGACTCGTCGGGAACATAACCAAGAGAGTAGAGGCACTGCATTGTGTTGATATTGCATTCGTACGCCGCAATACGAAAAAGAGAGTCACGGTCGTGTTCGACTCTAGGAGAGAGAAACTCTATGGCTGTGGTCCTTCCGTTGGACACCGCAGTTTCGAGGTCGTAGCCTGAGAAAGTTACCCCTCGTTCCCAAAGAAACTCGAACACTTCATGGTTTTCGTTACCGGACACGAGGCAAGTCATTCTCTCGGCGTCGGTGCGTCTGTGTTTCCAAAAACGCTTGACAACTTCGAGAGGAGAATGCGTCAAACTTTGTTCAAAGAGGCTCTTCTTGTCAAGGCCGGGATACATAGACAAACACCAATCCAAAATCCTGTGTTGTCCGTACTCGATGGCGAGTTCAGCCACGCGCTGACCGGGAACTTTGACACCCCTTTTTTTGAACCATTTGAGAACAGAGAGGTGTCCCTTCCAGACGGCATAAAAGAGCCACATGCCTCTCCTGGAAGGTCTGACTCCCTTTGACCACAAAAAGGCGATGCAGTCGATGCTTCCCAAAGAGCACAGTTCCTCGAAGTGTTTGTGTGTCGGTCGGCAACCTATTTCGTAAAGATAGCGGAGCATGTCAATGCTTCCCGAATTTACAGCATAGTCGTAGAAAGTGTCGCACTTTGGGAAGAAGAGTTTCTCGAGCAAAAAATGGACAAGTCCGATGTTTCCATTCCAAAGAGCTTCCGTCATGATATTAACTTTGTTGAGAGCAACCCAGTCCTTTCGCGAGACGCAAACCTCATTCATTTTGGGAGAGACAAAAATACAAGGAAACGCATCTTCCGCAGACAAAAAAGAAAGGATGTGTTCGCAAAGTTCAGGGATTCCAAAGACAAGTGATTCCATTGTAAAAATATTTGGCTCAAATGTTCCACATATGTTTCAATAAAATATTTCAAATAAATATTTAGCAAAGATTCCAAAGTTTCTCATAAAGTTCGGCAGCTTCCTCGGAATAAGACACAACTCTCTCGATGTCAGAAGCAGAGTAGTTCATCGGACCTCCGCAATCTTTTGAAAGCCCGAAGACATTGTCTTCGTAAACAGCAAGGACCAGAACTTCCTCTTCCTCAATAATCACCTTATAACCCGCAGTCAAAAGTTCGTGAAACTCGTGAGACGCAGTCTTCTTCTCAGCGATCAGTTGGTTGAGACGCTCCATTTTTAAAAATCTTTTGTTTCTCGAGAAAAATATTTGGTTTCTTGAAAAGATGGAAAAATATCTCAAGATAAAAGAACTTTGCGGATATTTTGTTTCTTGCGGAGAACCACTCAATATGGAAGAATTCAAGCAAGAATTCCTTATTCGCGGAACTTTAGAAAACAAAGAGTGGACGCAACTCCCCGATGGAAAGGTACATGGCGTTCACATTTGCTACTCTGAAAACGGGAAGATTGTTTCTCTTTGGAAGGATGGGAAAAGACATGGAGAAACTCTTGAGTATGAGCGCGATGAACTCATCTCGCGCTCTCTTTGGGAAAATGGAGAGATAAAAGAGAAACAAAAATTCGACGGCAGTTTTGTGTCTTGGAAAGCAGAGTACAAAGACAGAAAACTTCATGGTCTAGAAAGGAGTTGGATAGAAGGAAGACTTTACACAGAAACAGACTGGTTTGAGGGAAGGATGAACGGACAACAGAAAACATACGATAGACATGGGAGACTTTGTTCAATAAGTTATTGGGAAAATAACATTCCAACGAAGGTCGAGGTCATTTAGTCTTTTTCCAGTTTGCTCTCCAGGTCTTTTTCGAGACTTGGTATTTCATCGCCAATTCTGGGTTTTCTTTTATAAGGCGAGATGTATCAATGCTTTTCACGGTACATTGCGACCTTGAAAATATAGTCTTGCCGTTTTCCTTCAAAATGTTTGTTCCTTTCTCGTCAAGTTCCCGAAAAAGTTCTTCTCGTATTTTTTCTATCTCTTCCTTGATGCGTTTGTTCTTCTCTGTTCTCTCTTTCAGAATTTCTTGGAGGCGATGAGCTTTGTGAACTTTTTCCATACTCATTCAAAAATCCAAAAGATATCTCTAATATCTTTTATTTCTCAGAAAATATGGGGATCACAGACTTGAACAAAATCTTGAAAAGCGAGTCACCGGATTGCTTTATCACCAGACCCATTTCCGAACTCTCGGGAAAAAGAGTCGGCATCGACGCTTTTCAGTGGATTTTTCGCTTTTTGAGGGCTTCTGGGGATGAAGGAGTTTTGGTTTCTTTTTTGAGTCATCTCTGCGTTCTCCGGAAGAACGGCGTTTTGCCATTTTGCGTCTTTGATGGTCCAGGGGCAGTCCCAGAAAAAGAGGCAGAAAGGAAAAAGAGAAAAGAAGACAGAGAGGAACTTGTGAGAAAGAAAGACGGGCTTCAAAAGATTTTCGAAGAGTTTGACGAAGAAGAGACCGACAGAGTCCCGGAAGAACTTCAAGAAGAAGCAAGAAAACTTTTGCAGAAGAAAAAATATGCCACGACGGACCTTTCCGATCCACACACTTTTACCCAAACAATTTCAGAGTCTATCGCGACCTATGAAAAACAATCCGTTCCTCTGACGAATGAACGCATCGAGTCGGTCAAGAATCTTTTAGATGTTCTTGGAGTTCGCTATGTGACCGCGGAGGGAGAGGGAGACGGAGTGTTAGCGGCTTACGCAGTCCATGGAAAAATTTTTGGTGTTTCTTCGGCAGATACGGATTGTCATGCATATGGTGCGCCTTTCGCGATACCAGAGATCGATGTTGTCGGAGAAAAGCTGACTTTGGTCCATCGAGAGCAGTATCTCGAGGACCTCGGCTTAACTCCCGAACAGTTTTTGGATCTTTGCATTCTTTGTGGTTGTGACTATAACGACAGAGCCAGTTTCGAAGCAAAGACCGCCGGAAAAAGACCGAGAGGAATTGGGTGCAAAACCGCGCTGAAGCTCATAAAGGAACATGGTTCTATCGAAAAGATTGGGGAACTTGAAGGCATCAATATTTCCCCTTTGAATTACGAGAGATGTCGAGAGCTTTTCCGGATTCCAGACAAAATAGAGGATATTGTCCCCGGTTCCAGGCCTCAGAAGGAATCTCTTGAGATCTTCTTACAAGAGAACAATGTGCACTTTGACAGTGAATATGTTTTGGAATGCTGGGGACCGGTCAAGGTATAAAATATTTATTGAAATATTTTTAACGAGAGGAAGTAATAGGTCAAGATGAATCTGACGTCTTGGTTCCTTTTGTGTCTCGCTCTTTCGACTGTGTCATCTTGTGACATCCCTTCAGAGACTCTGAAACAACAGAGGACAAAGGTCATCTCCGACTATGTTTCTCGCACTCAGGCTCCGAATCTCACAATGGCTCTCGAAGCCTCAAAATATTATGACCCAAATGTGAGCTATACAATCAGAGGAATTGGAGACTTTGATACGGCACTCATTGCGAGTGAATATCTAGCCGTTTTATTCCCTCTCTTTCCTGGGATGGTTCCGCCAACTTACCTCGAGAATTATTTGGATGAAACCACCCTAAAATGGACGGGTGACATGGCAGAGTTTTATCAAGGCGGTATTGTAAAGGTCAACTACAACTATACCGCAGGAAAATACGACATTGTAATCGGTGGAACGAGAAACAAAGAGTATATTTGGTTCAAACCTTGCAGTCTAACCATCATTTCGGATTATGTCATCAACTCTAAGGACGCAGAGCAAATCTTTGAAAAACAAGAGGCGGGGACTACTCTAGATATTTGTCAGGGAATTATGTCTACTTGCACTGGTTCTCTTCAACAATACGAATCTGTTCAAGAATGTGTGGATTACATTGACTCGAGAAACTCTCCTTGTCCCTTCCCTTATAGTTCAGACACTTTCCGATGCCGTAGTTTGCACCTCTTCAACTCTTACATAGACCCTGCTTATCATTGCCCCCACACAGGCAAAAACTCGATGACTTGCATGGACAAATGTCTTCCGAATTGCAGTTCGTGCGCTGCGAACAACGCCCATTGCGATGTCACTTTCCCAAGTCTGAAGACTCCTCTTTGGAGTTGCAAGTGTAACGATGGATACATTGGAGATGGGGGAAGTTGTTACAAAAAGCAGTGCAGTTTTGACTATCAGTGTGGAAGTTTCTCTCAATGTCAAAACAAAACATGCAAATGCCTCGACACTTTTGAGTGGAACCCTTTGACGGGAACTTGTCAGTGTCCCGAAAATTCAAGAATGAGATGGTTCCAAGGAAGAGGTTATTGCATCGAAAAAGGAAAGTGTTTGGAGCGTATCGACTGTTATGCTCAAGACTATAACCAAGTGAAGTGTCGAGATTCTGAACCTCCGAATCCATACACTCCTTTCAAGCCTTGCCTTTGCAACGAAGGGTTTTTGGGAGGATATCAGGAGCCTTGCCAGTGCAAGTCGCCAAATAAAATCTTTTGGATTTCGGGGTCACAATATTGCGGAAAACCGGGTCAGTGCACGAGAGACTCTGAGTGCGGCTGGTGGCAAAAATGCGTGGATGTACCAAACTCTGCCTTTGGAATCTGTGCATGAACCTTTGTGGTTGGATTTTTGCAGCAAAGAAAGGGAGAATATATATTTTTATTCAAAAAATATTCAAATCTCAACACCAAGACACTCTTCATCGCTTACCACTTCCTTGACAGTCTCCTCAACTATCACCTCATGTCGTTTCCGAGGAGGAGAAGATAGTCCCAAATACTCTTCGAGTTCTTCGCAGAGATCTTCCAAATCTTCCGCACAAGCATCGAAAGGGACGCGCATGTGACATTGTTTTTGTGTTCTCGCTCCAAAGTCTTCATGCATGACAGTGAGCTCGCCACAGAAATAGCTGAAACTAAGCCCTCCGTCCTTGAGGTGGACATCCACGAATTCTCCGTGCTTTGCCTCTTTCGCCCCATTCAACAACTCGCGAATATTCTTGCAAAGGTCAACTCTATCCACAAAGCAACAGTTTATCCAAAACATCGCCCTTCTTTCGTCATAACGAAAGACGAGGTTGACGCTTCCATCGCCGTTGTCTTCTGCTGAGCACTGGAAAGACATTGTGAAAATTTTTGAATTTGGATTTTTATGTTTGCGATTGCCAAAAGGAATTTACGGTTCAAATTTGCAAAGTCCATGGAGGGCAAAGACGACACGAGAAATTCAGCGGAAAAGGAATAAAAAATATTGAAAGGATCAAATGGAAAATTCTCTTTCTTTTGTACAATGCAAACTCTCCGTTCCCACGAGAAATTCGAAGCGCTTCAGGAACAGATTGAAGTTGTCCGTCTCGAGTATGACCTTTGCGAAAACAAAAAGAGAAGACACGAGCTTTTGGAACTGCTCGAATCTCTTGAGAGTGACCTTGTTTCGGCAAAAAAGATGCAGGAACTCGGGAGTATTTCCGAGAGCTGGATCGGGAGGCTAGTGACAAGGGGAGGAGACAGAGTTTACAAGGTGAGGTGTGTAGGTCAAACAACGTCCCAATTCAAAAGAATGGAATTCCTCTTTGACCCGTGCGGATGGAAGGAAACTCAGGAAATAACTACACTTTCCAACTCTTTTGTTTGGCGCCTTTTGACACCAGAAGAGATTATTTCTGGACTCCAAGAGGGATGCAAAATCCAAGACCAGTGGATAGGAAGCTCTGCAAGGTTTTCGAATGGCGACCTTTATAGAGTTCTCTCCAAAGAAGAGAATGGGTACCTTTGCAGGATCATAGTCAAGGGAGACAAGTTCCTCGAAAGAGGAGAAAACGTGGTTGTTCCATTTGATGTCGCCGGATGGTACAAAATTCTCTAAATATTTTATCCATAAAATATTGAAAGAGCCAAGTGTAAAATTTCATGTGGAAAACACCAACTCCATGGCTGAATTTTATCTTGTCAAAGAAGAAAGAATAGATGGTTTCGAGATTTTTTCTATTGGAAGCACAAAAAGGTTTTTGCGTTATTTGAGGGACGAGCTTGGAAGGAATGAAGAAATAGTCGTCGATAAGATAACAAAGGACGGGAAATGGCTTCCTGTTGAACCTTTCGAAGAATTCGTCTCCACATTCGACGAAGATGAGGAAGAAGACGATCTTTTTTCTATAGTCGCAGAAAATGAGGGGACTTATGGGCACAGCGGAGTAATGGACGCGTTCGACAAAATGGAGAAAAAACTTAAGAGACTTACCCCAGGGATCAGGGACAGAACACTAAATTTTGCTTGTATGGAGTGTCAAGTTCTTTTTCGAGACACAAAAAGATGCGGCGCGGACAAGTGTATTTGCTTGCACCGGTGTGATTGCGACAATTTCGATGAAATAAATTTTCTCTAGTGTTTTCGACTAGAGGAACTCCCACATTCTCGTATCTCTCCTTTTCCCGAGTTGGAACTCCATTGGCTTGGAAAAGACGACCTCGCACACCTTTTTTGTCCTTTGCTTCTCTGAAACAAAAAAGACACAATCGCCAAAGACTTGAAGCCAATAACCGGGTCTCGGAGAAAAAGCAGAGCGAAAAGTCTTAAAAAAGAGTTCTCTGTCTTCCCCTTCATCAAGCCATGGAAAGAAACTTGAAACATTTTCTTGAGTTCTTGGGATAATGGTTTCAGAGATACGAACGAGTTCTTGACAAGCTCCCTCTTTTTTACAAAGACAAACCCAAATATTTTCCTGTTCAAAGTGCAAAAGGGGGAGCCAATCTCTTTCTTGGGTCATCTTACCCATATTTGTTTTAAATAAAACAACTATTTGTTTTGGAACACGTGTGTCGCTTCATATTCTACAAGAGATGCCAGGTGCATAATGACTTTTGACGGGACATTTTTCTGTAAAAGGAAAACTCTCAAGAACATTTCACATTTTTCCCATCATGGAAAAATTTCTCGACAAGAAGGACCTTGTTTCTTTTGCGGTTGCTGTTCCAGAAGTGAAACCTCTAAAGTCTGCCTTTTTGACCACAAAAGTCATAGAAGGAAAGCAAGGTTGGGACGAGTACATTGTCAAAAAGAAGTATTTACCCGATGGGAAAAAGCACGGGAAACAATACGAAAAGAAAAGAAGAGACTCGACCGTTACCGGGTTTAGCGCTTCTTTTCGTAATGGAGTCCCCCACGGAAAGTTTTGGCTGAAAAAGAAAACATGTTCTTTGTCTTGCGTCTCTGGAGTTTTCAATCAGGGAAAACTCGAGTTTCTCGAAATTCAAACGAAGAGGATGAAGACAGTCAAAATTCTGTATGAGGATGGAGCTCCGGGACTGTGTTATTTTGGCGATTCTGCTCCTTTCAGAATGTACGACAGAGAGAAGAATCTTTTTTATACCAGCGAAGGAAAGAAACCTCTCTCGAAACTCAGGGGTTCAAGCCAGTGGGATAAATATGTCTCTTTCAATGCACCCATAGAAGCTGGAAAATGCGAGACGATTACCCGTCGGGAAGACATCCACGATTTACTCTTGCGTTTGACCAGAAAATTCTCCGTCGTGTATGGAGGTCTCTGTCTTGTGATTCCTAAAAAGCATTCAATGTTTGGTGTTGTTGGAAAAGATAAACAAGGGAGAAAGTGCAAAATTCTTGTTCCTTTTTCGGCAGATCACAAGTTTCCAAAAGAACCGTGTCACTTCAAACACTCCCGTAATTGGGGTCCGTAACTCCGTCGGAAGACAAAGTAAAAATTTAGGAGAGAAAGAACCTCGAGAATCTTTCAATGTATTTCGTTGAGCAAAGTTTTGGTCCCGGAAAATAAAATGGCAAAGTATCAGAAACACTGGTACGAATGGACATTTGGGATTGGCGAAAGAAACGCAATAAAGACCCTTGTCGAGGCTTCAATGTAACAGCATCGTCTTTCTTGGGACATCTTACCCATATTTGTTTTAAATAAAACAAATAGTTGCTCCTACAAACTTACTGTAACAATGAAACTTCATGTTTTCGCTGCTCTTGGGTTCATCGTCTTTGCGATATTCGTTGTATGGTTTGCTTTTTATGATGACAAGAAAGGAAGAAAAACTCCCCAACTGAAAGGAAAGATTTACGGAGAGGAGAATCAGACCTTTTTGCCGTATCCTTCTGTGGACTGGGGTAATCCGACGGAATCAACCCTCTCAAGATTTCTCTTTTCAACGGCGTGGAACGCCACATCTGCCAAACTTACAACGCAAAGAGTTCCTCCTCCTCCGGGTTTTGATGTCGTACAAGAAATAAAACCAAATTTCAGCACTTCTCAAGAGTTTGAAACCTATGCCCTTTTCCTTCATAGCAGCTCAAAGAATGTGAGCATCATCTCTTTCGGTGGCAGCGAAACTGCGATAGATTGGGTCACAGATGTCACTTATGACCAAGTTGAACCAACAAAACTTCGGGTGTCGAGCGCGGGTCTTGCCGTTCATCAAGGATTTTACGATGCTTACACAAGCGTTCAACAGCAACTTATTGGCCTAACGCGCCAATACCCCGGCGACTTGTATATTACAGGTTATTCGCTTGGGGGCGGGATGGCCCAAGTTGCTATCCTAGATTTTTCTACATACACCAACCTTAAAAAATCCTGTACTTTTGCTGCTCCCAGATCTCTTTCGCCAAGCGCTTCACAGTTTCTCACACACCTCGAAATTTCGAGATACGCAAATTCAGAAGATGTTGTGCCTGAACTTCCCCCTTCCATTGCCTCGGAAATTTGGGACTTGGAAAAAACATTGTTTTACGAACACGTTGGATTGAACCATACATTCACCAGCAATTTGTTGTCTGTGCTTGCCAATCACTCAACGGCATACAGGGAATATCTTGGTTTTTAGAGCTTTTTTATTCCATACGAAAGATTTCTTGAGAAATCTTAAACTACCATACGACGGGGGCTTCTTTTGAGATATTTTACTTTTGGAGAAAAACAGGGATAGACACCTTGACCAATTTTCCTTTTTGGTCAAGGGCATAGACTCCCGTAGAAAACTTTGCCAACAAAAAATCTGGGACGTCCCAGCCAAATAAAGAATTTTCATGGATGCAAGAAATTCTCCAATCAGAAAAGTAGAAGTCGATGTATTTCTTTCCTCCCGCCTCGAGCGTCTTTTTCTTCCAAACAACCGGGTATTTTTTTCCCTCTCCTTCAAAAAGTACGGCGCGTCCCTCTTGAAAAGAAACGCAGAACTTTTTTTCTCTTTTGTTCGGGCGCTGCGAACTTAGCAAAAATTTGCCTACAGGCAATCCATGCCTGAATTCTCCAGAACATTTGAATGTGTCCCCGCAGCTTTCCTCCACATAAAACTTCCCATGAAGTTTCCCCATTTCATAGCTCAATCTCATCTTTTTGTTCCATCCATACTTTTTTCTAATTTTTCTGTATTCCCCGTGTTTTGTTCCGTCTGGAAGGAAACTTTTTTCGGTAAAGCAGTTTTCACTATCCTCATATCGCCCGACAGTTGTCGAAATAAAGTTGTCTGGTGAAATGTTTTTAGCTCCAAAGACAAGTGAAAAAGAAATAACATCTTTTTTCTCGAGAAAAGACTGCATGCAACAAATGTACAAATTTCTGAGCAAGAAAAGTTTTATTTCTTTTTCTTTTGTTCTTGGAAATCCCGAGACTTTGGAAAGAGAAACAAAAGAGAAAAAGGAGAAAGAGGGCATCGTCGTAACCACAAAAACTCTCGAGACTTTTTTGCAAGGAACAAACATTTTGTACGGCCGAACTCTGTCTGTAACATCCTCAAAGAGAAAAAGCAACGGAGAAAAGTGTTGGAGAGAAGATGTTGTTTGTACCTATTTTAGAGGCGAGAAATATGGCGCCATTTCGAAAAGATGTTGGTTCTTTATTTCAAACGACAAACCAATTCTGTGGCGAGAAGCCAGCTCCGAAAGTCCCGATGCAGTTGAAAAATGCCTTCGTTCTTTGGATGACAAACAAAAAATGGAAAGTTTTGGGCATCTAAAGACCAGAATCCGAAAAAATGTTTTCGAGTGGTAAAAGAAAAAACTGTGTTGATGATTGTGTCTACAAGGGTTATTCAACTATTTCTGGAAACAGCAAAGACATGGTTCGCGTAATGCAACAATTAAACGAAGAAGGGCACTTGCAAAGAATTTGCAAACAAAAATGCCGCGTTCTTGAAAACTCGAGACCATATCTTCGGTGCGAAAGGAACGCGAAAAAAGAGTGTAAATACCCAAACTCTGATGAATGCAAGGATCTCGTAAAAGAGACCTGTTCAAACGACATTCGTGTGAGGATGACAAAGGCGGTGTTTTATTAGACAAATTTTCTAATAAATATTATTGAATCTCTATTCGCAAAAGGCGACAGAAAGAAAATGCAGAGAGCCACCGAGAACATTCGAGATATCCAGAACGCTTTGTCAGAGAGAACAAAGAACTACGAGAAGAATATCCCACAACAAGAAAGACAAAAGATTTTTGACTATGGCGTCGCTTTGAACGTTTGTCAGAAATTTCTGGAAGAAGGAAAGGCGAAAGAGGCTGTGTTTTCGCTGATAAAGTACGATGCGTCATTGAAAAATCTTTGTTCTGTGGTTCATCCAAAGAACCGCATTCTTGTCCGGGAGGCATATCAAGAATTCTTTTCGTGGGCACAATCCCAGAATATTTTTAGTAATTAAAAATATGGACAATGTGAGAGTCTTATAAAACAGAAAATGACCGAAAGAGCACATGGCTATTCGTTCTTTGAAGGGAAAATATTGACTCATGGGCAATCTCCGGACTTTGAACAACTAAAGTCCAATGTAAAAGACATAATCCTCAGAGTTTTGGAGGAAGCGCCAAAGAAGAGACTGTACTTTGGTATAGACAAATGTTGGCTCGGGAAAGGTTACGAATCCATTTGGTTCACATTCGACAAGGAATGTTATGGACAAGGAAAGGGATATTACTTTTGCACTTGGGAGAACAGCCTGGAAGTCGATAAAAAAGGCAGATGTCACAGAGTCTACTTTTGTCACAATGGGATAGATAGACCAGAAAAAGAGACAATCGTTTCGGAATGTTTTTATAATATTTTGTAAATATTATGGACCGGTTCCTGAAAAAGAAAGAGGTTCTGTCATTGTCTTTGGTCGCAGGGGAACTTCCCAATGTTTCTGACTTTGTCGAATGGAGAAGGAGAAGACAAAACTGCAAAAAGTTGTTTGAGCGGATTCTCCCGGATGGCACGAGACATGGCGAATTTTACAAGAAAAAGGTTCGACCGTATGGCAAGAAAAATATTCGACCGGTGGGTGTAAAAAAAGTGACCGCCAACTTTTTTATGGGGAAACTTCATGGTCCTTTTTATTCGAAAGTAGAGGATTGGACGGGAGTTTGCGTCGCAAAGGCAGATTTTATCCATGGAAATATCGAGAGAATGACCATTTCTTGTCCGGGTCGCGAAAAAACAACCACCGAGCTTATCTTTTTGGAAGGATATCCGGTTTCCATTATTGGACCTTTGGAAGTCTCCGAAATAATTTGGGATAAAAAGAAAAGAAAGTTGTGGCTCCAATCAGAACAATACGGCGACGTCGAAATATTGGACGAAAATGATAGGGAAGAAGATCTAGATTACTCTATTTGGATTATTTCTGACCACAGAGACGCTCTCGAAGTTTATATCCCAAAAGAAATTGGAAAGAAGGTCTACTGTTCCGGGAGGGTGTCGAGAATTTATATTCCAGTGTTTGTATAAACTATATTTTTATGACTAAAAATATTTTGAGACTAAAACAGCTCTATTATTTCCATATCCACGATATCCATCGCGACGTGCATTGGACCACGGTGAGCGAGACATTCAGAGTATTCATAATGCGCCATTTTTTCAGCCACGAATTCTTGGCGGAAGCCAATATCGATGACATCACTGAGGAAAGAATCAATGTCGTCGTACCTTTGGATGTCGACTCTCCTATCGATAAAGCCTTGACGAATGATTCTGTAGGAAGCCTTACGAATTTGCTTTTTTGTGGGATGCTCAATGACAAATTCGGGATTGTTCCGAAGGAACGTCTCGATGACCTTGTCTTTGAAACCAATGGCAAGTAAACAAGACTCCATCTCTGAATATTTTTATTCAAAGAAATATGTTTCTTCGTTTGCTTTAAAAAGCTTGGATTATCCGGTATTCCAAATGAATCGCCTCATCTTTTGAGAGATCAAAGATAACACAAAACTTTTGGGAAGTTTTTTATAGATGGAAGCCTTTCTCTCCAACAAAGAAATTCTTCCTTTTGTTCTGACAGTTGACATCGAAGTCAGGGAAGAGCAAATGCAAAAGAAAATACCCAGTAGAGTCAAAGCTTTTTGGTCGAGGGAACCTGTGGATGTTCTTCTTCTTTTGAAACGCAAAAGCACATTCTCCTTTCGAAAGGGAACGAACATCAAACATGGACCTTTTTCCTCTGTGGTAGAACATGGAAGAAAAAGAGGAAATGGACCGGAAATATACAACAGGATTACACGAATTCGCGGTCGGTACGTCGACGGCGAGCTTGAAGGAGAGAAAGAGGATACTTTTTACTTTCTGAAAAGGAAAGAAAAGTACATGCCCTGCGGAACGACAACGACTACATACAGGAGAGGAGTAAAGCACGGAATACAAACCATGAAAAGTCCAGAGTGCGAAATTGTTACGAGGATGTACCAGAACGGAGAAAAGGTTGGGGAGACGAAGCAGTGAAGAGTTTTACGAGAAACGAGGAAACAATAAAAAATTCAAATTTTTTATTATCCTTGAAAATGTCACGGACAGAACTTATTGAGACGGACGATCAGACATCGTTTGATGTTCCGAAAACCATAGATGATGGCCCGATGAAGGGTACACCGTACAAGGAAAGAGTGAACAAGACAAAAAAAGAGATCTATTCCGTCATCAAAGGAACAAACACTCGCCACGGCCCCTCATTTGTTGTGGACGAGACAGAGGTAATTTCTTCCGTGTGGTCTTGGGAAAAACGTTCCATTGTCGAGAGAAGGACAGTGACACGTCGTGAGATTGACAGAACCTACAAAGGCGGCAAGCTCGACGGAGAAGTTTTCCAAAAGAATTTGACCTTGAATAGAAGGACCGAAGAGATGGTTCTTATTCTGACCGTCACCTGCTTTTACAAAGACGGCGTCGAGTATAAAGACAGAGTGTTTGGTGGGCTCCAAGGCAAGAAGGCCGAAGAATGGATCGCCAAGAAAAAGGTTTTGCCATAAAATTTATCAGTACAAAAGATGTCCGATGTTATTTCCAGGAAAAACGGAGCTTCGGTACCTTTGTGTTATGAAAATTCTCTCTGAAAGAGCGTGGATGGACGATGTGAAATTTCTTGGAGAACATTGGAGAAACGACCCACAAAAAAGACTTCCTGAAATTCTGGATCAAGTCTTTGAAATAAAAGAGTTTGGAGGGGAACTTCGAAAGGAATGTAGAGACCCGGAAACAAGAAGACTTTACCATATTGTCGCAGAGGCTCTCAACCTCTTTCATGCCTCTGCGACGGATTGGACTCCGCCAAATATTAGAAGGGATGAATCTTGCGATTGTAAGCCCTGCTCTATTAGGCGCTCTGCATGGGAGAATATAACGACCGGAATCGTTGTGAGTTCGGAACCTCTCGCTATGCGGAAGAGGGACGATAAAAACAGGAACAAAGCGTTCCAGAGAAATTTTGAAGCCGCGAGACTTATGGGAATAAGGCACGTAACGAGGCCCAAGAAATATTGGGAACTTTAAATATTTTACCGGAAATATTTATTTGGAGAAGATATGTTTGTTGGCTTCCTCTAAAAGTTTCTTGAGCTGCTCATTCTCTTCTCGAAGTCTCGAAAGTTCTTCTTGTTCAGCTTTCCTTTCTTCCTCTTTCTGTTTTTTGAGGGCGAGTCTTCTTTCCTTTCTTTCTTCTCTCGTGTCTTTCCTATCTTCCAAAACTTTCTCCCTATTTTTGTAGTACCAAGCTTTCGCAGACTCTCTCGTCTTTTCTCTGTTGGCCTCCCTGTATTTTTTTGACCTCTCCTTGCATGTCTTTGGTGCGGATTCGCTGGTCATTCTGTTTTCAATCGTTACAATCGCAACTTTTGTACAATTTCGCGTGATAAAACTTTTTTCTTAGCACAACCAGTTAAGAAAAGCGAGTCGACTATGTCAATGAGCCTCCCAGTTCATGAAACACAGACGACTAATTTGGTAACTTTTTCTAGTTATACCCGTTTTTACCCCAAAACTTTTGGCGAGGATAAACTTTCATGTCCACTCTGCTCTTTTCGAGGGAGCGACAAGTCAGAAATTCAAAGACATTATTTGAGCAGCTTCCATCGTCTCAAGTTTTTGGAGGAGACGACAAAGAACGCTCGTATTCTGTCTGAGATGGCACGAAAAGAGAATGAACCAAAAAGACATTGGTTGATTCGGACGAGTCTTTTGGAACATATCGGAATTCCACCTCCCTACCTCAAGATCACTCTTATCAGGGGAAGACCCGCCTTTTCTCATGCCCTTCCAAGAGAACATCCCGAATCTTTTTATTCTCGAAGTTCAAGAGGAGAGATACTCTTGAAACCTTTGGATATCGCAATTCGTTACGGAGAAGCTCTGGGCCACGAGATGTTTTTTATGTATCAGACAAGTTCAAAAACGCGAACCTTCCTAAGTTTTTCAAATTTTGAGGAATATTGGAAGGTTTATTCGACCACCAAAGACGCAAACAAGAGATATCACGAACTTTTTGTTTCCGGCCACCCCACAAGGGAAATCTTTGACTTGGAGAACGATAAATATCCGGAAGGACACTTTGATACAAAAACAGTATTCAAACTCTTCAAAAAGGCGAGGAAAGAATTCGAACCAGAGACGAGCCTCAAATTTTATTGTTTGGAAAGCTGCGGTCAGTCAGAAAACAAGTACAAATTCTCACTACATATCCTCACAAACAAAATGCATGCTGACCTTGTTTCGATGGGGGAGACTTTTAAAGAATTTACAAGTTTTCTTTCAGGTCGAAAAGAATATTTTCTACTTTTTAGTCTTTTGGACAGAGGAATCTACACGAAAAATAGGACTATACGCGCCCCTTGGTCGGTCAAAAGCGATAGCCCCAGGAGGCTTGTTCCTTTTGGAAAAGAACAAACCCCGAGAGAATATTTTGCAACCGCTCATACCCACATGTTTGTTCCTGTTGTTCCCAAAGAGGTGGAATATGAAGAGGAGAAAGAGAACGATGAGGTTGTAAATTCCGGATCGGAGGACTTTGAAGAATTTCTGTTGGACTATTGCGAAAAAGAGTTCCCTGACTGTTTTGACATCACAGAAGAACTCTCTTCGAATGTTCGCTCTTGGAGACTACAAAGAAGAGATGGAATGTCAAACTTTTGTCCGATCTGCGAAAGAGAGCATACAGGAGACAATATGTATGCTCTTGAAAAGGACGGAAAACTTATCTTTGGCTGCTACAGAGGAACAGCAGAGGGAAAGAAAGCCAAAATTCTTCTGAAAAGGCCGGGAGTCAAAACAAAAGTTGACATTTTTCAAAGAATACAAACAGATATTCCCGACCTTCTGGCTGACGAGGTTTATAATTCGAAAGAAGTTCCAGATTTTGTCCAAAGAGAGGGAACTGCCACCTTTGTGGTCAGTGCGATGGGCACCGGCAAAACAAAAGCACTTGTTCGTTACATCGCAAAACAACCCGAAGCATCTGTTCTTTTCGTGACTTATAGAAGGTCACTTGCCAAAGAACTATGGTCGAAACTTGAAGGATTTGCTCACTATGAGAACCTTTCCGGGGAGATAGACAAAGAAAGACTCGTCATTCAGGTGGACTCCTTACATCGCTGTAACAGGACAAAATATGACATTGTCGTCTGCGATGAGGCGAGTTATATGTTTGGACGTCTTGCGACTTGTATCAAACATACGGAAGATTGTTGGGATGTTCTCAGACATTATTTGAAAGAGGCAGACGAGTCCTTTTTTCTTGACAAGAACATGTCGAGTACAGAGGTTGAAGTTCTCGCACGCCTTGGTATTCCAACCTTTGTCATCCGAAATGAGTTCAAGGCCCACACGGAGAGAACGTGTTTTGTTTCGGAAGACTTTCTCGAATTCAAAGAGAAGCTTTTGGGTGACCTTGTCTCTGGCCTCAAGATTTGTTTTGCATCCAGTTCGAAAAAGAAACTCGAGATCATTTGCAAAGAAGCAGAAACTCTCGGCCACTCTGTCCTTTGGTATACGGGAGACGGAAAGAGTGAGGATGTTTGGTTAGACAAGTGGAATGAATATGACTTGGTGGCCTACACGCCAACTATCTCCGCAGGAGTCAGCTATGAAGAGCGCCACTTTGACAAAATGTATGGATTTTAGTTCGTGGTCGTGCTGCGCCGAAGAATGCGAGCAAATGTTTTTCCGAGTGAGGAACATCGAGGCCAATGAAATGACTGTCTGTTTTGACGGAAGAAGCTCGGATGTTCCGATCACAAGAAAAGGTATCAGAGCCAGCATTAGGAAAGACTATGCATGTTCTCGTTCCTTGAGGTGTTTGAAGTGGGATAGAAAAACTCCCGGATGTCCTTTGGATATGGCAGATGTTTTTACGAGACTTTACGTTGACAACATCGTCAAACAGAACGCATCGAAAAAAGCCCTTGCCTCGAACCTTTTGTGGCTACTGAAAGAACAGGGTGTTACGGTCAAACTACAAGAAAAGACAATGACCGAAGAGGAAAAAGAGGATGCTCTTGAACAACTCGCAGAGACAAAAGGCATCCTCGAAAGAGAAGAAACTGCAATGTTTTGTAATTCTCCAAAAATCCAAGACAAACACCAGTTCGAATATCTTTGCAATCTGAAAGATAGAACAAAGGAAGAAAGTTATAGCATCAAGAAATACATCATGGCATCCCGCCTTGAAGTTGAACAGGATGATGTGACACCAGAGTTTTTCGCGACCTATAAAGACCAAGTCAAACAATACAGGAACCTCAAGATCGCATTTTCCGGTACTGAAGAAGAACAAGAAGCGAGGCTTTTGGAGATGAGCGATGAACTCAACTTTGCAAAAGAAGAAATGACAACAATTCAAAAACTAAAATGTGGGACGCACCTCGAAAAGATTGTGTACGCGAAACGCCTTCTGAAACTCCTTGGGTTTGGTGATATCCTTGCGAGGAGAAGGATAGGAAAAGATGAAATGTCGCAAAGACTTTCACGAATCAGGAAGATCGTTCTGAAGAGCAAATATTATCAACACCTCTTTGGAAAACTTCCCGAGAAGGAAGAACTGCTTTTGAGGTGGGTGAATGCGGTTCTTAGGAGAGTGTTTGGATGTTTCGTTAGAAAGTCGTGCAACAAAAAAGAATTTTGTTGGTTGTTGTCTTTTACAGCTCCCTGGATATGCTGTGGTGAAAAACTCGAAACAAAGACAAAACTCGCAGAAACAACTAAAATCCCGACGTTCTAGACATGTATTTGGGGATAGATGACAGTGATATATTAAGTCTTCGACTTGTTTGGCGGGCATCTATCCCCAAATACATGTCTTTTTGAGCGATGTCCGAATTTTGTTTTCTCGGCGAAAGAAATATAAAAATATTTCTTGTTTTTTCTAAAATGTTCTTTCCTGACTAAAATATCACGGAACATCTCTTTGAATAAAGACAAAGGTTGAATTGACGAAATAACAGAACTTTATCCGATTATTTTTTATTCGAAATGAGTCTCCAAAACCTTTGTCATTGCAAGGACGCGTTCCTCACCAGGGAGAGTCGCAAGGTCATTGAACAAGAGATTGAAAGGATTGTGGGTTGGGAATCAGAGCTCAAGAGGGTCGCTTGGGCCATGCGGAGCCTGAATAAAAACATGAACGAAGTGACAGAATTGCTGAAAGGGACGAATGCCGTTCAGTGGGATGCTTTTGACGGGCGCTTTTTTGCGGTGTCTCCTTTTCGGGGAGTCGAGCCCGGAGATTTCAGTGCGAATCTCTTTGTGGAGTATGATTCTCACGGAGGAAAAATGGTCGTTACATCCCCCAATGGAGAGGCGACAACTTACGAAGATGCTTCTTTGGCTGTACAACGTCTTCTTTCCGATTCCGAGAAAAGGGGAAATTTTACCCCTTGCTTCTGCTAGACTATCATTCGAAATAAAATGTTGTTTTATTTCTTGGTCATGACGATATTTTATCCATAAAAGTTATCGATAATCGCAAGCTACCAAAAGCATTCGTCCATTTTTTTTTTATTTCCAAAGCAATGAAGAAGTTCCTCGGGCAAAGAGAGTTTGCTGCGCTCGAACTTGTTTCAAATGAACCGTGCGAAATTCGCGAAAACAGCGAAATAACGTTTAAACCGGCGAAACCCGGCTCAGCTTGGAGAGAAACAGAGACCATCACTTTTTCCAAAAAAGTATCCTATCTTTTTGGGACAGACATCCGCCAAGGCCCGTACGAAACCACGAAAAAAGCGGAAACCTACTCACGTTCTCCGAAGGGGAAGGTCACAGAAACGGAAAGCCTCATTGTCGAAAAGGGCAGATTCTTCAACAACAAAAAGGATGGGGAAATAAGAAGGAGTTATTTCTATCGGAAAAATAAGGCAGAAGAACTGGAGTTTCGTAGGGGTACCTGTTCGACCTACAAAAACGGGGAAAAGATGGAAACTTTTTGGATGAACAAACATGGAGAAAAGACGAGACCTGTAGTAGATTAAGACACTGAGGAAGAAATCCCATAAAATAGGGATTCATCTCGAATTATCCCATAATATTTCACAAAATATTATGCACCGAGTTTCTGGATATTACAAAAAGACCGGAACGCGAAACCTCACAATTTCCCCCTTATCGTTTTCTCCATAGGCCTTCCAAGGGAAAATGGAAATCTCTGGGCTGGTCACTCCCACCCAGCAGAATGCACTAACCGCTTTTTCCTCTTTGCTAAAAAACACGTTTTTGAACTTTGCGTTCCAAGGCTCGGAAGAAAGCGTTCTTTCTTTCAAATCCCAAGTGATGGAATGGGGAGCTTCCCCGACTCTTCCGTATTTTACGGGAAGTCCATCTTCATATTCCATGATGTGTTGCTCTGACATCGTTTGCTTCTTCATTCTTGTGGGTTTTCCGTCCTTGAAAAACATGGAAAATGTTGCGACGAACATGCTATCGCATACCATCGTAAACTCCCCTTCGAGTTCTCCCATAGAGAAATTCGCCGCAATCTCTTCGGAAAAATAAGAACCCTTTCTCATTGACAAAAAGGTTCTTCCATGTCTCGTGCCGTCTGGAAGAACCTCCTCTTCGATGTCGTTCTCAAGACGTTCCTCGTTTGTTTTGGAGACTTTCTTTGACACAAATCTTTCTGGGCAAATGTCTATATTTTCCACAAGAGCAAAGGATACGACTTCTCTCTTCCCAAGAAATTTTGCGGTGTCCATTTTTGACACAATATTTTACAGATAAAATATTCTATTGCGGAAAGGCAGGTATCAAAATTCTCACTCTTTTTCCTTCTTTGTTGGTCCCATAAACTTTCTGCGAACACTTTTGCAATATCTTTGTGACACGTGTCCACCCTCCACAAAACAGTGTCGTTCCTTTATTCATTTTGTGAATCTCGTCCCAAAATCTGACAGTTTCAGAGCTGCATTCTCGGTCAGAGAACGAAATGTCCGTATATTTCTTACCCTCTAAAAAGAGGCTGTTTCCTTTCCAACTTATGGGATATTCTCTGTTTGTAAAATTGTTCACGAAAAGTACCGGAAGTCCACGCTCAAAAGAAAGTGTGTATTCATACTTGGCGAAAGTCCACGTGTTTTCTACGCAAATCCGGAAGGTGCCGATTGGAACCCCTTCCTCAAAAACCCCAGAGCATCGAAAAGAGAATCCGTTGCTTGCGAAACTATGGAATGAACCATGAAGTTTCCCCATTTTGTAATTGTGTTCTTGTTTCGTCAGCCAAAAGTCTATGGATACCTTTTTGAGATAGGGGCCATGTTTTGTTCCATCCGGAAGAAAACTGACCGTTTTTCGACTCAGTTTCTTTCCCTCTTCCTTTGCAGTGGTTGATGTTTGCACAAAGTCTTCCGGACGAACGACGGCTCCCCCAATGAGAGAAAAGGAGATGACTTCTCCTCTGTCGAGAAAAGATTCCATGTTCGGAATAATTTTTACTTGTGGAAGAGAACGGGCGATTTAAAATATTTCGGGAATATTTTATTTTGGAAGCACAAGCGTTTCTTCTTCAACAGGCATTTCCATCCCTTCGCAAATAATCCATTTTTTATGACTTTGTTCTCCATATTGTTCTCCATTGAAATTATAGCCTTTGATCTCAACACGAACTCCGTCATTTCCATCCTTTTCTCTGACACTTGTAAAAATAGTGAGTTCATAAGGCCCGCAAATGGCTCCGTTGTCCTTTCGGGATGTTCCTTTTCCTTTCGAGACCACAAACATCCGCAACATTCTTCCGTTTCCCGAGTCCTGTTCATGGAAGGATTCGCGGTCGAAACTTGTCTCTTCAAGCTCAATACCAAAAGAGATGGCGTAAGAAATCCAAGGATGATACGAAAGAAACTTGTCCATTTTTAGGCTTTTCATAAACCAATATTTCACAAATTCAATAAAACTTTTTTGACATATGGAAGCCACAGTGACGACCAAAGTTTGCAAGGAGGGAAAGCCCAAGGTGTTTGAGCACACCAGAACTTTCTCGATCGGTCCGAACAAAGGACAGAATTATGTCGAAAAGATCTCAAAAACAACAAAACTCACTTTTCATGTCGTAGAAGGAACAGAGATTCGTCACGGCCCTTTCGAGTCTTGGAAAGAGACGAAAACAGAGAGCAAGACCTCATCTCTTTCTGGAGAGATGAAAGATAGAACTCACATTTATCGCAGAGAGGTCAAAAAGATGTACGTTCACGGAAGGAAGCACGGAGAGTTCTTGCAAAAGAACCTTTGTTTGAATCAGAAAAGCAAAAATATGGTTGTCGTCTCTTTGTTGACTTCCAATTACAAGGATGGATTCGAGCATGGGATTCGCCGTTTGTTGAGCCCTTCCGGAAAAGTTCTGAGAGAGTGGAAGTTTGAGGATGGTAAGATTGTCCAATAAAATGTAACTGTTTACATTTTGTAGTATGCATCGGTATCTTCATAGAAAAGAACTCTTGTCTTTCTCTCTGCTTTTTCCTCAAGAGCTCGAAGTTCGAAAAACTTCAAAGTCCTTTTTATGGACCATCGAGAACGAACCCAGACTCTCTGATGTCACAAAAGAGGCAGAAAGTATAGAAAAGACATTCTCATATATCAAAGGGACAAAGGTTCGTCATGGACCGTTCAAAGTCAAGAAGAAAACTCTAACAACGAGGTACAATGTGTCTGACGATTGGTACCATATCTCGAAAGTCTCTGGATTTTATGTCCGAGGAAAACTCGAGGGAACAAAGACATCAAAAACATTTTCTGGAGAAAAAAACAGAGTTATGGAACGAGCGACAACAGAGACAGAGTATCACTGTGGTCTTTTGGATGGAATTCAAGAAACAGTAAATTTTCGGGGTAAAGTCTTGAGGAAAATACTCTATGCCAAAGGAAGGTTTATAAAAAATATCCATGTGTCTTAGAAAAATATGCCAATATTTTTCTTTAGAAATATCCGCGGACGCTTGAGAACTGTTCAAAAGGAACTTGGATATCCGAACCTTCTTTTGTGCATCCCTTGCATTGGTCTGCGCTCGTGTTGACCGTGCAGCACTTTGTTACGCAATAAGCCTCAAACTGTCCTGCAATTCCAGATTGACGGAACATAAAAGTTGCTGGGCAAGTCCCCAAGAAAACCTGAGAAGACACAGAAACGGAACGACCAACAGCGTTTCTCACATCTCCTCGAGTTTTGCCAATAAAAATGGTCGGAGTAAAAGGACCAGCTCCGATAACACTTCCTCCGAGAACCGCTCCATAATATTCTTGACTAAAATCAGGAACATCCTGGATGGTCACCTGCGGGTAATAATAGATCGTCTGCCAAGGCACCCAGGCTCTCTGATAGTATGGTCTCCAACCTCCGGCTCTCCAAGTCGGGCGAAAACCTCCCCTTCCCCCAGGCCAACGAAAAGAACCTCCTCTTCTCATTACATTTAAAAAGTTTTTCAAATCATCGTCATCAGCTTACATTCAAAACAGCCTCCTTCCATATTTGGTCGGATTCCGCAGCAAGGAGAAAATCCTCCCTCTTTGCAGGCTTCTGGAGAAAAACGTGACGCTCGGCAAAAGGCGTAGTAACTACCGTCACTCCTTTGCAAAAAGTTGTAGAAAGGGGCTCTGCAAGAGAATGAGCTAAAGAACCCAAGATTAACAGAGACTCTTTTTCCATGCTCGTCCCGGATATCACAACCGCACGGAGCCACAAAAATAAGAGGTTTGAACCAAAGGTTGCTTTTCGCGTACTTGACATAGGACTTGGGTATCAGACCGCGATAATAAACATCCGTTCTTGGGGGATCATTTGTACTCATTACAAATTTCGAAGGAGAAGTAAAACTTTTAATGTCGAGGTCAGCAAAGGAAAAGACGAGATGTCGAGTTGTGTATGAGAAAACAAGCGGTCATCTTTTTATTGGAGATACGAATGAAAGGCTTTCGCCTGTGATCATTCTTCCCGTCAGGAATGGTCCTTCTGTGAATGGCATGGAGATTGAGGGCAATGGGATTTCTTTGTGTAAAGCGAGTCCCACTTCCCCCGGAGTTGTCTATGCCCTTCAGGATTCGGAAAACGTCGCCTTTGGACAGCACTGTCTCAAGACTATTTTGGAAGGAAGGGGAAACTCTTCTTTTGGAGAATATTCCGGCAGAGCTTTCGCAGAGGGAGACCTGAACAGTTTTTTTGGGAAGGCGAGCGGATGGCAGATGATAGACGGCTCTTGGAACACTTTTGTTGGAGCGAATTCTTGCGGAGACCTCAAAAAGGGAGAAAGAAATATTGCGATAGGTTGCCTTGCCGGTTCGGGGATGATCCAAGGACATAACAACGTCTTTATTGGCTTCAATGCAAAAGCAGCAACTCAAGAAATTTCCAATGTCGTAGCTCTCGGGCATAATGCCGTGGCAGAGAAAAACAATGAGTTTGTTCTTTCGAAATGTATCTCCACCATGAGAGCAAAAGGGCTCAATAGACAACAGTGCAAAAACGCAGAAATGTTGACTTTTGACCAAGAAACTGGACTTTTGGCACCTATCGACTACCCAAAAGACAATCAAGGTTTGGGGCTTTTGGAACAATCAGATGTCCTTGCCCTGAACGTCTATCAAAAAGACTGGATGGCTCTCGTAACTCTCGAAGACCTTGAGAAACTTCCCCAACTTTCCGTCGAGGATGAAGAAGGGAATGTGGTCGGGCTAAACCATGTGAACCTTTTGTTGCATCTCTTGTTCTCTGTTCAGAGACTTCAAAAAGAAAAGGGAACAAAAGACGCAGCAAGCACAAAGCAAGGACTCGAAGCTCTCACGAAATCCTTCAATGAATTCCGCGACTCAAACTTCCAGAACCTTTCGAGTATCAACAAGACCAACGAGGTCCTTTTGGCGAAACTCTTCCAGTTCAACGACATCACGAAAACCATCAAGGAAATAACAGACAGACAAACTCACGAGTCCAAGAAAAGATATTCTCTCAAAGAGAAAGTCAAGGAGGAATATGAAAAGCAACGCCTCCAAAACAAAGTGTTTGGAGAAGCGCTCGACTCTCAAAGTCAAGGGTTCGACGCAAAGATTCTAGGTCTCGAAGAAAAGATTACAGCCCTAACAAAGAATCTGGAAGAAAAAGACCGAGAACTCTGTTCAAAAGAAGCGAGACTTGATGCTCTTTCTGAAAAGTTTGAAACGCTCTCAAGAATCCAGGACAAAAGAATTCTTGCCCTGGAGGAAAAACTTGCGAATGTTTTGGAGGCAGCAGAAAAAGACAGAGAGACCCTCTCACAGTTCCTTGAAAAAAGACCGGTTTCTCCCCTTTGTGTTTCTGCGGTTGGGGAGTTAAAAAAGAGAGTTGTACCTCTTGAGGTTTTTGAGGATTGGGAAAATATTTCGGAATAAATTTTTCTTTGTGTAAAGAAAAATGGCGACTTCAAACTTTGACACCTCTTCGCTCATCAACGCTGTCCTGAACGCAATTCTGCAACAGCAAACTCAAAACACTCAGAACACCACCACAAACAACATCTTTGACCCCGCCAATATTTCGCACATCTTTGGTCCTTCACCTCCTGAACCCGAACCTTTGACTCCTCAAAGGTATCCCGCCGTCCGAAGGACCGTTCAGCCTCCGAGCGTCATTTCGACCAAAGACAAGAAGACCCTGATGTCTCTTGGACTTGCGCTTCTGAAACTCCATGAAAGGGGAAACCTGCCTTCTCGTGTTGAAAATCATATGAACGATGCTTGGAACAACACTCAGAACGTCTCCATCGAAAGTTTCAGGGATAATGTTCTTGGAAATGTCCAAACTCTTCTGGGAGAAGAGGACTCATCCTTTGAGCTCTTTGATGGCATCGTCTACAACTAAAATATTTCTTTTGAACAAAAGAAATACCAACAAAAAATGCAGGACCCGATCGACGACCTTATTTCACGCCAAGACTTTTTGACTGGATATTTCCAAAGGAAGAAAGAAGGCGAAAGCACAACCATCGCAAAGATCAAAGAAATGAATAACCAGAAGCTTTCTGATTTTGCTGATGTTGTCTTTACAGGAGAAGAAAAAATCTTGAGGTCAGTTGTCGCCCACAAGTGGAATATCTATAACGACGGGCTTGAAGTTCGAGCGTACATCGAGAACAAGAAAAAGATCATTCTTCCTTCTGAAGTCGCCCAAAGAAAAGCAAGAGAGTTTTTTGACCGCCCGATTGAGCAAATTTATGAATCGGGTTATTTCCTTGCTGTGCAAAACTATGGAATTCTTGACTGCGAAAAGTCAAGGAGAATTATGGGGCAAAAGTACAAAAAGGTTTTCTCTTCCGATGACCCCAACGAATGGTTCAAGAATGCAGAGACATTCAGGGAAGAAGTTCCCCTTGAGGATAGGCAGAGATACGAAAAGTTTATGAGTCTCAGTCTCGCGAGACTCTACATCTAAAAATATATTCCAATATATTTTCTAAAAAACTTGGGGAAAGCAAAGGATAAAAAAGTCGTCTCTCCATGTCTTTTTGAAGCGAATAAAATCCTCTTCTTTCAGTTCGTCCCAATCCTCGATGTCTATCTTTGCCACAAAACTCCTTGTCTGTCTGTCTCCGTAACAGTTCAAAAGACGGGCAACAAGCAATTCAGTGTCTTCCTTTGTTTCAGAGTCAAGAACGACAAAAGGGATATGTTGTCTTTGGTCCACGTCTATCCAAAACAGGCGACATTGCTCGATGTTTTTTCCATGCTGGGACTCGCAAATTCTTTGTTTCAAAAGGGGAGAACCACCATAATTTCTTCGGATGTTCATGTTCCCGTAAATGTCGTTCTTTGACTTTGAATTTCCCATATTCTTTGTTCTCTAAAAATATGGAAAGTTGGAACAAGAAAAATAGTTTTGTCTTTAGGTTTTCACTGTCTTTCGACACAGTCACCTTTTCCGGAAAGGCAAAAATAGATATGCCGTTGTTGATACTGGAAGAAGAACTTGAATGGTTTTTAGAACGGGGATTTGGGCACATCTGCTTCTCGGACGACTTTTCCCTCGATGTTAGTCCAACAAATGGAGTCTTCATCGACTACAGAGGGTCGACGTTCGTCATCAGGAGCGAGAGGAACGACTTTAATGTCAAAGTTTGCAACAATTTTGCCCATGAGGTCTTGGAAAGGGTGAAACACGAGCTTCAAGGACAAAATCTCCAAAAATTGTAAACTTCCAGAAAAGACTCAAGATGACGGACGTCCAAAGCTCTATCGCGAGTTCCGTGCTTTTCCAAGACTACAAAAAAGTTTCTTATGGGGGAAACTATTTGCAAAAGGAATGGGAGGGAAAGTTTGTTCTTCTTCCGACTCTCCAAAAAAAGTTCCGTCTTCTTGAGGCGAGCGCAATCAGCAAACTGGAATATGAAGCACCAAACGGGGACATGGTAGAGGTCTATGTAACAAACTCTCCTGTGTGGCAAATTTTATAAAATATTCTTATATTTTATTCTGAAAGTTTCTCTTCGAGGCTCGCAATTAATACCCTCTTTTCTTGCAGCTCTTTTGACAACTGGGAAATTTTTTCTTGTGACTTTGTGATGAGAAACAAAAGAACCAGATGCTTTTCCTTGTCGAACTTTCTCGAGAGTTTCTCGACAAGGAACTTTCTTTGGTCTATTTTCACCAGAATATCAGCCACCCGCCTTTTTGTTTCGGAGAGTTCAAACAAAATTCTTTCTCGTTCCATCTTTTGACTCTTTATTTATGTTCACCAAAAGTCGTCAGTTTCTTCGCTGGTTTCAATGACGAATTCGACAGGATATCTTAAAATACAACCAACACCTCCGAAACCTTTGATAAACTGAGAACTCTCTGGGGTACTGTCAGAGACGAGTTCCAAAGTGCATCCGAAGTTCCCATAATTTTCGCAAATCCAGTCGACGAAAAGCTGGTTTTCGTGCGTTTCTCCAGAGTCTTGGAAAACAATCAGGGTCTCGACAGCTCCAAGCTCCAAAGCGTGGAGAGCTTCTTTCTTTCCGAAACAGTAGGTATTCGTGTCTTTTGCAATCTCTCGAAAAAACAAGGAAAGGATTTCCTTCTCCTTTGCATATTTCACTCCTCCCAAAAGATTTTGAGACATGTCGATGGCTTGGGAAAGTCCCGGTTCTCCCCCATACGGAATGTCAAAAATCCCAAGAACTTTTGTTCGGAGTCTTTGGTCGAAAAGGTCAGATTCCAAAAGTTTTGTTTTGAACTCTGCCGCTCCCGCGATAACAATTCCGAGGACGTTGCATTTGTTGTCTTGTATGAAGCATTGGGTTGCGTTCTCTGCGACTTTTCTCAAATAGTTGTGTCTTTTTTCTTTTCGAAGTCTTTCGAACCGGAGGGCTGACTGTCCTCCTCGACCGTGTTTCTTTGGGAGAGACACATCAAAAGACAAAAGCGTTGTCCTTGTGCTTCCAGAAAGAGTCGCAAAGAGAGCCCCTGAGCCATCCACAATAATAAAGCCGTATGTTTTGTCGTCGTACAAAAGCTCTTTGAGACAATCCGTGTGAAAGACATTATCACAAGCGTACACTTTTTGGCTTATCGGACGGAAAGGTTCGACGTCGAATGCCACTTTCTTCTCTTTGCCTTCAGGAAGCATCACTGTCCCACTAAAAATAACGAGGCCGTTTTCGGGGACTTTCGACAAGAGTTTTAGCTTTTGCTGGCATGAAACAATTGCCCCAAGAACGGAGAGCCTGTTTACCCTCGACTTGATATTCGATGCCGTTCCGTGTTCGTTTGTCAACATTGTCATCGCTCGAGAAATTTGTTCTCCGGGAGGAAGAGCGAGAGTCACAAGACTTGTTCCACTGCCTTTTGCAGAGTCGAGAAATTTTATAAGTCTCTTGAGGCGAAATATTTCAAGTTCAGCCATTTTTTATTCTTATAAATTGTTCCTTCAAAAGACCAAAACTTGTTTTTCTTTTTGTTATGGAAACTCTCAGCAACGAAATGCTTTATCATATCGTCTCTTTTTGCGACGATAGAGAACTTTGCGCTTTGTCGCTCGCGGATAGGACGTTCTTTTCTTTGTGTTCCGAGGAAAAGATCTGGACGAGGCTCTGCAAGAAAAAGAACTTTCCCGACAAGGACGAATTGCATTCTTGGAAGGAATGGTATAAGAAGCTTTCCTCTCCCTTCCGTGTGGAGTGCCGTTGGTACTATGGTAAGTGCCGGGACCTCATTTTTAAGGTGAACTATGGTATCACATTCGGACAGCTCCGCAAAAAGATCTGCAAGGGGGTAGGATACAATTGGCCGGAAAACGTCGCGGTGGGAGTGGACGGAAAAGACGAAGAAGTTATCCCAGTATTGCACCTTTTGCGTGGTCTTTTTATTTGTTGGGCTAAATAATAAAATATACAAATATTTTATAGTGTAGTTCTTTCAAATACCGAAAAGACATTATAATGTCTGACATTGCACAACTTTTACTTTCGCCGAAAAAACTTGGGGACCTTTTGGGTACAGAGAAACTTTGGGTCGATAAAAGCGGGTATCTGCATATCGAGAACGGGATGACCGTCGAAATTTGCATTTGTGTGTGTTCGACTGTTCCTTCCGAAAGCATCAGGCTTTTGATGTCTTCTGGTATGAATTTTTCTCATTCTTGTGAAGAATGCGCTTCGTCTCAGGAACTTGTCATTTCGTCCCTCATAAAAACTTTGGAAAATATTTCAAGATAATTTTTATGTTCAAAAAATTATTGTTCTGATCCTTCCCCATCTTCCAAATCTTCCTGCTCTCGAAGACGATAATACTCAAACTTTTTGCCATCCACAGGCTGAACTTTGAGAGCCCGAGAGATTTGTTTTCTGAATTTGAGGATTGTGACTTTCTTTGCGGAATAGCTCGGGAAGTTCTCGTCGTACCACTCTTTGTAATTGTTGAACAGTTCGCTGACTGTGACGTACGGAACTTCTTCATCCTCTTCGAGTTCTTCCTTGTCAATCTTTTCGACGCAGTCACGAATATACCTTCGGATGGGGTCGTTTCTTGCTCTCATCTTGTTTGTTGTCATCGTGACTTCTTCCGGCTCGCAAAGACCTTCCTCTTTGTAGGCCCGGAAATCTTGCATGCAGATCCAAAAGAGGGCATGGGCCAATTCGGGAATTTTCTCCTCGAAATGTGGGTCAGCCTTGAACATGTGAAGTCTCTTTCTTTCTTCTGGGTCGTCAATCCACAAGTCGTCCTGTTCCGACAGGAACGTCGACTCGAACAAAATGGCTCTCAAACGATTCCAAGTCGCCTGGTCAGAACCCGGAACACTCGGAGGTTTGTTACACATCATAAAAATGGTGAACTGTGGCTTGACATCGCGACCCTTCTCATAAAGACTTCGAACAAAGAAAGAGTCATTACCGGACAATTCTTTTAGAATTCCTGGATTGAGTTTTTCTCCTTTGTGAACTTCTTGGATAACCGCAAAGCGTGCTCCCGGAGCCCTCGCAAGCTCCGGTCTTGCTGAACTTGCGGAAGCGGTTCTTCCGACAAGACACATCTCTCTGGGGAACTTTATGAGATACTGGCCAAAGATGTACTCCAAAAGGTTGAAAAAGACGGTCTTGCCGTTGTGTCCCTTTCCGGTACAAACATAGATTCTCTTGTTTCTGTTTCCTCCTTGCATGCAAGAAGAAACCATACGAATGGCACACTTTCGGATTTTTGGGTTTGGGAAGAGTTTCCTCAAAAATTCACGACATTCGACAACGGCCCTGTCTGATTCTGAAAATTCCTTGTAGGAAATACCTGTACTCATCGAGATATAGTCATCAGGGCTTCCATCGCGAAAAATACCAAGTTTGAGGTCGACAACTCCGTCCTCCATTCCAATGATGTCTCTGTTTTCATCAAGCTTCTCGAGAAACTTCTCGTTCAGGAAAAGTCTTTTGCACATTCTCATGACCCCTGTGGCAAAACTATCCATTTGAAGTTTCGCTTGCATATCAAGGCATCTTTTCATCGTCAGCTGGGCATTTGGATCTGTCCCCTGCCCGGTCATAGCGCTGAGTCTAGCGATTTCAAGACGGAAAATGTCGGGAAGTTCAAAACTGATAATCCTCATGAGTTCGTTCGCGTCATCGAGTTTGTTCCATCTGTGACTCCGGAACTCATACCAAATGTTTGACTTTGCATCGGCACAAATGAACCTATCCGAATACTTGGTGTGAATGAGCTTTGCGATATTCGCGTGGGTTGGCTTTGGACATTTGATGGCTGCATCAAGGTCATCTTTGCACTTCAAAGTTTTCCACTCTGCGTACTTTTCGGGGTTGTCGTTTTTGGCCATTTGCAGGAGACTTCCGATGCCTTTGCCTTTCATCTCCATCTGTTCCCAGACATATTCACACTTTTTCTCGTCAAAGTTTGACGCTCTCGAAGAAAAGTCAATCCAAAGATCAAGAGCCTCCGGCAATCCGTTACCGATGTTGAAAAGAGTCCAGCCGACATTCATCCAATCATCGTAGTTTTCCGCGCGAGAGTCGTTAAGCATGTCCAAAATTCCTGACTCTGTGATTTCTTTGATGTCTGTCATAATCTGTTCCATGGTTTTGACAAGCCTCGTCGGTCTCTTTTTCTTCGCCATCTTCTTTTCAGATGGAATAATGCCTCGTGAAATGGGTGTTGGATCTCTCCTTCTTTGGATGGACAAAAGAATGGGAAGATCTCGAGGAATTTCCCATCCCATATCCTCGGCTTCTTCCTCCAAAACATTGTAGATGTCGATGCATTCGAGGTCGTCTGTGTATGCCTTTGTTGCTGTGTACGGTTCCAAAAATTCACCAGACTCTCCCGGCTTTGTTGAACCATACATCAGCCACGGCTTTCCCTTCAAAGAATCAATGCATTTATCGACATCCTCCAAAAGGGGAAGGTCATCGAAAGCCCCGGCCTCTGAAAGGTCCTTGACGACTTTTTGTCTCATGAAGGCGTTTTGGATGTTTGAATCCACGATAAAATACGGGAACATCAAATGAAATCCGTCCTTGACCTTCTCTCCGGAAATTCTCGGACCCGAGCGTTCGAAAACGATGCAAGAGAACATTTTCTCGGTGTGTTCCATTTCAGGAACGACAACCCGGATAATTTCTTGGTAAGCCTTTATCACAGAGAGAACATGATGTTCCTTGTATTGCCTGACTGGCATCTTTTTTCCGATGTCTTCGAAGCGAAAGTCCACATCTACGTAGAGGGGATGATATTTCATGGGCATTTCTGTCAAACAAAGCATAACACCATTTTGTATGGCTTCGCAATAGGTTCGAAAAAAAGAGTTGAGATTCTTCTTTCCTTCGATGGCAAACTTTCCTTTGGGTGAGAAAGATGTGTGGGTAAAAGCACCCTCCCCCTTTTGTACCCTGAAAGTTTCGAGGAGAGCAAAAAGGTCCTTCGTCTGTCTCTTTGCCATAATTTGTTCAAACATAAAAACAAAAGTCAAAGAAAGCGGTTTGATATTTGACAAATCTTTTCGTTCTCAAAACTTTTTGTATTTCTTTTTCACAAAGGAAATGTCAAAAAAATTTCACCAGTTTTTGCAACTTCCTTATGAACTCTGCGAGTTCATCGTCTTGTTGTCGGACAACTCAAACTGTTTGCTGGTCTGTCACGAGATCAACAAAATCTGGAGAAAAAGACTGGGAGAAAGGAACGAAAAGCTTGGTTTACACCTTCTCAGGGACGGTTCATTCTTTGGGCTTGTTCTTGCTAAAAAAAGTGACAGAATGCGTGTTGTCGGAGAGGTTGCGTGCTCGGGAAACTTGAAGCTCCTGAAAAAGGTCCTCTGCATCAGCAAAAAACAGTGTTATGCCTACTGCCAAGAAAACGCATTGTATGGCGCGTCCTTTGCAAACAACAAAAAGTTGGGGCTTTGGGTTCGCAAAAGATTTCGGGCTACATGTGTCTCCGGCTTCCACGGCGCTCTCGACGGAGGTCACGAAAAACTTTGCGCTTTTTGGTGGAAAAAGATGAAGAGAAAGTTCGTGAACAAAAAAGAGATGCAAGGGTTTCTCTCCGGAGCAATGATACGTTCCGCAAGCAACAACCCGAATCTCCTCTTGTTTTTGAGTAAAATGGGAGGAGTTCCACGAGCCGGAGCTTTTGCGGCTTGTGCAGAAAAGAAGGACATCGAAACGTTCCGTATGCTTCTTCCTCAAATAAAAGAAGAAGACAAAGACCTCGTCTTTCTTTACGCTATCAAGACGAGGCTCCCGATATTCGCATATGCGTGTTTTGCTTTCGGTATGGAAGCAAAAAATGTGCATATTCAAGAAGCCTCAAAAATTCAGGACACTATGAAACTCGTTATAAATCCCGTCACTGTTGCTTGAAATTCCTCCTCATCTTTTTCAAACCAAAAGATGTCGTTTGTCTCTTTTGAAACTTCGTGTGCGAACAGATAATTTCTCTCTCCCCAAAAAAGAGAAATTATTGTGTTTCCCAAAGACTTGGGAAAACAGTCTCTGCATTTTCTCTCTCCACAAAGACCGTACTCATTCTTTTGACTTTGGCAAGACATCTCGAACTTATCCAAATAGAACTTTTACTGGAGATTTTGGAATTTTATTTTCACTCGCAAAAACATGGAAAAGATTATCTCTGTTTTGCACTCTTTCACCCAAAAGATCAACGGAGAATCTACAGCCCAAGAACTCGAACTCACAAAGAGGAGGATTCAAAAGGGTTTGGAGCTCCTTGAGTTGATGCTTGAGAAAGATGCCGAGATTGTTGGTTCGAAGAAGGAGGAATGCAAATACATCTTTTCTCCGACGCGTCAAGAGGTTCTTACCGAAGTCAAATTGATGTTCACCCACGAAGACGGCGAGGTCGATGGGGGAATTGTGGGAGAAGGACAACACAATCCGCTCGAATTTGCGACAGTCCCGGAAGAACTGGCGGAAGCCCTCATCGACACAGCAAAAGAACTCGTATGGTGGGTAAATATCAGTGACGATAGAAGCCGCATCGAGACTTGCTTCTCCCTGTTGCCTTCTGGGCGACTTCCGGTAAAGGAAGATTTCGACGTTTACATTGCGTCTTCCGGAAAAGGTGACATTCGCATCGTTTGCGGTGCTGGAGGCCAAAGAAGGAATGAGAGAAACATGGCCGAGTTCGTCAATGAATTTGTGAGTTTATGCGAGAACTCTCAGGAAGTTTGCCCCTCTTTCGAATAAATATCTTTCCAAAAAAGATATTATACCACGGGCGGTTCATAGTTTGGATTATTTCGAGCCTTTGAATGTTTTCTGTACGCTTTGCAACCAAACTTGAACTTTGGGCAAGGTGTTACATCAAAATAAAAGAGTTTATCCTCGATGTCTTTCTTCATCGTTCTATTGTCGATAATCATGCACCGATAAGGCTTTGCACAAACTTGGTCCATGATGTCACAAAATTCATTATAGGTACCAAGAATACCTCCAAAATTTTTCCAAATTTTCTCCCTTTCGATGGGGGAAGGTTCGTAAAAGATCACAAAGAAGCTTCCGCATTTTCTCGATCCGGGTGTCAGCTCAATAGCTCCATGTCCCAAGAAAAACACAGCGTTAGCCCAATGTCGAGAACCGAGCTTAAAATAGGCGTTCACTACGGGCTGACGGTAGATGCTGACATTGTCGGAGCAATCATCGATAATATGGATGCTCAGAGGATTTTTACACGCTTTGTCTTTCTTTGCCTTTTTCTGTCTGGCGATATACTTGAGCTCTCTGTCTTCGTTCCACTTGCTGCTGATGTAAAGAGGCGGAAAGATTCCCTGAAAATCTCCAGACTCATCCGAAGTTCCCGAACACACACTCCCCACAGGGTACTTGCTCCTGTGGTAATATGCAAAAAGCTGAGCGAACGTCGTCTTTCCCGAACCCGGATTCCCAATGACGATAAAAGTCGCAGAATCGGGACAGCCCAAAATATCCCAGGGCTTGATGTTCAAAAATTTTTGTTGCTCCGGCTCATTTCCCACAACTTTTTTCCTGCCCATCCTACAAATTTCATATTTATTTTTAAACATAAATATGAGAGCATTTTGGCTTTTCCTTCTTCTCGTTTCTTTGAGTTCTTTTGTTCTTTCTGTCCATGTTTTCGCATGTTGGACGGCCACAGGAGGAAATCCAAAATGGCAAACCCAAGGAAACATTTCTTTGTTGGGTATCTTTGTTGCACCTTTTATTGCAATGGTGTCATTTATGGTATTGATGTCCACAAATAAAGAATGAAAGTGGGAGAAGTATTTTGTATACCGCATCTCACAAAAGCGATATTTTTCGGATATACAGAACACAGACAAGCCGTGTTTTTTGCCGAGGACGGTCTGTTTTATCTCGTCGATATAAACACCTTGCCGGAAAGGGTGTTGGACTTTGACCCAAAAACGGAGAAAAGACTCAAAAAGACAAAAAGATTTCTAAAGTACCTCTTTTTCCGATAAAATATATTCTCACATATATTTTTTGTTGCAAGGATAACAACATGTCGAATCTCCGAAAGACACAGCGCACATGTCGTATTTCGAACCATCCTCTGATTCTTCCCAAATTTGGGAAGAATAGTCGTCCTCGGGGAACGGCGTGACTTTTCTGAGTTTCACCTTTTTTACGATATAACCGTCATCATCTCCAAAACGCCTGTTCCAGAGTTTCGGAAGGACGTTCTTTTCGAGGAAACGGATGCTCGTTTCGGGAGTCACGACCAAAGGAAAAAGTTTTCCGGGAACTCTTATCCAAATGAGCTTGCAGTCCTCTCGTTCTTCTCCAAACTGCGAAACGGACAGTTTTTCTTTGAGGTCACTCCTTCCATAATTTTCCTTCCAAACCTTCACGTTGTTCTCCCATTCAAACTGTTGTTCGTTTGGCTTTTCAAGAGTTTGCCCCATCCTTGCTTGTTCGGCTCCACTGAAAAAAATATTTCAATAAATATTTTCAAAACTTTTGGGGGAAGCAGCAAGAAAAAAGACAACAAATAGTTCTCGACGCGTCTGGCTTCAACACTTGCCCTTGTTCCAATTTTTTCCAAAAGTTTCTCTGGTTGAGATGAGTCGTACCAAGAGCTTTTGACTTTGTATCGTATATTCTGACTCTCGAAGTGAACCAAGCATCCTCGTCTCTTGAAACACAGTGGTTGTTCCAAATTTGACAAAAGACGCCTCTTTCAAGTTTTTCGAGGTCCATTCCCGCCATAAGAAGTATTGGAATTCTCTTATTTCCGAGGACGGGGAACCATACGAGTTTCGCGTCTTTTACAAAAACGTCAAACTGCGCTATCGATAATATGTTCGAAAGCTCTTCCAGATCTCCTCCTCTTTCTTCCCATCCTTTATGGATCAAAGCGTTTCTTTTCCAACAAAAGTCCTCCATCTTGCAAATATTATTTCAAGACAAAAGATTTTTCATTCTTCCCAAAGACCCCGAGGTGTTTGTTTCAAATATTTTAACAAAAATATTTATTCAAGACGTTCTCTGCGGTCGGTCTCATCTTTGGTTCGTAACTCAAGAGTTCGCGTAGGAGACTCTGAAATTCTTGCGAAACTCCGTGGAGTTTGAAAGGGATGAATTGGTGAATTGCGTGTTGTTCCATCAGCTTTTTCTTGTCAAAGGACCAAATGGGGTTTCCTCTCCAAAGTTCGGCAAAGACGCAACCGAGACTCCAGATATCAATCTCGAACGAGAAATGACAGGTAGGATCAAGCAAAAGTTCTGGAGGTCTGTAATGGAGCGTGACTATCTCGTGGGAGACAGAGATAGTTTGGTCTCCACAATAGAGAGAAAGGCCAAAGTCGCAAATCTTTGCCTTTTTTCCGTCGTAGAGGATGTTTGAAGGTTTCAGGTCGGCGTGGATGATTCCGTTCTTGTGGAGGAACGCCAAACCGTTGCAGATGTCTTTGAACACTTTGGGTATTTCATCCATGTCCAAAAACTTTCTGGAAAGGTCGAAAGGAAGGTACTCCAAAACCAAAGTCTGGGACAGGTTTGTTCTTTCAAACTTTATGAGCCTGCAGATGTTCTCATGTTCTCCCGGAAACATGTCATAGATTGCCTTTTCGGGGTGTTTCTGATCGTCGTAGCTTTTTGAAGCATACGACTTCATAACAACTCCGACGCTTGTGTCTGCGACGATGGTCGCCTGAAGAGGATGAGAAGATTTTTGGATGACCTTCATCATTTGAACGTAAAAGAAAAATCACAAAGTTCTTCATGACTATCAGTTTCAATAACGAATTTTAGAAATGGGAGAAAAACTTGGATTGGATTCTCCTGCTGTTCTCGACGAGATGAGACAAAAGATAACTCAGAATTGCCCATTCGTCAAATTTCATGGGACAAACGTGCCTTCTTCGAATGGAAAAACCATAAATGTCCATTTTTCTAGTGAAGGAAAATTTGTGGTGACTGCTTGCGACAACGGAGAACCTTTGATTGAAATATTGCACAAAGGCATAAAATACTCTTCCAAAAACATGGAAGCGAGCATCAATACAATTTGCGGCTTTATTATCTCTGATCCAGCGTACGCGATAAGAGAAATGACAAGCGTTCTTTCGGAAAAAATCTCAACACTTTCCAAAGACATTCAAAGGCTTTCTGATGGCATTGAATTCGCTCCAGGCTCGGAAGCTTGCAAAGAGATTCAGAAAAATTTCGAAGAATTATCAAAGATAAATTATTAGTTGCAATAATTTATTGAGATGCAGAAGTTTTTGGAGAAACGCGAAGCTCTGCCTTTTTCTTTGTTTGAGAAGCCAAAGAAAAAATCTTTTTTGAAGACTTTTCAAAACGACACCGAAAGATATTTTCTTCTTCCCGATGGGAAGAAGCATGGAGAGCATATCAAAGAGTACGGGGAAGATAAAGAAACAAAAATATGGAAGTTCGGGGTTTTGCATGGTGAATGGAAAAGAGAAAAAAACTGTTATTGCATCGGTGGAAATTTTGTCGATGGACGCCTTGAAGGAAAAATAACAGTCAAAGCGCCTTATTACAAAGAAAACTTGTACGTCCTTTATAAAGACGGGTTCCCTATACTTTGTGAATCATCTGAATTCAAAACAGAATTCTTTTGGGATATTCCAAACAAAACACTCGTAGTTACGAGAAAAGATGACGGGCACAAAAAGCCCGTCATAAGAAAATATTCGAGTATCTCTTTTCGCGAAGAGGAGGACAAAAGTTTACCAAAAGGCATTTATCTAAGTTCTTTCTCTTGTTTCGACGGCCTCATGACTTCCAACGGAAGTCATGCTGTGGTTGGGAAAGGTTCCACCCATGACGTCTCAATATGTTTTCCTGTGTTTCCAAACTAAACATATTTTTTTGGTCTTGTGACCCATCTTATCCCCATTTTTCTCGCAGCTTCAAAGTTGCGCTGGAATGCTTTGTTTCTGCTTCTTTGGTCACGCCTTTTGAGCTTGAAAGATTCTGCACTCACAATGATGCCCGACCTTCTTTCCTCTCTTGCCGAGCGTTTTATAGCGCAGTATTTGCATCGGGGTGTATATTCTTCTGAACCCAATGGCGTCCACGCCGCTGAGGATGTGTGATAAAGGTCAAGAGCTTCCGCCACAATATGGTAAAGTCTCCTTGTCTCTCCGCTTTTGCATTCTTTCGAGAGAGTTCCACCATTCTTTTTTATTGTAAAAACATCTGGCAAAACAACAGAGAGCCTTTCCTCTGGGTCGTTGTTCCATTGTTCTCGGAGAAATTTATGGTCATCCACCCAAGCCCTTTTTGCTAGAACATCGCAAACATACAAATACCTCAACTCTGCCGATTCTGGGATAATATCAAAAGACATTTTTGTTACACTTTTTATTTTGAGATGCAGAAATTTTTAAAGAACGCTTGCGTTGTTGCCTTGTCTTGTACGGGAGTTGTCGTTCCTCAAAAAGAAGACTTTTGTCGCACCGTCAACGAAAAAGAAAAAGTGGGAGAATTAGAGGCTTCCGTCAGTTATTTTGTTCTTCCAAATGGTCAAAAACACGGAAGAGAAGAAAGACGTTTTTGTGTTGATGTCGGAGTCGCTATTGAGGTTTGTAATTGGAAAGATGGCCTACTCGAAGGAAAATGGGAAGCTTCATTGGCCAACAAGAAACTCATTGGCTTTTTCTCGAAAGGAAAACCTATCGGAGAGTTTCGAGCAATGAACAAATCCGAAATTTTGACGTCTTGTGTGTTTAAGAACGGAATGCCGATAATAATTCATGTAACCGGATACGAAACCGCGAACCATTTGAAATGGGACATGAAAAGGGGAAAAATTATGTCATTGGACGGAACTCCGATTTTTTCTGGTGTTAAATTTCGAGAAAAAGGAGACACCTCCCGAGTTCCTGTGGACCACCTTGTAGACATTCTATGTTGCCGCGGAAATATCGCAGAGTCAAATGGAAAATTCCTTCCTCTTCCGTGCTTCCTCTAAAAAAATATATCTGAATATATTTCAAAAGACAGAATGCAAAATCCTTTGTATAAAGAACAAGAGGAAAAGACAAGAGTCGCGTATGGAGCAAAAGAGCTTCATAAAAATCCTGAAAGTTTTACATACACAAAATCCTTCCTTTTGCCCGCCGGCGAGAAGCACGGAACTCACAAAGTTTCAAGAACGTTCCCTGCCTTTGACAATGAGACGATTATAGAAACATCAGAGTGGGACAGAGGAGTTTTGGAAGGGTTTTGGGAAGCCGTCTCGTCGAAAGGGGGCAAACTCACCGGTAATTTTAAAAACGGAGAAGCTCAAGGAACATTCATCATGGAAAAGGAGGGTAAACAGATTATGGTTCTGAAATTTGTGGATGGTTTTGTTCGCAAGTGGAGATTCGGAAAACATACAAAGCTGAGGTTCCGTTGGACAAAAAAGAAGCTTGTGATTATCCAGCCAAAAAATATTTGCAAATTCAAAGTCAAATTTCCCAAAAACAGAAAGCCAGAAAAAGATGACAAGGTCGGAAACATTTTGCTCTTTTGTTTATCCTTGTACGGAAGGACTCTTTTGAACTCAAAGGGGAAACCTTTTGTGGTTGGATTTGAAAATGAGGTATACAGAATCCCATGTTTTCCCAATGAACTAAATATCTCGGATTTTCTACCAAAGAAGGAAGGACATGACACAATCTTTTGTTGGACGAGCTAATATCTTTTAGAAAAGATATTTATTCTAGGAGGCTTTTCGGAAGATAATATGGAAAGAAGAGGGATTGGAACGTCGACTTCCAAATGATTTGGCTTGCCTCGTTGTCTCTGGGGCGGCGACCGTGTTGAGCCCGGAACTTTTCATGGTTCTTTGGGACAAAATAAAGGGGCAAAAACGGCGGAATGCAGCAGTATGCGAAATAAAGATGAGAGACTTTCATTGTTTTTTACCCAATACAAAGGCTAAAGTATTTTGATTAATTGCCAACTTTTTGGTATTTGACCAAGTTTTTATAGACATGGACAAGTTCCTTGAGAAGCGCCTTTTATCATTCGCTATTTCTGGGGGAAATATCCCAAAAAAGGAAGACTTTCTCCACAAAAAGAAGGGAAAAAGCACAAAGGCTTTCCTTGAATTTTCTGTTCTTCCGAATGGACAAAGACACGGAAAAGAGAGAAGGTTGTACAACTCTGGTGAAATTCTCGAGTGTGAGTGGAAAGACGGAAAACTTCATGGGTCCTGGAAATGTTTTGTAGGTGACAATTACCTTTCCGGAAACTTTTTTAATGGTGTTGCTGTCGGAACGTTCCGTTCTTGCATCGACATCGACGGATTTGCAGACCACAGTTTCGGCAAATTGCGAAGAACCATCGAGTACACTTTTTCGGATGGTCTCCTAGTATCCGAGGAAGGATTTCTCGCCCTTTTTATCGGCAAAGAGCAACTTTTTAGAGTTGACCAACCAAAGAGGGTCTTTTTATGGGACATGAAGAATAAAACTTTTCAAACGGGGGAGCATCTGTTTGAAAAAATAAGCACGTACGGTTTTGTTGTGTCTCGTCAGACTGAACAATACGTTCTTTCTGAAAATCATCTGATGCACTTTCTTGAGGAAGAAGGAAGGAGCCTTTTTGCAACTTTGGAGAATGGGGAGCGCGTAAAAATTTGTATGCCAATCTTTTTTTGGTTCTGAAAAATATATTCAAGAAAATATATTTTGATGCAAAAATTCTTGAAACCTCGAGAGGCCGTTTCTCTCTCCATCTGCGTTTCGGAGTTTCCTGACCCGGAAGACTATGTTTGTGTAGAAGACAACATTGCAGAAATATTACCTTTGACTTTTTCCAGAGCTCGCGTACTACCTGATGGCTCAAAACACGGAAAGGAATTCGCGACTTGTGAGTTTCGTGGAGGAAGGTTGTACCTGACAAAGGAGTGGAAACTAGGGGTTCTTTCTGGTTCATGGACATGTTCGGAACGCATCGGCAAAGGAGAAGAGCTAAAGGGAGAGTTTTTTGAGGGAACGCCCTCAAAAAAATTTAGGCTGACGGCGGAGACAAGCTTGAACTTTGAAATAACAGGAACAGAGGTTGTGGGAGTCGCCGAAAAAGACGACCAGCCCTTTTCTATAAGCCTTTCCGATGTCTCAAAAATTCAGTATTTTCTTGTGAGATACAATAACACAATGTCGAGGCTGATTCCTTTTGGAAGATCCATTTGTTATCTTTTTCGAGAACTTGGGTATGTCGAGTAAATATTTTATCAGAGAAAAGATAAAATATGATGGAAAAATTTTTGGAGAAAAAGAGTCTGTTGTTCTTCTCGGTTGGTTGTGGCCTTCCAATACCTTTTGAGCAGTTCCTGAAAAGGGTCGGGAATGGATATGTACTCCCTGACGGTTCGTATCACGGGGAATACTTGAAAAAAATTAGGAAGGACTCAGAATTGGTGACTTTTCACGTTGGAAAAGCTCACGGACCATATATTTTGCAATCGTGGTACACAACGCTTTGTGGAAACTACGTCAATGGAAAAAGAGAAGGCGAATTTGTCGAAACATACAAAGACAAGTTTGTCCGAAAATTTGTCTATGAACATGACATCCTTTTGAGGCTGGAAAGCACTACAAAGACTCTCAGACTCGAATGGAATGAAGACGCAAAAGTGTGTTTCTTGTCAAAAGGTTCCATGGCCTGGGTTCGAACATATTCTGCGATTGCGAACGACCCTTCTTGCGCCTTTATTATCGGAGGGACTTCGAATGTTTTGTTTCGAGAACCCCCGTGTTTTTCAAAAGAAAGACTGAAACTTGACAGCCATAAAAATGGGGAAATATGCTACGAGTTTGAATTGTAAAAATGCAAAAGTTTTTGCAAGACGACGAGTATGTTTCTTTCTATGTTTCCACTGGAGCTCCGTCTCTCAAAGAGCAAAAATCCAGGTTTTTGAGAAAAAATGAGCACCTCTCCGATATCAAAAGAATGAGCAACGAACTTCTCAAAATACTCTGGTATCACCTCACAGAAGAGGAACACAGCATATTCTTGGAGGATGCTTGTTGGAGAGAAGACGTTGAGCGTTTTGATATTGTGACTTGCGGAAATGGAGACTCGAGATATTTGGCGATGAACGACGGGGATAAATTCAACCTTTCTCTAGAATTTTATTGTAAACTCTTTGACAGGGGCTTATTCAAAGCCAGCGAATATTTTGAAACCGTAGAAGGGGAAAATTTTGGACTGGATAGAGCCCTGACAACGGCGTACATTTTTTCGGAAATTTTGAAACACATGAAGAACAAGAAATGAACGGGGTTTATGGGCTTCGTCTCCAAAAAAGACGGGGAATATGCTTTTTCCAAACAAAATATATAAAACTGTTTATATAATGTCTTGGAGCAACGCTGTCGCAATGAAACTTCTCGAATCTGTCTCTTTTGAGTACACGGAAAATAACGAAAGATATAAAAGAGATGCGAAAATAGTCCGTATTTCCCCACAAGAAGTGCATATTGTCTCTTCCGAACCTGTCAAAGTTTTGGCAAAAGAGGAAAAATTTTATTCGCAAACAGAAAAGAAACAATAAAAGTGGCGTTGTACACATAAAATATCGCGATATTTTATAAGACATCTCACGCATGTCTGTCGGTGTCGACGTGGTAAATTCTGTGTGGAGATAAACACTCATTGTCATTGGGATGAATCTTTTTAGAGATGTCGTAGTAGATAACAAGCTTATGAGGGGGAGTTATGTGGGCGATCGAAGTTTCCCTCCGAAAGTCTTTTATTCTATTTCCCCGAACAAGAATCTTTTTGGGTTGGTCTCCCCCTGAAATGTCCTTGAGAAAATAGTAGCTGACTTCCATTCTATTCATCATCGAAAAGAACCATCTCCTTTCGCTCTGGGCAAACATTCTTTTTTTGTGACCGAAACCCTTTGTGAGTTTGGAATCCACAGAAAGCCGCCGAAAAAGAGTGCAGACTTTTCCGAGTTCAAAGACCGTCTTTTGACCACAAAAAGAAAAGATGAGAAGAACGATCTCTTCTGGGAGCCCTTCCATTGGATTGCAAAAAAATATTTTTTTGATATTTTTTTATTTCTTCCAAAAAGTTTTTTTTGTGACTCACGAGACTTTACGCAGCGAAGATGAGGACGATGACTCCGAGAATCACCGCGAGAACTCTCTTGACGTTCCAGTTTGGTTCGCTGAATATCATGATTCCGATGGCAAAGGCAGCGATGGTGCTGCAAATATTCCAGAGGTTGTTTAATATTCCAATATTGTTTCTTTGGTGTTTGAGGGCCATAGTAACCACAAACCCAACTATCGCGTATCCGAGAGCGCAGAACAAAAGGAAACACCAATGTCTTCCATTCGCGTATTCCTTTGAACAGAAAAGAGCCGCTTGTTCGACACAAACGATGACAAGAAGCCAAGGGAGAATACTCAAAAAATTTCGAAGAAACATGTCGTTACTTATGCGATGAGGAAGATAGCAACGACAGCAAACAAGATTCCGAGAGATTGTTTTGTCGTTGGCGGACTTTCGTGAAAGACAAAGAATCCCATCGCAAAGGCGATAAATGCAACAACGAGATTTCGGAAAATAAAGAAGAGACCGATGTCATCTGCAAGTTCAAGGATTCGAATAACAATGTATGCGACGACCGCATAACCTATCAGAGAAACAATAAGAGAATACGCTTCTTTCTCGTCCGAGAGAACGTAACTTTTCATGTTGTAGATAACAATAATTTCAACCAAAATGAGCGCAGCAATCCAGAAAAATATTTGCATTATAAATATTTTTAAGAAATGTCGCGAAAAGTATTTCTCTCTCCGGAAACCAAGGTCGTTTCGGCAGAAGGAAACTACACAAAGGTCCGCGACCTTCTTCCGGGAGACAGCGTAATGGCTTGTGACTCTTTTCCAAACAAGGTACTTCAAATTTCGGTGTCTCGCAAAAGAACACTAAAAATCGGAAAGATCCGAACCACAGAGGAGCAAGAGCTTCTCGTCTATGAACCTCCTCAAAAACAGGATTTTCAAAACACAAGATATATGGAACTTGGTCTTTTTGAGCCCTCAAAAGTCAAGGCTGTGAATTTTAACTGCCAGAGACATTTCCTGTTTCGCACAGCAGCGCTTTGGCCTTTTTCTGAGCTCGAAGACGAGCCCTTTGTCGTTGGAAAAAGGTGCGCGTCTTTGTTGGAACCATACCCGGAAAGGGCCATCAAGAATGACAAACGAACAAGGGCTCTTTTGCTGGGCGGCGACTTGATGGCAGATCAAAGGTCACCAACATTTCCTTTTGTCTGTTGTTCTTTGGGTCTCGATCCCACAAAGAAAAGATCAGAATTGTTGGACGACCTTGCGACTTCTAATTGTTGTTCCTTGGTTCGAGCGTACCAGGAAGACCCAAAAAAGACAAGGATGTTTTGTCTTGAGTTTGAAAGAGACAAACCTATTTTTCTCGAAGACTTTGTGAATATCTAAGAATTTTAATCTTTTATTGAGACAAAATAAAAGATGGAGTTGCAACTTCAAAATTTTCGTTGCTTCAAAAACAAAGAGGTTGTTTTCCCTGAAAAGGGATTAGTCCTTCTCTCCGCTCCCTCCGGAAGTGGAAAGAGTACGGTTTTGAACGCTCTACTTTGGGCATTGTATGGGGAGATTAAAAAACCCCAGTCTTTCGGAACGAGAAGTTGCTCTGTCTCTGTGTCTCTTTCCGAACACTATGGTATTTCTGCGAGAAGGCAGGCCGGCCCCGGAAGATTGGTTGTTCTTGACCACAAAAACAAAGACCAAGAATATGAGGGTGAAGCAGCCCAGGAAATAATAAATAAAAGAGTCGGCACCCCGAAAGAGTTCTTGGCATCTTCCTACGTCATCCAAAACCTCGACAGCTCTGTTTTAACGCTAACTCCGGGAGAACAACTGGCATTTGTTGAAAACCTTTCCTTGGACAAAGAAGCCATTGAAAAAGAAAGACAAAACTTGAAAAAGCATATCTCTTTTCTTGATGTCCAGAGAGTCGAGCTGAATACAAAGGCAAACTATGCCCAAAAAATTCTCGAAGGAATATCAGAGGCAAAGGAACCGGTTTGTCCATTTTCCGATGTTGGGGATGAGGATGTTCAGCAACAATCCCACACCGTTTCTTTGGCGAAAAAACAGCTGCAAAGTTGCATAGAGCAACTCAAAGAGACGAAAGAAAAAGTCCAGAGCACTCTCATGTCTCTCGAGAGACTAGAAGGAGAAAAAAAGAATCTTGTTGTTGATAAAAAGGTCGAAAAAAGTCACATCCGCGACCTTGAAAAGAAAAGGGACGCGGCGAAAGCCTTTGAATGCCTCAAAGCAAGGGCAGAAGAAAGAAAAAAATACGAAGAGTTCCTCGAAGAGAGAAAGCAAACTCTTTTGCCGCAAGAAGAGTTTGAAAAACTTGTGGAGAGAAAACAAGTCTTGAAAAAGGCAAAGAAAAATTATGAAGCATCCCTCTCCAAGAAAAAAGTCGCAGAGACAAAGCTCAAAAGTCTTTCCCAAGAAATACGCCGAGAATTCCCCACAAAATGCGAAGCAAGCATCACTTCACTCTCCAAACATCTAAACAAAAAGACGAAACTTTTGGAAGAGGAAATAGCTTCCGTATCTTCGGAACTTGAAAAACTTTCCGAAACGAAAGCAAAAGCGGAACTCTCCGAAAACTTGCTCGAGTGTCCTTGTTGTGGAGAAAGTCTTGTATTTGTTTCCGGTTCGCTTGAAAAATCTGGTCATGCAAAAAGCGATGTCAGCCTCGAGAATGTGCTTTCAGAGATCGACAGAAAGAAAAAGATTCTGGCAGTCTCCAAAAAGAACCTAGAAAAAGCAAAGACGTTTATTTCTCGGCTTTCAGAGTGTTTAGTCACGGAAAGCTTTCCGGAATTTACTGGAGAAGAGGAACTTGTCGAGTTGTCAAAAAAGATAAAAGAAAACAAACGCGAGCCTCTTCCCAAGTGGGTTCTTGATTTGGAGAAAAAGACAAAGCCTTTGACAGAGGAAGAAAAAGAGCTCCTGGAGAAAGGATGTCCCGATTCTTTGAAAGAGACTCAAAGGGAGCTCGACAGAGCAAAGGACAAGTTCAAAGAGCAAACTCTTGTTTTGCAAAAACTCGCAGATGTCGAATCACGCATTTCCAAACTTTCAAAGAGCTTGCCAAAAAATTATGAAGAAGAAATAAAAACTCTGGAAGAAGAAAAGGAGAAACTCGAGGTCGAACTTTTAGCGTCTGAAGAAAAACTTGAGGAACTAAGAGAGAAGAGGAGCTATTCCATCGAATGGAAGGTTTTCAACGAAACGAGTTTGAGAAGACAACAGCTTTTGGAGGAAATTCGTTTGTTCAATGAGGAACTTTTGCGGGTCGAGAAAAAGTCACGCGACGCTTTACTTCTAAAAGAAAAGAGCAGAATGGCTTCTTTTCTTGCCGTCGAAAAAACGGTGAATGCGATAAACTACGCAGCAAAGACACACCTCGCCAAACTTTTCCCCGATGACCCAATCAGCATTGTCCTGAAAACAAGCAAAGAGACAAAGAAAGGGAAGAAGATCCAAATGTCGACTTCGATCCTATACAAAGGCCACGAATATGACAGTTTTTGGTCTCTTTCTGGGGGAGAGAGACAAAAGGCGTGTTTGTCTTTTATTCTCGCCATCAATGAAGTTGTGGGTGCAAGGTTCCTTTTGTTGGACGAAGCCCTAGCGCAACTTCACAAAGAGGTAAACACGGACATCCTCGAGTATCTGCGAGATGAAATCGCGAGCAACAGACTAGTTGTTGTCGTCAGCCACGAAGCCAACAGAGGAATTTTTCACAAAGTCATCGAAATATAAAAATATTTGTGAATATTTTTTGTGATGCAAAAGTTTCTGAAAAAAAGAGAGGTGTTGGTTCTGCGTCTCGTTTCGGAAACGGTTCCGGTGATTCCCGAAAATTTTCGAAAGAAGGAACGCCTCAAATGTTTTATACCTCTTTTCGATGAGACATCATTCGTTGTTTGGGATGAACTCGCCAGTGGGAAGAAAATGGTTGAAATTCTGGAAAAAACTCTCCAAGATTCGTCCGTTTGCGGAAAGATAAGACTTTCCTTGCTTCCCGATGGAACAAGAGACGGTCCATTCCACATGGTTCCGGAAGAAAGAAAATATTGGACTATCACAGAAGCCACAGGAAGCTACAAGATGGGAAAAAAGCATGGAATTTTTAGGTACGTCTTTCATCTTCATTCAAGGGTCATAAGAGAAGAGAGATGGTATGAAGATGTCCTGAAAAGAATAAAAATTGTGACAGAGAAAGAGATACAAATCTACAGATTTTTTGGGAACGGCTTGGGACACTGCAAAGAATTTTTGAACGGGTATCTATCCGAAAAAATAGAGTTTAAGGGCAAGTATGTCCACGGAAAACACGAAATTTATATGAGAGATAGAAGGTCAAAAAAGCTCAGAACAAGAAAATTTTATTGCGATGGGAGGCTGGTCTCTGAAGAAAGAAAACGCTTATAAAATACACGCCAATATGTATTTTTGAATATGCAACGTTTTTTGCGAAAGAGGGAGGCGCAAGTCCTTGCAGTGGTGACAGGAGAACTTCCTCTTCCCGAAAACTACCAGAGAAAAACAACAAAAGAATGCAAAATGCCGAGCGAGCGCGGTTCGCTCGAAAAACATAGATTCCTGAAAAAGATTGTTTCTGAATGGGGAGAGGTGTCTTATGTAAGGAGCGTTACCATAAGACAAAAAGAAAAGTCTTCGGAAATAGGAATCGCGACAATTTCGAGACTTCCCGACGGGACAAAACATGGACCTTTTCACGCAATTCGCGAAAACGGGGCAATGAGGAACGTCTTTTTTGGAAACTACAGGATGGACAAAAAACATGGGATATTCCAGAAAATTTTTCAAACCGGTGAAGAAAATACAAGCAAATTTTTGGAGGTGTGGAATGACGGTGTTCTGCTATTCTCTAGGATGAAAACACAGTACCTCTCCGAAACATTTAGGTACACATCTTCGGAAAGCGGTGTATATCGCTATTTTTTGGAAGGAAATCTGTTCTGCAAGTACGAAATCAAGGATTCTCTGCTTCACGGAGTTTGTGATCTTTATTTTGATGGCTTTGGTAAAGGATACAAACTCAAAACGCGGACTGTGTACGAGAATGGTGTTGAAAAGAAGAAAACTAGATATTATTCTACAGGAAGGGTAAAACAAATCATACATTATAAAAATGGGAGGCTCCATGGCATTCGGGAGACCTTTTCTCCCGAAGGCGTCACCACAAGGCGCGAGATCTTTGAGAACGGAAAGTTTGTCCATGTTCAGAGAAAATAATACATTTGATTATTTTCTTTATTGATCGTTGGTCACTTGCTGGTGATAAATTCCGAGAGGCAAAAGCCTGAAAGACATACCTTGAGCAGCGGGACTCGAATAGATTTCAGAAAGAGTCGTCGAAGCGAATGTTTGTGCGATCTTCTGCCCTGTCACTGGGTCAACAGTTCTCGGGTTGTAGTACAAAGCCGGAGGAGGATTGAGACGCACAAGACCCTCAGTGTTTGACGCTGTGGTGGGAGAAGAACCGTCAGAGAGCAAAAAGATTCCGAAGCCAACCTGAAGCTGGTTGATAATTTGAACGCTGGGTATTCCTCCTTCATCCAAAACTCTCGAGGCCGCGGCGGGAGCGATGCCAAAGTCTGAAACGCGAAGTTTCTCGACGTCATTCACCAAATATCTGGCATATCCCTTTTCTTTATTGATGGCGAAGGCGACCTTTGTATACTCGTCAAGAGTATCAACGCTATAAAGAGGGTCTTGGTTTCCTCCTCTTTGGGCGATGGGGAACATTGCCGTGTAGGCCGCATATTCAGTCAAGAGACCGCCTCCGAAACTCGGTCGCGCGAATGGGAGTCTTTCTACGAGGGCGTAGATGACGGTTTCTGTAATAAAGATGTCAAAAACACACCCAGTTTGCTCATCCAAAAAGGCAAGGGAAGCGGCTCCGATTCGTGCGTCTGCCTTTGGGTTATCTATTTGTGCAGCCACCGCTGCGGCAAAAGTCGAACCTCCAGGAAGGAATTGTCTCGCTGAAACTGTCGTTTCAACATAAAACTCTCCTGTATCTGGAAGTTTGTATGCTCCGAGAGCTCCGGGAACAGCCCCGGCAAAGTTGCTGTTCTTTGGATCGGGACCCTTTCGATACACCAAATAGTTGATGTGGTCGAGAGTCGAACCCGTAGGAACAAGGCTGAAAGATTGAGGAACTTGGTTCAAAGTGAGGCTTCCAGTTGTGTTTGTTACCGTGGCGTCCATCCTCGTCGGGTCAAAGGCCGTCCACTTGGCTGTGGGGCCGGTCGTCAAAAAAGTCGCCCAGTTTTCACTATCAATCAAAGTTCTTCCGGAAGCGGTGGAAACAATCCATTCCTCTCCGTCGGAAATATAGAGGTTACCTTGAACCATAATCATACTTCCTTTTGTTTGAACGCGAGGAAGCTGAGAAAAAGTCGGGACGATAGGCTGTGCGTTTGTAGCTGGCTGTTGTTTCGACATCTCCCTTACAAAGTGTCCAAACAAAAGAAAACGTGACTCATAAAAATATTCAAATATTTTTATTCGAGGGGGATATGTCTTGAGTCGGGGTTGGAGTCGAGAGTCGCTCTCAGGTAGTGGTTCTCTTTGTAGTCTTTCGGAATTTCGGTGACTTGTTTCGTTCCATAAAAGACTTGGATAAGCAAAAGGCCAAGGCTCCAAATCTGGAACTTCTCAGCTCTTTTCTCTCCAAGAACTCCGTCACAGGCAAACTCTGGAGGGTCTATCCACATTTCGCCGCCATAGTAATCCGCTTCAGAGAACGAGGGGCAATCAAAGTCAACGAGAAATACCTCATCATCCGAGTTCAAGAGGATGTTCCTGCTGTTGATGTCGCTAAAATAAACCCTTTCCTTGTTCATTGCCGAGAAAATCCGGCAGAGCTTCTCCGCGACTTTTTCTTTGTCTTTTATGGATGATGGGTCAAACCCTGCACCGTCAAAGAACTTTGTGACAATCCAAAGATGTCCACCCTTTTCTACAGCTTTGAAAGGTTCGAGAAAATTCTCTTTTGACCTTTCCCAAAGTCTCTTTGCAGTATCATATTCTTCGAGATGAGACTTTTCCAAAGAGCGGAAGAATTTCTTGACAGCTACGAGGCCAAATTCATCACTTTCGTAAAGGTCCACACTTCCAAAACAACCGGAGGAAATGTGTTTTATCAACTTCATTTGATGAAAATATTTGTTGGATAGTTTACCCTTCTTTTGATTGTTCATGGAATGTTCTATCTTTGTCCCTCAAATCCTTCACGAAGAAACGAAGGAATGTAGCGGAGTTCTTTTCGCGACAAAGAATGACTGTTTTGTGTGCAAGTGTGAGAGAGTCGCTATTCCTTTCTTTGGTAAAAAAGAATCCTTTCCTGTTGTCAAAGACTTGGTCAACACGATGAACAAATAATATATTTTGCAAAATATATTTTATTCTTTCTTTGCTTCGAGACTTTTTTGTCTTCTTTGGCAGGGGAGACTTTCGAGATGTTCTTTCAAAATTCTCCTATTTTGCTTCATCTGTTTTAGGGTGTCTTCATAGTCTTTTATCTTTGAGTCCATCCACAAAAGACTGAGTTTCGTGTTTTCTGCCTCTGTCGCCCCAATAACACAATCCTCAAATTCTCTGATGTGACGAGACAAATTCTTTCCTTTCGCGAGGCAGAAAGAACGCGATGAAATAAAGTGACAACCAAACTCGGAGAAAGATTGCAGAACTCTGTCAAAGGATTTAATAGCTTCTCTTTGGCTTTGTTTCGAAACTCCGAGAACTCTTTGGTTAGCGAAGGAATTGTTGTTACCTGTCTTTTCGAGAGACACAGTCAAAATGGTGCTGTTGTCGTCAACCTCTGTCGCCAAAAGAAAAATATACATTCTTTATTTTTCTTATAGAATACTTGAAACTCCAAAAAGTTGGAGAACTTCTTCTGCTGATGAAACGGCTCCCTCTGTCCATCCGTTGCTCGTCGAAAACTGCGAGCCCAAAAGATAAATGTCTTCGTTCCTCCCAAAAGGCTGAGCAAAAGAGCGGTAACCGCCATTTCTAAAAAACCAAGCACCGTTCTTTGTGTATTTGAATAGAACGTCTCCAATATCAAGTTGGCTTGGGCTCACTGAAAACATTTCGGAAAGAAGAGAGACGAAACAGTTCCAGAGCTTGGGATATTTTCTCGAACATTCGAATTTTTCATTGTACTCTATGGGTTCTACCTTTTTCCTCCAAAACTCTGCGTCCTGATTGTCGCAGTACAACAAAAGGACTCCGGGAGAATAGAACCACACCTGTCTTGCAGGTGTATCAGACACATTTCGTCCTTGTCTTTGACCATTTTTTGACAAAAGATTCCATGTATCTGGCGAAACATAAAAGAAGGCCTTGAAAGCATTCCAAGGCCAAAAATATTTTCTTGTATCAATACCAAAGTCGCACAAAGAGTCCGGAGGGATGGCGAACACCAACTTTTTTGCCAAGACTTTTTTATTTTTTGAGAGAGTGCAGACATATCCCTGTCTTGTTTTTTCAAATCCAAGAAGCTTCGTGTTTGTGGAGAGAGACGCATTTCCGGATATTCTCTTTGCGAGTTCTTTCACGACGCTTTGGAAGCCTCCTACAACAAAATGCTGTTGGCTGATTCCGGAAAGATTCAAGTTCTCTCTTATTCCCGTGCTCGTCCCGACTGGATAGTCCAAAAGAAAGTTGTATCCCGAAAAGTCGCGAGAAATTTGTAGTGTTTTTGAGGACACTCCCTTTGACATCAAAGAGGAAGCATAATCAGAGTCATTCAGCTCTTTGTTTTGGAACATTTTCTGCCACTCTTCAGTGTCTGACTCTGGCGCGAGGGAAGACTCTGCATTAGCGATCTGTCCGGAAACACTCTCATCCTTTGTGTTTCTCTCACCATAAAGAGCATCCAAAAAACTCCTTCTGTTTTTTGATGAGACAAAAGAAACGAGCATATGCCTTCCCTTGATATATGCAATATTTTGAGGTTCATTATATGGGACAATTTTTGAAGTTTTACCCAACATTTGCAAAAGACGAGAAATATGGACGTCGACTGCTGGGAACGTGCGCATCGCACACATTTCAGCAAAGTCGCCATTCCCCAAGGGGATGCTGAGGAGTCTCCCCCCGACTTCTTTTTCTTTCTCAATCAAAAGAATCCGTTCCGTCTGTCTTTCTGAGTTCAATCTCCAAGTGAAAAAGGCACCTCCAATTCCAGCACCGACTACAAGCGTATCAAACTCTTCCATTAAAATATCTGCAGATATTTTAGAATTACGCTCCGTGAGAATTTTGTGGCGTCATCCTTCCTTTTGAGAACAACGAGAAATATGTTTTTTGGACTTGAGATGGGCTTCGTAGTTGCACTTTATTTTTGTCGAGTATAGACACATCACACACTCGTAAAGCTTATTCTCGGATGGCAAAAAATGCTTTGAATGTTTTTTGGACTTTGTGTGGCGGGTAAAAGACGACTTGGTCGAAAAGGTTATTTCACATACGTCACAACGAAACTCCATCACAACTACCAAAAAATTATGAATTTAATAAAAATTTGGTACAAAAGAAATGATGGAGGACAATTCCGCTATTTTGGAGGAAGAAATTTGGAAATCCATCGAAGAAGATGAGCGTTATCTCGTGTCTTCTTTTGGAAATGTTATTGGTCCGCAACGTAAAAACTTGAGCATTTCGCCAACTGGCAGAATAAAGCTTAACACGGCTAACAAAACACTTCAAGTCGGGAGACTGGTAGCAAGGGCATTTATTCCAAACCCAGAAAACAAGCCCAATGTTTTTCACAAGGACGGTGACAAGTTGAACAATAATTTAGGCAACCTTTTGTGGGGTCATCACAATGAATTCGTAAAAAGATCCGAAAAAATGGAGGGTTCCAAAATAAAAATTCTCCAGTACAGTCTCTCCGGAGAATTCATCAGAAAATGGGATTCCCAAAAAGAGGCTGTAGAAAGCGGGGTCGCGACTTCGAGTCCTGCGATAAATGCCTGTTTAAAGGGTCAGTCGAAACACCATGCGGGATTTTTATGGAAATATGACGATGACGCTATCGAAGGAGAGATTTGGAAAGGACTGGAATATAAAGAAGAAAACTTTCAAGTTTCTTCTCACGGAAGGGTCTGTATTGACGGTGCAAGGAAAACTTTTGGAAACAAAAAGCCCAATGGATATATGGGTGTAAAAACAGGGAGAAAATGTTTTCTTGTGCATCGCCTTGTCGCGATGGCTTTTTGTGACGGAAGGACAGAAGAGAAAAAATGGGTGGACCATGTTGACGGAAACAGAAGCAACAACCATTTTTCTAATCTTGATTGGGTTACACCGTCCGAAAATTCGCAAAGGGCAGTCGACATTGGGCTCACGAAAAAGCGTTGCAAAATACTTTTATAAAAGTATTTGTATACTCGCCAAGCTCCGCAAAGTCCCCATTTCCGAGGGGTTTACTCCACAATCTTCCGCCAACTTCTTTTTCTTTCTCGATCAAAAGAATCTTTTCGTTCGACCTTTCTGTATTGAGGCGCCAGGTGAAAAAGGCACCTCCAATTCCAGCACCGACGACGAGAGTATCAAACTCTTCCATTAAAATATAGAGATATTTTAGAATCTGGGTCTTTCGAACCTGTTCAGCGAGAGAGCTTCGTACACAACAAAGGGGAGTTTGGTCTTTTCCTCCGCTTCCTTTATTAAAGATGAGAGCTCATCCAAACACTCGACCAAGGTTTTTTCATGAGGTAAAAGGTTTTTTGTCGCTCTCCCCCTTGCTGCCAAAAGAAGGGTGTACGCAGCACACCAAACATCCACAGCAAACAAGTCCTCGATGTCAGCAACTCTCTTTGTGTAGTTCTCCGGAGGGTTTATCGAGCCCATCACGTAATCCGACGCATCGTCCTCTCTGCAAGACGTGCCAAAGTCGATGATTTTCAAAATTCCTTCTTTTGTGACCATAATGTTCGGAGGACTGATGTCACAATGCGCGTACCCCAAAGAATGAATGTCTTTCATGGCTTCAAAGGCCTGTTCGACCAAACTTTCAAATGCGGGTTGTTCTCCCACGCAAGCCCCAAAAAGATTCGTTCCGTCGATAAACTCCAAAAGGATATACGACCTTGCCTTTCCGTCGATAATGCAAAAACCAAAGTCGTAAAATTTGGGGATGTGCTTTGTTTTTTGCTCGAGAGTTGCTTCCAAAAGGAAAACTGCCTCTCTTCTCCCGATACAAAATTCATAGAGGAGGGAAGCATCCCAATGGTCTGGAGAACGGGTCGGAACAAAAGAGATGTCGAAAAGCTTGAGAGCGTATTCCCTTCCGTTCTTATGGCGCACTTTGTAGACATGCCCGTAGCTTCCTTCTCCGATCTTTTCGAGAAATTCAAAACCTTTCATTTCATTGAATTGGGTCCAGTTTTGACCATATGCTTCGACAGACTCGGGAAGTTCGGGGTATTCGTACGGCAAATAGTTTGTGCGGATATAAGATATCAAAATTCCAAGTCTCTCCTTCTCGGTGAAGTTTTGTAACTTTGTGGAAGGTCCCATCGTGCAAATCTCCGACCAGTGGAAGCTGAACTTGTTGTTGATACCCATCTTCTCTGACCTTTCATGGCGGACTTTCATCTTCTCATATTTAAAAAAAAATATTTTGGTAGTTCTTCGATAAAATATTTTACGGAGACTTTCCCGAGTGTATCAAAGCTTTCGGGAAAAAGAGGAGTGCGATTGCAACTCTCCCCTCTCTGGTGTTTGGGATGTCTTCTGGGTACCCGACAAAAATCCTCCTGTAGCCTTGGGAAATTCTCAAATCCAGATGCTCAATCTTCCATTCAAAATCTTTGGGTTTATCCTGCATTTTAAGGTCGACATCGAGATGGTAAACTCGGTCGTCCCCTTTGTATTTCCAAGAGATGTCATACGCATATTTCTTCTTTCCGTTATAGTCTATACCGCAAACATATCTTTTTCGTCTTATCAAAGAAACTCCTTCTTTTCGAAGGACGCCCTTGACATCGAGGTCCTCTGTCTCTCTGCAGAAAAAGTCAAAGTCCGCAAAAACGTATCCTCTCGAATAATCCTCCAATGGCTGAAAGTCTCTCATCTTTAATTAATAAGTTTTGAGTTTTCACCCTTTAATCCGTGTGGTCAAACCTTCGGATTTCAGCGGAAGAAACACATCGAACTTTTGGATCAAACCCTAGAGAAAGACAAGAATGCAAGAAAAAATAGAGGGACAGATTACCGAGATGCTAAAAGAGGAATATCTTTTGGAGGACGGGGAATTTGTGTTCAAAACACAAATTTCGAGATTACAAGAACCCTCAAACCAAAGAATAAGAAGTTTGTGGTTGAATCCAAATTTGGACTTTCTTGCTCATTGGGTGGAGTGTATGCAAGAAACTGGCGAAGAAAATGTCTTTGTCCACGGGATATCAATAAAAGGCGCCGAATTGGAGAAATTTGGGAAATCATCGTTTGTTCGGCAACAGATTGCCCATAGTGCAATTTTGTCAAAAATTTCGGAAGAAAGACACAAACTTTTGCACGAAAAACTCGGAAACCTAGAAAAAGAAGTGGAAGAACTCAAAGAAAAGGTTGCCAAGCTTCACCACAAAAACCAAAAACTCAAGTATTCTCCCGGAAACATTGGCGCTTTAAAAGCAGAAAAACATTTCTATTCTCTGAGCGATAATTCAGTCAACTGAAGGCCTTTTCTTGCACAAAAATTTATATTGCCCCACCAAGGAACAATATTCCCATATTTTCGATGAAGAGATTTTTGCTGCCGAAAGAACTTGTGAATTTCTCTCTTTTAGGAGTTGAAACCCCTTTTCCCGAAGAACACCTCCAAGAAGACATTTCTTATTTGTGGTCATCATCCCATCAAAAAATAATACAAAAGATTTTTTGGAAACTTCCGAACGGCTTGGTCCATGGAAAAAGTACGATTCGGGACAAGCAGGGAAACGTTTTTGAAATCAAAGAATGGAGTTTTGGAAAGCTTGTGAATAAAGACAGTCTGGTTAGAGCAACTTACGGATGAACACACCCAAATATTTTCCCAAGAGCAGGTGCGAAGAGCTCAAGAATGATATCGAAACTCTCAAGATTTACCGGGAAGTTGGAGAATACAATCCGAGGCCCGACAAGTTCTACTGGAATTTCAAGTTTTTCATGAGGGATGAGATTAATCGTTTGAGACTCGAGTACAAGACTTGGGTCTATGACAATGAATGTGTTCGGAAAAATATTTAGCAATATTTTTATTCGGTGTAGGTGAATCCGCCGTCAAAATGCAGAATCTTCCCCGGCATGAGAAGATTTCTATACTCTTCTTCAGGAAACACATTTTGGAACTCACAGTCCTCGACTGTCAACGAGACCCTTGACGTGAGCTTTTGAGAAGAAGGAATAACTGCGCAAAATGACAAGTAAGATTTCGCCAACTCCCTTTCTTCTGAATAAAGAACCCTCCGAATGGTTCCAAACTCGAATATTTTGAGACCTTGATTTTGAGAAAGGACTTGCTTCCGAAGAATACTCATCTTTTAAAAATAGTTGAAACTATTTTTAACTCACGCTATGAAATGAACCCACAACAAAGCCTGAATACCCCTTTATTGTTACGAGTCTCATCGCCACCAAAAATATAACTTTTCTGTTTGTGGTATCTGGGATCGGAAAACTTGTATGTGGCGAAACAGTCCCACACCTCGCAAAAGGAAACCTCTCAATCTCCTCTATGACCAAAGAAAAAGTCCCAGAGTCCATACGAAATATTCCAGATTCTTCATTCCACAATTCAAGGTCAACGATTTCCGGAATTTTCAAGTCTTTTGCAGATCTGACGAATGCTCCGCCACTGTCAACAAATGTTCCATCTCCGTTGATGTAAGTCCCTCGAGAGAGAAGCTTATCTGATTCTTCCAGGTTTCCAGACGCATATTTTTTGTATGTGTCGACGACTCTGCTTCTTCTGTCTTCCTTCATAAAACTTTCCATCATAAGGACATCTCCAAAACAAAGAGAAAGTTTTTCTTTGAATCTCAAAAACTTGTGCATATGAAATTTGACTTTTTATGAGTAAAAGTAAATCTTTCTTTGATATACATCAACATGCAAATCCCCCAGACGAAGCAGAGGTTTTTTGAGATGGCAAGGCAGCAGGCGTTAAAGAGCGAGATGAGCCAAAAGATTGGGTGTGTGGCTGTAATTTCCGGAAAGGTCGTTTCTTTCGGTTACAATCGCGATATGGACGGTCTTGTTCTTGGAAAGAGTTGCAGAATGCACGCTGAGATGTGCACTCTCAAGAGAATTTTTAAAGGCTCGAAATGTGCACAAGGAAAAGTTGTCAAAGCTTGAATTTTATGTTGTGCGTGTGCTGAATGATGGAACTATCGCAATGGCAAAGCCTTGTAATTGTTGCAGCAAGGTTCTGAATTTTTGCGGCATCAAAAGGGTTTGGTACACGACAGAAGACGGAAGCGTAAAACGAGAAAGAGGAATCTGTCTTGAAAACGACCACGTGAGTGGGGGATACAGAAGAAGACGAGCAAAAAGGCAAAATATTTCTTAAAATATTTTCTTTCAATGGAACCCAGCCAATACCTAAAATCCTGGACATTGCTACCGTAGCCTTCCAGCCACTCACAAACTTTGACTAAATTTTCGAATGCTTTTTCTGGACTTTTACCCTTAAAACTTTCGCGAAGTCCCGTTTTGTCCCGACACCTCCACGAAAAAGAGAATCCCTGCGAGTTTGAAAAGTTCACGTTGAACTCTGCGTCAATGTCGAGTTCTGTGCCATAAAAAATATCAAGAGTTTTCCAAGGTATCGGGTCGTGTTCTGTTCTGTAAAGTTTCCCGAGCATGACAAGTTTTTTTATTATTGGATGTGCGTTGTCCCAATGTTTTCCAAATTTTTTCTTGTGTATTGAATCTTCATAGTCTCGAGCGCATTTGTCAGTCTCCCAAAAGAGCATCCTTTCACGAAGACGCAAAAATTTATGAGTGGTTGGTGGGAGTTCCATAAGAAACTCTGAGAGTGTCTGCGGGTGTGATGTGATAAACCTGATATTTTTTGTCGATGCTCGGATAATACCTTGGAGAAAGAGAACTTGAAATATCGCGAAACCCTGTCCCATCGTGCCTTCGGGGGAGCGAGTAATAGTCGTTTTCGCTCGCATAGTTTGCGTCGGGAGGAGCCCTTGACCTTCGACAATCCGTTTCCCAAAGATATGTGGTTGCGTAATCTGTGGCTGATGAAGGCATTGAATTCATTCCCGAGCAAAGGCGACTCGGTTCGCGAATGGCGTACAGGTTGCTGGTGTGTCTTACGATGCCAGAGTTTTGTGGTGTAATTGGGGCTTCTCTGGAAACTGCGGGGACACATATTCTGTTTCCGGTACAAGCTCCATTTTTGCCGAGCAAAGGCACGGCAATTTCTCCATCCAAACAAGTTCCGGGACTCGAAACAAACCGCGCCTCCCAATTTATAGGTCGCGTATCTATCTTTCTTTGCGACAGCATGTACGAAGAAGTCATATTACTTTGCCTTTTCTTGCCTTTGAGACTCAAAAATATTTTTACTATTAATGTTCGCGTTCTTCTTCTGCGTGTTTCTCTTTGTGGTTCTTTTTTTCCTTCTCCGGGAAAAAAAGAAAGATGAAGTTCACGAATTTTTTCAAGAGGTGGGAAGTTGGAAAGCTCCGACAGACGGCACTTGGCTCATTTCAGGGGCTCTTTTTTCCATCGACGGAGAACAAGACAAAAAGTGTCTGCAAAGTGGGAAAGCGTGCATCGTAAAACTTTTGAGGGGGCAGCAGGTTCATTGGGAGTTGGGGAGAAAAGTTTTATTTGTGAGACTTGTATAAAGCGGAAAAAATAGCACAAGTAATATGGAGGTCAACAGCGAAATCAATGCCGACGGGAACAGGTCCGAATTCACCATGACCGGAATTTCTCATGACTGGAAAAAGACAGAGAAAGTGGTTGTTATTGATGCTTGTTTTGACCTAAAACAAAGAGATCAGTCGGGGATTGTGGAGCCTGTCTACTACGTTTCGCTTTCCCATAACGATGCTCCTTTTCTCCAACTTCGCGTCCCTATCACCAAAGTTTACGAGACAAACATGAAAGGTTTGGATGTGATGCATATCCCCCTGAGAGACGTGAACATCACTGAAGCTGATGAAATCAACGTGAAACTTTTGGGAGCCTCCGGCAGACGCATCGAAAATCCCGGAGCATGGTCCATTCTTTTCACTCCTGTGGTTCCGGCTTCCCCTCCTCAATAAAAAATACTTGAATATTTTTTATGCCCACTTGTTTGGGTCGTGCGGAACAACAAACTCCGCGAGCGCGGGGCTCCCCACATTCGCTCCAGACGCATCCTTTGCTTGTATCATAATTCTAAATCTCGGGCGAAGCGGCTGGGGAAGTTCAAACTCTGTGGCTTGTCCAGAGAGAATGAATTCTTGAACTCCCTTTGGACATCCTCCGTCATACTGGAAATTTATGTGATAGCTTGAGATATTCGAAGACAAGGGTTGCCAAAATATCTTCCAACCAAAAGAGGTGCCTGCTCCGTGACCATCATATCTTAGTTCCATCGCGGAAATGGCCTGTGTTTCCAAAGTTGAGCATGAAGGAAGTCCGGTTCTTTGTGAGTAAAGTTGGAGAGCGGCTCCGAGTTTCTCGGGAGCAATTCCAGAATTTTGTTCGCACATCGCAGAAAAGACGGACATGTCCCTTTTTGTCTCTGTGAACCCTTCCGTTTTATATTTCTCCGACGAATGCATCCACAAAAGAGCAAACACAATCACTAGAATAAACAAAATTATGATCGCGACCTTCATCTTACCCAAGAGGATTTACAAAAATATTTGTCCCAAGGCTTTTTGAAAAAATATAAAAAATATTTTTCTTTGTCTCTGCTTATATCCAAATGTTTGGTAATGTCCCGCCTCCAAGGATTTTTTAAAGACATACCAATTGTGGGTTCTTATTCTGTACTTCCGCCAGTTCTCCCGAGGGGCTCACTCGTGTTTTTGACCTCTGACGGAAATCTTTATGTTTCTAACGGTGAGACATGGAACGCGACGGGAGGGGACATTGGTCCTTTGGCAGCTCAAGTGGCGCAAAACACAGCGGATATCGGAGTTTTGCAAACGGATGTTTCGACACTTCAGGGGGAAGTCGCAACAAACACTTTGGATATTGGAACCCTTCAAACTCAGGTCGCTACAAACACCACAAACATCCAGCAAAACAGCAACGACATCGCAGACCTCATTGTGGCCCAAAGCCGGGGGTTCATTATTGTCGACAATGCTCAAATAAGAACATACACACAACCAATTCCCAGAGTCGATGTCGCTTCCGTTTCTCCGACAGTAATTTATACCTTGGGCATTCCTTTGACATTAAACATCAATGCAGTTTATATGATCCAATGGAACGTTCTCGCACACTATCAAACAGCCAATGTTTACTTTGCCGAGGGTCAGTCGGTTGTTTTGAGCAATGGAGTGGGCTCTCTCGTCGATGTCTTTGGAACAACGACAAGCCAAATAAACAGTGGTTCAGCGAGCTTCACCTTCACTGTCGATTTCTCGACCCCCAATTTTCGGCTCACCGTCACCAGCGACAGCGCTGTAACCACGACCTATTCCGGTTACGTGATTGTGACAAACATTCTCAACATCTCTCCGTAGATATTGTAAAGTATGCAGAGAGAGAAAAATTTTTTCAAAGATATAACTCTTGTGGGGAATGTCTCTGTTCTCCCGGCTGTTCTTTCTCCAGGGACTCTCGTGTATTTGACGACAGACAAGAACCTGTATATTTCGAATGGTGATCAATGGGTAATTGCAGGCGGTGATGTCGGACCTCTGGCTGCTCAAGTCGCCCAAAACACAGCGGATATTGGTGTGTTACAAACAGATGTCGGAACTCTCGATACGGAAGTCGTCGCTCTTCAGGGACAAGTCCAGGAAAACACGGCGAACATCGCTACTTTGCAAGGACAAACTCTGACGAATACAACAAACATTGGAACTTTGCAAGGACAAGTTACAACTCTTGACTCTGAAGTTACAACGCTACAAGGGCAAGTTCAGGGAAATACTTCTAACATAGCTACAATTCAGGGGCAAATTTCCACATTACAAACGGATGTCGATGCGAACACACTGGACATCGGCAATCTGCAAAATGAAGTCACGTCTCTTCAAGGTCAGGTCGCCGCCAACATATCAGATATCGGCTCTTTGCAAACCAGTGTTTCAACTTTGCAAGGGCAAGTCGCGACTAACACAACGAATATTTCGACGAACGCTTCGGACATTGGAACACTTCAAACACAAGTCGCGGCGAACACAACGAATATTACGACATTACAGGGACAAACTTCGACCAATACTTCGAATATTACGACATTGCAAGGGCAAGTCGCCACGAACACTTCGGACATTGGAACGAACACAACGAATATTACGACATTGCAAGGGCAAGTCGCCACGAACACTTCGGATATTGGAACGCTTCAAACACAAGTTGCAACGAACACAACGAATATTACGACATTGCAAGGGCAAGTCGCCACGAACACTTCAAATATTGCAACGAACACAACGAATATTACGACATTGCAAGGGGCAAGTCGCGACGATTCAGGGCCAGCTCTCCATTAGCTACACTCAAGTGCGATCCTCCGGAGACGTGACTATTCCTGTGAATGGAGACACAAACTTGAATATTTGGTACAACGTGAATGCAAATGTGAACGGCACCTGGGCTTCCTCCACAACTTGGACTCCCTCAGTTTCGGGAATTTTCCTGGTTACATGTTATCTTTACATCACAAGTCCGACAACCTGCGCTTCTAGAAGAGTGGGATTCTTTTGGGATGAAGCTCCGGGTAATGGTGTTGAATTTTTGACTCCTCAACCGAGCATCGCAGCAAATTCAGGGCTACTTGTTTGGGGAGCTGCCTTTAGCAAACAAATTCGTCTCCTTTCGACGGGGAGCGGTATTTTCGCAAAAGTTTACTCTGGGGGATCGGGAACCCACACAATAAATGGAAGTCTTTCTTCGCTCGAAATAACAAAAATTAGCAACCTCTAAATATGGGAATAAATATTCCTTCGCTGTTTGACATTTGTTGTTACAGGTTTGCAGAGGAAGGAAAACATTATTCCGAACTTGTTGGCCATGAGAGAGCCCTCAAAAGAATAGAAGAGTTCCTCAGCATAATTTCTGGAAAAAGTTCATTTGTTCCGACAGAAAGGGGAGCTTTGTCTCTTCCTGCATTCAAATATTTGCTGGGAAAAGAACGGGAACAGTACATCAAAAATTTGGGCGAGTCTTTGCAACTTGTCGAGACTCACTCGAAGGTTCTTGGAGTTCGTCTTCCCGTGGCTGTGCTTGCCGATGCCATACCACCGCTCTTTGTTCTGAAGTGCATAACCAAAGAAGCAAAAGATTCCCTCATTTCGTTGTATCTTTTTACGAAACTTCCGGTGGACATGGAGGTTTTTGAAACTCTTTGCGGGACTTAGAAAAATATATAGATATTTTTATAGAGGAAAATGCAAAGACTGGCGCTTGCGGGTTGTTTGTCCGGTGGAGTATTTGTCGGTCTCGGACTCATTCTTTTTACCTTGCTGTGGGACCATTATACGGATGATGGAATAGAAGAAAGTGTGTATGTGGCACTCGCTGCCACAATGGTCGTTGGCGTATCTTCCGTTATTTGTGGTGTTTTACTTGGAACAATTTTGGTATTTCTTTTTGAGGCAACATCGAGGCAAAATTATGATATTTTAAGATAGGCAAAATATGGATATGTACGTAAAGTTGGTGGGTGCAAACGGCAGACTGATCCAAAATCCGGGTGCGTGGTCCATCCTGTTCGTAAAGTCTCCAAGCCAACAATAAAAAATATTCGAATATTTTTTATGCCCACTTGTTTGGGTCATGTGGAATGACAAACTCTGCGAGAGCTGGTCCTCCAACACTGTTCCCAGAAGCGTCCTTTGCTTGGATTGAGATCCGGAACCGAGGTCGGAGTGGTTGAGGCAAGTCGAAAGATGTGGCTTCTCCGGGAAAGGATAAACTCTTGGACTCCTTTCGGACAACCTCCATCATACTGGAAGTTTACAACATAGGAAGAAATATTTGACTGTGTTGGCTGCCAAAGAATCTTCCAGCCATATTGTGTGCCTGCTCCGGTCCATTCGTTTCGAAGTTCCAAAGGAGTCATTGGCTGTGACTGTAAAGTGGAGCAAGCAGGTAATCCTGCTCTCTCTGTGTACTTTTGTAGAGCAACCGCGAGTTTGTCTTCGGAGATACCCATTTGCTGGTCACAAAGAGAAGAAAACACAGACATGTCGTTCTTTGTCTCTGTGAATTGCTCTGTTCTTCCCTCTGATGCGTGCATGCAGAGCAGGACAAATATGATGACAACTGCGACAAATAAAAAGGGTCAAAGGTTCATCTTACCCAGACAAAGAACTCAAAAATATTCTCGCATATTTTTGACGGACCAGCGTGCCTCTGTACTCGACTTCGACAAACGGAATTTGGGTGAAAATTTTCTCGAGCGGAACAGGAACTCACACTCTTCAGGGCACCTTGTGCTCTCTTGAGATTTCGAGACTTTCCGATCTCTGAATTTTTACTTTTTGGAGAAAAGTAAGATGCAACGTCAGAGGAATTTTTTCAAAGATATCTCTGTGGTTGGAAACGTATCCGTTTTGCCCGCTGTGCTTGCGCCCGGATCTCTTGTTTATTTGACGACAGACGAAAACTTGTACATCTCTACAGGCCAGGAATGGATCATCGCAGGAGGAGATGTTGGACCATTAGCGAGCCAGGTCGCGCAAAACACCGCGGACATTGCAGCTCTTGAGACAGACGTGTCTGGATTGCAGACCACAGTGGGGACACTACAGGGTCAAGTTGCAACAAACACATCGGACATTTCCACATTGCAAACAGAGACAGCGGCTCTTCGTGTTCCTCGAGTAATCTCTGTTCTCTACGCGACAAGGAGTATACCTTCTGACGGGTTTACGGATTTGCAAAACCTGACCACGACAGCGCCGCCGGCTTTTCAAATTTTGCAGGGGTATACTCCCTCTGGAAATGCCCAGATGACGGTGAATACGACAAATGGTTTCTACTCAAGTTCCGCAGTTGGGGCTGTGTTCCGCTACACAATAGACGTCATCTTTTCCGAGGCTGCAACCGCCGGAGAAATTCGCCAAGTTGCAGCCATTTCTACGAGAGGAACAAATACTTCGCAGGGCTCGACTATTGCCGTTGCTGGTGTTGACGATGCATCTCAAAGAGTCAACGCCATATTTTACACTTTTGTGGAATCTGTTGACCCGATATCTGGAGGATATCTTGTCAACTTTCGCGCGGGTGCCGCAAACTCAGGAGCGACGAGGACAGTCACCGCGAGAATCGTGGTTGAACAAATACAGTGGGGATAAAACAAAAAATGTTTTATCGCTCTATCAACTTTGGCCTTGACTTTGCGTTTCTTGGTTTTGTGTTTGTCTTTGTTTGGCTCATTTGGGCAAACGTCCAAAGTGTCCCATTCGCGATAGCCCTAACAATCACATTCGGTCTTCTTTCTGTGTCTGCTTGGTTTCTTTCCTTTTTGTTCTTCTCGTATCTTTTTCGAGAGAACGACCAAGATGTAATTCAGCAGGTGTAAATTTGGCGCATTGATGGTTCTTTTTCTTCGAGAAAAGAAATGTTTTTTTTGATCAGAGGATGCTTGTCAAACTTTTTAGTTATATCTATCTCTTGTACTCGGCCTTTATTGTTGTTTGTTACCCGGCGGGTGTTATGGAAGATGAATTGGCCATGTTCGCCTTTGCGGTGGTACTCGCGCTGGCTGTGCTTTTTCTATTCTGTTTGGATTTTTGTCTTTCGTCCAGGGAAAAAGGAGAGGAAGAATAACCCCTTCCAGGACAGGTCTGAATATCTTATTGAATTTTCTTTTCTTGCAAAGAAAATATACAAAATGCTTCCGACTCTCTACTCAAAGTCAAAGACCGGAAAGTTGATGCAGTGGAGAGTTTGGACGGAAGGGGACGACATTGTAAAAGAATTTGGATACAAAGACGGAAAACTTCGCCAAGTCAGAACAAAGGCAAAGCCGAAAAACGCCGGGAAAGCCAACGGGACTACCGCCGAAGAACAGGCGGAATTGGAAGCCAAAGCCGATTGGACGAAACAGCTCGACAAGGGTTATTTTGCTGACGACGAGGATGAAGAAGCCTCCATCTTTGTATCCGGCGTCTTGCAAGCAAAGGAAGAATCTGGTGGAAACAACCACAATATCATGGACAAAAAGGTTTCGGCTCCCAGAAAGGAACAAAAGAAGATTTTCTTGCCGATGCTCGCAGACAAATACAATGAACTCATGGCTCCAAGCAAAGGAAAGAGAAGAGCTCAAAAATTCGAATATTCTCAAGCCTCTTGTGCTCAGCCGAAACTCGACGGAGTGAGGTGCGTTGCCCGAATAGTGAATGGAAAAGTCGAGCTACTGTCAAGAAAGGGAAAACAAATTCTGCATCTTCAACACATCAGAGAAGAGGTCAAAGAACTCCTAAAGGGAAAGGAGGAAATGATTCTCGACGGGGAGTTGTACTTTCACGAGAGTGATATGCCACAAAACAAAAAGTTTGAAATGATTAGCGGAGCAGCGAGAAGTACGAGGACAAAACCCCATCCAGAAGAACTTCGAATCCAATACTGGGTATTCGACATTGTGGACACTGAAAAAATCTGGTTTGATAGGGACTATGAACTCGACATTTTGTTCAAAGACAAAGAGATGGAGTACATTGTTCGTGTTGAGACTGAGCTTGTTCTTTGCGAAGAGGACATGCTTGAACATCATCGGAGATGGACAGAAGAAGGCTTTGAGGGGACAATCTTGAGGGATGAGAAGCTGATGTACATCCCCGGAAAAAGGTCTCGCATGCTTTTGAAATATAAAGATTTCGAAGATGCGGAATATAGAATCGTTGATGTTTTGAAAAGCGAAGGTGGCACCGAGGATGGAGCTGCGATTTTCGAATTGGAAACAGACAATGGAACAGAATTTACGTGCAGGCCGATGGGAACAATAGAAGAGAGAAGAAAGATGTACAAGAAGAAAAAAGAGTACATTGGTAAGCTTCTGACAGTCAAATATCAGGGGATGTCGGAAGACGGAGTGCCGCGTTTCCCCGTTGGGAAGAGCGTCAGAGATGAAAATTTTTAGAAAATATATTTGCAAATATATTTTCAAGAGAAGAATGTTGCCTTTTATCTGTCCTTATTGTTTCTATTGCTTTGGAAAGAAAGATGCGTTTGTTTCACATGTCCAAAATTGCAAAGAGAAAAACTCGAGATGTCCGAACGAACACTTGCCGAACACAGACAAATTGTTTGAGTGAAAGAACAAAAACACTTTTTTTATGGCTAGTTATGGCATCACACAGGTACGACACAGCGGCGCTTCGCGGAGATTTTCAAAGTGTCAAAGTCTACGAGTCTCTTGGGGTAAAATGCACCAAGAAAGCTCTTGACTGGTCGGCGATGGAAGGACACCTTGATGTCGTCAAGTTTCTTTGTGAGAAAAACAAGGAATGTAGCAACGAAGCGATGGACCAAGCAGCGACATTCGGACATCTCGAAGTGGTAAAATACCTTCATGGAAAAAACAAGCCCCACACAAAAGCAGCGATGAACGGAGCAGCAAGAAATGGTCACGAGCCCGTCATAAGGTTCTTACACTGCAACAGTCTCGTCGGTTGTGACGAGAAGGCCTTGGACCTTGCCTCTGAGGGAGGGTACATTGAGGCTGTGCGTTTTCTGGTGTTTCACAGAAGGGAAGGTTGCACCTCTCGTGCCATTATTGGAGCCGTCAAGAACGAACATTCGGAAGTCGTGGAGTTTCTGATGAAGCAAACCATTCAGAAAAGGTCTTGGTTGAAAAAAGCAAGAGCCTCAACCAAAAACGTCTCGATGAAGCAACTCTTGGAATAAATATTATACGAATAATATTTTTTTGCAGAATGTTCCTCCTTTATCGAATGAGAAGAAGACCAAAGAAGAATTTTCGAGTGAAGATGAATCACATTCTTTTCTCAGCAGAGGGAAAGTGCGATGTCGACACTTTGCATGAATTCCAAGTGAAAGGTTTTGTACCCTTGTCTGTCGGAAAGATTGCGGGGCGCTCTTTTTTGTACGGACTGATAAAAGACGAAAATGGAGAGGGAACTACAATGATGAGTCAAGTCGCCAAAGACTCGGAACTCATAAAGATGTCAGAGTCCTTTGTAAAATATTGTGGAGGGACCAACCCAGACATTCAAATGTGCTTTATTCCAAAAGGCGAGAGCGAAAAAGATGCGAGTTGGTGTTTTGGTGTAATAAAAACTGTTGTGCTGTGTCGGAAAAAACTTGGGAAGAGAATCCATTCGAAGAAGCTCAAGGATGGATATGTAAAAAATATTTCAAAGTAAATATTTATAGCTGAATTACACCACTCCAAAGAGCATTTCCGTTTTTGTCTTGGATCTTTGCGTTCACATACGGCACATCGACATTCGAAAGGAAGCTTCCCTTATCTGCTATCGGGAGGTCACTCAAAAATTCATAGATCAGAAATCCATCAGGCCTCTCAAATATAAAAGACACAGGGACATTTCTTCCACCTTGATATTGGAACCACCAACCGTATTTTATCGGAAGGGAAGGGTCTGGGGACTTTACTTTTACCATCCGAAGTTGCCAAATGTTGGGTTTCTGAATTGTTCCAACAGAATTCTTCTTGCAGTAAATTGCCGTAAAAAGAACCAGGAGAATGAACATAACCAAAAGAAGAAGTAGCATTACAAAAGATGTGTGCTTCAAGAAATTACAGCCAAAAAACACCGGATGTTGCAGGAGAGGAGCTGAGAAGACGCGTCGAGAAGCTCTTCCCTTTTTGGGTAGATAAAGAGTCGAGAATGTGTTTTGAGCTCGAAAAGGGAAATTCTTTCTGGACTTCCTTTCTTTGGGGGAGAAAGGAAATTCTTTGTCTTGGGGAAATGGTTCGCGATAGAGTTTGTGTCCGAGAAGGGGAGGAAGGAACCCCAATGGTTGTGTTTGAAACACGAGAGTACATCACCCTTCATGCATTCGGTTATTATGCTTCTTTCAAGCCTACTCTGGCAGAGATTGCCAAATTTCTTCCCAAAGAACTTTTCGATGATCATGAAAAACTTTATGTGACGAGCGAAGCACTTTACAAGACAAAGGATGATTATTATCCCATCGGCACTGACCAAGGTGTACATGTCGCAAAGACAACGGTTCTCATAAAAAATATATAGACAATATATTTTACTGTGCCGAAAAAAGAATGTAATGGATACCTTTGAACTCGCCTTTCTTTTGTCTCTAGCTGTTTTCTTTTTTATGCTTTGGAAATGGTTCTGGAAGGTACAGATTATTTTTAATCCCCAAATTCTTGGGGAAAAAACACCAGAGGTCTTTGGAAAAGAACTCCCGGAAAGATATAATCAGCTGGTGCGTCTCGGTATGGAAAACGCCAAAAACTCGAGAATTGTCTTTTGTGGGATGCTTCGGGATTGTGAGGACAGAGTGCCGGAAATCATCCACGAGTTTGAAAGGTTCGATGGTATGTTTCGAGACTGGAGACTTTTAGTCGTCGAGAATGATTCTGTCGACAACACCAGAAAACTTTTATTGGATTGGGCAAAGAAAAACAAAAGGGTGGTTGTCCTTGGCTGCGGCGTCAACGCAAAGGAATGCAAAATGAGTCTTCCAAAAACCCTCGGACACCAAATAGACTCTGCTCGCATTGATAAGATGAGCCTTCTTCGAAATATTTATTTGGACTATACAAAGAAATATTTTGCAAATTGGGATTATCTCGTTCCTGTTGACTTGGACGCCACAGCAAAGTGGTACATGGACGGATTTTTCAACTCTTTGGGATGGTTCAAAAAAGACAAGAACCTTTCGGTGCTCGCTGCATCCGGCATCCTTAGATTTCCGAGCGGTATGAGCTCCCAATATGACTCATTCGCCATCATCGGACCGGAGCCCGGTGCCCTCCAAACTTTTCATAATGACAGATGGCTAAGTCATGCCATTGGTAGAAAACTCGAGTATATGAACCTTGAACCGGGCGCTGATTTGGAACCTGTTTATTCCGCGTTCGGAGGAATCTGTATTTACCGCCTTGCAGACGTCCTAAAATACGGAGCAAAGTACGATATGAATGACCCTGAAAATCAGGCAGGAAGAGTTTATTGCGAACACACCCTTTTCAATAGCTATTTCCCAAAGGGTTCAAAAGCCATCAATCCATCGATGGTGTTTCTTTGCCTTTCTAACGACAACGCGTAAAATACTTTAGCAAAGAAGCATATCGGAACACGAGAAAGCGATGTTGGCCGCTAAAGCGGGAAATTTGAAAAGGAAGAGCGCCGCGAGAATTCCGTAAGACGCTCCACAAAGAAAGGTCAGAAATTCTCTTTTTGTTTCTTGGGAAGAGTAGGAATACGAAACTCCGGAAAGTCCAGAGAACAAGAGAGAAGATGGGAGCAAAGCTACAGGATGAAGAGCTCCCGCCAAAGAAAAAGAGGCGGAAAAAAGGAATGCTGTCATCCCACAATTAAACCCAACAATAAGACCATTTCGGAGCCTGTCCATTTATAATGCTATAAAATATCCATGAAAGTATATTTTATTTATATCTCTCCCCTTTGCTTCAGTCTTAGAAACATGGGGAGAAAAACGGGCCATGCAACGAGAGAGATTGTCTGAAACGTATAGGCCCTCCAAAACCCAAAAGCTCCATTTTTGTACTTTTCTCCGATGTCGGGAGCGACATAAGACGAGCTTGCGACGCCAAGCACCGCATATCCCCTCCAAAAACACCTGTTGCAGCTCATCTTTTTATAAAAAGATGAGAAGGAAAACACAATGCGATTTCAAGCCGCGAAAAACACCCCCGGAAGTTCTGGACCCGTCCAAAGAATAATAGAGTTCACCTCTTTCCTGGAAAATTCAAGACCAAAGTCTCCCATCAGGAGTTCATAAAGATATTTCTTGCGAAATATTCCCCAGTCTTTTCTGTCCACTCTCGTTGGGACAAACGAAGTGAGGAAACGCCTGTAAATCTTCACATGGCGTCTTATACCCTCGATATTTTTCCACGACAGCGGTTCTTCTGAACACTCCATTTTTTTTCCTGTGAGTGCAAAAAACTCTGCCATCAGTCGCGTCGAAGAAAACTGTTTTGAATCGATGTAACCCAAAAGATTCGGCCTTTTCAAATTCTCGAGCTCTCTGATTGTCTCTTTTATCTCTTTTGGAAGATGCGTTTTGTCACTGTTGTGCAAAACAACGGAAATACAACAAAGAGTTCGGAGACTCAGAGGCCTTTCCGACAGAAGAAGTTCCGACATTCCGGATAATATTTTTTAAGTTACTCACCCAAAATATTTCTGTTTTTGGGCGTGTTGTGAAACACTCGGAAGAGAATATTCATCTTCAGAGAAAAGGAATTTCTCATGTTCTCTTCCATCATCGCCAAAAGGACATTCACGACAAAACATTCAGATTCCGTACCCCCAATATTTTTGTCTTTGAACTTGTTCTAAAACGCTCGGGAAAGGGCATTCGTTTGGTGAGAAACGCCACCGGTTCACCGGGCCTGGACAATTTCTCGTATTTTCCATAGGCCCAGCAACCATGCAATATCTTGGGTCAATCGGAGGCACCGGACCGTTTTCGACAACAATACGCCGAACATCCCCAATCATTTGGGAACTATCCAGAACTCTGACCTGTCTTGCGGGTGGAGGACAGGCATTGCATACAGGTTGGAAACCTCCGCCTTTTCTCGGAAAAAAGACAAAGAGACTTCCGTTCGCACAGCCTCCCGTTGTTATTTGACCTTTAATATTTTCTGGAACGGGTCTTCCGGAAGAATCGCGCACGTCTCGGAAATCTGGGGTGATTCCGTCGGGGCAGAGAACAAAAAACTCGGGCTTTACCCACCCCCTTTGAGATGGTTCGAATGCGCTTTTTCTCGCCGCTCCCATATAAAACACGCCATTGCTTTGCATTTTCCTATTACAAAACACAAAGAAATGTTTGTGTTTTTGAAGAAGAGAGACGCAGCAGCATTTTATGTTTCTTTGGGTGAAACAAACGTCGAAAGAGAGCATTATCGCGTTCAGGTGAAGAAAGGAGATGCAAAGTATTTTCTTCTTCCTGACGGAACAAGAGACGGAGAATACAAAGAATACTGGCAGTCTGGAGGAATAAAATATAAATGTTTTTATTCTTTGGGGAAGCTCCACGGCAAAAAATACGAATGGACCGAGGAAGGAGCCCTTTTGTATGTCCAAAACTTTGAAAAAGACGAGCTCAATGGAGTCGCAAAATACTGGAACAAAGAAGGCGTACTTGTCAAGGAGACTTTGTTTTGCAGAAACAAAGCCCTCCACCAAAAGTCTTGGTATAATAACGGTGCCCAAAAAAGAGATGGAGAAAAAACTTGGCATTCTAATGGAGTGCTTCGCCATGAAAACGGCAGAACATGGGACGAACAAGGCAATCTTCTCGGTGAATTTTCAGAGGGCACCGGAAAGAAAATTACTTGGTACTCTTGCAGCGATAAAATAAAGTCACAAACAGAATGGAAAGATGGGCTGCTCCATGGCCTTCACGTTGTTTTTCGAACAGACGGGACATACATGAACATTTCAAGATATTTTGAGGGGAAATGTTTGGGGACGCACTATTACAAAGGTAAGGGATGCAGGCGAGAATAAGAGAGTACCAGCGACTTTTTCCTTCAGTGAAGAACCTGAGAATAACCAAGTCTGACAGAAGCCAGAAGAGGTACAAGGCGGAATTTGTGATGGATGGCGAACCACATGTTGTCCATTTTGGTCAAAAGGGCGCCTTCACATTCGCAGATGGAGCTCCAGAGTCAAAAAGGCAAGCCTATCGCGCGAGACATTCAAAGATTTTGAACAAGGGAAGAACAGCATACAAAGTCCCAGGTTCTGCATCTTCTTTGGCATGGGTAATTTTGTGGTAATATCTTTTCTAAAAGATATTCTAGATGTATTTGTGGATGTAGAAAGGAAACAGGAAAGACCTGAACCAGACTTTGGGAAGAATTAGATAGAACGGTTTTTCCTCGTTCTTTTCGGAAGACACTTCGCTGAAACCAATGGGAATAGACGCGAGAGTCGCGCACACAAAATAGGAATTCACGAAATGTTTCTTCATACTTTGCTTTTTTGTGGGGTCCCGGAAAAATTTTCGACTTTTATTGAAAATAAGAGAGCAAAAAACGTGGGATTAATATACTACAATAAGCAGCGCAATGAACTCGTGTTTGAGGTGCAAGTCTGAGTTGAAGTCTGTCGGCAATGGAATGCGGGGCTGTTCTTGCCGCTCCGTTCTTACTTCGGGAATGAACCCGCACTATTCGGCGAGCGAGGTTGTATCGATGGTGACAGAGACCAACAGAATCATGAACAGGAAGGTGGAGAACGACGCTGATCTCGTCGCAATCAGGGACGATATTTGGAGTGAGTGGACCAAGAACTAGATTTCTTTTTTACATTTTCTTTTTGAGAAAGAAAATATGACTTATCGCCACTCTTCTCCCATTGAGAACTTTGAAGCAGAGAAGTTCTCCAAAAAGATTCGCAAACAGATCGAGCTTGTCGAAGGAAAGCTTCTCCTCACAAAAAAGAGGATAGAAACAGGGTTAGATGAGGAAGAACATCACAAACAGTACAGAAGAACAAATTATTTGGAGAGATATATGCTTTGGCTTGAGGATTGTATCCAAGATCTCGACGACATCCAAAAAGGCGTGCCTTGGAAATATAAAGAAAAGTGCGGAAGCATTTGGGCGAGGGGAGTGTCTCCTGGTTGGTACGAATGGAAAGATCCAAGCATCAAAGAAGCCCCCAAAGAAGATATACAAGTGCGGTATGTCGTTAGAGAGTCAGAAGAAAGCTCTGACGAAGAAGAGCAAACACCGCAAAGGTCAATCAGAAATGTGTCAAAACAAGAGGCTCTTTTATGCCTTGGATACAGCCCGGAATTTGTTGCTGCTTTGAATCTCTAAATTTTATATTTTCAGAAAAGATAAAATACTTTAGACCCCTGTACTTCCGAATCCTCCCTCTCCTCTCTTCGTTTTGTTGAGTTCTCCCGCAAGTTCCCAGCGTATTCTCGTGATGGGAGAGATAACCATTTGGGCGATTCTGTCGCCATCGTTTATTGTAAACTCTTCATTTGAAAGGTTTATAAGGAGCACCTTCACCTCAGATCTGAAATCGCTATCGACGGTGCCCGGAGAGTTCAAAACAGTCACACCATTTTTGAATGCCAGCCCGCTCCTCGGACGAATTTGAGCCTCGAGATGTTCCGGAAGCTCAATCATGATTCCTGTAGGTACCAGATACCTTTGTCCGGGTCTCAAGATAACGGGTCCCTCGATGGTCGCTCTCAAATCCATTCCAGAAGAACCCGAAGTTTCATATTTGGGGAGAGGATGAGACGAAAGCGAAACAATGCGCACTCTCTCCATTTTCAATAAAATATTTTACGCTATAAAATATTTCGATGTCTGAAAAAAATGCGGGACAAACTTTATTCTTATGTTCTCCCTCAACTCCTTTTTGTTCTTTCCTCAAAATTTGGTCTTTCCGAAGAAGACACCGCTTTTGAGTGTCTCAGAGAAAAAAGATGTCTGAGGGTAGAGTTTATCGTCCAAAAATATGGTATTAAAATTTACTGGTGTGAGGAACCAGACTATTATCGGGAATGCACAGAAAAAGGCGAGTGGAACACAAGATATGAGCCCGATAATGGGAAACTTCGTGCAGATGTCATCGAGAACATCATAAAAAAGATAAAAATAAGCACGCCGTACCTGCAAGAAAAAATAAGGGAGAACAAAAAGCTCATTAAAGAACTTTTGAAGAGAGTCGAGGTTTTGGAAACTGGTCCAACAAAATATTTTAATAGTACCTGAAATTTATCCTTTGATATCCTCCGGAAAATTCAGAGGCTCTTTTCATATCATCAACTTCCTTGTCTTTTGCCTCGGCAAGGTTTCGAAGACTTGTGTTTTCTACGGTCTTTTTCTGGAGTCTGTTTGAAAGGTCCCTCTTTTCGTCCAGAAATTTCCGGAGTTGCTCATCCTTTTGTTTTTTGAGTTTTTTATTCCTCTTGTTCAGATGGAAACAGAATCTCGTCAAGTTATCGTGGGAGTTCCTTTTCGCAACACCATAAAAAAGGCGAGAGACAAAGCACCAATTTCTGTGATCTTTTGGAAACCTTGAGGAATATTCGTAGATACGAACCAAAAGTTCTTGGGGCAGCTCCTCAAGATTCATCTTATATCTTTTTGGAAAGATATGCGAAATGTTTATATCCGAATAAAGCTCTGTCCAATTCACTTCATCGCAAAACCTTTTGTTTCGGACTTTTTCTGAAATCGCAGTTCTACGCCAAACTCTTCTTCGTTCTATAAAATGTCAGAAGATTACGAATTCGTTGCTTGCATCAGAAGTTTTATTCCGATGTGGGACGGACCCAGTCGGCCAAGTAAAAAGTGGCACTGCACATATGGTTTGAATAGCATTGAAGAGGCCGAAGAGCGTTTGAAAGAGGTAAAAAAAGGCCCCTATGCAAACTCTTCGACTTCTATTTTTGGTCTTCAACGCTCTCTGTCGGAAGCAGATAAAAAAGCTCTTGTCAGAGCTTGTCTCGCTCCCTACAAAATAAAAGACTGGAACCGGAACAGCCAAAGATTCTAAATATTTTGAATAAAATATTTTACATGCCAAATCGTCCTTCCAAAGAACGAAGAAGAATATTTCATATTCTAAAATGTCTCTCGAACAAGTTCTTGACGAAACTTTCCAAGTTTGGCTTGACTCCTTCCAGGGAGAGATTTCCGATGACGAAGACGCCTCAAAGATATGGACCGGTTTCAAGTACGCTTTGGCCCTCGTTCGCAAAGAGGGAGAGAAGAAAGCAGAGAAAGAATATGAAAAAGCCCACAGGAGATACTCGAAACCCGCCAATAAAATTCAGAAGCTTTGCGAGGAAAGGAGAAGCGGCTTCTTCTCTTATCAAGGAAAAGTCTATTCTTGCATCGGAATCTTTGATCCAGAAGAATGGCAAGAAGATGTCCCAATAACAAGGGAGATTCTCGAAGAGAAGAGAATGAAAAGATACAAAAAGCTACCGCCCAAACACAAAAAAATGGTGGAATTTGTCCTGAACGGTTTCCCCTTTGATAGGATCGTCTTCTGGGATTGCGAGCATGGAAAGGCGTGGTTCACATTCGACAAGGGCTGCTACGGCGAAGGAAGAGGCAAATATTTTACGGTCGAGGAGGGAAAGTGCACAGTCGGCTACAAGAAAGGGATGAATCTGGCTTTCTATGTTCACAAGGAGAAGAAACCCGTTCGTCTTTGGAGTGTTGACGAGTGCATCGAGCAAATTTTGTAGATATTTTCGAGATAAAATATCAAAATCTTTTTGGTGGTCTGTTCTTCCTTCACAAGAACGATGGACAAATTTCTTGAAAAGAGAGAACTCGTTTCTTTTTGCCTTTCGGATGAGCAAGTGAAACTTCCCAAAAGACACCGCTTCATGACCAAAAAAGTCACAAACAAAAACTTTCGAGAAGTGAGGGGAGTCCTTCCAAACGGAGAAACGCATTATTACATCGCTAAATTCGGGGGAGGTCTCTCCATGTACGCAAAATATTTTGATGGGCAGATGGAAGGCCCCTTCCGTGTCCGTCAAGGGAAAGACATCAAAGTCGAGGGCTTTTTCAAAGGAGGAAAGCCTCACGGAAATTTTTATTTTTGGAGTGGCAAGTATATCATCTCGACCTCGACCTTTGTGAACGGAAAGGTTTTGGAGTGGAGCGAGTGGGACTCTGACGGGGTTGTTTCCCGAAACAAAAGGGGTGAAGCGAGTATCCTCGAAAAAAACAAATCTGAAGAGGAACAGGTTCTCAAGACCTATCTTTTTTCGGGAAAGGAATATAACGAAAAACAAGAGAATATCAACTCAAAGCTACATATCCGTCTTCCGTCAGAAAAGTTTCTCAGTTGCTTTGTCCGAACGAAATGTTTTTTGAACGGAGAAACACAGCAGGAGACCGAAACAAAATGGGGTGGGTTTTTTAACGACTATGTGAGCGCTGAAGTTCTCACTACATATGAGGAACGATGTCCACAGTTAGAGTGAACCATATATTTTCTTTGCACAAAGAAAATAGTTAAAACTCGACATCCGAATTGTCTTCTTCAAAGCTCCCACAAGAAGAATATCTGCAATCCCAGACAAGAGAACCACCAGAATGGGGCAGCTTCTTTGCCTTGAACTGCGAAATCTGAACCCTGTTTGCCTTCTTTTTCAGGTCCAAATATTTCTGCCTCTCTTCGTCCAACATTTCCCGAAGGCAAGAAATTTGAGTCTCTCCCGCCTCTTGACAACAAGCGACCGCTTTTTCGAGAGCCCCAACCCTCTCTCGCGTCTTCATCGTGAGTTTGATAGCCTCTTCTTCGCCGACGCGTTGGCAAGAATCTCGGAAAGCGTTGACGGCACGCTGAAGGCTCCAGCACCTGACCCTTTCGGGCGTCGAAATTCCCTTGATGTAGACGGGTTCCTCCAAAAGAAGAGAACAGATAAGGTGTTTTCCATCTTTCTCTTTGTCAGACACCTTGAAAAACCAAGAGCCTTCGTGGAGGGTCCCGAGCAGAAACACAGCGTTTGTCTTTTGCATTTTTTGCAGAGTGAAAAAGAAAACAAAAATGTTCCTTCTTCCTTTCGATAAAAAAGATGCACAAATTTTTGCAAAAGAGAGAACTCGTCTCTTTTTCTGTTGCTGAAGCCAGCCATAAAAATTCAAAAAAAAAGACTTTGAAACCGTGAGTCTCCCAAAAACATTATAATAAACGCACAGAAACCGTTCTTCCAGATGACAGTTTGACCCACCTTCTAACAGAATGGACAACTTTGGACACTGATTGCACATTTATAAGCCTCGCCAAAAAAAGTTACCGGTTCAAAAACAACGAAAAGCACGGAAAGTATGCTCTCTGCATCGACCGGGAAGACGAAAAGGAAAGAGTTCGTGTGGATGGCAATTACAAAAACGGAAAACCTCATGGAGCGTTCAAAAGATACACCAGCAAACAAGTCAGGGCGACTTGCGAATTTTCCGAAGGGAGACTTGTCGAGTGCTCCGAGTATTCCCAGGGCAGAATTCTTCAAACGATATTCTGTATGGGACGGAATGGCACACAGCGCGTTATATCAAAAATAAATATGGGAGATGGTTCTGTTTGCATCGAAGAGCAAACATATCCTTTGGAAGGACCTTGCAGAGAAAGGTTGAGATTCTTCTTTCCCGAAAAAGAAGCGAGAGAAACGGACAAAGAGACAGAATATTTTGAAATGCGCGCAAGGGATATTTCTTGTCGCGTTTTGGATTTTGACGATATTTTATCACGAGAATAGAGTCTTTGGTTGTTTTTTGCTCAAAAAGAGAGTGTTTTGAAAATGTGTACCGTAATAATTTTATGCAAAATTATTCTACGCTTGTACCTGATGTTTCGCGAGAAGTTCCCTGAGTCTTGAAAGTTCTTCGAGTTGCTTGCGTTGTTCTTCCAGCTCTTCTTTTTGTTTCTCCAAAAGGGCAGCCCCTTCTTCTCTCTTCCTTTTTTCTTCTGCCTTTTTCGCAAGCACCACCTCTCTGTTTCTCCAATACCACGCTTTTGCGTATTCTCTGGTCTTCTCTCTGTTCTTTTCGCGAAATTCTTTCGACCTTTCCGTGCTCGTCTTTCTTTTTGGAACAGGGGAAGACATATTTCACACCTTACACTTGAACGTTTTAAGAACAATTATAATTTAATAATTTTTAAATCACGCTTAAAAATACTGAATTGCCGGGTAATGAGCTCCGCAAAAGTTCATCAAACACCGACAACTACAACAACCATTTTTTCTTGTTATACCTCTTTCTATCCAAAAACTTTCGGGGAGACCTCTTTCTCTTGCCCTCTCTGTTCTTTTTCTGGGACATCAAAGGGAGATTTGAAACGACATTATCAGAGCGAGAAACATCTCTCCAAATTTTTCAAGGCTGTAGATAAGCCTCCCGTAACTTCGGGTTTTTGGGATTTGCAGGATGGTGAATCCGAGGAACAACTCGCTATTCGGACGAATTTGATGTACGCTCTCGGTGTACTTCCCCCGTATTTGAAAGTGGAAACGAGATGGGGGAATGTGGTCATGTTCTCGCATCTCGTCCCTCCAGAGAACGAGGAAAGCTTCGCAAAGAGAACATCTCGAGGGGAGGCTTACCTTTCAAAACCCATCGAATACGCCACAGATTATGGAAGGCAAATGGGGCACAAGCTCTTTTTTATCTATGAAGAGAACAAGTATTCGAGGAAATATCTGAGTTTCAGGGACTTTGAAACTTTTTGGACTGTGTACGAAGCGATGCCCGACGAAGAGAAGAGGTTCAACGAGCTATTCACGGACGAATCCCCAACCAAAGAAATCTTTGACCTCGAGACGACAAACTACAAAGAAGGGGAGTTGAACGAGAAGAACTTGTTCAACCTCTTTGTCAAAGCGAGAAAAGAGTTCTCTCCCGAAAAGAAGCTCGAATTCTGGGCTTTGAAAAGCTCGGGAAAGGACGGAGACAAATACAAATATTCACTTCATATTCTGAGTAGCGAGATGTACTTGAACCTTGAGTCTATGGGCGGATTTATCCAAGAATTCGCACAGTTTCTACAGACAAGAACAGAGTATGCCATTCTTTATGAAATGATGGATAAGCTCATCTACAACAAAAACAGAGGAATTCGCTCTCCCCTTTCGAGAAAGTACGGAAGTGAAAGGAAGCTTGTTCCTTTGTTTGAAAAAGAAGATATCCAAGAATTTTTCGCAACGGCTCATCCCTCCAGATATCTTGGCCCCTTTTGCCAAGAGGAACAAGAACAAAAAGAAGAAAACACGAGAGTTGTCCTTGAAGATTGCGATGATTTTGAAGAGGCTTTGATGGACTATGTCGAGGAGAAACTTGACAACTGCTTCGATGTCTTTCGTGAGGGAGAAAGATGGAGACTTCAGAGAGTTTCCGGTTGTTGGAACCATTGTCCCATCTGTGACAGAGAACACGAAAAGGACAACATGTTTGCGTTTGTTCGGGGCTCTGGACTCTACCTCGGATGTTATCGCGGCGAGAAAGGGGAAAGGTCGATACTCCTGTGCAGAAAAGAAGGAGCAGAGAGAAACAAATGCAAAGAAAAAGTCGTCCCGAAATCTGACCTTCCTCCACTTTGTTGTGACGAGGTCTATTGCGAACCGATGGTTCGGGACTTTGCCGAAAGAAGGGGATGCGCGACTTTTCTTGCTTCGGCGATGGGAACAGGAAAGACGAAAGCTTTAGCGAGATATCTCTCTGCCCACCCGAACAAGTCTGTTTTGGTCGTGACCTATCGCAAATCCTTGGCGAGGGAACTTGCCTTGAAATTTCCCGGCTTTAGTCACTACAAAGAATCCCCCAATTGGACAAACGCGGAAAAGGTCATCGTTCAGATAGATTCGCTTTGGAAGTTGGAAGCACCGCGATATGACATTGTCGTGTGTGATGAAGCGACATACACATTCTCCCGTTTAGCGAGAGGAGTCAAGAACGTTTCCGGTTGTTGGAAGACGATGAAGCATCACCTCCAAAAGGCGAAAGAAGTTATCTTTATGGACAAGAACATGTCCCAATCTCTCGTGAACATTATAAAACTTTTGGGCTTGAAGTGTCATGTTATCAAGAACGAATTCAAAGCTCACACACAGAGAACATGCTTTGTTTGTCCAGATTTTGAAGAGTTTGAAAATTCCCTTATCCAGGACCTTGCAAAAGGGATGAAGCTCTGCTTTGCGAGCAGTTCAAAGAAGAAACTCCAAATTATCTGCAAAGAAGCGGAATCTCTCAACTATAAAGTTTTGTGGTACACTGGCGACGGGAAGAGCGAAGAAGTTTGGCTTGAAAGCTGGAAGGATTATGACCTGGTCGCATATAGTCCCACAATTTCAGCCGGAGTAAGCTACGAAGAGAAACATTTCGACAAGGTGTACGGCTACTTTAGCAGTCATTCTTGTCCAGCGGAAGAGTGCGAACAGATGTTGTTCCGTACAAGGGACATTCGAACGAACGAGATGGTTGTCTGTTTTGACAATAGAAGTTCTTCCACTCCCGTGACTCGAAAAGCAACGGCTTCTGTTCTCGAAAAAAGACTGAAAGTCATCGACTCTGTTCCCTGCATTGGATGGGACAGAAACACAAAGGGAAGACCTCTGAACATGAAGCATCCATTTACGGCACTGTATGTGGACACAGTCATCCAGGAGAATATCTCAAAACGCGATATCTCTGGAACACTTGTCAAGCTCTTGGAAGAACAGGGAGTCACTGTGACCTTTGCAGAGAGCAAACTCTCTTCTCTCGAAAAGAAAGAGGCCAGAATAACACTGAAAGAATTTGCAGAGGAGGTGAAGAAGGAAGAATTCCAAGGCATCTCTTTGGCGAGAGAGATTGAAAGACCCGAATTTTCGTACCTTTGCACTTTGGAAGACAAGACAAGAGAAGAGAATTTCAGCTGTAAAAAGTTTATGCAAGCTCATCTGTTTGGTGTCGAACAAAAGGACATCACCGTCGAGTTTCTTGAACAGTATCATGGTCAGCACAAGCAATTCAAAAATCAGAGAATGGCGTTGTTTGGAACAAGAGAAGAGCAATCTCAGAGGCTCAAATTATTGGCAAGCAAGAAAAAAGCAGAGAGAGAAGCGATGAACGGAATAGAGCGTCTCCAAGAGAAACAAAGCTTTGAAAAAGTCGTGTACGCAAGGAGACTGCTTTTGAAGCTTGGATTTTCAGATGTCCGAGAAAAGAAAAAGATACACTGCGAAGAGATGACAAAGAGAGTTGCATTAGCAAAGGAGACGATACAAAAGAGCGAGAATTTCAGAATTTTGTTTGGAGAGATACCAAAGGGGAAGGAGATGTTTTGGTTCAACGGGATTTTGAGGAAAACGTTTGGATGTTCTTTGCAAAGAAGTTCTCGAACGAAAAATTTTAACTGGCTTTTAGTTTTTTCGGCTCCCTGGAGTTACGATGGAGTCGTTCCAAACACAAAAGTAAAACTTGTCGGGAATGTAAAAATTCCTGAAGTGTCCGGTTTCGAGATCCGATAATATTTTGCTGAAAATATTACGCGAGATTCCCAAAAACAAAAGAGAGAATATGAACAGTGCGGTTTATATATCCGGACAGGCTTTTTTGAAACGCCTCTTCATATTTTCTCTTTTGTTTCACGCACTGTCGACAAGGGGTCAATCTTTTCTTCTTCATCAACATTCCTGAGTTGTCGGTTCAATGGTCAGATACTGTCCGAAAAAGTAACCTCTCTTCCCTTTTGTTTCTCTCATCTCTTTGTCCTTGAAAAACTTTCTCCTCCTCTCTTCACCTTTTTCGAAAGTGAGCCATTCCGTTTTGAAACGGAGGTCGGATTGTTTTCCGGAATAAAAAGAGTTTTCTTCACCCGACCATTCCGCTTGACGAACAGAGGAGACTTCCGTTTCTTCTCTCACAAGAATAAAAAGTGTTCCTTTCTTTTTGTTTCGAGAAATGACGGTGTTTTGCAAAGAACACACGGAATATTCCATCGACGAATACGCAGGAAGATAGAACCCTCCCTTCGAAGTCGTATCTTCTAAACACCCCGTGTGGTTTCCCATTTCGAAACGCTCCTTCGACTTCCACTCCGGTGTTGTTTCCGGAAGAGAAAACAGCCTCGTATTTTCCATGCTTCTTTTTCCCTTGTATTCGCAAGATATCACGACGGAGAAGATAAAAACTTTTTTTCAGCAAAAGCACACCAATGGCCAAGCTCCCCTTTGCGAACAAATGTCAAAGAACCATCGGGTAACTCTGTGCGACACACGAGAGAACCTCGAATCTTCTCTTCTCGTTCCACCTCAAAGTCTTTCTTTGATACCATCTTATGGTTTCCTTCTGCTATCGAAAAATTCACGGATTCCCTTTTGTTGAGAAAGTACAACATCTTTTCGTATGGAAGGGTTTCTTGAAAAGAAAGAACTCGTTTCTTTTTCTGTTTCTTCTTCATCCTTCCCACGGAAAGAAAAGTTTTTAACAAAAGTTGTAGAGATTGACCACGAGACAACAAAATATTGGTCCGTCCTTCCAGATGGGACAAAGGTCCATCTCGAGCGCATTTCGGGTTCCACATTTTCTTGTCCTTTCGAAGATAAAGTTTTTCACGGAGAGTTTGAATATTCTATGCGCCTCTATGAAAAAAGAACAGGTTCTTTCGACAAAGGAAAGGCTCACGGAAATTTCCTTTGTTGGAGAGGCGAAAGGCTCGCTCTCACCGCGACCTTTATAAAGGGGGAAGTTCTCGAAATGGAAAGCTCCCTTCACGATGGGCTCTCCCAGAGTTTTCTCTTCTCGAGAAATAAAAAGAACGGGACTTTGCACGTTCTTCATAAGCAACATGTGGACGGGAGATTTATCATTAGAAAAATATTTATGGCAAAGGTGTCTGAAAAGAAGAGCGTTTTCCCGTGCCCTTTCGTTCCTTTTGGATGTGAGCCTGTGTACAAGTTTGAAAATCAGACAGTCAGAAAAGCAGAATATTTCGCAGATAGACCGAACAAGGAGAGCACCAAAAAGAACAAGGTGAACATGTTTTCTGTGGATTGAAATGTTTTTATCTGTAAAAATATAAAAAGAACACCTTTTGGTTTCGAGTGCATCAGAGAAAGCGAACAACCAGAAAAGCATAACAAAAAATTTTTTGTTATGGAACGCCTCCCGAATGAGATAGTGTTGCACGTTTTATCCTTTTGTGAAGCACGAGATGTTTGTAGTTTCTCAGGGACAACGAAAGAATATTTTTTATTGGCGAAGGATGAAAGGTTGTGGAGGCAGCTTTGCGAGAAGAGGGCTTTTCCAAAGAGGAAAAAGTGCGATAGCTGGAGAGAATGGTTTGTCAGGATGACGAAAAGAAAACCGGTCGCGTACACCATCGAATGGAAGTTCAGTACAAACAAGACAAAGAGAGAGAGAGATTTTGGCGGAAAGAGACGACACCATCAAGGAACTCCTCTTTGAGATAGCGTTGAGGCATTGCATCGCGCCTCACACCGTCGATGCTTACCTTTTTACAAAAGATAGAAGAATATGCGAGACTCCTCTTTTGCACGGACAAGCCGTCCAAGTCTTCATCAAAAAATAAAATTCTTCTCCCAAGTTTTCCACAAAATATATTTTATCTTTTCAGAAAAGATAAAATTCAAAACTCGAGTGTTTTGTGCTTCCTCCATGGATATTCTTCTGGTGTATCCCTCAACAAGAGCATCGCGTACAGAACTCGCTCATGTCCAAATGGAACTGAAGGGTCAAGATAGGCTTCTTCGATACTTCCCGTTATTTCATGGGCATCGTAACCACAAAACATCAGATTGTATCCCTTGTCGTGCATTCGGCAGAGAATTTTATAGTCTTCCGTTTCTTTCGCTAGGCGCTCGAAAAAGTTGCAATATGTTTGTCTCGACTCAATATAGTCCAGGCGATGTTCCTTTCCCTCTGAATCTGTCCAAAGAAAATAGAGAGGAATGTTTTTGTTCTTTCCCTTTCCTTTATATTTGTGTCTCTTTGGTACAGGGTCAGCAAAAAGCCTTTCTCTGTTTTCGTAAAACAGAGGAGAGGGATTCTTTTCGTCATCCACTTCTTCCGAAAAGATTTTTGAACCTTGGAAAAAGTTTTCTATATTTTTTGCTGGTTCAAGTTCGGGACAGACATGTTCAACAGGTCCCAAAGACATGGGGGAAAGACTCGCACAACCGTATCCGTCTTGCCTTTTCTGATGGCGATAGTTTGGAAAAACATTGAGCCATCCTTTCTGAAGGGGAACTTCTCTCATCATCTTCATCCTGTAAAGTCCAAGCTTTCCCCTTTCCCTGTTTTTGTTGGCCGCCCTTGAGACGCTCTCCTTGTGTCTCAAAAGCTTCTCCTCGAGAGATCTTTTCCTCTCCTTCAAAGGAATCTTTTCGAGGGCGACTCTCTCCTTTTTGTTTCTCGAGTGAACACCGCAGACATACTCTTCCGCGAGTTCCCAATATGCCTTGTTCTTGCATCCGTTTCTTTGACATGGAATCTCTCCGTACTTTGGCGCTTGCATGTTTCAACATCTTTTTATATATTTCTCAAAATATATTCATTGTTCCAAAAGTTTGTGGAAAGTTTCGAAATGTGTTCGAGAATTTTCGTATCCTTTTCCTCCCGGAGCATATCTCATCTTCCTGTTCTTGTCTCGGAGCTTTTTATTCTCCTCCTTCAGCCTTTCATTCTCTTGTTCCAAAAAAGAATTTCTTTCTCTGGTTTTTAAAAGGGTCTCTCTTTGGTACTTTCGAACAGCGTCACTGTCTCCGATAATATCGTCGAGCAAAGCGAGTGTTTTTTCCTTCTTCCTAACGTCCCTTTCCAGATAGTAGATAACAACCCCCTCTTTCGAACAAAGTTCTGTCCAAGTGCAGATATGCTTATCGTATTCTTTTAGCGAGATGGTAAAAGAGGTCTCTTTGATGTCGCCAAAGCGAAGCCATAAAGCGTTCGAAGTGTCTGTGACGACCTTATAGTCGTTCTCGGAAACCCCATATTTTGTCTCGAGAATGCATCGGATCAATGGAAGGATTTCACTCGACATTTTCTATGATATTATTTCACGAAATAATATTCTTGGATTTTATGGCTTCAATCAGCCATTTTCCGAGCCGATTGCACGAAACGCTCCTCGGCTTCCAATGCTCCCCTTCTTTCGGGAGTATACTTTATCTCTCGCTTTTTTCTGCGAAGACTCTCAATCTCAAGCAAAAGCTTCTTCTTGTCTTCCAGGATTTCTTTGTGTTTTTTGACGAGAGAAGTGCGAATTTCATCACAAGAAAAGCACTGCCTTCTGACTTCTTTTATTGCTTGATCGACGTCGTCAAAATCACCAGAGAAAAAATGCTACCCATCCCTTCCCGTATTTCTGTCCATGTGCAGACGAATTTGTCGCGTTGAGTATATAAAGTCACGCGGAGGGACGAGTTCTTTGTGTATTTCTGCGACACTTTTATCGCTTCTTTTTCCAAAAGGAACTCTTCCTCGAGAAGAAGAAAAACACGGTGCAAGAGATGGCTCTCCATTTCGCAAAAAGACATAATTTCATTGGCGACTCTTCAGTTCATAAAATATCACAATATTTTATCGTTGAAGAAGACTTTCAAAATCTCTCTTTGCCTCCTCGGCTTTTTGTCCGCCTGGAGCGTACTCAAGTTCCAAAAGCCTCTGGGAAACATCATTTAGGGTAAATTTCGTTTCTTCCAACTCTTTTTTCATCTCTGCTATTTTTCTCCTTGTCTCTCTCCGATAATATAAAGACTCGTAGATGCGAGATTCGAGAGATGATTCAATCTCTTGAGTCTGGACGTCTTCTGTACCATAAGTTTCGAACCAAGACGAAGAGACGCAATATTTGGGGACGCAGAGTTTCACCAATTTGCACCCGGAACGAGGTTCAATCTCTACGATGGTTTCTTGCTCTTCCACTTGAAACTCTACCTTTAAAAATTCGAGAAGACGGGGAATATATCGAGACATTTCAAAAAAGACTGAGCGTTTTCAACTGTTTTGTGAGATGGAACAAGAAATATTTTCGCTATTTTCTCGTCTCACACAAAAAGATTTTGTGAGTGTGGGAACATGCCAAGAGACGCCGACGGCCCTAGATTTTCTTCATCTTTTTCGAGACAAAGAGCCAAATATTGGTGCAAAAGAGCACAGATTCTGGTCCGGGATGGAAGCAAGAAAACAAAATGTTCCCGGAACCTGTTGTGACGCTGATTATCCGTTTTTAGCGTATCTTTTTGATCTTTGTCAAAAAGAGAGACAGAAAAACAGCGGCAAATATTCGGAACAAATGACTCTCGTCTCTTTTATGATATCGTCTTGTTTCGCATATTTTTCGAGGGGAACAGCCCATGTTTTTCTGAGTTCTGATAAGCCGACAGAAGAGCCGGGACTCACAACGGGGACAAATTTCATGGAGGCGGAACTTCCAGTCCTGCAACGTCTCAAAAGGGATGGTAAGGTACAAAAAATTCTCGTGTATCGTTTTGTTTCGGGAGGTTGGAAAGAACCGCGTGAAATCGGTGAAGACTCGTTCGATGTTCCGATATACAGAAGACAATGGCATCCGATGGATTCTTTTGAAAGTAAAAAAAGTTTTGTCCGTCAAAAGATGACACAAGATGAATGGGAAGAGTGGCGAAACGCTCCGCCAAGAAAAGGTATTTCTTGGCGGAATCTCAAGAAAATATTCTAAATATTTTAAAAGCGTAATATGTCTCTCCAAGAAGTCTCCGTAATTTTCCAGAACGCCGTGGATTTGCAAGTTTTCGAAAGGGCTTCTACGGAATTTCTTGTCTTTTTATCTGGGAACGCCAGAGGAGTCGAGGTTTCTGGAAAAACGGCCTCCCGCTTAGTTTCTGAGATTTACGGCTGTAATCCCCCGTCCTCAGAGTTGACAGAAGAGACAATCCTAAATTTCAGGAAACAAAAACACATCGCGGACTACACAGAATCCGCACTCCAGAGCCTCGGCGAATTTGTTCAATGGAGACTCGAAAAAAAGACCAGAGAACATAGCGAGAGACTTCTAAAATATTCCGGCATTAACGACGATACGAGAGAAGAAGTGACCGGTCTTGCACTCGAAATGTTGCAACACAAATTCGGGCAGAGAGGAACCATAGCCTCGTGTGCTCTTGCTGCATGTTTTCTTTTTCCTTCTTCGTTGAACCACAAATTCCGGGGCCTCTTATTGACAGCCTCAATCCAGGCCCAGAAAAAAACAGCAAGGTCTTGGGTCAGAAAAAATTATCCGGAGGTTTCTTTATCGCTCAAAGACAAGCCGTATGACATCTTTAAAAAAGTCGCGATTGCTATTCTTTTGAGGCATAAATCAAGGGCAATGGACACGAGAATCAGTTTTTGGGCTCCTCCGGCCTTGGTATAAAAAATATATACTCTATATTTTTATTCGAAACATTCAAGAACGAACTCCACCATTTCCGGAGCCATTTTTACAGCTTCTTCCTTTGAGATTGCAAAGTATAGTTTGTCGGGTATACGCAACAACTTTGCATAAAAATGTCCAACGAGAGATCCGTCCTCTTCGCAAAAAGCCTCCGGAGTTTTCATAAATTCGCAAAGAGTCGGAGTTGTGGGAAGAACGAGAGGACTTCCTCTTTTTGCAGCCGTTGCAAAAGCCCTCAAAATTCCGTATCTTCCGAGTCCATCGAGTCGGTCGGCATCGCGAACAATTTTAAGCTCGACAAATACCTCTTCGTCTTTTTCGCGTAGTTGGACAGACCAAGAAGTCCTTTGAATTATTTCCAAAAGCTTCCTTTTGTTTCCGTACTCTTCCGGAAGTCTTTCAAGAATCTCTTCGGGAGTTTTGTCTTGGGTATACTTGTGGTCTGCAATATCATGCAAATAGCACCCGCAAAGAACGAGTTCTCTGTCGAAAGAGCCCTCTGAAAGTGTGGACATAATGAGCTCTGCCCATTTGACAACTCTAAGAATATGGTGGTGATCATGACTTACATCTTGTTTCGACATCATCTCTTTCGAGATCTTCTGGCAAATCTCCAAAACAGCAGACATTTTTATTCGCATGTTCGTGATAAAATATTTTTGATAAATATTTTATACTTGCTCCTCATTCACAAAAACAAGAGAGACTTCGAGCGCGCTTGGTCTCTCCGATGGGTCCTCGCTCCAACACTTTTGAATGATCCTCTTGACTCTCTTTGGGCAATCAAAGGGAATGCTGAGTCTTTGCCCACCCTGTACTTTCTCCGCAACGCGAATGGGACTTTCTCCATCATAAGGAATTTTTCTGGTGACAACCTCCCATATCAATACTCCCAAAGAGAAGATGTCTGCTTTCTCATCGTATTTTTCTCCTCTCAGCACTTCGGGAGCTGTGTAGCATGGAGAGCCACAACTTGTTTGTGTAGCGCAACTTTCTTTGAGGCGAGCGAACCCAAAGTCTGAAATTTTGGCGTTCCAGTTCTCATCTACCAAAACGTTCGAGCTTTTGATGTCTCGGTGGAGGATGTTCTTTGAGTGCAAAAATGCGAGTCCATTGCAAACGCCAAAGATTATCTTTTTCTTTGTTTGCATGTCAAGTCTCGCATCAGAATTCAAGATTTTCCCGAGGTCTCCGGGAGTCTCCAAAACGGTCACAAGACAAATGTTTGGTTTTTGATAGCACGCACCAACAAAAGTCACGATATTTTCGTGCTCATCAAACTTGGCGAGGAGCGAAGCCTCTTCTCTGAATCTGAGCTTGGCATCCTCGGTCATGTTTTGGTTGACGATCCTCTTGACGCAAACATTCACTCCTTTCCACATTCCCGCAAAGCACACGCCAAAACTGCCAAGACCGATCTGTTGTCCAAGAGAGATGTCCTTGAAGTTTATGACGAACCGAGAGGCATTGATTGACAAGAGACCGCTTGCCTTGACTTCGGTGTTTTCTTCCTCGAAAATTCTCTGAGAGTCCTGGATGCGCTTGAAGTCTCTGCAACTGCTGACTCTATCGACCTGAATTTGTCCTGGGAGAGCTGCTCCACAAAGTTTCTTGAGCTTTTCTGTCGTCTCTCCAAACAACATGGGAGGGTTTCCTTTCTTTGCGAGGACGACTCCAGAAGCGATGCCGGCGCGGCACTTTCCCGGCCACAAACATTCGTTCAAAGACTCAAAGATTTCTTCACAACAAAACATGGCAGATTTTTCAGAAGAAAACACAAAGAGAATACAACCTTCTCCCTTTTCCATGCCTTGAACAAAAGACTCGTATGCTCCGTATTTCTCGGCAGAACCTCTGCACACTTTGTTGAATGTTTCAAACACTTGCCTTGCGTTTTCTGGCTCCTCTTCCCAAAACAAGAAAGCATCCACAATATCGATGAGAGCCAAAGAGACATATTCATCCGCAGCCGGTGCCTTTCCGTATACACGTGTCTGTTTTTCGCTGTCCATGCTCGATGTGGAAGACATCGCACTTTTGTTTGTCGAACTTCCAACCGCCGAAAGACTTGAAATTCTTGAAAGAATCTCGAGGAATGTGGGTCGCGTGTCTGGGTCTTTTTCCCAACAGTTTGTCATCAAGTCAATGTATCCTTGATCAAAAATGTGAGACTCTGGCATTTCCGGTCTTTCATCGTCGCGAATGACGTTCACAGCGACCATGGCGGGACTTCTTCCTTCGAATGGAGCTTTTCTCGTCAGCATTTCCCAAAGAACAATTCCGAAAGAATAGGAATCTGCTTTTTGCAAGTCACAGTTTTCCTCTTCATTGAGGATTTCCGGAGCTGTCCAGTGCACAGTTCCAATTCCTCCCTGAGTGTCCCTCAAAAATCCAGCCATTCCAAAGTCTGAAACTTTCACGTCCCACTTTTCATTCACCAGAAGATTCAGGGATTTGAAGTCTCTGTGGGCGATGCCGGAAGAGTGAAGAAAATGCATCCCTTTCGCTGCCTGTGTGGCAACCTTTATAGCAAGGCCTTCGGGGAAAGAAGGGATAAGTTCATTATGCAATATGTCAAAAAGACTTCCCAGGGTCATGTATTCGGTGATGATACACATATTCGGAGGCTTTGTGCAAGCGGCCATAAAAAGAATGATGTTGGGATGGCGAAGATTCGCCAGAACCGATGCCTCTTTGTGAAACTCTTCTGTGGCTTTTTTCGTCGGTGTCTGTGACTTGAGAACTTTGACGGCGACTTCCTGCCCTTTCCATGTTCCTTCAAATACTTGACCGGAATATCCCTCTCCGATGAGCTTGGAACATTCAAGTTCGGAAAAGTCAATGTCCCATTCCTGCCTCTTTTCCTTCTTGCATGCAAAGACAACGATGAGAATAACCAAAAGACAACACAACAAAAACACAGCGGCAATACCTCCAAGAACCCCTCCAACAATGGCACCCGTGTTGTCGCTAGAAGAAGAAGATGAAGATGTAGAAAACTTGGCATTGCAGAAGGGAACATTGATACTTCCCAAGTCCTCAAAATTTCCAGACGCAAAAAAGACTGTTCTCGAGCCTTTATTGCAACACTCGAGTTCCGAGCCTTCCGGGCAGACGTTCGAGAAACCACCAACGACGAATCCGCCGAGGTCAGTGGATGAAAGGGACCAAACATTTGATGAAATTCTCTCGCTGGAATACTCTCTCGCTGCAACTTTTTGAGCAAACTTAAAGTTCACAAAGGACCAAAACTCGGCATAACTTGTTCCTGTAAACTCTTGGGTCAAAGAAATATTCTGAATTTGTGGAAAGGGAATGGAACTCACAAAAAAGAGACGAGACTCTGAAATTCCAAACAGTGCCGACTCTTGTGCTACGATCTCTGGATAAAGACAGCCAATAAACACAAACTTTGAGTTTGGAAATCTGGAAAAGACCCCCGTTTTCTCTGCAGTCGGATCGACAACAACGATGACTTCTTCACCGAGGCTTTTCCCCGAACTTTCGAGAGCCACAGAAAAATCTTGGAAGGAACCGTAAGGGTCAAGGAAAGAGTTCCCCAAATCCTTTTGGAGAATTGCCCAAAGTTCCTCTTTCGGAGAAAGAGAGACAGAGAAAAAGTTTTCTCTGAAATTTTCGGGAAAGGGAGACACGCCAAACACTGGCTTTTTGACAAGGAGGGCCTTCTCCAAAGGCAGAGAAATAAATAGGGGCACGTTGTCAAGGTTCTCAAGTTCGTCAATGTTTGTTTCGATGAGTTGCTGTTCTCCCCTGTCATCATAGGACAAAAGAATGAATCCTTCTGATTGGGGAATTCCAAGGCGGAAGGCAGCCTCTGAAGCGTTTAGCGTCTGCCCCAACTTTGTGGGGACCTGAAAGTCTAGAGTTGTGGGATTGCAAGAAGACCAAGACATCGGCTTGTCTGTGGCGTATTCTCCAAAGCCGTCAGGGTACTTGAAAACATACATTTGTCTTGTGGCAGAGTTGCAGCATCCGATAATACTTTCACAATCGTCTCCGAGAGGCCCAAAGAAAACCTCTCCGATTTTGATGATGGGATTTGAGAACACAGTTTGCAAAAAGTTTTCTCTTGTCACCGGTCCGGTCATCTTTTCCAAGATAGAAATAATCCATCTTCCGTTGACGTATCCTTCGATGGCTTGTTCTGCCGCGGGCGTCCATTGAGGAAAGTAAAGTTCCTGATCACGATAGAACTCGTTCTGAAGTTGAGAATTGTTGTCTGCGAGGAGAGGGAATGGTGAAAGAGAATAGACATTGGCAGAATCTCCGGTCAACCACAGTTCGTTCGGTGTGTCGTTCATCACAAGAGTTTCAATGATAAAGACGAGGTCGGGGAGAACCTGTTTGCACCTCCGGATAAACTCTGCAGATTGAGGGCCAAACAAAAGGATGACAACGGCCTGTGGATTGGCGGAAGTGATTATCTGGACAGCTTCATCCATCATTGGACCCGAAATTACTGTGTAGTCCGGAATGACGTGTCCGGCAACAACGCGAAGGCCAAAAGGTTGAATGGACCTCGTAAAGTTGAGACTCGTTCCATCAAGACCAGCTCCAGCGACAAAGGCGATACGCGAAACTCTTAGATTTGACGTGAGAAACTGCGCCATAACATAAAACTCTGTGTCAAAGCTGGGGCGAAGGTTCAGATAATTTCGAGAAAAGGGTGTGTACAGTTTTACATCTCCAGAAAAAGAGCCAAAAAGAGGAGGTGGAGAAACCTGTGCCGGGAACGATTGGACGATCGCAGTTTGCATTGGTGCCAAACATGTAATCGCAAGGAGTTGGTCTTCCGGTAACGAGAAGAGATACTGAAGGTTCGAAACGGCTTGTGTATAGTCCTGTTGGTCGTCAAGGACAAGAAATTCAAGGTTCCTTGTTTTAAGAACTCCGTTTCTGTCGTCAGCAGTTTTGTTGTTTGCGGCAAACATCGCAGTCTGCAGTCCTTCAATCAAGCCGCCAATCCCGACAGCGGGGCCAGATCGAGCAGCAGTCGTCGAAATGACGACTTGTGACTCTGTTCCCGCAAAGGACAAAAGGAAAAGTAGCGCAAAAAAAGAACCCCGCAACATTCTTGATAGTTCTTCAAGTCTCTTGGCAAAAGACTTTTCGAGAGCGATTAATGCGATGTGACTTCTCGAAATTTTTCAAAAAAAATATTTATGAAATATTTTTTAGTTCAAAGACTCTAGTTTTTCATCAGCTTCCGAAGAGCCTCTTGCACGTATTGTGCATGGAACTTTTCGCTCTCATGTTCCGATGCACAGTAATTGTTTGGTGACCTTGACTCTTTTTTCGCCTCTTCCTTTTCTTTTGAAATGTAGGCATGCAAAAGATATTCGACAAGGCCCGGATATTTCGCAGTCTCTGAAATGTCGAGTTTGATGTATCCTTCTTTGTTTGGGACGGGAATTCTGTCTGACCACTCTTTGATCCCAGAGTTTTCAGGCCTTTCGAGCGTGTGGTAAAGAATCTGAGTTTTAAAATAGCGGGTCTGGTACTTTTCAAACTCTACAAAAGCCATTTTATCTTGGGGAAGCAACCTGGAAATTTAGTTCTTGTAGCTGCTTCAAAAAGCCAGGATTCGGAGAAACACACGGGCGCTTCCTTCGCACGAGAGAAAGCGCGTCCATAAATGTCATTCCTTTTTTGAGCATCAAGTAGGAGACAACACACGCCGTGGAACGAGAAATCCCCATCATGCAATGGACGAGAACCTTTTTATTTTTTTGTAAACACTCTTCACAAAAATCCGCAACCTTTTGAAAGACGTTGTTTAGAGGGACATTTGGCGAGTCGTCTGCTTTGATGATGAGCCCTTTGTATGTATGTTTTGGAAAGGCAAAAGGTATGGAACGAAGTTCTTGGGGAGACAGAATGGTCACGGTACACCATTCCTTTTGTTCTTTTTCGGGAAGGGAAGAGACCCAACGAAGAGCGTTGAGGTTGCCAAGGTATAAATTATCCTGGATTCTGCTAATTGTGTCTGTCATCATTTACAAAACTTTTGTAAATATTTTATTGGTCTTTCTTTCCAACCATTTCGCCGTTCTCAAACAAAAGAACAGCGACAACCTGATTCTTTTTCTCGAGGGACACGCTGTAGATTGTGAACTCTCCATGTTGTACTCCGTTCACATACTCTGTCTTTGACGCGAGAGAGCCGTCATTGTACCATTCCGTTTCAATCCCGTGCTTTTTCCCATTGACCCAAAAAATCTGACGCTTCTTCACTCCGGAAGGACTCCGAATTATCTGGGGGCCATCCAACTGCCTGTTCCGATAAAAAGATTGCAAAAGAACAACGTCTCCGCAAATCTCTTTGTAAGGCCCGCAAAGATTGTCATCTGAGTCCAGGAAAAAACGCTCGTCCCGATACTCGAAATATCTCCACCCAAACAAAAAGCGGGCGAGGACATTGTACCTGACAAAGATGCCGTCAAAAATGCCGTCCTCTCCCCTTTGGACAAAATCAGAGAGCCGGGAAACGTACTCGTCGAGTTCAGAGATCCCAGTTTTTTCAGAGACCTTTGAAGCGCAGAGAAGTTTGAGGCTTGCCATCGCATAAAATATTTTTGGAAAAGAGTCGCTCACAAGATAATTTCTTTGAGAACTTTTCCCTTGTCATAAAATATTTTTTGTATCGCAAGTTCAAAAAAGATGTGAACATGTTCGCCGTGTTTTTGTCCGTTTTCCCAACGACCAAAAGACTTTATCTTTGAGTCTCTCCAGAAAATCTCTTGTCCGTGTTTCTTTCCTCCTCTCCAGTTTGTCTCTGATAAAAGTTGTCCATGTTTGTCCCAGGTTTTCTCAAGGCCGTGTTTCTTCCCGTCGACAAACATGCACTCTGAACTTTTTATTCCATCTGACCAAAAACAGGAAAGTTTTCCGTGAAGGTCTCCATTCGGAAGAGTAAAATATACTCTTTTTCCTTCTGGAAAAATTTCGTGCTTTTGTTGTGCCATTCGAGCTTTTTCTTCTTCATAGTCTTTCTTATCGATGCAAGAGAGAAAAATAAACCTTTCTTTTGTCCTCAAATATTTTTGCATTCCTCAAAAATATTTTATTCTTTGATGAAAGTTCTTTGGTTCACAATTCCCTTTTTCCCGTAAACACGTGTTTTCATCTCGAAAAAGGGCAGGTTCAAATATTTTTTGAGCCCGTTGGAGGCAAAGCATTCCGTGATAATGACTCGGTCACTCAAAACGACTTTCTTGACGCGCAGAGTTTTCCCATCTTTTGTCTGGATATATCTTTTTATTTTATTACCGGCATCCTTCTCCAACAACCGGCCGTTTTTGTACGTTTCCAAACGAATGTATGAGTCCGCATCGTCATTTATCCCCGCGAAAGTTGCCCTTTGAATTGTTCCATCAACAAATTCAAACTCTGAGGTATCGTACAAAGATGTCACAAAAGTGTACTTTCCGTGAAGCTTCCCTTTTTTGAACGTGCATTCGACCTCTTTTTTGTCCTTTTTGCTGTCGAAAAGTTCGGCATTGCCGTGTTTTGACCTGTCCGGAAGTTCATGACAGGTCACTATCTTTGTTCCCAGACGATACTCTGTCGCTGTTACACCGATAGAGTGTTTTTCGATGAGTTCTTCCTCATCATAAAGAGGCAGAGCCACAAGGAAAGAAACGAGTTCCTTTGTATCTGGGATGAACTTGTCCATTTTCAAAAACAATATGACAGAGATATTTTATGGTTATTTTGTCCAGAGAATCTGAACGGAACATATACAACCAAGTGTTCAAACAAATTCTCTTTCGCTCGTTCCGCAGCACACGCTCCGGAAAGACACAGAGATAAAAGTTCTTTGCGTTGGACAAACTTGTGCATAATAATAAAATATAACGATATTTTATACCCACATCTTTTCTCCAGCGTCCAGATACGGCATCGCTCCAAGAATCGGCAAACTCAAAAGACACCAAATAGTGGGAACTTCGTGGATGTTTTGAGCAACATAGTTGACAAAGAGAATCTGACAAAGCCAAAAGACAAACTTTGTGAGACCTCTCTTTTCAAAGAGCGAAGGGATAAACCACAAAATATTTTATTGACGAACAAAAGAAGTTTTTCGGAAAAGAGAAACGACAAGAGAATGAACTGCAAAACAAGAAGGAAAGGAACGTTGTGTGGAAGGGAGGAATGCAAGTATTGTTTTGAAAGGAGTTTCGCTTCCCATAGGAACTCGAAATATTTGGCGGAAGGACAGGGAAACCCTTTGTTGATGGCGAAGAGCAGCGGAAAAAAGTTTTCTTTTGTTTGTCCAAAGTGTGAGCACTCCTTCGAAACAAGGCTGAGCTCTGTTTCGAACGAGCATTTTTGTCCTTTCTGTTCTTGTAACAAACTCTGTTCTTTTGAGGAATGTGAAACATGCTTTGAAAAGAGCTTTGCAAGCCACAAAAAGGCAGAGTTTTGGAGCGTCGAAAAGAATAAACAAATTCCAAGAGAGGTGTTCGCGACCTCGCATAAAAAATTCTGGTTCGACTGCGAAAAATGCAAGCACAGTTTCGAATTGAGGTTGGCTGACGCCTCTGTTGGGTCTTTTTGTCCTTTCTGTTCGAACCCGCCAAAAAAACTTTGTGATTCTGAAAGTTGTAAAACATGTTTCGAGAAGAGTTTCGCCTCTCATGAAAAAGCAGAGTTTTGGAGTGTCGAAAAGAATAAACAAAGTCCAAGAGAAGTGTTTTTGAACTCAAACAAAAAATTCTGGTTCGACTGCGAAAAATGTAGCCATTCTTTTGATACTAATTTAAATAACGTTTCCTCTGGATATTTTTGCCCCTTTTGTTCGCACAATAAACTCTGTATCCGTGATGATTGTGAAACATGCTTCGGAAAGAGTTTTGCCTCTCATAAAAAAGCAGAGTTTTGGAGCGTCGAAAAGAATAAACAAAGTCCAAGAGAAGTGTTTTTGAACTCCAAGAAAAAATATTGGTTCGGATGCGAAAAGGAACACAAATTCCTGAGCACTCCATCCAATGTTTCTCGTGGCTCTTGGTGTCCAAAATGCAAACATAAAACAGAGGCGAAACTCCTATCTTTTCTTCAAGAACATTTCCAAGCCCCTACTTACCAGTTCAAAGTTTCATGGTGCAGTAACCCAAAAACGGGCAGACTTCTTCCGTTTGACTTTTGCGTCTCAAAAACAATCATCGAATTGGATGGTGCTCAGCATTACAAGCAAGTGAGAAATTGGCAAACTCCGGAACTCACTCAAAAAAACGACAGATACAAGGAAGAGTGCGCCGTCAAAAACGGTTATTCCGTTCTGAGAATCCTTCAGGAAGACGTTTGGAACGACAAGATGGATTGGAAGAGTCTTCTTCTCGAGCATATCAGAGACTATGAAACACCCATCGTTCAGAACATCCATTTTTCTGGAACAAAATAACATTTGTTTGAATTTGTTGATCCGAATGTTTCCAAAAAGATAACCTTCCGTTTTTCTCATCCAGGAAAACCCGCAACAAAAGGGGTAGAATCTCTTTTGCCGACAGCGAGTATTTTTATATGGTAAAAATACGAAATAATGTTGCGATGAAAAGGAAGATAAACAAGTTCTTGATTTTTGCTTTTGCCCCAGTTCATTTCTACACCGTTAAAGTCCAAAAGAGGGAATGTCCAGTAAAGATGAGTCGGGCCAAGACGAGTGCATGTTTCAGCCGCAACCATAATCTCGTGTTTGGGCAAAGTGTTGTAGAGGATGCCCTTCAAAAGAGAACTTCTGCGGGGCAAAAGCCTCAGAGAAAAGAGAACCATCCAAGCAAAAGAAAGCCACATCATCGCGGCAAACACAGCTCTTTCCTTCTTTGTGGCTGCTTTGGACCATCGATAATAATTCCAAAGAAGAGGCTGAGTCACGACAAGAATAAAGGCACAATAAGACAAGAACATGTTCGACGGAGAACCGCAAGCATCGACAACAAAGTGTTGCAAAGCCTGTGTACACTCCATCAGAGAATAAAACGCAAAGAGAACCCAAGAGGGGTGCTTTCTGTACCACATTCCGTCAGCCACAAGGCAGCCAAAGACAGCAAAGAAGATTGATGAACCGAGTGAGTGGCACATCTTCTTTTCGAACAACAAAAAGTTTTCCTTTTGGGCTTTGTGATTTCTGTCAAAAAATTGTTTGAACGAAAGACCATTGCCCTCATATTTTCACAATGTTGAGCCTCAAACTTTTGTGTGCGATTCGAGTCTCGGAAAAGACCAGAGTCCAAGAACTGGACGAAATCCTTGATGAGATCCAAGACTTTGCCGCTGCTGGAAAAGATGGGACGATTCAAGGAACTTTCTTTGTTCATTCTGTCTTTGTGCAAAAATACCTTGGGTGGAAGCCTTTTCAGAATGGAGACTCTGACTTTTACTTGAACAAAGAAGGACAGGTTTGTGGTCTTTTGAGAGGGGACAAGTACGGAAAAACTTTTGGAAAGGAAACAATGTACTTCAATGGCAAAAAGCACGGCCTTGAAATAATTCGCAGATGCGGCTCCTTTTACGGGAGGACAGAAACACATTGGAGGAACGGAAAGAAGCATGGAAAAAGCACAGAGTATGGTTATGCGAACAACATCTTGCGCGACGAAACGTACAAAGACGATCTTCTCGATGGAGAGATTCGGGTGTTTCACGAATATACTGGAGATCTTTTGCTGAGGTTGAGATACAAGGACGGGAAGCCTATTTGAGTTTTTATTGTATCAGAAAACATTTGTGGGAGAAACGAGTCTTGTCCAAAAATATTAAAATATTTTTATCTTTGAGATGGAGCTTCAAAAAGAGAACAAGGATTTGGCTCAAAAAATTCTGACTCTTTTCGCACAAAGGTTTTCTCTGGACGAAGAATGGTTGACGATCGCCGAAACAACGCGTTTCTTTTCTTCCGGTGAGAAAAAGGCGAGCGTTTGGAGTGTGAAGCTCGGAAAAGATTCACTTTTTTGGTGGATGGCGATGGAAAACTCGCATTTTTTTGCCGAAGCAGAAGATCCGACGAAAAGATTCTACGTCGATGATGCGATGAATCATCTGTACACATCTCAAGAATTTTTGAAGAAGGTCGCGGATAAGTACATCGAGCAACAGCTTTTTGATCTCGATGTTGTGTTTGAAATGACGAGACTTATTCGAGAAAAGGCGACAACTCTCGAAAAGCAACTCGAGGAAGCCCGCTCTGAAATACTCGAGCTCAAATATCGTCCCGGTGGTCAAGGATACGAGAAAGCAAAGAAAGAGTTTGAGAAGCTCTCGCCAAAATAAAATATTTTAGTGTTGGACGGTACATCGACAAAACATAAAAACTTTTGCAAAAGTTTTTGTATTATGGACAACACCTACACAAAAAACATTGACTTTGAGATCGAAGAGCTCCAAGACAGCGAAAAGGACTATCAGGTTGTCTTTGCCCTAGAAAAGACAACCGGGTACTATACCTTTTTAGAAGGAACAGACATCAAGCATGGTCCGTTCAAAGTCACAGACAAAAAGGGAAAGAGGATAATCTGCTCAAAGACCGAAACAGACACAAAGACTTACCAGAGTTTGGAAGAGACAAGTGGAAATTATGTCAATGGAGAGCTTTCGGGAGAAGTGGTCATCTTTCGAGGAAGAGCGTCGTTTGCGGGGATGTGGAAATTTGTGAGCAAAGAAGTTGTTGTTCACTAGGGAAAGAATAAAAAGCCATATCTTTTTTTGAAAAGATATGAAAAAGTTGACTTACACTTGAATCCCGTGCTGAGAAACTATTTGACGAAGTTTGAAAAGTTCTTCATCTTTTTTCTTTTGTTCTTCTTGTTCGCGAGCTCTGTCCTCGGCTTTCTTTTCCAACACTTTCTCTCTATTTCTCCAATACCATGCCTTTGCGGATTCACGAGTCTTTTCCCTATTGTTCTCGCGAAACTTTTTGGACCGCTCTTTGTTGCTCATCGCAGTTTTTGAAGACATAACGTATTTACTCTATCACTTATGAGACGGGCAAACAATTTCTGTTGTAAAAAAATCTTTACAACGTAGTTAAGACATCCGAAAAACCAGTGTAACGAGCGAAATGTCGGAAACTCATGTTCTTTGTTGTATTGATGCTTCCGAATTACAAAATTTTTTGGACGCTGAAGAGACTCTTCCTGTGATGGGCGACATGAAGTCACAGGTTACCGAACAAAAAACCGTCGCTGACCAAGAAGAAGGCACCCCTGGTTGTAATGAGCTATTAGTTGACGAGGATAAGGACACCGAAGAATATCCTTGCGAAAAGGATGCGAGGGGGTATGTTTATCTGGTGACGAAACCCTCTTTTCGCGAAGGAGTTTGCAAGGTCGGAATGTCGAGATCCGTGGACAAAAGACTCAAAAGTTACGGAAAAAAGAGCACTGTTCACTGCTTGTTCGAAGTGCCCGACTGCGTTTTTATGGAAAGACAAATTATTTCAGCGTTCAAAGAAAAGTTTTCTCTGTTGGAGGGAAAAGAAACTTTTGAAGGTGAATTGGGTGAGATGAAAAAGTTGTTTTTGGCCGTTTGTTTTGATGGGGAGAATTCAAAGGCCATCGCAAATATCCCAAAAGAGGAAGTATTTGATTGCTTTGTGAACTATCATAGAGCAAAAAACAGGAAAAATACCAAATTTTCTTTGGAGGAGCTAAAGAAGGATTACTCAGAGTGGTCATTGACAAAGTGTAGAGGAACAACTTTCGAAAAAATGCTGATTTATGGCAGGAAAAAATATCCGGAAGTCACAATCCCGCAAGGCTCTTGTGTGAGGGCTATCAAGGTCCAAAAAGAAATCAGAATTTTTTCGGGGACAGCTCCCGTGGAGAGAAACACCCCAATTCCACCAAAACCTAATTACAACGAGAGAAACGATGCCCGGATAGATTTTTCCAATTTTTACTGTTCTTACTGCGACATGCAAAGTAAATCATCCTCGAATTTTGCTAAACACCGCCGAACGAATAAGCATATAACTGCCGTTTCCGGAAAATTAGGAAAAAACGAGGTCAAAATGTATTCATGTGTTGCTTGCGCATTCTCTTCCCACAAAAAAAGAGATTATGAAGGACATCTCCTCACCAAAAAACATAAGAAAAACACTACCGGAGAATTTTTGAGGTACGAATGTCTGGCTTGCGGGTACGACACGGAAAACAAGGGCAATTTTGAAAAACATACAAAAACAAAAAGACACGAAGCAAAGAAATTTCAGAGTGTCTTTTGTGATGAAGACTTTACTTTAACTTTCTTTAAAAGGTTGGCGAGAAGGGTACCAAAAACATAGCAAAAAATTTTTGCATTTTGCACACCAGAGGATTATGTTTTGTGAAAACATAATCTCCAACATTCCACCCTTGTGAATTTCTTTCTCAACCGCAAACATCTCCCAAGGGTGCCGAAACACGCCGAAATTTTTCTCTTTTGTTGGGCTTTTGGTGAAAATTTGTTAAATTATGATGGAAAAGATGAGTATGTTTTTTCTTGAGAGTTAAATTATAAGTCGGAAGATGAGTATAGATTTTTTCGGGAGTTAAATTATAAGGAAAACAACCCAAAATGGGCAAACTCGTCTGTTTTTCGTATGAGTTTGCCCCCAAAAATCCGTAAAAAAGTGAGAATTAGGTATCGAATTTTCCACAAGGGGTCCAAGGATTTTTTTTTGAGTTTCGTCTAATTTCGAGACAAGGGTCGAAAGTATATTTTTATTGTAAAAAATATAAAATATTAGAATATATAATTTCGAGATGACCGATAATTATTGCGAGATCTGTCAAAAATCTTTTGGAAGTTTGGCTTATCTGAGAAAACACGAACAGACCAAAAAACACAAGGAGACCCTTGTTTATCCCAAAAACAAGAAGAAGTTTTTTTGTGAGCTGTGCAACTATTCGACGGACATCAAATGCAACTTCAACATCCATATATCTTCCCAAAAACACAAAAATGTTCAACTCATCAAGGAACAGGAAAGTTATAACTGCCTACCGTGCAAAGTCGCCCTTCGGGACAGGACAGACTTCGAAAGACACAAAAGAACAAAAAAGCACATTTTTCTTACAGACTCTTTCCACGACATGGAAAGGTCAAAATTAGATATTTTGGTCGGTGACATGGTGCTTCACGCGTCAAGAAAGTATCCAATTCCTTTGGAACAATCTTCCAACGAAAAAATTAGGATAATGAGACCCGATTGTTCATTGTGTTTTCACACCGACACAAATGGGTACCTTGCGTGGGTAAAAAATATTCTTGAGCCTTTCGCCCACAAATTTTCCGAACAAAACGGGACATGTCGTTTCGTATGGCCAAATCACCCTTATCTTTTGTCGAAAAGAGACTTCGCATATATCATCGTTAGTGCATCATCGCGTATTCTGCAAGAAAAAATAAAATATGCTAGAGAACAAGCCAAATACCTAAATTCTGTGTTGGGATGTGAACAGCACAGGAAAGATCCCAAAAAGTGGTGTGAACAATGCCTTCCCGAGGTCAGATTGGAATTGTTCGGTTTCGACGAACAAAAACACTCCGAAAATGTGAGTGAAAGACTTAGAGCCATACTTTCGAACACGGCGAGTTCGAGAGAGTCATCTTTGGGGTATTGGAAATGGTGGCAAGAAGAAAGGGAATTCAGTGAACAAATGGGAATTCTCGAATCTCTCTGTTCAACTTCTGTCAAGGAAACAATTCAGGGAGAGGGTCGTTTCCCTGTCAAGAAAATGACCGAAACAGAATTTATGGAAGTTCTGAGAAAAACCTCTTATCGCACAAAAGGAACTGACGGTTTCAACAAAAAAATAAAAACTCTGGTCTTTTTAGAAAACATCAGGAAACTCGCAGTTCCTCCAAAATTTGACCCCTACAGAATAAAAACAGAGAGAGAAGTTATAGACAAACAGTGTTCGGCTTCTGCATTTTATTTTTCTTTGTGTTCCAGAATAACGAGCGTCGAGAAAAACATATTCAACTCATATTTTGGTTTTGAGAAAGAGTCAAGATTCTCAAAGGAGGTCGAGGAGACCGTCGAAGAGGTTTGGAAAATTAGCTCATAAAGCGGGATAATACTTTTGAAAGTAATAATAGACTTTCAAAAAAGATGGAGTTTCCCTCTTTCAAGGCAGAAGAATTTGAGCTTGTTTGCAAGACATGCGATTACAAGACTACAAACGAGGAGCTTTTCCAGGACCATTGTTCAGGCCACTACCGCAAAGGAGAAGACAGGGTCGATATGAAATGTTGCGCTTGCGGATTCGAAAGCAAAAGCGTCATCACTTTCTCGAACCATATCAAGAAAAAGAGACACAAAATGTGCTATTATTATGTCTCTCACATGCAGTATTTTTTTGGGGATGAAGAAATGGTCCGTGAAGCAACATTTCATAAATTCGGATATAGAAACACGGAAAAGGTGTGTCTCTCTTTGAGCTCAAAAAGGATAGCGGAAGAATGTAAAAATTCTGCAGAATAATTTTATCCAATAAAATTATCTCAGGAACAAATACACCACAACAAAGAACAAAAAGATAAAAAGAAGCTCAAGGTTTGAACTTGTCTGTTCAAGGAAGAAGAGTCTGTTTCTTGTGATTCTTTCCTTGTCTTCAGCCTTTAGTTCCATCTCAAGGTCCGACAGGCTTTTGATATCCAAAGAGTCAAAGATTTCTGTTGCTCTTTCTGAACTTCCACAGCAGAAGCGTTTCTTTTGGAGTCTCGAAAACTCTGAGGTATATTTTTCCAAAAGTTCCAGATACACTTTCTTTTGGTGTATTACCGTCATTCTCAGCACAAAAGTGTCTTTCATCTTCTTTCTGGCGAGTTTCAAAGGTTGAAAACAAGAGACTTTAATGACGACAGTTTCATGGCTTTCACTGAAACTCTCTGAAGACGAGAGACAGAGGACCCACATTTCAAACAAAAAAGAAATTGTTACAGGAGAATCGCGTTTTTGTATAGTTGGAAGAACCACGAATAAAAATATTCAAATATTTTTTACCATCAGGAGAAAGTGAAAAGACGGGGCTTCTACCCGAATAAAAAAAGAATGGGTTGCGAAACAAAAAAAGGGAAACTTTGTGGAAGGGAGGAATGCAAGCCTTGTTTTGAACGAAGTTTTGCATCGTGCGAAAAGTCAAAATATTTGAAGAAAGAGCACGGAAGTCCTTTGTTGATAGCGAAAAAAAGCGGAAGAAAATTCTGGTTCGAATGCGAAAAATGCAGGCATTCTTTCGAAGTGGTTTTGCATTCTGTCTCCAATGGGAGTTTTTGTCCATTTTGTTCGAGTAAACAACTTTGTTCTTCCGATAATTGTTTTACGTGCTTAGAAAAGAGCTTTGCTTCTTCCAATAAGGCGAAATTTTGGAGTGGAGAGAAAAACAAGCGAAAACCAAGGGAAGTGTTTGCGAACTCAAGAAAAAAATTTTGGTTTGAATGCAGAAAATGCGAGCATAATTTCGAAATGGAGTTGAATAATGTTTCTAATGGACAGTTTTGTCCTTTTTGCTCGAACCAAAAACTTTGCGCTTCCGGTGAATGCAAAATATGCTTTGGGAAGAGTTTCGCTTCCAATGAAAAGGCAGATTTTTGGAGTTTCGAAAGAAATAAGCGGAGTCCGAGAGAGACGTTCACAAACTCACGCGAAAAGTTTTGGTTTGAGTGTGGGGAGTGTGATCACTTTTTTGAGATGAGATTATACGATGTCTCGAAGGGTCATTTTTGTCCTTTTTGCTCGAACAAAAAACTTTGCGATGACGAAGATTGTGAAATGTGTTTGAAAAAGAGTTTTGCTTGTTCCGACAAAGCCGAGTTATGGAGCTTCGAGAGGAATAAACAGAGTCCGAGAGAAATGTTCGCGAACTCATTGAAAAAGTTTTGGTTCGAATGTGCAACATGTAAGCATTTTTTTGAAACAAGGCTGAGTCATGCCTCCAATGGAAATTTTTGTCCTTTTTGCTCGAACCGAAAACTTTGTACTTCTAGTGAATGTAAAACGTGCTTTGGAAAGAGTTTTGCCTCTTCCGACAAAGCCGAGTTTTGGAGCTTCGAGAGGAATGAACAGAGTCCGAGGGATGTTTTTTCACATTCAGCAAAAAAGTTCTGGTTCGAATGTGAAAAAGGGCACGAATTTTTTTCTGCCATTTCACGAATTTCATCGGGAAGCTGGTGCCCAAAATGTAAAAATAAAACGGAAGCGAAGATGATCTCTTTCCTCGAAAAGAACTTCAAAGAACCCGTTCATCAATTCAAAGCTTCGTGGTGTAAGAACCCAAAAACAAACAGATTTCTTCCCTTTGACTTTTGTGTATCAAAAACAATCATCGAACTCGATGGGGTGCAGCACTACGAACAAGTGGGAAAATGGAAGTCACCGGAAGAACAACAAAAAACAGATAGGTACAAGGAAGAACGCGCAGTCAAAAACGGATACTCTGTTATTCGTATTTTGCAAGAAGATGTTTGGAACGACAAAATAGATTGGAAATCTCTTCTTCTTGAGCAAGTCAAGGATTATGAAACTCCCATCATCAAGAATCTTTGGGAATAAATTTGTCGAGAACAACCCAAACCGGTGAAATAATGTTACACAAGAAAAAGAAACAAATGGAAGGGCGAACGCGGGAGAATAAAAATATTTGAGTATTTTTATTTGCAAAGTTTCGAAATCTCAAAAAAAAAGGAGCTTGCTGCTTTCAAGAATATAGCAATGTCGTGGAACGAACTACGCGAAATTTTCCCCGACCTTCACGGCTGGTGGATATATGAACCGGACGACAACACCAAAAAAATTATGGTGATGGTTTCACAAAAATATGAAGGAGTTCCAGAATTTTACTTTTCGCAGACTTTGGGAGAGTTTCTCATTATTGAGCAAGAAATTTCTGGACCCATTATACCTTATTAATAACCGGTAAATCTGCTGTTTTTTTAAAACCGAGGCCAGACAGATGGAGAGCAACAGCATAAAAATATTTGAGTATTTTTATTATAAAATGTCTTCTTCTCTAGAAAAGACTTGGAAATTTATCGGAGGTTGGGACAGAGAAAGAATGGCGGAACAGAAAGAGATTTGGTTCGAAATAAACGCTTTCTATGATGAGTGTGCGCAATGCCAAAGAACGGCTGTCTGTCCCGGATGTTCCAGAGCTTTTTGCAAACACACAAAGAGTTTTATTTGTGAGAGCGAGAAACGTTGCCATTGGTGTGACAGTGTTTCGCAACCTTTTGCATCAAACCCAAAAAATAGGAGATACATACTGGAATATTGCCCTGAAAGGCTCAATGAGATTTAGAAAAACTTTTAGAAATGTCAAAGTTTTTTCTCGCAGTTGTTGAGGACGACCCGTCTTCCTATAGCCCGACATTAGAACCTCTTTCCGGTGTTTTGCACGAAACAGAAGAAGAAGCTCTCGAAGAGATCAACGAATATTTCAAAGGATTTGATATGGATGAACCGTCCGATGACGCTGGACAATGGCAAATTTGGAGACTTGAGGTACCAAAAAAATAAGGTCCTTTTCTCACTTGTAAAATATTACTAAATATTTTCTAACACATCAGCCCCAAAGTAGAACTTGCCGTTTATCACCGCCCTCAAAAGTTGCTTGTCTTCATAGTCCTTGACCTTCACCATATTTCCACTGTCGTCCTTCCAGGTTGTCTTTGTGTATCCGATGTATTTGCTCTTTTTCCCGTATCCGAGGTACATCTTTCCCTTCACTTTCTGAGAGACAAAATAACCGCGATCTTGGAGAAGCGTTTCCATCTCAATAAGAATTAATATTTTATGGTTCATCGAAAGGGTGATTTCGAAAAAGTTGTGTCATGTCAAACGTCAATCACAAACATTTTGGGAATTCGCTTCTCGAGATTAAGACGCTTGGGTATCTTTTGGACAAGTTGAACAAAGACGTGGTCGATCTGGACCCTGTTTTCCAAAGAAACTATGTCTGGGATACAGGGCTCGAAAAAGAGTTTATCACAACGGCCTATCATGGAGGAGACATAGGTAGAATTATTTTGAACAGAAAGACCGCCGATGGAGAAACAAAGTGGTTGTGTGTTGACGGAAAGCAGAAGTTAACGGCTCTGAAAAAGTTCAAAGAAAACAAGTTCAGAGCAAACATCGGGGAATGGGGGGAAGAGAATCCCCTTCTTTTTCGCGAAATGAGCAAAGAACAAAGAGATCAGCTCGAGGATGCTCGAATTCCTATCCGCGTGTATAACGAGATGAGCGAAGAAAAACAGTCTGATCTTTTCAAAGTCATCCAGAACGGAAAATCTCTGGAAAATGGCGAGCTCGTCAACGGAACAAACAATGATTCTTCGAAATTCATCCGGAAACTGAGAAAGAACGTTCCACATGGGTTCTTCACTCCTGGAGACGAAAAAAGAATGAAGGAATCAGATTCTCTCTGTCGTTTCGTTTATCTCTGTGTCATAGCCAATGAAAAAGTTGTGTCTTCTCCCGAGTACCAAACTTTTCACAAACCGGAAAAATGCTCTGATTGGGTACTTGGGACAACGATAAAGAAAAAACAAAAGGAAAGAACCGTCAAGTCTTTTAACCGCATCAAGGACTTCATCGAGGAAGGCGGTTCCGTCTCTGGAAAGAAAGCAGCGACTTTTGTCTATCTAGCACACCTTGTATACATCTACGAGAAAAAATTGGACGATATTGGAAAAAAGCAGAGAAACAAGGTTATTGAGAACCTTAAAAAGAGAGTTGTGCGAAACCTTGGGAGTAACAATAATACAAATTATTACCTTCGTTCGTTTCTCGACTCCCACATCAAAACGGTGAAAGAAATTCTCGAGGAGCTGGACTCATAAAGTCATCCTCAACGGTTTCCGAAACAATCTCGTCGAAAAGCCTCACAGCCTCTTTTATAGATGGAACGCGAAAATATTCGTTCCCTTCAGCCAAAGAAAAGTTTTTTGAGAAAGCTTTTATTATTTCCTTCTCTTTTGTATGACAATTCTCTGTCATACAGATACGATACCATTTCGCATCTTTTCCGTAACTTCTCATTCGAGATGGGAGACTTGTAGTTTTTCCGACCTTTACAATATCCACAGAGAACAAAGGTCGAGAAACAAGGTAAACATATTCCATATTTTATAGATAAAAATATGATGCTTGTAAATCTCGGAAGTTCATATCGAGCGATATAAAAAACATACAAGAAATATTTTTGATGTCTGAGTTTTATTTGGTTGGTCAATACGGAGATCGAGACACATACTTTTATTCCATTGGAAGCACAAAGAGACTCTTGGAGTTTCTGCAAGAAGAATTTGGGAGAGGAGAAGAAACAATTGTCACCAAGATAACAAAGAGCGGAAGATGGGAACGGGTTGAACCATACGAGGAATTTGTCTCTTTTGTGGAGGACAATGACCTTTTTCGGAAAGTTTCCGAGAACGATGGTATCACAAATGTCAAAAAGGCGATGCTTGCGTTTGAAAGGATGAAGAAAAAACTCGGGAGGCTTTCACCGGGAATTAGAGACAAAGGAGAATTGTTTGCTTGTGGGGAATGTCAAGCCATCTTCAAAGACTTGAAAAAATGCGACAAAGACGAGTGTGATTGCCATCACTTTTGTGATTGCGAAGCGTTTGCAAAAGTCACGCTCCTATGAGTTTGGTGTTATATTTATGGATAAATATAAAGCTACGCCCGATATTTTCTCGCTCTTTCGCCATCCAAATAAAGCCATTCATTCCGGCATATTCTCCTTTTTTCGTTTGGAGTCTCGAGAAGTGTTTCAGAGACAAAATAGCCGGAAAGTTTACCATTGTCATAAGTACCCCTCTGCTCAACCACAAAATTTTTGTCAATCATATGACCGTCCACAAGTTGCCATTTTATCGCGACGGTTCGAACGAAGCTTTTTCCTTGCCTTGTTTGGGTGCCAATTACAAAGTTTTCTCTTCTGAATGTTGTATGTCGTGTTCCAACTTCAAACTCTTCTCTTTCCTCTGTTTCCGGAAAGTCTACAGGAAAGGCACAGGCAGCAGAAACTCTTTCTTGATACCCCAAAAATCTTTCCATTGAAATATTTTATCTAGTATCTTCTTTCCCAAAAACAATAAAGTCTTTTTTCTCCAGTCTTTTGGTCAATACGGAAAACCTTTGTGATAAAGTCTCCGTGTTTTTGCCCCCACAGAGTCCTTCCAATTTCAGCAAAGTGACAGGAAGAACAGGACGTTTTTTCTGTCCATGAAACTTCATACGGAACAGAATAAAGCATATGACAAGATTTTAGGGTTGTCGTATCCCCATCTGACAAAAGAGCAGAGGCCTTCTCTTTGTTGTCGAGGAACTTGCAAAGGCGATACATAAAAGTTTTGTTTTAGAATAATGGCAGAACAAGAATTTCGCGTTTTTGCCAAAAACTATCCAGAGATTTTTGCTTGGCTTCCCGAGTTGGAAGAAGAAACTCCTTTGGTGACTGTGTTGGTTCGCGAGAAGAACAAAAATATTCCGTCGTCTTATTTTTCAGAGACTTTGAAAAAAGATGTTTGCGTTGTGCAAGAAGTCTCTGTACCCATCATTCCATATTGAGTTCCGCAAAAATTATCGAAAACTTGCTCATTGAAACATGAGAGCAACAAAGAGAAGATGTCGACTGAAGATCTTCAGGGTTTTATGATGGCCTGTGGCACATTGGAAGAACTCGAAAAAGAAGCTGGATGCACTTACGGAGAGGCTGAACAGAGAGTTCTTTCTGTTTGCATAAACGAGACGGAGCGATTCCGTGACTTGGCATTGGCTCTTTTTCGGTATGATTACCACGGAGCTCCTTCGAACTGGCAGGAAGAGCACAAACATGAAAACACGGTGTTTGAATGGGCCAAGCACGTGCTGGAAGAGGAAGATGAGGAGGACATAAACGAAGTTCTGGATGAGTATGAGAGAGGTCTTATTCCGGATTGCTACAACTTTATGGAGAACTATTTTTGCTAGATTTTTTAAGCATGTTCTTGCCTTTTGCAAACGAAATATTATATGTATAATATTTTCAAAGACAAAAAGCTATAGAAAAATGGACGCTGGACAGAGACTCAACGATTTCCAGTTTGCGCTTCATCGTCCCGAGACTTTTCTCGGTTCAATCCGACCCCTTCCCCATGACAGATGGTATTGGTCGGAAGAGAACAAAAAGATGAAATTCGGCTCTCTCGTTTTTCCGGAGGGTTTGGAAAGAATCTATTATGAGATTGTCAGCAACGGCATCGACAACATGTTCCGTTCCCAAAAGTCGGGCATTCCGATGAAGTCCATCAAAGTGACCCTAAATAGAGAGACAGGATATTGCACTGTTTGGAACGATGGAGCTCACATTCCTGTTGAGAAGAAGGAATATTCGTACACAGATGAACTTGGGAATACTACAACGTCTCTTTTGTATCCTGCAGAACTCTTCTTTGGCTATTCAAAAGCTTCAACCAACTACAATGATTCCGAGGAGAGAAAAACCTCTGGAAGGAACGGACTTGGTGCCAAGCTGACCTCTGTCTTTTCGAAACATTTTGTTGTTCGCTGTTTTGACCCAGAAAAGAAGCTCATCTTCAAACAAGAGTTTTTCGACAACTTGACTCGTCGTTCTGAACCCGTTCTCGAAAAATGCACAAAGGGTCGAGGCTGGACAGAGGTTTCTTTTCTTCCGGATTTTGAAAGATTCGGTCTTGATGGCTGGTCAGACGCTCTTGTTTCAAGGTTCCAGAAAACGATGAGAGATGCTTCCCTCGTAACAGGTCTGACTGTGGACTTTAACGAGGAAAAATTCTCCTTTTCAAACTTGGAAGAATATGCCAAGCTCTTTTCCGGAGAGAGTCCGAACCTTTTCGCTGTGAAGAGTGCGGATTCATCATTCGTCCTTCTCGAGAAGAACGTCTCTGACGTCATTTTCGAGTCTGGTCAGGAGACTTCTCTCTCTTTTGTGAATGGTCTCGAGGTGTTTACGGGAGTTCATGTCAACGCTTGGAAACATGCTGTTTTGATGCCCCTTCTCAAAGCCTTCAATGCCAAACAAAAAGCTGAAGGAAAACCAAAGGCGAGCATGAAACAACTCGAGTGCTTCTTCCATATTTTCCTTGTTTGTGACTTGGATAAGCCAGAGTTCACGAGTCAGACCAAACACGAACTCGCCTCTCCTGTTCCAAAAACTTGCAAACTCAAGGAAGAACAAGTCAAGAAACTTTTGAAATGGTCGTTTGTCCCAGAACTTTCAAGTCGTCTCGACCCCCGAAAACTCAAAAAGACAAAAAAGCTCGAGTTGAACCTGAAAAAGGTGGATGATGCTCAGCTTGCTGGGACAGAGAGAAGTTCAGAGTGCACTCTGATTTTGACGGAAGGAGACTCTGCAAAAACTCTTGCGGTGTCTGGTTTCACCTCTTTGCAAGACAGAGAAAAATACGGAGCTTTTGCGCTCAAAGGAAAGGTTCTAAACACCACAAACGCCACGGCCAAGGCAATTGGAAAGAACAAAGAGTTGGAAATGCTTCGTGTTGTTCTTGGTCTCTCAAAAGACTTGGTTCGCACTCTGAGATATGGAAAGGTTCTTTTGATGTGCGATGCTGACGAAGACGGGAAACATATTGAGGCTCTTGTGCTTGCGTATTTCCACAAATTCTTCCCGGAACTTTTGAACAATGGGTTTGTGGTATCTTTGCAAACGCCCATCCTTAAGGCTTTTCCCACAAAAACCCAAGAACTTTGGTTCTATTCCACCAAACAATTTGAGACTTGGGTACAGAACAATCCCGGACACAAGAACCTGAATGTCAAGTACCTCAAAGGTCTTGGTTCGAGCAAACCCGAAGATGGGAGAAAATATCTCGCCGAGCAAAAACTTTTGAAATACGTCTCTGATGGAACAGAGAAGGAATATTTTGAACTCGCCTTTGCCAAAAGCAAGGCAGATGACAGAAAGAAATGGCTCGCTGAAAAAGTGGAACCTTGCTCTCAATACGAGGGAGATATGCCCCTCTCGAGGTTTATCAAAGAAAAGCTTTCATCCTACCACAATGCAAACAACAGAAGGTCAATCCCCTCTGTTTACGATGGTCTCAAGCCCTCACAAAGAAAAGTTTTGTATGCGTGCTTTGCCTCGAATGTTATTGGACCTTCAAAGACAGAAAAGGTGGAAAGACTCGCAGGAAAGGTTGCCAGTATTGCGGGTTACCATCACGGGGAGGTTTCCCTTGCCGGGACCATTGTGGGAATGGCTCAAAACTTTGTTGGTTCTGGAAACAATATTCCTCTTTTGTATCCGGACGGCTCTTACGGAACGAGACTAAGGGGAGGAAAGGACCATTCAGCGGCTCGTTACCTTTCGACTTATGCTCTCCCCCTCACAAGAATCCTCTTTCCCGCAGAAGACGATGATCTCTATGAAAGGGTTTTGGAAGACAACGAACTGAATGAACCTGTCAACTATCTGCCGATTCTGCCCATGATTCTTGTGAATGGAGCTTGCGGTATCGGAACGGGTCACAGCACAGAAATTCCAAGTCACAACCCCTTGGATATTTGCAGATGGATTCGTTGCTGGCTTGACAATGAGGAAAAACCTCATCTCGTTCCTTGGTGGAGAGGTTTCAAAGGCAAAGTCGAGGTTGAGGATGGAAGAGGGAGAACTTTCGGAATTCTCGAAAAACTCACAAAGGAAAAGTGGCGAATTTCAGAGACTCCTGTGGGGCTTTGGACCTATGATTGCAAGATGCATCTGGAATCTCTCGAAAAGAACAAGCACATCAAAAGCTTCCAAGACAAGTACACGGATGAAAAAGCAGAGTTTGTCATCACGACAACAAAAGACTTTACACCCACAATGAGCAATCTCAAGCTGTCCAAAGCCTTTTCCCTCAAAAACATGACGGCTCTCGACGAAAACGACGTCCCAGTAAAGTTCAAAGACACAGAGGAAATTCTTGAAAAGTATTGCGATGCAAGGCTCAAACTTTATCAGAAGAGAAAGGACAAACTTTTGGGGGACCTTTCCCAAGAAATAGTCAAACAGGCAAACAAACAGAGGTTCTTGAAAGATGTGCTGAACAATGCGCTGAACATGAAGGAACAAGAGGATATTCTCCTAAAAAAGATGGAGGAAATGGGGTATGACAAGTGGCAGAATAGTTTCGACTATTTGGTCAGCATACCCATTCGAACTCTCACAAAGGGAAGACTTGCGGAAGTTGGAGAAACCCTGAGAAAACTCAAGGAGAAACACTCTGCGCTCTCTGAAAAGTCTCCGAAAGAGATGTGGAAGGAAGAGCTCGACAATTTTGAGAAAAAGTACAAGAAAGAATTCTAAAAATATCGAATGGTCGATAACACAAATATTTTTTATATTTGTATACAATGGAGCCCATCACCCAAGAGAAACTCGAAGCTCTCCGTGAGCACATTCAAACTCTCCGCGACTACCTCGACGTTTTGAGACTCGAGTATGACACTTGCGAGAGCAAGAAGAAGAGAGCGGAACTTTTGGCTGAGATAACCAGGGTTGAGTCTGAGATTGACCCTTTGTACTGTGATCTTTTGGCATCGGAGGATGCCATTCAGCACGAACCGTTCAGACAAAAAGTGTCAAACAATACATTCACCAAAAACATCCAATTCTTTTCCGAAGAAGGCTCAACTGAAGACCTCTCTTTGCAACCGGCTCAACAAAGTTGGATTGGAAGACTGGTCACAGATTCTGAAGGAAAGGATGTTTACAGGGTGATGTATGTTGCGGATGGGTACGTTCGTCTCGAAAAACAGAGACTTTTGCACGACCCTGTCCGGTGGGTCTCTTTGGAAAACAAGCCTTTGGTGTTTGGAAAGGATAAACAGTTGAGACTCTTGTCGGGCTCTGAGATTTTCTTCCCTCTCTCCAAAACAACAAAGAAAGAAGGCACTCTTTCCCCGTTTTGGATCGGGAAGCTGGTGGAAAAGAACGGTAATCTTTTCAGGTTGATGTCGAAATGCTCTCAAGCCGGGGCTTGGAAGGTATGCGACATCAAAAGGACAGAATCAGGTGCCCTTTTGGAGGGGGAGACTTGGTACATTTGCGAAGACTCTGGTGGCTGGAAACTTGCGGAAGAACAAGAAGAGGTTGAAGGAACTCTCAAGGCTTGTTGGGTCGGAAAAATTGTCAAGAAGGACGGGAAGGTGTTTCGTCTCATCTCAAAGAACCCCGAGGGGTACTGCGAGGTTGTAGAAAGGCGTCTCGCCCCCAGTAAAACTGTCATTGAGTCTCCCATTTTCCGTGTTTCGAGTAAAGAAACGGGATGGTCCCTTGCCTCTGACAAGGGAAAGGAGAAGGTATAAAATATTTATTTGAAAATATTTTTATTGAGATGGTAGACATTTTCTATGACTTGCTTGAGTTCCTTTTCTGTACCAATAATCTTTCTTTCGTAGCCATTATTGACCTCGACCCAACTGTGGGGTGTCCAAGTTTTGTGAATCTCCTTTCTGTCGCAATCGGGACAACAACCAGAGTCTGAAACGGTTATGATATCTGGATGGTTCTCGTAAAATTCTGTATAGTCGACGATACTTCTATGGGAGAGACCAGCCATAAATGCAGCCTGATGGAGAAGTTTCCTTTCGTAGCTGTTGCGGCACCTTTTCTTCATGACTTTTCCTGTTCTTTGCGCCTTTTCTATAAAAGCTGGTATTTCATCCAGAAAACACTGATGCTTTTTCATCGTATAATTTATTCCAAGTATTTTTGAAACTTCTTGGCGATAAAATGATGAATAAAAGCCAAGAGGACCTCTACAAAAGATTCAAAGAAAAAATTTGAAGGAACCGGAAGCGTTGCTTTTGTTCCCCAAAAGTTATGAGTACAACAATGTTTTGCAAATGTTTTAAAAAGAAGGGTATACCACAAAAATTTCAGAAGTAGAAGGAACCTGCGTTGTGTTTGACTGCAAAGAACTTTCTCATGTTGTCTTTTCTGAGCTTGGAAAGGAAGAATGCGATATCACGTCAAGAAACATCGGACATGTTACCGGCTTTATGTTGAGACATCCCGAACTCACCGATGTTTTTGTTGGCCCTTGCACCACAAGACATCAAGACAAAAAGAACATGGCTCACATCAGGCTATCCGGGCATTTTTTCGAAAAGGGAGGAGAAGAGTGCGGTTGTGACCTTTTGCCAGCAAATGCGAAGTGTGCACTACACGAAGAAAACTCTTGGGAAGGAACAGAGGCAATCTTTGAATGCCATCGTTTCCAAAAACAAGACAAAGACAGAATTGTGACCATCAACAAGCCATAAAAATATTCAAATATTTTTATTATCTTCCGGAAAATATTCCGGAGCCAAAGACTTTGTAAAGTTCCCCATCTTTCTTTACAGAGTTTTGGATATCCAAAACTCTTATCCTTTTTCTCGAGTTCCTCTTGGCTTCTTTGGAAGACGCTTCGAGTATTTCACGACAAAAATATTCGAGTGTTGCGGTGAGCGTTCGGACGGCAGATTGACCGACTCTTTTGCAAGTCTTTGTCCTCATCAAATTTTCTGTTCTTTTTGTGGGGAATATGAGCTCCCTTTTTCCGTAAAGAACAGAGTCAACATAGTCCTTGGAATGTTTTCCCAGCTCACCAGGAATGTCCCGAAGAAGCCAGAATATGACTTCATGGCTCACAGTCTTTTTTTCTCCGAGAAGGATATTTGCTTTTCTTAGAAGAGTCTCCGCCAAAAAAGAGAGCATAGCACTAATTTGTTCCAAGGCTTCTTTTGTTACTTCAGTGTCCTTTGGAGTCATTCTTTTGATGAAAAGGCCGTATTTTCCAACACGTTCCATATTACTTTTAAGGGAAAAGTAATGGTCTTGAGTTATTTTATTGTTGCCTGCATGGTGTATTTTGGAATTCCCAATTCCGCCATAATCGCTGGCATCGCGTCCTTTGGCGCAGGATATCTTTTGAAGCATCGCGAAGTAGGGAAACTCAAATTCGAACTCGGGGAGCTTCGAAGAAGTCTTTCAAACTTTTCCGAAAAGAGAAACAAAGAATTGGTTCAGAGCGAATAATGGGCTGTTGTGCTTCTTCGGAATATCTTTATTGGCAAGAAAATCTTTTGGTCTACAAAGATTGGGAAAAAGCGTGCGGTTCTATCCCAGAACTTAAAATGAGACTGTGTCTTTCGCAGTATGGTGAAGTGCCTCTCGACCGCAAACTTTTATGGCTTCGTGTTGCTCCAGGTCTTGACTTTCCACTGGCCATCACTCCAAACACTACAAAGGAAGAGTTGACAAAGAGAGTAATACCATGCATTCTGGAGAAATACGGGAAAGACAAAGTTTCCCTTGTCTGCATCGACGGCGAAGAAGTTCCCGACGATCTTTGGTCCGGGACAAAAGACGGACAATATCTAATTTTTGATACTTTTTATAAGAGAAAAAAGAGGTGTTGCTAAAAGATGTCGCATATCAATATCGCGTTTTTGGGCCATGTCGACGCTGGAAAATCTTCCCTTTGCGGAACGATACTTGTGGAGTCCCGAATGGTCGACGAAAGAAAGATTTTACAGGTTGAAAAAGAGGCAGAGGATAGCGCAGGAAAGGGATGGGGAAAAGCCTTTCTTTTGGACACTGACCCGGAGGAGAGAAAAAGAGGAAAAACGGTCGAGTTTGCTCGTGAGCCTTTTGTTTGGAACAATAAGAACTTTACCATTCTCGATGCTCCGGGACACCGGAATTTTATTCCCAATGCCATCGAAGGCCTTGTAAATGCGGATGTTTGCGTTTTGGTTGTCTCTGCGAGAAAGGGAGAATTCGAGGCTGGAATGTCTTGCAAGGTCGACGGTGAGGGGCAAACAAGAGAACACGCTCTTTTGGCAAAGGCCTTTGGTGTTTCTTTCCTTGTTGTTTTTGTGAACAAAATGGACCAAGTGGGATGGGACAGAGAAAGATACGAGACAATAAAGGAAGAAACAGGAAAGTATCTGAAAAAGATTGGGTTTGCTGAAAAGAATGTACTTTTTCTTCCGGGTTCAGGTCTTTCTTCGCAAAATGTCTCTAACCCGTACAGAATTGGATGGTGGGATGGTCCATGCCTTTTGCAAGTTCTCTCTGATGTCTCTGTAAAAAAGAATACAGAGAGTTTGGAGGTTCGTGTCTCTGTGATGGCGTCTCTCGGAAAAGACAAACTCTTTGGGAAGGTTGAACGCGGGAGAATTTGTGTTGGCGACAATCTTCTTTTGGGATCGTGCCCTTTGCAGATCACAGGTCTCTCCACTGATTTTTGCGAAAGCAAAGAAAGTGCAGAGGCGGGAGAGAATGTTTTTCTTTCTTTTGTTTGTCAAGAAAACCCGAGACAGGGAGACTTTTTGTGTTCAGAAAACTCCCCAATAAAAAGATGTGAAAAAATGCTTGCTCTTGTCCAAGTATTTGAAAGTTCTCCACTCTTTTGTCCTGGAACGGAGTGTGTGATGCAGTTGCACATGTCAAAGTACGAGTGCAGCGTTGAAAAGATTGTGGATGTGAAAAACTCGAAAAGATCTCTATTGGTGCGAAAGGGAGAGATCGGAAAAGTTGTAATAAATGTGAGGGCGATAGTTGAACCGTTTTCAGAATTTCCCAAATTGGGGCGCTTTGTCCTAAGAGACAAGGGAAAGACGATCGCAGTGGGCAAGGTTCTAAAAGTTGCGTAAAAATAATCAAATACACAAACAGGGTTGTCATCCCGCTTTTCAAAAAAAAATGGAGAGTTACTTCAAAAACATCGGCTGTGATATTCTGATCTCGAATCTTTCCACCGAGAATGGAGGAGCCGTGGACATTCTGGCTGAGTGCCCTTGTGAGCCACAAGGAGAGTTTGGAAGACGAAAAGTCCCTGGAAAGTGCTCAGTTTCTATAAAGGCTTATTTTATCCCACAGAAAGAGGAAGAATAAAATATCCAAATATTTTATTACTGCACCAAAAAACTTTTGAACTCCTCGACTCGATACACAAGCAGAAAGAGCAAAGCGAAAAACTCTGCGAGACGTCTCTGTATTTCTTTTTCTCTCTCTGAGAGTTCGTTCATTCTTCAAAGTCCAAGAAATATGTAATGCAGCTCCTTTTGTTTCTCTTTGCTCTGACGGTCTTTGTCTTTTTGTATCTTTGGTTCAAAGAGTATCAGGGGAATGTTCAAGAAGAGTTTTCTTTTGATGCAGTTTGTGCCACCAAAGACAAAACATGGGAAAAGTATCCAGAGTTTCAAAAAGAAATATTTCGTCCTAATTATGAACAGAGGATTCCCTTTCAAATTTTCCAGACCAACGAAGAGAAAGTTTTACCCGGAATGAGGGAAGCCTTGGATTCTTGGAGCAAGTTGAATCCAGAGTACCGGCACATCTTTTTCCCAACGAGTTTGTGTCGAGACTTTATTTCTCAAAACTTTGAACCAAGAGTTCTCAAGGCTTATGACAGCCTTGTTCCCGGAGCCTACAAGGCTGACCTCTTTCGCTATTGCGCTTTGTATGTGAGCGGAGGAGTTTATGTTGACTCTGCTATGGTATGTCTTGTTCCGCTGAAAGAGTGGCTTCCGAGAGAAGCTTCTCTCGTCTCTGCAAAAGACGAAGGGGTCAAATCCGGAATTTATCAAGCCTTTTTTGCCTGTGAACCTCGACACCCGATGCTCCGTCAACTCATTGACTTGGTTGTCTCAAGGGTTGAAAACAAAGAGTATGGAGAAAGAGACTTGTATACCACAGGACCCATTGCTTTCGGTAACGCTTTGAACATCTTCTTGAAAAGAGACGAAAATGCAGAGTTTAGCGTGGGCGAAATTGCAGACTCCATCTTTTTGTTCCATAGGTACTCGAGACCAGGAAAAAAGATTGGAGGAATCTTTGACAAAGACGGCAAAGAGCTGGTTCGAACAAAATATAAGTGCAGTTTTTATGAAAAGACTCTCTGGTCAAAACTCCCCTCTTATTCGGTTCTTTGGAAAGAGAGAAGAATTTTTAAGGAATAAAATATCTAGATATTTTATTGGAAAAGACTCTGAAAGTGTTGCTGTGTTTCCAAGGCACCTCTGTTTCCCGGAGTGTACTTGAGTTCTCTCTTTTTCTCGCGAAGTCGGGAAATGTAGGCCTTCAGTCTTTCGTTCTCTTCCCGGAGTTCTGCCAATTGCTTTCTATGCTCAATAATTCCGGAACTCGAGATAATATTCCCCAACTGCTTCTTCAAAAACTCGAGCTTTTCCTTTTTGGAACCAGCCATCCGACAGTGCAACATATCCACACAACTTCCACCGACCAAAAACTCATCCCAATAGACGTTGTCGCATCCATGATGGTTCTTGAAACTGCAATAAACTCTTGTTTCTCCACCGCCAAGATTCATAGACTCAAAAGAAATGTCATTTTCTCCAAAGCCAAGCTCCTCTTCAAGAAATTTTCGCACTTCGTCGATGTAGATGCTGGACATGTTTGCAGAACACAAATATTTTTTTTCTAATAATAGATTTTAGAAAAAGACAGGAGCGTTTACTGAATTTCTTCGAAATGTTTTTGTGCTTCCAAAGCACCTCTGTTTCCCGGAGTGTACTTGAGTTCCCTCTTTTTCTCACGCAGTCTTTCGACTCTCTCCTTCAAGAACGAAACGCAAAGTTCAAGCGCTTTCAACTGTTCCATTTTTTGTTGAGCAAACTCGGGGCACGAAAACACCACATTTTTGACATCCTCTTTCAGGTGTTGAAGAGCCTCATCGCTTTTAATATCAAATTCAAAGATTTGGTTGTGGATAAACAAAATTACTGTTTTTTCTGTCTCCCTCCATCTGTTCATCTCCAAAGAAAGGTTCTTGATGTCGTACACGACCTCGAGATGATTCTGTGAAAGCAAGGTCTCATCTATAAATATGTCCTCTTCTGGGATATTCAAGGCCTCAATAAGAAAGAGACGAATATGTTCTTTCAGTAGGCTTTGCATTTGAGATATTTCGCATAATATCTCAAACATAATTTTTGATATAGAAAGGCCATAGAAGAGTTCGACAACACACTCGAGGAAGGACAACATACCAAGGTCTTTCGTTCCTCTCTCCCCATGCAATCGCCGCCCCTGCCCAAGTCATTGGGCCAACATAGAAATATATAGCTCCTTCCAGAAGAAAAGGAAAGTGTTTCTTGGCGGACATTTAAAATATTTTATCCAATAAAATATTTCGGTAATTTACGAGAGCATGTCAATGCACGCGAGTCCCGCCGCAGCATATAGAGAAAATGTTGATCCATAATAGCAGATCGCCATAGCATTGCCCAAAGAGTCTGTGTCCTGCTCCTTGTGATTCTTTTCATAGTCTTGAACGTACCTTTCCAAAGCTTCTCTGTTATCTGTCATAATCTCCTCCTCTCCGCACTTGGAAAGAAAAACGGGTTCGCTGCTTTCCCTAACTTCGACGGTACCGGTTCTTTGAGAGATGGTAATTGGTTGTTTCAGAAGCGCTTCGACAGACGAGATGTTCTTTTTGTGAACACTCCCCTTAAAACCAAGGGACTTTACTCTTGAGACCTCACTGCCTTTCAGGGCATAGACAGCTCTCGCTCCCTTTGGGTCAACTTCGAGAAGGCGAATGTTTGATGCGACTAAAAGCCTTTTTGTAGAACGAGAATGTTTCCAAGTGCAAAGAGCAAGACCCGCAACGGCAAAGGTCGCAGAAGTTCCAAGACAAAACCCAACGAGATTTTCCATAACGGAAATAGATGGGATATGAACCTTGAAATGTTCGATAATATCTTTTTGCAAAAAGATATTTATTTCTCTGAGAGTTTTTGAAGAAATGGACCGACGCAAACCACAGAAACAAGATATTACTCATCGTAAAAAGAGACTGATATGAGAGGTGAAGGAAATCCTCTAAATTCTATAAATCCTATAAACGCAACTTCTTCACCCTCTCATATCAGTCTCTTTTTACGATGAGTAATATCTTGTTTCTGGGACTTGTGTTGGTTTATATTTTGTGAAATATAAACCCCTAAAATGGCTGGGCTATCATTCCCGAGTCCAAAATCTTCTTTTTGGGGGGTAGGCGTTACCTCGTTTTCGTGCTTCCAAGGGGAACAAAATACCAATTCCCAAAAGAAACTAGTTTTTCTGCTCGTCCTCGCGATGTAACAGTCAAACATCCGTTTCAATATGCCGTTGATATACTTGACCATAAACTTTTCTTCGTCTGGTATCTTCCCCAAAAGTTCTTGGAAGTGTCTGCTCTTTTTTATTCTCACTCTTATCTTTTCGAGTCTCGCAGCCATCTCTTCTTTGCTCTTTTTCTCCCTTGTTGTGGTACTACCATACCCAAGCCAATAAAAGAGTCGACGAGCATACACAACCTTTTCGAGGTTGCACGACAGAGCGATGCGCTCACTTGCTTTCAAATCTTTCTTCTCTTTGTTTTTTCTTTCGAGCAAATCAGCGAGTCTTTCTTTCTGTTCGGCTTTTGAACCGCAGAATGCGAGACTTTGGTTCTCAAAGATTTTTTCTTTCCCGGAATATTCAAGGACGAATTCTGGGGTCAAATCCTTTTGTTCTATTCCGAACTTGTATGACATCATAAACTTTCGACACGAAGAAATTTGTTCGCTCGTCTTTTCTTTTTGAGCGCAAAGAAAAGAGAACTCGGGTCTTGTGATGGACGGAGATTCGCAGACTTTGACAGCATCTTCTGTTTGAATTTTCTTTTCCAAAAACTTTGTATCCTCTCTCAAAGCCTTGAGTTCCAAACCTCGGATTTCTTGTGGGAGATACTCGGTAACCATTCCTTGCTCTTCCAAAAGCCCCAATAGAGTACCAGAGATGTTGTTTTTCGAGACGTTTCTTTTGATGATGGATTCGACGTGCGCTCTCGACCTCGGTCCGTCAACCATTTTTCCGGTGCCCATGTCCCATTCTATCCCTGACAATGCAAACGAGGAACTGTCTCTTGCCTCAATATTTTTGACGACCTCTTCTTTTGTCACGGCGAGGTTCATGTATCTGTTGTCAAAGGCGAGAACCACTTCGTTGTCTGCGATGTTTCGAACACGGAACAACATTTGCTCTGCCTCTTCTGCGCAACAAGAGTGGGAGCTAAAATATCCGTACACCTTGTCAAAATGTTCTTGTTCGTAGCTTACTCCTGCTGAAATTGTGGGTGTATAAGCGACCAAGTCGTATTCATCCCATTGCTCCAACCAAACGTTTTCACTCTTTCCTTCTCCGGTGTACCAAAGGACTCTATGTCCGAGTTCTTGCGCCTCTCGACACACAAGCAAAAGTTTCTTCTTTGAGCTGCAAGGAAAGCATATTTTCTTTCCATTCGCAAGTTCTCCCAAAAGCTTCTCTTTGAACTCGAGAAATGAGGGAGAGACCAAAAGTTTCTTGTTCTTATGGGCTTTGAATTCGTTCCTCATCACAAAGCAAGAAACGTCGAGTTCTTCAAACAAGTTTATGGTCGGTTGGTCAAGATTTTTATCCATCAAAAGAATATTTTTACTCGTCCCGATAAAATGTTTGAGGGACTTCCAACATCCATCCTTTTCAGAGACATCACAAAAGAGGCGAGACAAAGTATAGGTCACTTCATCCAACACTAAAAGGTCAAACTTCCCAAAAACGCGATGTAAAGAGTCGACTTGAACAGCAAGTCTCTTTGCGCAAAGCCATCCTTTTCCTGCATCTTCATAGTTGACGAAACCATAAAGATTCTCTGATGTTTCTCGGGCCAGAGTTCTTCTGTATGTGACACTCAGCACACGGGCATGAGGATGGAATTTTAGATACCAGGCAAGAGCCTTTGTTTTTCCCGTCCCCATCGCTCCTCGCACAGCCAAACATTTTTTCCCATGATTGAACATCACAGGCCTCGAAATTCGCGAATCATAGCAAAAGTCTGCCTTGAGTTCCGGTACTTTTCGAACAGCTCTCGGTCGTTTGGGTTCATTGTCTTTGGGAGCGGCTGTCAGCGCCATCGACTTTTGTGCTCGGAAACAGTAAAGCCAAAGTCTCCCATACTTGACGTAAGCGCTGTAGTTGTCCCCTTCGTGTTCCCTCTCGCAGATGGGACAAAAGTTCACTTGGTCTTTATCCCTTTGGAGAAACCATCCGTTTCCTCTTCTGTGAATTTGGAAAACTTGAAGCTTTTGTTCCACAAAGTCGGCGAGAACTTCTTCATAGTCGTTTGACGTCGAGAAAATCTTTGCCTCTTTTTCTTCCTCTTGTTCCTCAAAATCTTCTTGTTGCCAAAAATAGGCGTTGGGAGTTGCAAAAAAGTTGATGGGGTCCAAGTCCATCTGTTCTTTGATCGGAACGAGTCTCCTTTTACCCTCGTATTTTATACTCCAAGGGCAACGAATGGTTCTGTTTTTGGTATAAATTTGTTTGTCTATCAGGCTTGCCAAAACACTTCCTTCCTTTGTCTTTTCGAGAAATGAGACAAATTCTTTGGCGAACTTTCCAAGGTGGAGAATATCTTTGTGTACCTTTGAAACGACGATGTGATACGAAACTTTGTATTTTTCTCCTTCTTGGCCACATGCCTCAAGAACAAAAAATTTGAACTTTGTTTCTTTCTCGTACTCTTGCCTCAACCTCATAAAAAGTTGCGGGATATTCAGGTTTTCCGCCTCCTCTTTTGAAAGACTCGAACTATCCAAGTCAAATATTTCTCGGCAAGCATAACCCTCAAGAAACTGCTCGTTGAAACGCTTCTCTTCGTCCGGAACTTTGCAATAGTTTTTCCAAAAGTCGCAGAATCCCGAATAACTTCCAAAAGACCTCGAAAATTTGTTGGTCTCATAAGCAAAGAACATCTCGTGACCCAAAGCTTTTCCGAGTCTATGAGCATATTGTTGCGGAGTCAAAAGACCAACTTCCCCTCTTTTTTCTCTTGAGCTCAAAGAGTTTTTGTTCTTCTTCCGAAGACTATGAGAGAACCATAAAGTTCCATATTTTTCGGTCACGGAAAGATAAGATGGAAGAAAGCCGAGGTTGTAAGCGAGACTTGTTCTTTTTGTGTACTCGTGTTCGGACTCGTCGTTCCCTATCTCGTAAAAAGAAGAGTTCGCGTCAGGGTTTTTACAGGCCAAGAAATACCTTTGTTGATGTCCTTCTGACTGATAATGTTTTTTGAGATCTCCTTCATTCCTCCCTTCAAAGGAGCAAAGAGGACAACCAAACTTTTCATCCCACACAACGGGTTCAGAAAAAATGGGTTTCGTAGACATCAAGGTGACATTAGTGTGTTGTGGAGGTGTAGCGACCATTACAACGCGCTCATATTTTTCTTAAATATGTTATAAAAAATTTATAACAAAAATTGCAGAACATAAACGCGGAGGTAATCCCGAACAGAATGTCTTCCTCCACTGCTATGACCGGAAAAGAAAGGGCCAAAAAGTTCAGAGAAAATAATAGAGAAAAATCCCGTGAACACGCCAGAAATTGGTATCAGAGAAATAAGGAAAAGTTGGCAAGGGAAAAGCTCGCCAAACAAGAGGAATATGAGAGGATAATCAGAGAACATCAAGAACAAAAAGCCGAGATTGAAAGACTTCGAAATATTATTTCTCAGCACGGAATTCAGGCATAAATATCTTTTTTCAAAAAGATATTTTATTGTGCGGAAGAGAGTCTCTCAAACTCTTCCTTTGCTCGAAAAAACCCATCACCGCCAGGAGCATAATCTTTTTCGCGTCTCTTGAGTTCTTTTTTGAACTTTCTTTGGAGTCGTCTCTTGTTAAATCCTTCCTCTTGCAGTTCTTCCTTTATCTTTTCGAGAAGATCCCCTGTTGTCGTAAACCCTGTGCGAAGTTCCGGAGAAAACTCTGTTTTCTCCTCTCTCCCTTGTTCTCTCCAACGGAAGGAAAACCCTTCGATCACGCCTTTTCCTTTTATCCAAATTTCAAGGTTTCGAAAGTAGTCTTTGTTGTCCCAGTACGGGCATTCCTTCTCTCGGATGTCGACATCGACATCGTCTTCCTCAATGAGAAACTCTTTCCTCAAAACTTTGAGTACCTCGGGCAACACAACACTTTCCATCTCCAAAACAAATTTGTGTTGAACCATAAATTTTTCCATTGCAAAGTAAACACAAAACTTTATTGAACCAAAGAAGGAACAAAAGTCGAATATATTCTCACAGCAAAAATATGCAGACTCTTATTGCCGAAACCAAAATGCACCTTCTCCATGGGCGCAAAAACGCTCTGGGAAAAGCTCTTGATGTCATCGAGGTTTTGACCAAAGACTCGCCAAAGAAAGAGAAGGAGTACGCTCTTTGTCGCTATAACGAGTCCATGTCTACCCGAATCCCTGTTGTCTCCATCAAGGCAGAACTCCTTTCCATGTGTGGATTCGCCCCGGATTGGGGGTACGTCTCTGACCTTTTACAAGAAGAGGTTCTCGAAGAGGAAGTGGAAATCTTTGTAAATCTTGAAGTGACAAACGCCATTTGGTGGGAAACAAATGAAGGAATGAACTATACATTCTTGCCTCCGCGCCCTTTGCAAAACGGAGATTTGCAAGTGAGACTCTCTGTTTCAGAGGGAGCCTGTACTATCCATGATGTTGACGGTGACTCGGAGATTGTCGAGTCCGAGAATGCACATCTCGCGCTCTCTGCCGCTTGCAGGCAGAGGAAAGACTATGTTCTCTGCTCTTGTGCGGTCGAACAACTTTTGGACTAAAAATATTCTTATATTTTTATTCTTTGACTAGATCTACCTCGTCTTCTTCGCTGCACAAATAAAGGAAGTTGCCATTAGATTCGAGAACTTTAGCCTTGATATTGACCCATAGAAACTTGGTTTCTTCAGCGAGCGTTTTTTGAACCATGTCCCAATCTGGACCAAAAGCCCAAGTGTCTTTGTTGTGCCTTTTGATGAAAAATGGAAGGGGGACGATCTTTGCGTTGCCTTCCTTCACTTCTTTCACAACGACATAGACAGGTTTCCTCCCGTTGGCGATGTTTTTAAAGACTTGTCCTTCGAGGCCCATATTTTCTGTCTCTCTCAAGAAAAAGATGTCAATGAAATAATTTTGCAAAATTATTTGGGAAAACTCTTCTGAATTTTTTATGGTGAACCCGGATGCTTTCGGGTGTCCTCCTCCGCCAAACTTTTCAGAAAGAGTCGCAAGGCATGGCGAACTGTTTGTTCCGCGGAGACTGATCCAGTGTTCTTGGGTTTCAGAGTCTTTTAGGGACACAGCAGAAAAAGCAGGGGGTTCCCCGTTTTCGAAAAGCATGGAGCACAAACGATTGCCGACCTCTGAACGAATCTTCCAGCAACTTTCTTGAGAACAAAGCCAGATGGAATAACCGCAAAGTTTGGCGGGAACAGCCGTCGAAATGGCTTCTTGTATTTTCTTTTCTTTTTCGAGCAAAAGTTCTCGACCAACGGAAGCGAGATCTTCTGGGGTCTGTGTTTCGAGTTCGTCGAGACGTTCCATCCACCCTTGTGAGTACATCGCTTCATTTATCTCTTTTGATTCAGGAAGCTTCCATTGCCATCTGTCTCTGTCATCGATATACTCGAGAAACCAAGGCCTTTTTCTATCCGGGAAGAACTGATCCCAAGTTATGAGACATCCGCACCTTTCTGTGTCAAAAATAATGGTGATATTCTCGATGGTGCAAGAGTCCACGAATTTTTTGTTTGTCACATGGTGATCATAGACAAAAATGTGCCTTGCGTTTTCCGGAAATTTCGAGGGGCATACATCAAGGAAAAAGACGAGCGCATTCTCAAAGTCGATATGACCAAGTTCCGTTTCTCCTGGGCGGATACCATAAAACTCTGCGTTCGGCCAAACTTTCGAAAGAACCCAAGCGCAAGAAATTCCGTCCGAACAACCGCCATGAAAGCAAGCAACAATTTTCTGCATCTCTTTTTCAGTAAATATTTTATCAGTAAAATATTCGTTCAATAAAGCAATGGAATTTCGACAGGATTTCGCTTCTCTGGTGGAACATTTTAGCTTTTCTGTGGGAGACAAAGTCGTCGACTGTTCTTGTCTTCACGGGCAAACAAAGTGCGATGGTGATTATGAGATGTGTTATTTTCGAGATAATCCGTGGGAAAAAGAAGCACATTTTAGATATCTGAGCATTTGCGAGGAACTTGCTAGAACAAAGGAGCAGGAAGTTCACCCTGATGTTTTGAACAACATAGAGAGAAGGGAGTGAAGTGTATAGCGTTCGATAAAATATTTTATAAAATATTTTTATTTGGAAGGGGGATTCTGCAACTTCAAAAGAAATTCCTCTAGCTCCTCCACGGAGACGTCGGGAAAAATTTTTAGAACTATCTGTCCTCTTTGAAAGGATTCCTCTTTTTCGAGTAGTTCCTTTTTCTTCTGTTCTTTTTTGGCCGCAGATTTAGCTTTGTTCTTTTCTTTTATCTTGTCCTTGTTGGCAGCATACCAAAGGCGCAGTCTTTCCTTTTCCTCCTCTTTATGGTTCTCATAGTATCTTTTTTGTCTCGCGAGTCTCTTTTCTCTGCTCATGTTGTTGTTACCGTCAGTAGATGAAATATTTTTTCTACAAATGAGTTAAAGAAAAAAAAGAGAGCGTTGTAATGGCTACCACACCTATACAACACCCTACTATTTTCAATATTTCTTTGAAACCCGAAATTGCTGAACCTCAGACATGGGATAATGCATTCGGCTGCCCCCTTTGTTTTTTCAAAGGGAAGGACAGCGGAGAACTCAAGAAACATTACCAAAGTCAAGAACACCAAAAGGCTTATTTCACGGCGATGAAAAGCCCCGATCCGAAATCTTCTTTTTACGAAAAACACACGGACGAAACGGAGAAAGAGTATCTCAGAAGGGTCAACTTTGGTTTCACTGTGGGTATTTTGCCTTCGTATATTTCCGTTGTGGAAAAGTACGGTGCATACTGGTTTTCCCATGCTTTTCCGAAAAAGAGCGAAATGTCCTTGTCTTCCAGAGAAAAAAGAGGAGAAGTTGGATTACTCTCGCCACAACAATTTGCCCACATGTATGGAAAACTTTCGGGGCACAGCATTTTCCAGGTATACGAGACAAATAAATTCTCGAGAAGCTACGGAAGTTATCCTTCGTTCCAAAATTTTTGGGAAGAGAGCGAAAAAACACCGGAAGACAAAAAGTTTTTCAATGAACAGTTTCTTGAGGATTACCCGTGCCGAGAAATCTTTGACATCGATAGCACAAATTTTTCGAAAGAGGAAGCAGATTTTTTGAACATCCCGCAACTTTTTATAAAACTGCGAAAAGAATTCTCTCCGAACGAAAAGCTAAAATTTTTTATTACCGAGGCTTGCGGGGAGGAAAAGGGTAAATACAAAATTTCTTATCATGTGGTCACCAACAAAGTCCATTGCGATATTGTCGAGATGGGAAAGTTCATGAAGGATTTTATTCCGTTTCTTCAAAGAACAAAAGAAGGAAGCGTTTTGGCGGATATAATAGACAAACAAATTTACACCAAAAACAGATCCATCCGTTCGATGAAAAGTATCAAATATGAGGGAAAGAGAAGACTGTTACCCATAAAAGAACATGAAACTCTCGACCCCATCAACTTTTTTGCTTCGCAGGACGCTCACCTTTGGCTTGGGGAATGCAAGGAAGAAGAGGAGGAAAAAGAAAAGGAGATGGTTTTCTCGCAGAATAGCGAAGACCATGAGGACATACTCATAAGTTTTGTTCAAGAAAAACTTGAGGGAGTGTTCGAAGTTCAAAAAGAGGGAAATAGATGGCGTCTTCAAAGGATGAGAAACGAGACCAACATGTGCCCTTTTTGTGATAGAGAACACGAAGGTGATAATTATAGGGCGTACGTGAGGAGTGGAAGACTCTGGGTACATTGCTTTCGTTCGGGAAAATCTGTAGCTATAACAAAGCCGAAAAAGGGTGCGAAAATGCTCCCTCATAAAGCCGAAAAAATTGTCCCATTACTCAAAGCAGATTTTTGCTATGATTCCCCATTTTGCAGACCAATGTTTTTCCAAAAAGACAAAAAATGTTTTGCCATCAGAAGCGCAATGGGAACGGGAAAAACAAAGGCCCTCGCGGAGTACCTCAAATTTCATCCTCATGAGAGAGTTTTGAGCGTCACGTACAGGAGGTCACTCGCGAGAGAAACTTCAAATAATCTTCCGGGGTTTGTCAACTACGAGGATCTGGGTTCTGGATGGCTCCAAGCAAAAAGACTTTCAGTGCAGATAGACTCTCTGCATCGCGTTTTTGGAAAATATGACCTTCTCGTCTGTGATGAAATAACATACACCCTTTCCAGACTTTTGTGCGACGTGTCCGAAAAAGATAATTGTTGGGGAACTTTTCAGCAATATATCAAGAAAACTCCGAAAATTCTTTTGATGGATAAAAATCTTGATCAGGGAACCATTGACATGTTTGAAGAACTCGGCGCCAGTTGCTACGTCTCCAGGAATGAACACAAAGCACACACCAACAAAAAACTCTTTGTTTCCCCAACTTTTCTTGAATTCAAGGAACGTCTCCTCGATGAACTCGCAAATGGTAAGAAAATATGCTTCCCTTGCAGCTCAAAGAAAAAACTTTTGGTGGTTTGCAAAGAAGCGCAGGAACTTGGTTACCGAGTGCTTTGGTATACCGGAGATGGAGCGAGTGAAAATGCGTGGTTAGAACAATGGGACGAGTACGATATGGTAGCATATACACCCACCATTTCTGCGGGTGTGAGTTACGAACAAGAGCATTTTGACAAAGTTTACGGATATTTCAGCTCACGTTCATGCTGTGCCGAAGAAGCGGAACAGATGTTGTTCCGTGTTCGAAACATCGCAGACAACGAAATAGTTCTTGCTTTTGACAACAGGAGCATAAACTGTCCGACAACAATAAAAGATGTCACAGAGAGCATCGAGAACAAAGACGGAGCGTCTTTCTCTCTTTCCGGGATTGAGTGGGATTTACACAGCGGAAAAATGGTGGACACACCCAGATCCAGAGCGCATGTTCGTGTTATCGTCCAAAGAAACCTCTCCAGAAAAAACTTGAGGGGTATCCTAATCGGTCTTTTGGAGGAACAAGGAATCCATACAAACTATCTTTCGACGGTCCTCAGAGGAAAAGAACTTGAAGCCGTTAGAGAAGACAGTAAGTTCCTCGAGAAAAAACTCAAAATGTATGAGGCTGTGAGTGACTGTCAGTCCCCGTCACTCACAAGACAAGAGTTCTCTTTTCTTTGTAATTACAAAGAAAAGACGAACGAACAAATTTCTTCGTGTCGGAAGTTCATGTTTGCCCATAACTTTGAGCTGAAACAAGAGGAACTGACACCGGAGTTTATTCTCGAGTACCAAGGGAAAGAAAAAATATTCGAAAATCAGAGGCTTGCTTTTTCCGGAACAAAAGAAGAACAAAAAGAAAGACTGTCTCAGCTCCTGGAAATAAAGAATGAACAAAAAAGAACAGAGTTAACACCCGATGAAAGGATTGGAGTGTCTCACCACCTCGAAAAGGTCGTGTATGCTCGAAGGTTGTTTTACTGGCTCGGATACGGCAGCACCACTTCGAGAGAGAAAAAGAACAAAGAAGAAATGGCTTCCAGAATACTCAAGATTCGCGAAAGGGTAAAGAGAAGCAGACATTTCCAGGAACTTCTCGGGAAATTACCAGACGAAGAAGAACACACCGTCAGATGGATCAACAATATTTTGAGGAAGATGTTTGACTGCTATATCGCGAGGACAAGTAGACGCAAGGATTCTACCAAATGGGAATTGGCGTTCTCTTCTGTTTGGAAACACGGTGAGACAACAACGCACACTCCGAAGAGAAAAACTCACACACTCGTACCGGAAGTTTTTTGAGGCAACTTTATATTTTACCAAATATAACCTTTGATCCCAGAAACAAAATGTTGCACATCGTGAAAAGAGACGAGAATATAGTGTGAAGGGAGCGGGTTTATTAGAGAATATTTTTTGTCATGAACGCATCTCCTTCACACCATATTCTCGTCTCTTTTCACGATGTGCAACATTTTGTTTCTGGGGCAGAACATCTGGCGTTTGTGTGTTTCTCGGAAGAAGGCTCATCCGTGAAAATCTAAGCACTTTGACGAACGAGCTAAGCAGTCACTCAGATTTTATCCCGCCTTGCAGAAAATTTATGCATTTATAAATTTTGCAGAATATAAAAAGGTGCTTCAAAAGACCAACAAATTTCTACTGGAGCAAAATACGAGGAGTGATACCCATCGCCATCAACTCCTGGAAGGCAAGCTTTGTCGAGTAACGAATCGCAACCTTTCCAACATTGCTCTTTCCGTGACAAGCCCTACAAATCTTCTTTCCCTCAACATTGATGGCGATGAGTCCACAAGATGTGCAACACCAAACGTCGTACTTGTCACAACTGAAGAACATTCTGTCTCGCAAACAAAGAGTCGCTCCATTCCCCACAAGACAATCCCGTTCCATCGAGCCAATTTTGAGCCCCCCGTTTCTAGATCGCCCTTCGGTTGGTTGACGAGTGAGACTTTGGATCTTTCCGGTTGCTCTTGCGTGCATCTTGTCAATGACCATGTGCTTGAGACGATCCTCGGCGACAAGTCCAATAAACAACTTGACTCCAAACATCTTTCCTGTCATTCCATCAATGTACAGTTCCTTTCCTCCGGGAGCGTATCCTCTTTTCTTGAGCTCGTCTTCGACAATTTCAAAGTTGCTCGTGAAAGGCGTGCAATCAGTGTACGAGCCAGAATATCCCTCCGTATTGGGATTGCCCCTCTTTCGGATGATCTCTGCAGCAACTTCCTTTCCGGAAGGAATACGACCAATTCTTTCCGAAAGAGCAGAGTAGAGAGCTTCATACTCGAACCTCAAGTGGTCAGGAAGGTCACGATGAGCACACGCCGTCTTTTTACCGGCGCTGCTTTCCTTGGGCTGGCCGATAGTCATTCGAGATGGGAAGGCCAAAGGGTTGATGATAAAGTCTGGATGGGACGCGGCAAAAGGGTCAGATGAGAAGGGCATGTTCTCTGGAGGAACAAACAACGAGAATGTTCCCTTTTGCGAATGGAAAGAAGTCGCCTTGTCTCCGACTTCGGGAACGCGGGTCGAAACAACAGTCACACGAATGCAAACATGTCCCTTTGTGTTTTGTGTATAGCACACGCTTGTAACAATTCCCCTCTTGTCTTTCGAAAAGTAGAGAGATTCGTCCTTCTTTGTGTCTTCCGAAACATCCGCGACTCCAACGAGCATATCTCCTTCCTCAACAATCTGTCCCACATCGACAACTCCGGCCTCATCGAGATGGTCAAATCTCGGCCTTTTGTCAACCTCAAGACAAAGACAAGGCCATTCCCTTGGCTCCAAAAAGTCGAGAGGCTTCTGTCCTTCTTTAAGGTTCTTGTTCCACCTCCGAATTCCTTCATTGACGATCTCCCTCCTTTTGTTCTCTGCCTTGCGACACATCACCCCCTTGAACCCTCCATTTGTGGGAATGTACTCACTGTTGCATTCTGGGCACAACATCACCTTCTTTCCGCACTCTCGGCACCACAGCCTTTTGCAAAAGTCGGGGAATGTCATGTCCGTTTCCTTTCTCGGATCTATCTGTTCCTGGCCATGTCCAATCTCCGCGACAGGCTTTTGATGATGGCTCGAGACCATCCCTCCAAATTGAGGGAAGGACTTGCAACAGATAATTGCATCCTCCATTCCAAAGTCTTCGTACGAGCAAACGGCAAGAACAATGTTTTGCGAGATTGGAGATTCATTCAAACCGAGGAGTCTCGCAGCTTTTGTGCTCGCCAAAGACTTTTGCGGATAGTGAAGAACGTGCTGATCATAGGGCACAGAGTCAAAGTCAAGACGAGGAACAGCCACCGAAGACTTTGCCATACTCGCGAAATAAGAAAGACGGGGAGACGGATTGTTGGCAGAATATGGGATGATGGACGAGCAAACTCCGTAGACGAGAATGGGATGAATTTCGCAATGCGTCCATCTATTATGCTTTCCGAGTTCTTCAGCGCTCGGGCAGATGAGCATGTGTTCTTGTTGCTCTGCGTCAATGTACTCGACGATGCCAAGGCTCAAAAAGTCTTGCCAAGTCATCTCGCCGTTTTGCAACTTCTTGAGATGTTCTTCTTCAAAGACCAACTTTCCTTCCCGGACCAACATCAAAGGGCGGATGAGTCTTCCGGCATCGCAGTTGATCCGAACCTCATCAAACTTCTTGTCGTACACAAAACAGCAATCCCAGAAAAAGTTGTTGCTTCTCTTGAGCTCCGAAAGAATGGATACCAAAAACTCTGGGTTTTGCGTGGAGCCTGCGATCACACCATTCAAAAAGACAAAGGTTCCCTGGCCAAAGTCTCGGGAAAACTCAGAGATTGCGTCCAAAATCTGGAAACATTCTTCGTTGCTGCAACCAAGGCTCACGCTCGCTGACAATGCCAACACCTTGGAAAGACCCGTTCTTTCCTTTGACTCTGGAGTGTCGGGAGGACAGACAAATCCAAATGAGCTTTCGTGGACCCTTCGCGGCTTTGTCATATTGCCTTCTGTTCCAATGGCGGCGTGTAGCTTTCTCAAGTTTGAAACTGACACACAGTTGTACCTTTCGAAATGCTGTGATGTTCCCGTCTTCTTTTTACCGTTGTTGAAGCTGCTCCAGTTGCCCGTTCCAAGAGCCAAAGAGAATTTCTTTGTGTTAGCCTTTGAGTAGATAGTTTTGAGGGGGTCAGAGTTCCTTCCTTTCCCTTCGCAAGAATCTCGAATCGCTTTGGTTGTTTGGTTCCACATGCTGTAGAACAAGTTGTTCAAGAGGGAGTCAACACAGTCGACTCTTTTGTTGGCATAGTGGTCCCTGTCTTCTGGTTCCCTTTCACCACACTTTACCTTGATGGCTCTCGCGAGCATATAGCAGAGGAACCAGATTTTTTCCTCCGCCGTCTTGTAGTGGGGGAAGATAAGGTCAATAAGGGACTTGGTGGTTTGTTTGTTTCCGATGATACCCAAAGCTTTTTGCATGGTTGCTTCTCTGTTCTTTCGTGACTTTGGGAACATCACCCTCGCTTGTTCGAGACTGGGGATGAGGTGGGCTCTCTGCTCCTTGTTCGAAAGCTTGGTATACTTGAGAAGGTCAAGGTACGAAGTTCCCATTGCTTCCAACAAAACGCAAAGAGGAATGCCCGACGGGGAAACATGCTGGCCAAAGAAGACGGCGACTCCATTTTCAAGACCCACATATGCCGTTGTCGTCCTTGTGTTGCTTGTCGCAGACACACGAATCTCAGAATGTACGTCATACTTTGGCATTCCGCGGAGCATTTGTTTTTCAGAGTATGTGTACACCCTCCCAAACGCACCCCTCTCAGAACAGATGACGACGATCTCCCTGTTGAGGATAAAATAGCCTCCTGCGTCGTTCGGATCTTCTCCCCTTTTGTAGCACTCGTCTCCTGTCACATTGTACCTCGTGAGATTGCAAAGACAACTTCGAACCATGACAGGGATTTCTGCGATAGTGACCTTTGGATGGTGCTTTGTCTCTCCATCCGCAGTGGTGATGGCAATGTCGCAGTAAAACGGAGCGCTATACGGAATTCCTCTCTTTCTCGCTTCAGCGGGGAAGATGTCCTGGACCCTGTCGTCTATCTCACGATAGAAAACCCTCCCAAACTCTGGGTTGGTAAATTCGACGACTTGGTACCACGACTTCTTCTTCTTTGCCGGAGCGGGCTTTTCCTCTTCCTCATTTTCCTCCTCTTCTTCCTCAGCATTGTTGTCTTCACGATCAATCTCAATCCTTCCCTTCTCGCGGATGATATTGGGAAGAAGCTCCTGGACGAATTCGTTGTAGGCCTGAATCTGATGCCCTGCGGGGCCAGTCTCATTCCAATGGTGCGCGAAAAGGTTCCAGAGTTTTTCACTGAGAGCGTTCATGATGGCAAGTATAAAAACAAAAAGTATTTTGTCTTTTAACTCATCGTTTTATCTAAAGAAAATGGGACTTGTCATTTCTCGTCTTTTTGTCAACACAGAAAAAGAGAACGAATCAAAAGAATATGATGTTGAGATTGCAACAACGGAATCCGAAGAGACAGAAAACTTTGTTCAAAATATTTTAGAGTCAAAATATTTATTGAAGCTTTTGGAGTTCTTTCGAAACTCTTTCTTTTCACAGGCAAAACATGCGCTTCCCCAAAACCGTCGAGTCGTATTCGGATCTTTTGCAGAGATGCAGAGAGAAAAGGTTTTGTGAATGGTTGTTCCGTTCCAATAGAATGACCAAAGGAAGAAGAGCCGCTCTCCTGTGCTCTCTTCTCGAAGGCATTTTTCTCTTTGACGATTCCGAGCTGCTGAATATTCTTTCCAGGACAAAGATGCTTCTGAGCATCCATTCTTCCGTAAACGGAAAACTGAGGTTCGAATTCCGCAACACCAAAAGACACAGTTTTTTCATCGAAGTTGCATTCGCCCAAACTTGTGTCGAAACAGGATGCGTGAATGTTCACAAGACGATTGCAGGGGACTATGGTCTTTGGGTATATCTCTCTGACAATTCTGCAGAGTTTCTGGAGAGGTACGGAGAGTTTTTGATGAGAACACTCTGAATTTTATCTTTCTTATACCAAAATATTTATGACTAAATATTTTTAATGAAGGTGACCCTTCAGGAAGCGAGAGCATTGGGGAAGAAACTTGGCATTGATTTTTCCGTTGTTCCGATAAAATTATGGCGATACGGACTTGAAGTTGAAACGGAACATTTGCGGAGTTTGGGGTGTGACTTAGAAAAAATCGCAATGGTGGCCCGCGACCATTTGCGGGAGTTTTCTGGGGACTATTATATTGAGCTATGGAAGATGGAACAAAAACTCGAAAAGCGGTTCAAAGGGAAAAAGCCCAGAGTGCTCCTTCCGGGAACGAAACTCCCGCCGGCTTGTCGAAGATAGAACGGTTAGAATAATTTTTGCAAAAATTATTCCCAAAGATTTTTGACTATCGGCTCTTCATAGTCCCTAATATGCTCAAGTAAAAGTTTCCTCCAATCTATTTTATTTTTCCAAACGTCCTCCTGAAGAATCCTCAAAACAGAGTAACCGTTCTTGATGGCCTGTTCCTCTTTGAACCTGTCGTTCTTTTGCTGCACTTCTGGGGATTGCCAATTCGAGACTTGTTTGTAGTGCTGTCTTCCGTCCAGCTCGATGATGGTCTTCGACACGCAAAAGTCAAAAGGAAGTTCTCTACCCGTTTGCGGGTTTTTACACCACGAGACTTTGAACTGGTGGATGGGATTTTCGAAATGTTCTTCCAAGAACTCCAAGAGTTTTGTCTCTGTTTTATGTTTACATTTGGGGCACCAACGACCCGACGAAACACTGTACAAAACGCTCGAAAACTTGTGTTTCTTTTCACATGCGAACCAATACTTTTTGTTTGAGTATGCGAACACTTCTCTCGGTCTCTTCTTGTTCTTTTCGATGCTCCAAAAATTTGCTTTGTCGGAAGAGGCAAAACTCTTCTCGAAACACATTCCGCATTCAGGAGAAGAGCAGAGTTTCTGGTTCGAACAAAAGGGACAAAACTTCCCTTTTGAAATGTTGTTTAGACTACAGTCAAAAAGATGTTTGCACGTTCCACACTCGAACCAAAACTTTTTATGCGAAGTCGAGAAAACTTTCCTTGGACTATGTTCGTTCTTCTCAAAACTCCAAAATTTGGCTTTATCTGAAGAAGCGAAGCTTTTCTCAAGACATGTTTTGCATTCATCCAAAGAACAAAGTTGTCTACTCGAACAGAAAGGGCAAAAAGAGCCACCCGAAATGGTGTCCAGTCTCATCCGAAAAGAATGGGTGCACTTCCCGCAATCAAACCAAAACTTCTCCGCCGAACTCAAAAATGCTTCTCTCGGGCTCTTTTTATTTTTTTCACTCCAATGATCCACCTTGTCCGAGGAAGCGAAACTTTTTTCAAAACATATTCTGCATCCATCCAAAGGGCAGAGTTTTGTACTGGAGCAGAATGGACAAAAACGTCCAATGGAAACTTTGTTCAAACTCGCTTCGAAAGAGTGTTTACACTTTCCACATTCAAACCAGAATTTTTTGTGCGAGTGAGCTGTTACTTCCCTTGGGCTCTGTTTGTTCTTTTCAAAGTTCCAAAATTTCGCCTTGTTGGAAGAAGCGAAGCTCTTTTCAAAGCATATTTTACACTCGTCAGAAGAGCAGAGTTTGCTATTCGAACAAAAAGGGCAAAAATGTCCACTCGAAACGTTGTTTAAAATAGCCTCGAAAGAATGCCTACAAATCCCACACTCAAACCAAAACTTTTTTCCAGAGCTCACAAACACTTCTCTTGGATTTTTTGTATTCTTCTCAAAAATCCAAAACTTTGCTTTATCGGAAGAAGCGAAACTTCGAGAAAAACAAGGCTCGCATTCCTCCCTTCCGCACAACTTTCCCCTCTTTTTTGCGCCACATTCCATTCTGAATTTTTTGTTGGCTTATTCTTCCAATAAAAAAGACTTGTCTTCTTTGGTTTTTTTTGAATTTTATGGAAGTCCCAAAGAAAGAGCACAAAACAGCGATTACAAAAATTTTGCATTTTTGTAATGTCCAGAATTAGCCAGATAGTTCAAGGTCTTCAAATTCAAAAATCGTTAATTCTCCCATTCTCCCCCGTTCCTCGGAATGCTTCAACAGGAAACATTTTTATGCAACAGAACACAGGAGACTTGTACGTTCGAGATTCGAATGCGCAAACTCTTGTCGTCGGAGGCGGATCTGTGCCATCTGACCCGGTCTATTATGTGTCCGTCAATGGTTCCGACCTAAACAACGGTTCTCTCGCTTCTCCCTTCGCAACTTTCCGAAAGGCGTTTGAAACCGCAACAAGAAGAGGTTGGATGAACACTTGTTCTATCCGTTTCCTTCCCGGAACCTTTCAGATCGGAGATGGTGCACCTTTGAACTACGCTGTTTCCGGAGGCACAAAGACAGGTCCATTGACCATATATGGAAGTTCAACTCAGTTGGTCGCACCGGTTGTCGCATCCACTGCGTCTTTTGACCCCGCCCTTATGCAGACAAACATGGGTTACACTCCCGGAGGATTGACTCCTGGAGCTCTCACAGGAAAGTTTTTGCATTTTCTTCCCACTTCTTCAGCATATTTTGCAGACACTTATCATCCCATAACAGACAACACCGCCAGCGTCATCAGTATCTCTTCTTTCTTTGCTTTGCCCGTGACCGCTGCTGACACTTTTGAAGTGGTCGAATCAACAACTCAGCTCGTCACGGATCAACCTTTCCTTCTTGTTTCTGTGGACAGACCCGTCCTTTTTCGTCTTTTAAAAATAGACTCGGGAGCCTCAAACTTTAGCGCAACCATAAGCCTTGTAAATTTCTTGGCGTGTTTTCTCTCGAGTACAAATCCGTCAACAACAGGCTTCAACTTTAGCACTTCAAGGACAGTGTTTGGAAATCTTGTAAGGTTGGTGCAAGACCCCACTAACCAGATCTTTGCCGATGGGTCTGTGTTTTCAAATGCTCTGGTGAACCACCAATTTTCACAGTTGTCACTTCATTGTGGATGTTACTCGACAAATTCAACGATAACATTCCAAGCTTCCCGAGTCGTCGTTCTTCTCTTCCATGGTCACCAGACGTTTATTGTCTCTGGGTCTTCTACAGGGATTTTGACACTTGTTTCTTTTATTGGGCAACTTCCGGGACAGCCACAACTTTACATTACAGGGTCAGCGGCCGTCGACATTTCCCAGACTGCCTTCTCGGCAACGACGGGCATAGCTCTCCTTTGCCAAAACGCAAGAGCAAACGTCAACAGTTGTTCTTTCGACTCTTGTTCTACTGGAGTTTTCGGAACGCAAAGCGACGCTTTTATTACAAACAGCAGTTTCAATGCATGTGGAACACCAATGTTTTTTGAAAGAGGGTCACGCGTCTCGTTGGATAATATTTCTGGAACAAATGCGGGCAGCACTGTTTTGACCCTCGCCAGCGGAAGCAACGGAGTAACAACAAATAGTGTGACCGTTTCGGGACTGAACGATTTCAAAATTGGTGCGAACGCGGCCATTGCGTCTCCTGGAGGCTGGGCAAGCTTGGTTGGCGGAGCTTCTTCCCTTTTGTCAGACTATGGCAGTTTGTCACCACAATTTTGCACGCTGCAAGCCGTTTAAAATCCCCTCTCTATTTTGTGGCTCTAAATATTTCTTTTGCAAAAGAAATATTACTTGCGGGATTCCGGGAGTTTATTCCAAAGGTTTTTGACGATTGGAGTTTCGTAATCTTTGATATGCTCAAGGAGAAGTTTCTTCCAATCTATTCTGTCTTTCCAAACATCTTCCTGAAGAATTCTCAAAACAGAGTAACCATTTTTAATGGCTTGTTCTTCTTTATATCTGTCTGATTTTTGTTGTTCTTCTGGTGACTTCCAGTTCATGATTTGTTTGTAGTGCTGGACACCATCAAGTTCGATGATGGTCTTCGAGACGCAAAAGTCAAAAGGGAGAAAAGTGTTCTTTTCCAGATTCTTGCACCATAAAACTTTGAACTGGTGAGTTGACACTTCAAAGTGCTCTTCAAGGAAGGAGAGAAGTTTTGCCTCTGTTTTGTTTTTACATTTCGGACACCATCTTCCTCTAGAAACATGGTTAAGAGCCGAAGAGAATTTGTGTTTCTTTTCACACTTAAACCAAAACTTTTTATCTGATCCCGCAAAAACCTCCCTTGGGTTCTGTTTGTTCTTTTCCACGCTCCAAAATTCTGCCTTGTCTGAAGAAGCGAAACTCTTTTCAAAACACAGCTCACAATTATTGGAACCGCAAAGCTGTTTGTTTGAACAAAAAGGGCAAAAAGACCCATTCGAAACATTGCTCAAAATAGATTCAAAACTGTGTTTGCATCTTTTGCATTCAAACCAAAACTTTTTATTTGAGTTCATAAACACCTCTCTTGGACTCTGCTTGTTCTTTTCGACGTTCCAAAATTCTACCTTGTCTGAAGAAGCGAAACTCTTTTCAAAACATGTTTTGCATTCACTCGAAAAACAGAGTTGTTTGTTCGAACAAAAGGGGCAAAAACTCCCATTGGAGACGCTATCCAATCTCGTTTCGAAACTGTGTTTGCATTTTTTACATTCGAACCAATACTTTTTATTGCTGTTTTTCGCCATCAACAAAGGGCTTTCCTGCCATTCCTTCAAATACTTTGACTTTTCCACAGACGCGAAACTTCGTTTAAAACAAGGTTTGCATTCCTCCTTCCCACAAAGTTTTCCCTTCGTTCGAGTTTCGCAATTCATCTCTCCTTATTTCCTCGTTTCAAAAAGAGCATCCTTCTTTGGTTTTCCGAATATTTCTTTTGCAAAAGAAATATTTTTAGCACAGAAGGCTCAACACCAGCCGAAATAATAATACGTGTCGTTTCTCCTTTGGCCGCACTCAATGCACGTTTTTGTTTCTTCGCTGCAAGAAGCGCACAGTCGATACGGAAGAGTCGCAAAATGTCCATCTTTCGCCTTTTGACATACCCTCTCTGTACGGTCTTCGGTCAAACCAGTGGGTGACAAACTCACGATAGTTTTCATATTTTCGCAGATATTGCACTTGAGTTTGTCCATCTCTTTTTCTTTCTCCAAATATTCGTGCCAAGGAACTACTTTGTCCCACTGCATTTTTAGCTTTTTTATTCAAAGGCTAAATTCAAAAAGAAATATTTTATTGGTCCTTCTCTTCCAAAAGAAGGCAGTCTGGTTGTTCGAAATACAAGAGGTCGTTTGGCATGTCTCCCTGATGTTCTTTGCAGCAATGAAAGAGGTGAGTTCCGACTGCAGAGTAAGTTCCTTCGGTAAAGGGAACGAAAGGAATATACCCAGCGCAGAACGTCTTGCCCGAGTTTTCGCAATGAAAATCCTCGCCCATCATATGTTCCTTGTACATGGCGAGAATTCTGTTGTCTTTGTCATACAAAAAGATCGTGTCTGAATTGTCTTCTTTCGAGTGAGAGTAGGAACTTCCGTCTTGGTTGTGCATCACTCTTCTGGCGCTGCCGTTCCAGTCATTGCGAAAACCTTCGCTGTCGTTTCTCCAAAGACCGACACGCTTCCCATTGCGATAAGTTCCAGACTCAACATACCCATTCTCAAAAACGGACATCTGAAATCCGGAAAGGACTCCGTGAGAAAAGGTAGAGACCTTTACACTTCCTCCAAAGAACGCCAGGTAGGGACCATGAAGCTTCCCCGTTGGAGAGACATGGAACGTCCCTTTTGCGGCGATTCCTTCGAAGGGGAGGCGAGGAGTTCCGTATTCTTTGCAAACAAAGCGCATATCCTGCTCGCGGATAAGCTGATGATAGGAAGAGCAAGTTTGGCCGAAGGAGTTGATATCCTTGACCGAAGGAAGGAAAGAGACGATATGCGAGACAACTTCGAGGGGAAACTCTTGAAACTCCATTGTTTTGGAAGTGAAAGAAAAGAACAAAATACTCTTTTGAGGAGTCGCTTTTTCCAACTCGAGAACATGTTATAAAAATGTTGAGAAAGGCTTGGTCTATCCACAATATTTCTCCGCACGTCGAAAGACAAGAAGATGGAAAAATCTTAAAAATCCATTTCTTGAGGGATGACAGAGACTTGATACACCCCCTTTGCTGGTGCTTTCAAGAGGGGTGTGAAGATTGCGGGGAGACGAGGGGAAAAGAAGAGAATGAGTTTGTTCAGATGCAGTTCTGAAATAAAAAAGTGCTATCTTTGTGCCTGATAAAATATATTTGGATATTTTATAGTTGGATGTTGTGCTTTTGGATAACTTCACGCAAAAGTTCGAGTTCTTGCCTTTGTTTTTCAAAGTCTTCCTTTTCTTTTTGGGCCTCTTCTTGCTTCCTCTTGCGATACTCTGTCTGCTTTTTTAGAATGTCGTCTTTGTGTCTCTTGTAAGAATCTCTGGCTGCCTGTCTTACTTTTTCCCTGTTCTTTTCTCTGTACCTTTTTGCGGCTTCAAGATGGGCCTTTTTGGCCTTTTCCTCTTTTTCAGAGGACATGTTCATCAATATGTTACTTTAGAAATATAATGCAATTTTTTATCATCAAAGTTTCTTTGATGATGTTAGTTAAGGAAAAGCAAAAGAGCCCGTAATGGAACGTCCCGACCAAGAGATTATTCCATCACAGACTAACTTGAAATATTTTCCTCTTTATACTTTTTACGAACCCGAGACTTTTTTGGATAATTCTTGTCCTCTGTGTGAATTTTCTGGGACGGAACAAGAACTTCGTTCTCACTACAGGTCAAAAGAACATTCAGACCTTCTTCTCAAAAAATCTTTTATTCCCGAAAAATGGTGGGAGAAGCAACCACAAGAGAGTGAAGAACATTGTATTTTGCGAAACACAGTGGCATGCTTTGTTGGACCCCTTCCGAGAAATATCAAGGCTGTGTTTGACCACGGGACAGTTTGGTTTTTGGCTTGGGCGTTGGACAACAAAGACAACGCCAGAGAAAAGACAAAACGCGGGGAGAAAGTTCTTGGCCCGCAACATTTTGGCCACCTCTTTGGTTCTGGCAAAGCAGACTTTTTTGTTAGTCTCCAAATGCAAGGTTACCTCGGATGTCGTGGTTTTGGTTCCTACGAAGATTTCGAAGCGTTTCGGAAATTCTACCGTCAATGCCCTCAAGAGGAAGCTCATTTTTATGAGCAGATAAGGGAGTGGCAAAAAGTCAGAGAGTTTTACGACCTCGAACAAGATGGGGAATGGGATTCGGAACATATCTCTCAGAGATTCGTCGAAGCGAGAAAAGAATATTGTGGTCTAGATAACCCAGAATTCAAAACCATCGACAGCTCAAACTCTGAAAAATTTTCCGTTCATATTATTGGGACTTGTGTCCATAAAAATATTTTTGAACTCGAAAAGTTTGTGAGAGGGTTTGTTGAGTGGCTCAAGGACCATCCGAAACATTTTGGAATTCGCAAGTTTGTGGATGCTTGTGTCTACAGGAAAAACGGAACGCTTCGATGTCCGGGTTCGAGAAAATATGGTTCGGATAGAATGTTGAAATGCTCCGACCCATACGACGAAAGCTTTTATGTCACAGCAAACCAGGAACGCCTCCGTCTCTCTTGGAAAACATCAGAAAGGAGAAAAATTTATTTGGCAACCAAACCACAAAAGGAGCCAAAATTCGAACCGGTGGTCGAAGAAAAAGAGGAGCAACAAGTTTTTGATGGATATATGGACGCTCTTGATTCTTTTGTCGAAAAAGAATGCGATGGAGCGTTCGAATATGACAGGAACTGGAATGGACTTGGATTCCTCCCTTTGAAAAGGATAGATGGTATTTCGAATACTTGCCCGGTGTGTTTGGAAGACGAAGGGAACCAACACGACAGGAGAGATGCGTACGTCTACCTTTGGAAAGGGAAGCTTAAGTTTGGCTGCTGGAAAACAGACAAGAGAAAACACGTCATCGCGAATTTTTCGGGGAGCGAAGAAACCCCACAAGAACCTTTTTCTTTCTCTGCTGATGAAACTTACTCTTCCGAACATCTTCATCCTCTCAAATTTCCAGAAGGGAAGGATTGTCTTGTTGTTCGCAGTGCCATGGGCACGGGCAAGACAAAATCTGTCGTTGAGTACCTTTCGCAGAGACCAAAACAGAGAGTTCTTATCCTCAGCTTCCGAGTTTCTCTCGATGAAGAACTTCAGAGAAAGTTTCCGGGAGCTGTACTCTACTCTGACAAAAAGGCGCAGAAAGATGGATACATTTCTGCAAAAGTTCTGGTCTGCCAAATAGATTCTTTGTACCGGGTCATGGGAAACTATGATATTTTAGTTATTGACGAGGCGTCATACACATTTTCGCACCTTTGTCGCTTTGTCAAAAATGCCCCAGACTGCTGGGATGCTCTCAAGAATTTCGTAAGGCGAGCGAAATCTGTGATATTGATGGATGCTTTTATGGAGGATTATATCGTGAAGCTCTTTGAACAACTCGGAAGGAAGACTTGGCGTATTCAGAACGACTTCCTCCCTCACGAGAACAAAACAACCGTCCATATTCTTCCATCAGAGAAAAATTCGAAGAAATGTCTCTTCCGGAGCTTGGAGGAAGGGAAAAATATTGTCTTTGTCTCCAACTGCAAAAAAGAAGTGGACGCTGTGTGCGAACTCGCGAGGAGTCGGGGAATAGAAAGAGTTCTCAAGTACACATCAGAGACAAAGAAGGAAAATTCAGATATTTTGGTCGATGATTGGGACAAATACCAACTTGTGGCTTATACACCCACAATATCCGCTGGCATCTCGTTCGAGAAGAAACATTTTGATGAATGCCATGCCCACTTTGTCTCTTCCTCTGCGAGTGCTCACGAATGTTCTCAAATGCTTTTTCGAGCGAGGGACCTTTCTCTCGGAAAAATCTATGTTCATGTGAAGCAAATGCCTTCGAGAGAACCGACAACGAGGGAAGGAGTGATTTCGAAACTTGAAAATTTGGATTACTCGTCGTTCCGAGCATGTGGTCTCAAATTCGATAGAAGTCTCCGTGCCCTTAAAAAGACAACATATTCTGAACTCTTTGTCCAAAACGAAGTCAGGAACAACAAGTCAAAAAGGGAGTTTCTCAAAACGCTGATTGGTCTTTTGCAAACTCAAGGAGTATCCTTTGTTTTGGAGAACAAGAAAGAAGACCAAGAGGCAAAAGACATTTCGAAAGAACTCTCTGACATTGCGAAAATAAAAGAGAAGGAGAAGCTCGCTGAAATTTCTGCTTCTCCAGAGATAAGCCACGAAGAAAGAGAGGAACTTCTGGAAAAGAAAGAACTCACCAGAGAAGAAATAGCATCTCTCCGAAAATACGCCACAGCGGAGCATTATCACATGGAACAAACAGACGTCACGGTTGAGTTTCTTGAGACTTATAAAAAACAATGGACTGCATTTCGGACCCTTTGTTTGACTCTTGGAGAGAAAGAGGAGGTGGATAAGAGACTCAAAGAAGAGTTGGAACACGAGATTGAGAAGAAAGAAAAGACGCGAAAACAAGAAGGTCTTCGAAGGAGAGTATGTCTTGAAAAAGTTGTGCTTTTGAGAGAGGTTCTTTCAGATATTGGCTTTGCAGAGTGGCACAAAGAGAAGAAGGTATATCAAAAAGAGTACACACTTGGGGTGGGGAGAGCACTTGAAAGAATGAACCAAGACAAGGAGATATTTATCAGTGTCTTTGGAACGATACCAGCAAAGCCAGAATTTTTCCTGAGATGGCTGAACGGACAGCTCAGATATTTGTTTGGGTTCACTATCAAAAAGACGAGCCGTGTGAAGGCGTTTTCTTTGACTCTCAAATTTTGTGCTGTTTGGAGATTCACGGAAAACAAAGAAGGTGAAGGAGAAATATTCGTTCCTTTGGTGACACCCTACCAATAAAATATTTTTTAATATTTTATGGACCAAGTCCCCATATTTAACACTATGAAGGAAGACCCTCCAAAATGCATTTTTTGATACTTTTCTATATAATGGGTCTTCCTTCATAGTGTTAAATATGGGGTATTTAACCACGAACGAGAAATATTTGGGGGTTTTCTTTAAAAGCCTCCGAAGTAGGGACGGATTTCTCAAGTATTTTTTTCTTGAAAAACAGATGATAAGTATTCAGAAGATATCTTTGTGACGTCCACAAAGTGCACAGCCTTTGCGAATTTTTTACCGGGGGAAGTTTATACTCTTCCTTGTCGGCTTTGCCTTTTCTTGAGTCAAAAAGAACGATGTAAATTGGTCCGTCCTTGCAGTGGATGATGATGTCGATGAGTATCGTATATTCATCCCCTACAAAAAATCCCGGAAAACTGTGGTTGACGTTGTGGACGTCCGAGGATTTTTTGGTTTTTTCCAATGCCCATGGATTGGGATCTCCGCAGAATTTTATCGGGAAGCCGAGAGTCTCATTTCCTTCAAGATCATATGAACAGGAAAAAAGCGCGTAGACGCACGTGGATACGATGAATTTCGGAATTTCGCGCCCATAATTTCTGTCAGTTTCAAAAGATTTCCTCCATTTTGTATAGCTTTTAAGTTGCTTTTCCGTTTCTGGTAGAATTTCAAGGTCAATATTAAAAATTTCCACCCCGTACTGGAAATTTTTGGAAGGTTTCGCTGTTTCGGAAATAATCTGTTGGACGTTTATAACATGGAGGGCTCTCTCGATAGAGGACATAGGTTCGCGAGGAGAACGGACAATCTCTTTTTTGTTTCTGTTTCGAGCAAAGATTTCCATGGAGAATTTTCCCATCCATCCCCAAATGGAATAACAAACCGCCAAATCGTTCAGGAGGTACCTCACGACCATTTCCTCGGAATCTTGAATATAAAAAATGTGTGACTTTTGCATCATTTCTCGGAGTTCTTCGTCCATCCCTTCATCATATTCCCCAAAACGCTCGACATCGCACCAATGGTCGCGCGAAAGGGATGGGCTGAGGAAATCTCTTTTGTCTGCGGGAATGTATTTGCTCCTGAAAGCGATACATTGCTCCCAACTTTTGGCACCACAAAGCACCCAATCTCCGGGAAGATTTTTTTCGAAGACAACAAAATGCACATCGGCATACCCCAGGTCGATGATGGTACCGAGTGAAGGATTTACACCCCTCACGGCCATACCGAGTGTGTCGCTCCTCAAAAAACACAGTTCTCCGATTCTGTGGATTTCTATATTGTCCCGGCGGTCAGCGATTACCACGACCTTTTCGTTACCCTTGATGTGATATTCCAAATGAAGGGGAAAATGCCGGAGGTCGATATGGGCAAGTCGACGCCTCGTCACGCGCCCGAGCTTGGGCTTTTCATCTGTTCCATCGTCCATCCATGTACTTCTCGAGTTGGGCAAATATCTCTTCCGTTGTCTTTCCTTCTTGGGAGAACATACCTGGTCGAAAATTTTGAGCATTTGGTCGAGCTCTCCCTTGAAAGTTTCTTTGCCCCGGAAGACCTCGAACTTTTCCGAAAACACCGAGAGCAACCTCTTCTCCATCAGTACGCAATCGGGAACTTCCGTGAGTCTGTGGACTTTTCTATCCTTTCCGTAGCTCCTCAACCTTTGTTCTATGTTTTTGGACATTCCCAGTTTGAAGACATTCTCCGGGTAGAGTTTGTTCGATACGAGATAGACGTGGCCGTTCGTTTTGTTCATCTTTTCGCTGATATTATTTTTGTGGCTGGACTAAGCCTTTTATTTTTAATTCTCCGAAACATTTTTAAATTGAACCTTTCTCCCCCACCCAAAGGACTGCATTTAAAAATATGAATTCTTCCACCATCCCAAGCGTTATAAAATACCTCGAAGAAGATTGCCTTCTCCTTCCCAAACGAAACTATGTTATTGAGGGACACACTTAGTATTCCTCTCAAGCGGGAGACACTCACGGGTTTGGCAGTGACCGTATATTTTCGAACAGAACACAACGACCTGCATTATGGCCTTTGCGGCTGGGGAGAACAGTTTGAGGGAAAGGAAGACCTCGTTTTTTATCGCCAGGGACCCATCCCTAAAGACAAAGCGGTTAAACTAATCATCGAAACTATTTCGTCGAGTTCATGGATAGAGAACTATTTGGAAAGCTCCTTTTTTCTTGAAAAGAAAAGGAACAAAGAATTCAAGGAAGAGAACGACCTCCTCCGAAAAAAGATTGAGAGTCTGAGACAAAAGGTTGAGCGTCTTCGGCAAAAGAAGAGAGAACTCAAATATACCCCAGGAAACAGAGGAGCCTTGAAAGCTCAGCAACACTTTGAAACTTTTCAGGAAGAACATATTTTATAAGACCATAAAATATTTTACGTCCCGTCTTCGAAAGCGTGCCATCTCGGGGCGGTGTCAATGCAGAAACTCTCATCATCCTCGTGATATTCCAATATCTTTATCTATAAAAATATAAAATGTCCCTAACTTGCGGCCATGTTTTCGATGGCGCAAAGTACGTCGGCGTGGAATTCAGATATCAGAATGACTTCTCTGTTTCCTTCTCTTGTCCCGAGAGGAGCCTCAAAGATACAAAAGAGTTGTTTTCTCAACTGGCATCGGGAAAGAGAGAAAGTATTGAGTTTGAGGATTGGAACGGTTTCGGAATTATTGAGCTGAAGGAAGAAGAGATGGTTTCTTTCTCCCTTTCAAAATATGAAAGACAAGGCAAGGTCGAGATTAATCTTTCTTTGCCTTTGGCCGTATGCCTTCCCGTATTTGGTTTCCTTTCCGAATGACACCCGAAAAATATTTTATGAGAAAAGCCGTTTCTCGAAAGAAATAATTTGGATAAACTATTTCTTCCAAAGAACATTCGCAAATTTTTCTTTGTTCTAAAATGTCTCTCGAAAATATTCTCAGTGAAACCTTTGACCTTTGGCTGAAGTCTTTCCCCGGTGAAACTTCAGATGATGAAGAAGCCTCTCAGATTTGGGCTGGTTTCAACTACGCTTTGGCTCTTGCTCGCAAGGAAGGAGAGGAAAAGGCAAAGAAGAAATACGAAAAGGCTCACGGAATCTACTCAAAGTCAGAGGAAGATATCGCAAAAATCTGCCAAGAGAGGCAATCTGGATACATCGCATATCAGGGAGAGATTCACCCATCCACAGCAAACTTTGTCGCTGAAGAGTGGATGGATGAAGGAGGTGACCAAGAAACTGCGCTTTCGCAGTACAAAAACTGCATGATGCAAAGGTACAAAAGAATGGGAGATGAGAAGAAGGAAGCTCTGAAAATTGTCCTTGGATTTGTGCACGAAAAGGTTGTCTTTTGGGGAGTCGAAGGGAACAAACTTTGGTTCACTCGCGACAAGTCGTGCTACGGAAAAGGGAACGGAGTGTTCTTCACTCTCGAAAAAGTGCGCCAAGGGGCATATATTCGCCGCGACCCAGGAAGCAACGTGTTGTGCCAGTTTTGGGAGCACGGAAAAGAGAGAATAGAAACTCTCGGCTACTGCGCCTGGAGACTTTGAAAATATACATAAGACGATGTATATAACGAAAATTTATAGGTGCAAAACACCATCAAAAAAGTGAATATATTCCTTCACGGTCCCAAAAATTCGGAGATGGAAAATAGCGCGTTCTTCCCTCAAGTTTCTGAAATGTTGAAAGAAAAATTCCTCCTTGAGGAAGGAGGAGATTATTCTTTGTACAGCTACTACAAGCGGTTCGAAAAGACTTTTGAAAAATGTTGGACGTTTTCTGTTGTTTTGAAGACATTTGAGGGGACAACCGTCTGTCGTTGGTGTGAAGCGGAGGTGGATGGATACAACTATCTCTTTATGAATATACACCCCAAGAAAAGGCAAGATATTGGATGGGCTTGGAGTCAAGATGTCGCTCTCAGACACATCGAGAAGACGATAAACAGCGGGAATTCTCTCCAAGAGTTTTATCGCCGGAAACTCTTGGAAATTCGTGGTTCCAAATAAGCATTATCTTTTTGCAAAAAAGATAATTGGGTGAAGTTCACCAATGTTTAGAATAATAGACATGCCTTCGATATTGGGGATTAAAATAGAACGGAGGTCTTCCTTCTCCCGTTTCGATAGGAGGAATTGAGCCTTTCTTTTCCGTGATGCTCATGGCTGCTTCCAAAACTTCTCCCTTGAACTCGATAAGTTTCGCGATGGCTTTTTGTTCGCTACATCCCGTCGTTTCCATCAACACCAAAACATCAACTTTTCCAAAGCCAAAAATTTTCATGGCTTCCTCGTCCTTGAGAAGTGGCACAAGAGCGTCGCACACCGCACCGACAGTGTCATCTTTATGCTTTTTTGCAAGCTCTTCCGTTCTTTCTCTTCCAAGCCCGAGGAGAGATAAAAGTTTATAGTTGTCATCACCCATTGTTATTTGTTTCTTTTCAACTTTTTAAAAACCACAACTTTTTTTGAACCATACGAAAAGTCGAAAAACGTACACCTTTTCCCTCTTCTTATAAACATGTCGGAACAAGAGTGCAAGGATATCACGAAATACTGCGAGCAGAGAATGAGAGGGTCTGTTCAAGGTGTAACTTCCCTTGGCATGTTTGGAAAATTCGACTGTCTCTCCGCTATGAAGAAACAACAAGAGTGCTACTCGAAGCTTTTGGAGGAGACGAAAACTATTTCAAAGACCGAATGACCATTATTCACGAAAATTAAATAATTTTCCCAATAACGAACCACAAATAAAAAACATGTCTCTTACTTCTGAATTCGAAATGGAC